AGTTTATTGGCGTTGATCTTGGTAAGGTAGAGCCTTTCATCGCTACAGTCATTGACCCTGAGACAAAGCACAACCGAGACCAGCACGCTAATGTACTGCGTACAGAGGCGAAGAGAGTCGGTGCCAAGGCTACCCGGATCAAGCACGAGATCATCCAGTGCATCGCCAGCCAGATCATATCTATCGCTGACCAGAATGATGCTCACGTTTCTCTAGAAAACCTGTCCTGGCTGGACTCTAAAGGCGGTCGCTGGTCTCACGCGGAGATTCAAAGCAGGATTGAGAGCACCGCTAAGCGCTACGGCCTGAAGACAGTCAAGGTAAGCGCCAGCAACACCTCAAGGACCTGTTCTCACTGTGGTGGTCGGGTGTCTAACAACACAAAGACGAGAGTTGGCGTTTGCACTACCTGCGGCTTCTCGCTGGACCGTGATGTCTCAGCATCCAGAGAGATAGCCCTACGCGCGACATCTCCTTCATCTCGAACACGAGAGAGAATGCGCTGTCTGCTTCGTCAGAGACGAGAAAAGCAAAGTTCGGCTGCTACACGCCAGTCGAAGCCAGTCACTGCCCTGGGTGGAATCCAGGGGCACACCGGTACCTCCAGCACAAGCCTGGAGGCGACGCTGATGATGATGAGAGAAAATCTAGACTCTAGAAGATCTCCAACCTAGTCAGCGAGTGTAAAACTCATACTTTGAACTATTCCTCTATCTTGTGTGATTTGTTTTCAGTTGTGTAGTAAAAGTAACACAACAACCTTAAAACAACCTTACCACCAGTTCTGAGATCTCCATGCGTTGTAAGCCTGCTGCCAACCGCCATAGCGTTCATTGGCATAACTGTGACACCATTTGAGTTGTGTAACAGGATTGTCTAAATAGTCACTTCCAGCAGTAGCCATACGACTTCCTGGAAGAGCCTGACAAACCCCTGTAGCCCCGCTGGAAGCATTAACAGCACGATAGTTCCATCCTGACTCATGCTCAATAATGTAGTCAACATACTGCCAGTCTGACTCTGGAATACCAGCAGCCTTCATCCAGTCAGTCTTCTCTCCTGTGACGCTGGCAACTGGTGATGACTTGTCGCTGTTCTGGTTGTTGTTGCTGCTTTCTGGCTTGTTTGTAGCAGTGTCTACATCTGTTGACTTCTGCTCATTCTTTTGTCTCTCAGCCTCAGCAGCCTTGTCTCTCTCCTTCTGAGCAAGAATCTCCGCCTCTGACTGAGCAACCTTATCAGCAACCCCGTTGATGACCTCAGTCTTAGTACCTCGACGAACAACACGCTCAACAGGTAGAGAAAGAATGCCATCATTCCTGACTCTTACTGCGGATAGTTGACCACCTTTTGCTCTGGACTTGTCTGTACCGGTCCAGGTGGCCTTTATTCCGTTCTTGCCCTCTTGAACAACTATCTCCACTCCAGCCGGAAGATCTGGATCCTCAACCACTCGTGTGCTGTATGGAATCTCCTCTGAGGATGTCTGAGACAGGTCTTTTGTGGACTCAGACAGAGAACTTGGTAGACCAGACACAGCAGATGCAGAGGAAGCCTGAGTGCTTTCAGAGGCGTTAACAGGAAGTGAGAACAGAGATGCTGACACTACAGCAGTTGATACAACAACATTTCTTGTGCTGCTGCTTACAAAACTCTTGGTCTCTTTCTTATGGCGAGGCTTGTACTTTTGTCTAGTCATATGTTTTGTTTATTCCTTCAAAGGTTTTGTATAAAAATGCTCTCAAGTTACAAATAGACGGGCTAAAATATCCTAAAGCAGGTATTTAACAGAAGAATCAAGTGTAATTCTTGTTAACTTATTCTGCTGAAAGAACTTCCTCCTGACCCATTCTGACGAAATCACGTGCTTTTCTGGAGACATTCTCTCTCATGTCCTCAGAGATGCCATCAAGTGTGTTGGAGTCCTCAATCCACTCGTCATAGATTTTCAGAAGGTCAGCATTGCTCTTCCCCGTTCTGTCCTCAGACACCTTCTTGCTGTTCTCAGACGAGTTTTCTGATCGTGACATGAATGATGATGGCATGTCCCAGTGCAGTGTGTGTGTGGCATTAGCGCTGATGGCTTTCAGGTCAAGTGCTGCTTTCTTACCTGGTGTGATGTTCTCAATCTTCTGTCTGACAATCGGTGCAGTAGCAGCAATGAACTCAGCGCCCTGCTCTGGTTGGGTGGACACAAGGTTCTCAATCACCTTGTCTGTGACCTCTGACGCAGAAAGACTGCTGGCGTCAATTGGAGTGAAGTCATACTGTGGTCGCTGTGGAACAGTCATGATCTCAGAAGTAAACGAGCCGTCGTCACCAATAGTCCAGAGTGTCCATCCTCGACCCAGTTTGCACGGCTTGTCAGCAAAACCACGCCTAATGGCAGAACCATTGTAAAAAATCCTGGTACCAGATGTGTCAGTGCTACCATCTGCTGATCCAACCCACCCTCTTTCATGAATGTGTCCAAGCATGATGTAGTCCCAGTCATTATCCTTCAGCAACCAGTCAGGAATGACGATCTCTCTTGGGGACTGTTCGGTGTGCAACTTCATCTCAAGCAGAGGATCAATCACTGAACCATGTGTCGTAAAAATGTTGATGGTTCCAGGAATACTCTTGATGTCAGGCATTGTCATAGCCTGATCCATGTACATGTGATGTGACACCATGTGCAGGTTCACTCCATCAGCGACCTCGTGAACAACATACGGCTCAGCGTGTGAGTGTATCTCTCTGAGAGGGTCGTCAAGAACTCTGGAGGCGGCAATGTTGGCACGAATGTCATCAGTGTCATGGTTACCAGCAAGAGCGTACACAGGAATACCAGCAGCAGCCAGTCGCCTGAACTGATTCTGCACGAAGATGATAGTCCTGATGCTTGGTGTTGATGTGTGGAACGTGTCACCAGCAATGACAACCAGATCCACCTCGTGCTTGATGCAGTCAGAGACGATCCTTGACAGAGCAACGTATCCGTCAGCCTCACGGATGTTGATACCCTGGCTGTTCAGGTGTCTAGTAGCAGTATACCCTGCATGAATGTCGCTGAGATGAGCAATCTTGACCATAAAACAGAACCAACCTTGACAAAGTAAGAGAGATATGCAACTCTACTCATCTTAACCAAGGTTGGTTCCGCCTATGAATTTTGACTTTCTCGACCTGTGAATATGCTTGTCAGCGAGGACGAAGGCGCCTGTTATACTCGCTCATCATGACAGCAGCGGCCTGAGAGACATTCAGTGACCGAACGCTTCCGTACTGAGGAATGTAAAGCATCATGTCACACTCCTTGATAATGTCAGCAGGGATCCCAGATCTCTCCTCGCCGTAGACGAACGCCACCTTCTCAGGAATCTCAGCATCATAGACATTCTGAGGGCTGAACTCAGGAATGTTGTCAACAGCAACCAGAGTGTAACCGTTCTGACGAAGGTGCTCAGCAACAGGACCGAACTCAGCGCAGTGCTTGATGTGCTCATAGTGGTAGGTCCCCACGGCGCCGCGCTTGTCATAACGACGCTTGCCGATCATGTAGACCTCGCTACCAAGAAAAGCGTTAGCAGCACGAATGATCGATGCCTTGTTGAAGTCGTTAGTCAGGTTCAGACAGACTGACACCATGGGTGAACGATCCTTGTCAAGGAAACTGTTAATCTCCTCGACACTCAGGTTACGCAGGTAGTCGTGCACGTTGTAGGGCTTCTGGTTGCCCTTGTACGTGATCTCTGAGATAGCAGGGTCGTTGTTCTGGTTGGTGTCGTTATTGCTCATGAGGTCAAGCATACTCTACAAGTGCTGAGTTTGTCGAGTCAGTAAGTAGTGATCTATCTCATAAAGAAAAAAGAAGAGCACCCTTGAATCATGCTTTGAACAGATGATTCAAGGGTGCTCAGTGTACTAGTTGGTGTGCTAGTTCAGTAGCAGGAGTTATCGAGCAATCCTGGCTGCCTGGTATCCAGAGAAGTAGTCCATGCTGTCGATGACTACACCACGGCTCTCGGTTGCAGCGTGAACGACCTTGCCATCACCCATGTAGATACCAATGTGGGTTGAGGTGTACAGGATGTCTCCGGGCTGAAGTTCTGAACGGCTGATCTGCTTGGCTGATGATCCAATCTCGTAGGCCGTCCTCGGGATGTCGTAGCCCTGACTGGTGTATGCGTAGTAGACCAGACCTGAGCAGTCGAAGGAGTCAGGACCAGCAGAGCCCCAGACATAGTTCTTACCGACCTGAGCCTTAGCAATCTCAACAGCCTTAGCGCCATCAGAACTTGTGGATGACAGGACGCTGTTCAGAGAGTTGCTGGACGTATTTGCACCGCTCTTGCTAGTGGATGTAACAGAGGCGATTCCAGCGGCCTCAGCAGCATCCGCCTCTGCACTGGAACCAGATGGTGTGCTCTGAACCGGCTCAGCAGGCTTCTCCTTGGTACCGACAAGAACAACCTTGGCCTCAGGAGGAGTAACGACTGTGATGTTCTCCTTGGTTCCAGAGGAGTCAGCAACCTTGGAGGAGTTCTTGTTCACCTTGGCGTCAGCAGCAGTGTCCTTGACAGAGACAGAGGTCTTAATCGCCTGACCAGCCTTGCCCTCAGACTCAACCTTGGTCTCACCAACATACAGGTCAGCAGACTCCTTCTTGGTCTCTGGTGCTGGAATAGAGACAGTCTCAGTCTTGGCCTCTGACACCTCGTTCTTGAACAGCAGCATCTTCTCACCGTTGCTGAGAGTGTGGTCAGCATCAACAGCCTTACCGTCTGCGCTCTTGAAGTCGTTGACATCAAGACCGGCCTTGTCCAGAGCCTCAGAAACTGTTGTTGAGGATGTGTCCACCTGAACCGGCCTGGCGCCGTCTGTTCCTGTTGCGTAAATGGTTGCTGTGTAGGAGTTGGTGTCCTTGTGCTTACCGGCCTCAGACTGCTTCTGTGAGGCAGTGTCATCTGTATTTGGGGCAGTGTTCTCATCAAACGATGCTGCTACAGCAACACCACTAGCCATTGACATGGTTGCTACAGCACTGACTGCTGCACTACCAATGAGAATCTTGCTAAACTTCTTGTTGTTGTGCTTCTGCTTGGTTTTTGTCATGAGTCCTTAAAAATTTACCTTTCACAGAGGATTGTCCAACTTGTGGTCGGGCGTTCCTGTCCTCCATAGTAGTTTGGGATCTTGTTGTGCCACCCATTCTGCTTTGAGTAACTGGAAGGATTTTCTTGTTCTCTTCCCTTAATGTCCCCTTGCTGAAAATATGCTGAGTCAATATCACTGAGTCATATTAAACCTTTAAGTCATATAACATATTGTGATAAAACAATCGGTATTGACGTAGGTTTTTGGTGAACAATGATTTACATAACACTCAGCACACAAATCACCCGCAACATCCTCAGTTAATCTCTTCAAGAATGTTGCGGATGAAAGAATCTAGTTACCACACTTGGCGTCAGGATCTGACACGATAATAGTGATGTCAGTCGTGTTTGCGGTCTTGGATCCTGCTGCTGGAACCACCTGAGTCACCTGAGACGAGGAGACTGCACAGTTAGCCACCTTGACTGTTGAGATCTTCTGGAAACCTGTAGCGGCCAACTCGCTCTGAGCGTTCTCTACTGACTTGCCAACAACATCAGGAACAGTCAGTTCCTTGGTGTCAGCAGTCTTGGCGACAGTAACCACAACTTCAGTCGAGGACGCGCTCTCGCCAGCCTTAGGAGTCTGAGAGAGAACGGTTCCAGGAGTCTTCTTGCTGTCCTCCTCAATGAACTTGATCTTCACGCCCTTCTTCTTGGCGTCAGCCTCAACAAAGTCCTTGGTCTTGCCACTCCAGTCAGGAACAGATACCTTGCCGTTAGCAACCTCAAGAGTTACAGGGTTGCCGTTAGCAACCTTGGCGCCTGCTGTGATGGACGACTTAGTGACGGTGTTCTCCGCTGTTCCAGGAGACTCAACCACGTTAATGGCCTCAATGTCCACACCAGCCTCAAAGAGAGCCTGCTTTGCGTCATCAAGACTCATGCCTACAACCTCAGGGAAGGTCGTCTCAGAAGGCCCGTCAGAGTAGATTAGGTTCACACCAGAGCCACGCTTGACCTGCTGACCAGCCTTGACAGACTGACTGATAAGGTCACCACGCTTGGTTCCATCCTGAATCTTCCATGAGGTCTTGCACTCCAGCCCAGCCTGCTTGAACTTCTGGCACGGGTCCAGAGAGTTGTCCTTGCTGGATGCTGAGATCTTGGACACAGCAGTAGGAACAGTTGACACAGTGCTCTTGTACTGGTGCCAACCAAATGCAAACAATCCAGCAAGAGCACCAACAGTCAGAACAGCAACGCCCGTGTAACCAGCAACCTTCATCTTCTTGGCACGCTTCTCAGCCTTACGAGCCTCCTTACGAGAAGCCTTCATGGTCTCCTTCAGGCGAGAACCCTTCTGAGAGGAATCACCAGAGACAGACCCGTCCTCGTTGAGAGCATCCAGAACTACAGTGCCGTCAGGATCGTCATGCACTACCTTTGAATCAGCAGCGCTCTCAGTCTTGTCACTCAGGGTATCAGACTCAGAAGAATCCTCAGCATCCTCCAGGTCTGACACAGAAGGAGGTGGAGGTGGTGCTGACAGAGAGTCACCCTCGTCTGCGATGTCCTCAAACGCCGGAAGAGCAAGACTGTCGTCAGCATAAGATGCAGACTCCAGATCAGTAGTGTTCTGGTTCCCGTTCAGACTGTCATTACTCTCTTCATCATGAGTGGCAGCATCGTCATCAGGAGTACCAGCAGTAGGCGCAGAACCAACAATTGCTCGACGTGATGCTGGTGTCGTCTCACCAACCTGGTTATCATCCATAACCAGTTCAGGATCCAGATTAGGTAGTGAAACAGCGTCCTTGTTCGTGTCAGCCATGAATCAACTCTCCTCTTGTTGTCAGTAGATTGGCCCATTCAGCGTTTTCCAAGTTTAATCATACCAACAGATGAGTCTCATGTCATCACAATGGATGATGCTTTACCAAAAAGTTATGTTTACGCCTCATCCATCTGCTGACGAATCACACCAGATGTACTGACGTCCCAGCGCTCACTCAGCGCAAGAGTGTCGTTAAGCAGAGGCGAGTACTCGTCAACTCTGTCAGTGAATTCCTTACGAGATACCAGTGACTTCTTCTTGACATAGGTACTAATCTTCCTGGACAGAGGATCCACGTCAAAGGCGTCATCAGAGATCTTGGAGATGACCATGTTGTCAGCACTGCGTACACGGGACAGAGCGACATACCCAAGCCCTGGTGTGAAGCATCGTGACAGGTCAACCTCAATCCCGTCAAGAGTCTGGCCCTGTGACTTGTGAACAGTGATTGCGTAGCCTAGTTTCAGTGGTATGTAGAGAACCTGAGCCACCTGCTTCTCAATAGTCACAGCAGAGCCGTCCTCAGCCTTCTCAGTGACCTTTTTCGTCTCAGTGGCAGACTGGTACTCAATCGTCACCAAAGAGCCGTCATTAAGCCTGACAGTAGCGTTGTACGGAGAAATCAACTCAACACAACCCACAGAACCGTTAGCAGCCAGAATCTCACCATCAGGATCCGTGATGTTCCTGGTCACAATCACAGTAGCACCAGTCTTTAACTCAACCAGTGGAGGAAGGTTGTTCGACTTGATGAGTTTCTCAAGATCCTTCTCAGAGCCAGACACCTTCCTTAGGAAGAATTTCTGTGAGATGTTTGGATTCTCGTCAAGTTTCTTCTGGTTGTATCTGTCAACATTGATGTTCGTGGTGAACAGGGTCGTGTACTGCTTTGACTTATCCTTGCTGTTGGACTTGCACTTCTCAATAACTGCTCTAGCCTTGCTGTCCATTTTGGAGCGCTCGATGCACAGCAGAAGGTGCTTCAAGTTCTCGTCCTCTGCACGATGCACCTTGTCAAGGTAGCAGTGGTTGATTCTAGCCTGTTTCCATGAGTCAGCCTGGATAGCGAAACCGTAGTTCAGTCCCTCAACAGGATTCTGGGACGGAACAGGAGGAAGTTGCATGAAGTCACCAAGAAGAACGACCTGAACACCACCAAAAGGCTCATCGTTCTTCCGAGCGTGCTTCATGATCTTGTCAAGGTTGTCAAGATAGTAGGCGTGCAGCATAGAGATCTCGTCAATCACCAGCACATCACAGTAGCGAATCCTTCTTATCGCTGCTTTCAGAGCGAAGAACTTCTGCCTTGACTTGTACATGGCACGGATGTCGATAGGTTCCTCCATGACACCAAGACCAGACCAAGAGTGTATCGTCTTGCCTCCGATGTTGGTTGCAGCCAGACCAGTCGTAGCGGTAACAGCAATGTTGAACACACCACCATAGACAGCATCAATCATGTCCACAAATCGCTTGATGACAGTCGTCTTACCAGAACCAGCAGGACCAGAGATGAACAGGTTCTCACGGTTCAGCAGACGACACATGACCTCAACCTGTGACGAACCCTTGCAGTCATCTGTAGCCTCAGCGATACTGGAGTACCCCATGTAGGGATCGTTCATAATCCTGGACAGGTTATCACGTCTGATCTGAGCCTGCTTGCTTACTGCACTACTGGTTGATCCTGCGTTAACAAAAGCCATCTATGAAGCACCCTGATCTCTAAAAAGGTATTGACAAAACATCTCTGAGAACAGATCTTAACGACAAGATGCATCAGGTGAGGCAAGAAAATCAGATCAGTGGTCTAAAAAACGCAAGATCAATCAAACAGCAAGAGAGCAGACAACACACAACCAAAAATAGAACGGACAGACCTGCACTAGGAGTTGCCTTCTAACGAGAAAGATAAGGAGTCAGCGACTACGCTTAGATCTTCTAACTGCCCTCATTCTGGAACACATTCTGACAAGCGTCATCTCAGCATGAGTAACAGGATCTGCGCTGGATGCTCCCATGGCCTTGCTCTCAGCGTCCACCACCTGCTCAAGAAACCACTGGCACTGAGACACACCGAAATCCTTGGCGAAGTCATGAGCAAGCCTCAGTGGGTAGTTGTTTGAGACACCAAGACAGTCAGCAATCTGTCCCAAGTCCATCACACCAGAATCCACAAGAGCACTGACACGATACGCCAGGTGCATCTTGTTCTTCAGCACACGAAGCACTAGCAGAGGATGAGAGTGCTTGACGATACGACGAAACACCTTGATCGTCTCATCTGGATCGTTGTCTTTCAAGAGGGGCTTCTCAATCTGCCATGGAGTCAGAGAACCAGCAGACTTGGCAAGACGCAACTCAATCTTGTCCAGAGTCACAAGACGCTGCTGACGAGGAGAGATGGATCCTAATTCCTCAATCAATGGGATAACGAGAGAGTAGTCGTCACCAGCGTAGTCAACCAAAAAACTCTTGACATCAGAAGGAATACTCAGGCTTTTCAGCATCCTCAGAGCAGCAGGTGAACGATCCTTAGAGGTCTCCTTGGTTGTGGTGACTCTTCCACCATTACGAGTAACCAGCGACTCCAACTTCTTTGTTGAGTTACGATTCACAGAGCACATGATAACAAGACCAGCAGACATCCTGTCAGCAAGAGAACCATCCTTGACAATAGCATCCAGGTCGCTTACCAAAGACTTCACCTGCTCCACCTCAGTCAGTGACATGGTGCAGACAGGGGTATCTCCGAACAGGTCAGGAGTACCAACAACAGACAGGCTCTCAGCAGAAGTGACATCATCTTCACTGTCAACGCCCCAAGAGGAGAGGACCTGCTTACGGGTGTAGTTCAACCACGGCTCTGACTTATCAAGTAGCAGAACCAGCCTCAACTCATCATCAGCCACAGCAGACACCTCTCATCACTACTTCCTACAGAACAGCATAAGCGCCAGAGCAGATTGAACACTCCTCCTGACACCTTAACGACAAGCACTCACACTCACCAGTTGAAAACGCTGTCTCCATGAGCGCGAACACCTGAGACTGACAGAAACGGAGACACCTCAGAGTCAGGCCCAACAGTGCAGACAACCTTCCTGGAGTCAAGGGATACCCTAGCGTTATCTCCCATCACGAACAACTCATTAGCAGACAACTTGTGTGACCATCCAGCAGGCAGAGCGCTGCATTCGTAGTCGTTGTCAGCAGTACTATACACAACATCGCCATTGACGAGAAACGCCTTTCCGTCAAAGGATAGGGTGTCGCCAGGAGCAGCAAGCACGCGCTTCAACAAAGCAGAACGACCAAAACGTGAACCAATCGACTTCCTGCTCTCGTCACCAGTACCATCATTCTTGACTGAACTTGTGACAGATGTCTGAACCACGTGCCAGGAAGACGGACGATCAATCACCACGACATCACCACGAGCAACACTACTGCTAGAAGACCTGAGAACAAGAATACTTCCGTCACGAAACGTTGGCTCCATAGAGGTACCAGACACACTCCACACTGAGAAACCCAAAGCAGGCAGCCCAAACATCACGCCAGCAGCAACCAGGACCACTGCCAGCAGACCAGCGACCACAGAACCAGCCAGACGAACCAGAACACCACGAGAAGCCCGATCAAGAACCCTCACAACAACACCTCATCAACAAAACGGATGCACAAAGATAATCAATCACCTATTAACAACACTAGTCACAGAATCTTCATCTGCTGGCGCAAATTGTTACCATGAGCCTGCAACATATCCAACTCCTCACGAATAGCCTGAGCCTGTCGCAAGAGTTCATTCTTTTTCTGCTTGGCTACCTCCACATCATCCTCAAGCCGCTCACACTTCAAATCAGCACGAATCTTTCGCGCATCAACAGTACGCTCCTTGGACTCCATGTAGGCAAGGTTCCAGGAACGCTTGTAAATCAGTTTGGCCCTAGCCTCCTCACGTTCACACGCATTGATGTTGTCAACCAGCCGAAAGTGAGCACGACGAGCAGCAGTCATAGCCTCAGCAAGACTGTCCATGTCCTCATAGTCAACAACATACTTGTCATAGTCGTAAAACTTCTTGGTGCTCCAGCCCTTGAATTCAGGCACAGTTACATCATCTGCAACACTACCAGAAGCAAACAGATCGCCATCAGCAGCAAGACCATCGCTGGAAGACATTTACAGCACCTCACAGAACAAAAACTAAGCATGTGTTGACAAAGAGTATATTATCTGCCCTAGATCTTAACGACAGAGATGATGAGGTATTTTTTTTGGTTTAGCGACTGAGGTTGTTCACAAACGAAGAACCCACTCACTAAGGCCGGAACCATGAATCAACCATATCTTGTTCAAGTCAACAAGATCATCAACACTCTTACCGTCTTCAAACAAAAGATCAGGATTATTCTTGAATTTGGATAAGGTGTATTCTGAAAGATGATGACGACAACAGTCATCAAAAGGATTTACAACCCACTTGTTACTCACATGCTCATTATTTAATGAGAAACCAATTTCTTCATAAACAGAGTTGTCACTGATGTCATTATCAGAGTATGTTTTAATAGTTGATACATTGCTGCCTTGACATATGTGAACAATGTGTTTTACAAGAGATTTAAAGTTGTAACTATCGCCATATAAATGAATGTAGCACTTGTTATCATCTATGCTATATGAGAGCAGGGATTTAATAACACCATTACTATCACATGAGCCAATGTATTTTACATCGCCTTGGTTACTACTTACAACACAGAAAGACAAGCAGTTATTATCTGTAAAGGATCTGGCGTCCTTGCTGTTTACTTTGACAATAGAGTTTTTCTTACCAGTATTACTATCCGTCTTCAAAACAGATAACAGAAAAGACTTGACAACATTTGGTTTATCGCGCCAGTCATCCTCCCAAATAGTAATCAGACGAACACCCTTATCCCTGCAAGCAATCCACTTGTCATAATGGTAGTTATCATCCTTGCCAGCCTGCTTGGAGTGCCAGTACAAACCATTAAACTCCGCAGCAACCCGCAAAGATGGAATATACACATCAACTTCACGACGAATAGATAAAAGAAGTTGACGATCCCTGACATTAATGTCTTCGTCAGGAATAACACTTTTGATGAAAGCAATCATTTCCTTTTCAGGTTTAGAAGTACCATTAGAAGCACAATGAGGGCAACCAGAATGAGAACCAGTCCTGTTTCCAATTGGGCATGACCACGAATGACCTTTACTGCACAACCACCAAGCCCGCTTCTTGGACTTTGAAAGAACCTTGTCAGGAGTAGTCTTATTCTTACTGTAATCCCAGTCTTTCGCAACATCAGGAAACAAGGTAGCAAGATCATTGAAGCCAGAAAGAAGTTTTGTGTTGCCACGAGCACAATAAGGGCAAGCGCTTCCTTTAACTCTTGCTTTTGGTGAATTCTTATAGGAATGACCTAAATCATCAAACCAGAAGTACTTTTTAGAACTTCCATATGAGATCTTATCAGGAGTGATACCATTCTTTTTTGAGTCAAAGTATTTTGCTACTTCTGGATACCTGGATGCCAGGCTATTAAATTCCGTTATCACTTTTCCGGCACATATACTACAACCTCTTCCGCTCTTCAGTCTAAAAACTTCTGCCTGGAATGAGTGATTCTCTCCATTTGTGCACTTCCACCAAACCTTTTTATCAGATCCTGCTGTCACAGAATCAGGAGTAATTTCATTAAGTTCATCGTTCCAAAAAGACGCTATTTCTGGATGTGTAGTTGCTAAATCATTAAACCCTTTAAGAACTTTCTTGTTTAGGCAGTAAGGGCATTTTCTTCCGCTGAGTCTATTTTGAATGGAGCAAATAAAATCATGACCCAAACGACAATTCCATATATAACGATCATTTTTTCTTGAAGCAGAATCTAGCGAGGTTGTATTTTTACTACTCCACTCGTTATATAACCACTTATCGTACTTTGCCATCATGTATTCCATTTCTGTTAACTACATTGTATATTATAACAAAGAATCCTCGTGTTACTTGTTTCATAACACGAGGATTCTTTGATAGATCAGATCATGCAGGACTCACAGTATCCTGCTGCAGTACCTTCGACCTGAGTTCCTGAAAGACTTTCCTGCTTGATTCTCCCGTAGTAGATAGTCTTGATACCCTTGCTGAAAGCATAGATGTAAGCCTTGTTCATGTCTCTTGTTGTTACAGTGTCATTCCAGAATAGTGTAAGCGATAAACCCTGATCTGCATGTTGTGTCATAGCAGCATATACATCAATAATAGGTTTGTACCCAATTCTGTAAGCATCCTTGTAATAAGGAAGTGTCTCGTCTGAAAGGTATGGTGCTGGATAGTAAACTCTACCTAGTTTTCCTTCTTTTCTAATCTCAATAGGAGACACAATTGGGTGAATAGATGATGTACAATCAAAAATGTAACTGGTGCTCCCATTAGGGGCGTAAGCTTGTCTATACCCATTATAAAGCCCATATTCCATCACCTTTTCACGCAAGTTCTTCCAATCCTGCGGTGTAGGAATATGAATTGTTGACTTCTTGAAAAGTTCAGCCACCTTTGAGGTCTCTGGAACAGACCAGTCCTTTGCAATGTACTTGTCAAAATAGGTGCCGTCAGCGTACTTGCTCTTCTCAAATCCATCAAACACCTCGCCTCGCTCAATCGCAATCTTGTTAGAGGCGACAATGCTTTCATAGTTGACGGCATATGCGTACAGGTTGGCAAAGTCCACTGCTTCTGGTGAGTCGTAGTGGATGTGCTCGCGTGCCAGGAACCCGTGTAGATTCATCTGTCCAAGACCAACAGCATGTGTAGACTTGTTTCCGTTCTCAACTGAGGGTACTGCCTCAATGTTAGACATGTCAGACACAGCACTGAGTGAACGCATGGCGATCTCAATACTCTTGGAGAAGTCTGGGCTGTCAAATGTCTTGGCAATGTTCATGCTGCCAAGGTTGCAGGAGATGTCCTTACCTACATGTTCGTATGAACCGTCAGTGTTGTACTCTGAAGACTCGTTTGTCTGCAAGATCTCACTACAGTTGCGTGTTGTCAAACCATTACATGTAATAGTGTGACCATCATCAACTGTTACGTCGTATACATCCTCAATAGAATGAAACTCAATTCCTGTAACTGTTGCACGGAACTTGTGGAACCCTTGTTGCTTACCCTTTCTAAAAAGGTTTTGAGACAAGTTTTCCCATGCCTGATGGTGTCTCTTGAGCCATTCTAGTGTATTGTACAGAATGGTTCTGTCATGACCACTGCTGACACGAAGTGTCCAGTTTGCGCTTTGGTTGTACTCAGCATACCCTCCATGACCATTTGGCATAGATGTCTTACCGCTAGAGGATCGATTTGTATAAATCCTAGAGAACACTCCTATGTTAAGGAGTAGTGATTGAATCTCCTGGATAAATTTCTTGTCAGATGATCCAAGTTCTATAGAAATGCTCTTGGCAGATTTTGATCCTGTAATACAAGAATCCATTTGATAAAGACCACTAAGATATGCAGTGACAGTCTCCTTGTCACCCTGCCACACAAACTCAGGAACCACTGTTTTTGTGTGTCTTGTGAATCCATGCTCTGCAAGAAGTTTTGCTAATGGAGCACTGTGCAGAGAAAGTCTATCTGTATCCTCGTTGTAGGTCCAATCAGGAGTAAGTGTTGACTGTCTCTCTACTAAATCATTACGATTACTCAAAACCCTATGAACAGCACCAAGAACACTGTCTTTTGCTTCTGATTTGTCTCCATACAGGTAGATTTTTGCTGTATTTACTTCATTACCAGCACTAGTAATACTGTGAGCAAAAGTTCCATCTGCAGCAATAACTCCAGCAATATATGCAAGATCTGGATTGTGTACAGAACCAAACACACCTTCCTTTGGCTGGACAAGAAGATGGTCTCCAACCTCAAGTTCTCCCAGCCTCTTGACAACTATCTTGCCATCAGTCTCTACTGGGAACTTGTGCCATTCTGTTGCCTTAATCTCAAAGCCCTCCTTGGTAGAGACCTTGAACACCTCAGCATCGCTCTTCGTCAGGAACATCTTAGTGGAGTCCTTCAAAGAGACAGTAGCGTCCTTGAAGTCCTCATTTACCGACCTGTTATCAGACAGAACCTTGAAGTCCTCCTGCGTGTTATACAGGTCGTCAAAACGTCTGTAACCCTTGTCTGTCAGAAGTCGTGTGTCTCCAGATACACACAAGTTGGACATGTTAATCCTGCCATCCAATGCATGAGAACGATTAGCATTGTCCTCAAACAGCAGGTACGGGTAACCAGACTGAGCGGTAATCTCAGCAAGAGTCATGAAGAGTTTACGAGCAGAGATCTTCTTCTTCCTGATCTCTGGGTTGTCTACCATCTCATAGTACTTCTCAGTGACAGAGATGTCAGACATCGGCACCCCATAAACCCGCTCAATGTCGTAAGGACTGAACAGGTACATGTCATCATTCTTCTTAGCAAGTTCAAACGTGATGTCTGGGATGACAACACCTAGTGAGAGAGTCTTAATACGGATCTTCTCGTCAGCGTTCTCGCGCTTGGTGTCGAGGAAGGTCATGATGTCTGGGTGGTGGGCGTGGAGGTAGACTGCTCCTGCTCCCTGTCGTGCCCCCAACTGGTTTGCGTAAGAGAAGGAGTCCTCCAGCAACTTCATCACAGGAACCACACCACTTGACTGGTTCTCGATCTTCTTGATTGGCGCTCCAGTCTCACGCAGGTTGGTCAACAGCAGAGCGACGCCACCACCACGCTTGGACAGTTGCAGAGCGTTCGTGATAGAGCGAGAGATTGACTCAAGATTGTCTTCAACTCGTAACAAAAAGCAACTTACTAGCTCTCCGCGCTGTGCCTTTCCGGCGTTCAGGAAGGTTGGTGTGGCTGGCTGGTAACGTCCCTGCATGATTTCATCAAGGATGCTTGTGGCTAGTTCCTCATTACCCTGCGCCAGATAGAGGGCGTTGGCGACAACTCGGTCCTCGTAGCGTTCAAGATAGCGCTTGCCGTCAAATGTCTTCAGGGTGTAGGAGGAGTAGTACTTGAAGGCTCCCAGGAAGGTCTCGAAGCGGAACTTGTGGCCGTATGCTCGCTTGTACAGGCTCTTGACAAATTCCCAGTTGTACTGCTCGATGAAGTCTTCCTCGTAGTAGTTGTTGTCAATCAGGTACTCAATCTTCTCCTCCAGGTCTGAGAAGTAGACAGTGTTCTGGTTGACGTGCTGGAGGAAGAACTGCCTGACTGCCTCCTTGTCGGCATCCAACTGGAGTTTTCCATCCTTGCCAACAAGGTTGAGCATAGCGTTGAGGGCGTGGTAGTCCAGGCTCGGGTCGTGTGGCTGCTGGTCGTATGTGAGGTTGTCTGTCATGTCTGACTGTCTTTCCTTCTGTTCGTGAAAGGTCTAGGTCTAATCTGTTGTCGTGTGTTCCCAAGTCATAGGCGTATTGTGTCTGCTGACAGGGGTGCTGGTGTCAATCTTAACTAGGGTGGTTCCAAGGTCCTGGCCCTCCTTGCTTCACTGATTGAACTTGTTGCGATGAGAAACTGTTCGTTTTACTGTATTTTTCTTAGAAAATAACGTTTTTGGTGCTGTTTCACTGGTTTTTGAGAGAAATTTTTCGGGCCTGCAAGAATATGTCTCCACTCTTACAGGTCCGAAGTTCTTGTTTATATATCTATACTGGGTCCTTGGTCCTGGAACCAGTTTCTAGAAAACAGGAATCAGGTCACTCCTCATCTTCATATCCTCTTGGCCCGAACCACTTCCGTCTGCGCTCACGCTTCTTGCGCTCCTTGTCACGAGCCTTCCTTGCGCGCGCTTTCTGGTTCTCCCTGATTCGCTTCTGAGCCTCAATGTCTCTGATGTCCACAACACCTGTGTCAAAGTTCTGCTGCTCTGTCCTGTCAAGTCTCAGGAACACCAGACAGGCAATGAGAACAGCGATGACAAGGCTGGCTGCAAGAGTACTAGTCCTCCAGCCGTAGTTGAACACAAACGCAAGAGCCCCTACTATACCTACAAGATATAGGCGCTGCTTTGGTGAGTACCTGCTTCTGTACGGAACCCATGAAGGATCACTGTTCACCTTGGAGTTGTGGAAGAACAGTGACACCATGTAGGCCAAGGAAAAAATGGACACAGCGGTAGGAACAGCAATGAACGTCTTGACCACTATCGCCCAGTTCATGAACGATGAGAGCGGAAGGAAGGCGTCAGCAACCAGACCAAGACAGACAGTCACCAGGACAGCAGACACAATCACCAGAGCAGCCTTAACCAGGTTCGTGTTGTACTGCTTCCTTAGGTAGATAAGCCCCTTGCGCGGTATGTCCAGTACCTTTTTCAGTTCATTGTCTGTCGTCACAAGACCGCCTCTTTCCTGTCATCATCAAGTCCCAGGTAGTGTCTGGCGTCCTCAACAGCCTGCTCACGATACCTGGATGAGAGAATATCCTCAGCAATACTTCTGGCGCCTTCAATCATGGAGACGTGCTTGACCACCGAGGCGAACATCATGGATCCGGCTCCAGACTGCTGGCTTCCAAAGACTTTCCCTTCGCCCCGTACATTGAGGTCCTGCTGAGCAATCTTGAACCCGTCGTTTGATTCCACCAGAGACATGAGCCTGGATCTGACCTGCTCTGTCTCCTTGTTCGATACCAGATAGCACTTCGACTGCTTGCTGGATCGACCAACGCGACCACGAATCTGGTGCAACGAGGAACTTCCCAGCCGGTCTGCTGACAGGATGACTACACGTGTGGCATCAGGAACGTCAACTCCGACCTCAACTACTGTGGAGGCAACCAGCACGTCATACTTCTTGTCCCTGAAGTCCTGCATAACCTTCCTAGCCTCATCAGGCTTCATCTTTCCATGCACCTTGGCAACCCGTAGACTTGTCAGCGCCAGTTTTGACAGTGAGTCCACAGTAGCATCCACACTGGCAGCATCAACCTGAGCGGACTCGTTGACCAGAGGTGTCACAATGAATGTCTGGTTGCCCTTCTTAGCCTCAGAGATGACATCATTCCAGACCTTGTTGACACTCTGCTCAGTGAACAGTACTGGATCCTCCTGAATCCACTCAGTGATGATCTCCAGCCTGCCCGGTGGCTTCTCCTTCAACTCAATCAGGTCAACATCACCATAGAAAACCTGAGCGGTAGACCGAGGAATAGGTGTTGCAGTCATCGTCAGCAGGTGAAGCATCAGACTGTCACTGCGGGATCTGAGTAGCGCCTCTCTCTGCTCGACACCGAACTTCTGCTGCTCGTCCACAGCAACAAAACCAAGGTTGGCGAACTTGACGCTCTTAGCCATCAGAGCATGTGTACCCACAACAATCTGAGCGCTGCCGTCCTTGATAGCCTTCTTTGTATCGCGCTTGTCAGCAGCACCCATGGAACCAGACAACAGAGTAACCTCTACATGGTTACCAAACCTGTCCTCAAGCGCCTGAGAGACCTTCACAGTAGAGTTGTACAACTGCCTAGCAAGAACGTCTGTAGGGGCTATCAGAGCAGCCTGAAATCCTGAGTCAACAGCCCTGAGAGCCATCATCTGAGCAACAACAGTCTTACCAGCACCCACGTCAGCACTCAACAAGGTAGATGACGGAGCACTCTGAGCAACCTTACGATTCATACCCACAAGAGCCTTCTTCTGAGACTTGGTGAGTTCAAACGGCAGAGACTTGATAGCCTTCGCCTGCAACTTACCACCACCCTCTATAATACTGACAGCCTGCTTACCACTATCAGACTCCTTAGCCAGAAGAATCATGATCTGCATGTAGATCATCTCAATCATGGCAAGAATGTTCTGAGCCTCACGGAAGTCATCAACCCTATCTGGAAGATGAATGTTGCTGATGGCCTCAAAGTAGGACATGCCCTGTTTCTGAGACTCATGCTCACCGCTGTCATCACTGGTAGCAGTATTTTGGGTGCCACTTGAAGCATCTTTTGTGTCATCATCAAAACCGAAGTCGATGCTGTCTATGTCCTCGTTCTCATCAGGCTCTTTCAAAGCCTTCTCAACCGCTTCTGACACCTTGAACGGGTCGATGTATGGAGCCAGTTGAGCATCACCAAGTCTTGACAGCATCTCTCGAACAGCACTAAGAATAACCTTGGATGTCAGCCCATTGCTTGGAGACTGGTTGTAGACAGGAATGACTGGAAGAACCTCTGCCTCACGAGCACTGTCCATAGAGATACCACTAATGGATGGGCGACCATTCCACGGCTTGTACTTACCAACAACAAGAACCTCGTCACCTACATGGAACTTGCTCATCAACCACTGCTGATTGAAGAACGAGCACGAGATTGAACTGATGGATGAACTGTTACCCAATCCGATAATAAATCGGCTTCCAGATACCTTGCCATTAAGTTCTTTGACACTCTCCACCCTGCCAAGAATCGTGATAGTCTCGTTTTCAAGCAGCCCTCTGATGTCCTGTGTCCCGTTTCTGTCAATGTATCGTCTTGGAATCCAGAAAATGAGATCATACAAGGACTTGATACCGATTTTCGTCATCTTCTCAGCAAGAGTCATTGGTTTCTTGCTCTTGGTGGCTTTTCTCATCTTTGCTGTCTGCACATCAGCAGCAACAACATTCAGGACATTGACTGGAACGTCGCGCAAAGAGTCGAGTGTTCCATCAAAACCAGGAATCGGCTCACTGTTTAACTTCTTGACATCATCATGGAACTTGAGACGAGGAAGAGGATCATCTCTGTTCTTGTTCATGGCGACAAGATCCTGAACCTTGGATATAGGCATCCTGTACCCATTGGAGTTAGGGTAGGCACTCAGAGCACGCATCATCTCTCTAAACACCTTCAGGTTAGGAACCTTCACATTGATGTGCGTTCCTCTGGACTCAAGAACCACTACTGGCGCTTCAACCTGATCAGCAAGACCTTTCAGTACCTTGGCGCTCTCGCTGTCAACAACAGGCTTGAACTTTCGCAACGTGTAACGAAGAGACCAGGCGTTGACAGAACTCAGACGGCAGCGGTAGATGTTGACACCTCTGGTTGTTGCCACCCTTTTAACACCTGTCAGGTACTCCCCTACTGGAGTGCTGGACAGGTCCGTTCGAGAGTACAACATAATGACACCATCAGTGGCTTCAACATGAATCTCGTCGGAGCCATAAGGAATCTCAGGAACACTGTACTCGTTCCTGGATGTACTGCTGTCATCTAGGTCTGCTAAGTCAAAGTCAATCTTCATAGTGCTTATTTTAACAACAATCAGGTGAAGCGTATCACGTAAACAACAATACTTTGAAAGTCATTTGTGGCAAAGAAGAATAGAGTTGGTCTGCTGCGCTTATCCAGTGTACCCCGCTTATCTCAGCAGGCGGATAGAGCACAATTCAACAGACCAACTCTAGTGGTAGGTAAGAGTTATGGATTTAACTAGTTGTCACTAGCAGCAGCAAGAACACCTTCTGTTGCTGAGATGTATGAGACAATGTCGTTCTCCAGGCTGTCAATAGCCGCCTCAACCTCCTTGGCGAATCCAATACGATCCGACCTGAGAGTCGTCTCGAACTTACTGTCACTGACGGACTGGATGATCTCACCAAGGGAGTCCAACTGGTCATCAGGAAGTCTGAGAACCATGAATACCCTCTCAACACGATCCTTCTCAGAGGCCATCTCACGAATGTTCTTCATAGTGATACCAAGCATGGCATCAGAGTTGATAACCTTGACAACAATCTCTGGCTCATTACTGGTGTCAACATCTGTTGAGTTGAGGACGAACTGTGCTGCAACAGACTTCTCGATGGCTGTCAGAGCACGATAGGCGTCAAGAACTCGAATCACCCGGTCAGCGTCAGCAATCTGGTCAGACTCACGCTTAAAGTGGATTCCAGGTTTAACACTGCTTGCAGAACTACTGGACTCGTTTACAGTAGGTGACTCGTTACCATCTGGAACCAACGGCTGTGCAAACTGTTCTGGCTCAGCAGGAGAGTTGACGTACTGTTGATTGCCATAAGTCTCAGGCTCAGTGTCCTCATAGAGAATCCTGCTGGCCTCCTCCTCTGAAATTGGCTGATCAGTAGTTGTGTTCTGGTATGAGTGTGATCCAGAAGGAACTTCAACATCCTGCTGATCCCATTCGTTGTTATCACCAGAAGAGTCTGTACTGTAGGACTCATCCGTGTTCACGTAGTCATTTTGTGGCATGGGCTGCTGTGCAGCAGGAGACGGAGCGCTCATGGCTGACGGAGCGGTCTGAGGTGCTGCACTGTAAGCGGATGGAGCATGTGCTGGAGAACCAGAGAACATAGCAGCATCACTGTCTCCAGGCAAGTGCTCCTCACCCATGGCGGCAGACTCCAACTGCTTGTCCAACGGTTCAACATCAAGGTTTCTGAAATCGAATGCCATATGAATTACTTCTTCTTTCGTTGTCTTGCTGCTGGGCTGAGGCAGGCAGTGATTTGTCCGTCACTCATAGCCAGTTTGACTGTTCCAGGTGCCTTTTTCCCCAGAATAATTGCTTCTGCAATAGTATCCTCAACTGACTTTCTGACCACACGCTGAACCTCACGAGCACCATACTCAGTGACGTTCGACCTGCTTAGGATTTCCTCGACAATATCACTAGGAATACTACCGAGAGTCTGCTTTTTAGGCATACGTGAACTAATGCCGTTAATCTCCTTGAGAACAATCTTCTTGATAGTACTCTTGTCCAACTCATTGAAGAAGACAATCTCGTCAATACGGTTGATCATCTCTGGCTTGAAGGTCTTCTTGATGGCCTTGGTGACAGTGCTCTGAGAACGGGCCTTCCTGTCCAGATAAGCCTCAGCGTCAGACAGGACAGAGAAACCTGATGCCGTCTTAGCAGCCTCAGAGGCACCGATGTTGGACGTCATGATGATGATGCTGTTAGTGAAGTCTGCAACACGACCCTGACCGTCAGTCATTCGTCCAGCATCAAGAATCTGCAAGAAGGAGTCCCAGATGTCAGGGTGTGCCTTTTCGATCTCGTCCAGAAGAATGATCGACTGAGGATTCTCGATGACAGCGCTCGTCAGGACACCACCAGACCCATAACCAACGTACCCCGGAGGCGCCCCGAACAGTTTTGCTGCCTCGTGGTGCGCGGAGAACTCAGACATGTCAATTCTGACAAGGTTCACGTCCTCCTTGGCAAGGCACTTGGACAGTACCGAAGCAGTCTCAGTCTTCCCGACACCAGTAGGACCACAGAACAGGTATGACCTGAGCGGACGATTACCTCTGCTCATGCCAGCCATCGGAACCAGCAGACCTCTGACAACAGCGTCAATAGCAGAGTCCTGACCGATAACGTTCTGCTTCAAGGTCTTCAAGACAGACTGTGGAGTGTTGTAGGAAAGAGGCTTGATCTCCTTCTGCTGCGGCTCTTCGTCCTCCTCTGCTGAGGTAGCAATCCTGAACATCACTGGCATGTCTCCATTACCAGAGACAATGATGTGGTTGTCGCTGTCATCCTCTGTGAATGGACTGAAGATCTCTTCGCAGTTCTCCATCACCTTGTCTGTTAGTGCAGCGATAGAGAAGTTGCCCTTCTTGGTTCTAAACTCTGATGAGCGTGAGAAACTGGCAAGAGAGCACACCGATCTGACAACCTCTGACCACACTCCAAATGGTGCAACCAGGACCTCACGGTTCTTCTTGTCCTTTGTCAGCAGGTCTTTGTTCTTCATTACAGCACGACTGATGATCCTCTTAGGCAGTTCCAGTGACTCCATCTCTGAGTCAACCAGTTTGCTCTTGAAGAATAGAGCAGCGTCAAGAGCGGTTGCTTCTCCAAGAACGTATGACATATCCTCAACACTCAGTGACAGACACTCTTCTGTGTCGTAATAGTCCAGAGACATCCAGACCTTGGTCTTACCACTACCCTCAGAGTCCATAACCGCCTGCAGACCGCCGTAAGACATCTCAACAACAATCCTGGCACTAGTCTCAGTCAGCATCAGCGCTGTTGCTAGATCCACCTCCTCTGTGACCAGACACACCTGATCCTCTGACAAGCATTCATGTGCACAGATGAAGTCAATGAAATCCTCAATGCTCTCAACACCCACCTGCTCAGAGGCAGCGACAAGAATCTGTGAACTCACGCGGTAGAAGTGAATCTCGCCAGGATGCTTCTTAAGATGCCTGGTGTAGTTGTTCACATGCTGAGCAAGTTGATGGATAAGGTACGTCTTGCCTGTCAGCGGATGACCATAGACAACCACCTTCCGCTTCTTGGGATCCAGGAGTGACGTAGCCATGTTGTCAATGGTGTCCTTGATCTTCCGAGGAAGTTCATAATGTGTCCAGGACCACTTGTCATCACGATCCAGAGAAACAACAACCTTGTTGTGGTCATGTTCATACTCCTTCTCTGCCGCCTGAGCCGCAATGTCCAGCGCAGCACGTCCTTCCTCCTCGGTTCCCTCAAAACCGACCTCTTCAAGGATCTCAATCTCCTTGTTGCTCAGTAGCGCCATTGACATTCTCCTAGTTATTTTGCCTGCCCACCATTAAACAGGTCAGGCACAAAAAGTATCGCTGAGGACACTTTAACCAAAGAATCCATCAGCGACAGAAAGAATCCATATTCTGTTTTCAAGATACGTGAGTCAGTACCTCAGATCAAGAAGATTCCCAAGACGATTCATCCATCCAGCAGCGTCGTTCACCTTGTCAGCAAAGTCATCCAGTCTCTCGTCAGAGATGAGATCACACACTTCCTGAGGGTCAGGCATTCTCTGAACCATGAGGAGAACATTAACGAAATCGTGCATCAACTTCGAGGTGTTCGGGCTAGGGGGATTACCCGCAACCTCCGTGTCAACCAGACCATCATCAGGATCGTTGACCGTCTGCCTCTCTGCATCAGCCTCCAGAAGAGCGTCAGCGGCCGCTTCAAGTCCTGCTCGATAACCCTCCTCCTCGGCCTCAGCAAGTTCCTCCTCACGCTTCTTGACGGCCTTCTCCTCGATCCTAGCCTGCTCACGCTCCTCACGAATAATCTCGTTAACCCTGTCACGAGCCTCATCAGGTGGTAGATCCCTGGTCTCCTCATGAACACGCTCAGTAATGCGAGGAAGTTCACGCTTGATGTCCCTAGCCTGAGCCTCCGTGAGTTTGATGTCAGTACCATCAGGTGTGGCTGACTCAATCATCTTGACGGCCTTGGACAGATCAAGCAACTGGTATGAGCGCTGAGGAGAGATCTCAAACTCCATACGAACATACTCAGCCCACGTCTCGTACCCAAGAGCAGAGTAAGCCTTGCCCTCATGAGCGCGCGCCAGAAGAACATACGTGGCAGTAGCAGCCGCTCTGATAGCCTCTGTAATCTCTCTGGCCTCAGTCTCACCCATCTGCCCCTCAGAGGCCAGAATGTCATCAATCCCTGCTGCAAGGTCAGTATCAAGAACATTCTCAGGCGACATCATGTCTGTTGAGAAACCACCCAGACCAAAGTCATCATCTGTATAGTCCTGAGACTCCTCGTCATCAAGATCGTCCAGTGTATCCAGAATGTCGTTCATAAACTCACCTTTTCAGAAGCGGTAAAAGACAAAACGCCTGTTGAAATAAACAAGAATATCAATGATTGCCAAAATCTCAGGAACTATCACATAAAAACGGGCACAATGCACAAAAGAGCAAAAGGTGCGGCAATCAGAGGAACCATAGGCACACTTACTTTTCTGGTCAAAGTGTCCTTTATATTGGATCCCTTTGGTGCAGTAGACATCGAATAAATGATGGACAGTGCTGCAACCAACAAGAATCCAAACTGAAACACCCACAGACCAGTAACAGGTAGAGCAGCCAGACAGACCAGAGTAATTACTCGTGCATCAGACTTGCCAACTGCTGGAATCAGGAACACGACCATTGAGACAAGAACAATCAGAAGCCATAGCCACAAATCGGTCTCGTTTCTGTAGGCAAGCATGTATATGCCACTTGACAGAGCAGACACAAGTAGAGCAGCACGAAGAACCCATCTGTCAGCCTTCCTGAACCTGAAGTCTGTACATCCTGACTGCACTGAGACAAACCCAAGCAAACTTGTGGAAACAGATGTCAGTACAGCAACAGGGAGAATCGCCATCGTGTGTGTTACCAGCACAAGGACTCCAAATAAAGCAGCAGTTGCAAAACCTGTTGCAGCAGCCAGAACAGATGTCCGTCTCCATGTCTGCAATGTACCACTACCAGAGATCCACTCAGGTGTTCTGATCAGTGACACCAGCAGAAGAACCATAGATGGAACAGCAGATGCCAGAAGAAGACTCACAGTTGACAGCAGCATCTACTCACCTACGAGCAGCAGCCATGGACCAGGTACTCTCGTCAACCTGATCCTCATGAACAGGATTGAAGATGTAGGCATTCGGCCCACAGCCAATCCTGACGTACTCAGAGGTCAGTGATGTCAGAGCGCCCAGAAGAACTGTGATGACGAACGACTTCTGGTAGAACTCCTCATCGTCAAACTCGCCGTCCGCAAGTTGAACCTTAATCTTGTTCCGTTCACCGAGGTCAGACACATAGATGCTGTCACCTTTACCAGTCAACTTGATGTCGTTCTCCTCCCAAGAGAGGTTGGCAACAGTCCTGACAGCAGAAACAAGTTCCTTCAGAGGCGCTGTCACAGAGTACTTGACAGTCTTCTCATTCGTGCTCTTGATGGACTCAATAGTGGCAGGAGAAGTCCTCTTAGCATCAAGCAGTGGAAACAGCACCATCCTTCCATCACCAAACTCGTACCCGAACCGTCCTGAACCACGAGAGACGACCTCTTCAATAATACTGACCGGAGCAGTGATACCCTTGGTTGGAGAGATCATGGACGCCTGACGGTGAGGAACAAGAGCGTACCCTTCAGACATGACAGCAGACTTCGAGTTGTCGTCAGCAGGAGAGAAGTCTATCCTTGATTCGACCATGGCGTACTTGTCGGTTGAGAACATCCGCAGTGTGTCGTTATTCTCGAACCCAAGATCAACAGAGTTCAAGGCTGGATTACTGCCCTCCTCAGTAGAGCAGGCCCTTGCAAGACGCTGCATCAGAGCGAAGAAAACATTGTCATCAACCTCACCAAGGTAGCGGATTTCTGGAGTCTTCTTCGGCCTATTGCTGAGCACTGGCGCAGTAAACCTGCCATTTGGTGTAGCGATGTTCAAGGATGAAGCAGATGAAGAGATAAAAACCTCACCCTTCTTAGGCAGAGTAGCAGAAAGACGCTGAATGAACTGCCCGTCAAGAGGATAGGAAACAATCTCCTGATTCTTCCTCTCGCCGCTCAGATCAACAGAGGTCACATCAAACCGAGAACTGAGAAACGTCTCACCGAAACACGACAGAGTACAGTTTCCATCTGCTCTGACTTCAAGCAGAACCTGCGCTCCACTGTCACGCTTGTCATAGTTCTTCGTGGCCCAAGAGATAGCGTCTGAAAGGCTCTTGGAGTCAGCCTTGAGTTTCAATGTTTCTCCCTACAAAATGTCTAAATCGAGTAACTGGCTCTGTAAAGAAAATAATCAGAACCCAAAGTCGATGTGCTCAATGTCCTCAGAGGTGTCAAACTCTGGATCCGACTGCCAGTCATCCTTCTTGCTCTTACGACGGCTGCTTGGACGAGACTGACTGGATGCAGAGCGACGGCGACGACCAGAGGTCTTCTTAGGCTTGTCCTCCTCGTCACTCTTCTTGTCATCAGAGGCGTTCTTAACGTCTGTCTTCTTAGTGTCTACATCTGTTGACTCGTTGCTGTCAGAATCAGGTGCATCATCCTTGTTGCCCTCATCCTGAGACAGGTCGCCCCAGTCATCTGACTCAACCTCACTGAGACCAAGGTCATCATTAATGTCTGACTCAGATTCCTCAACAGGCTTCTCAGACTCCTTGATAGCAGCACTCAGGTCAAACTCCTGCTGGACAACAGACCCTTCGTCATCTGTGTCATCAGAAACACTGCCAACATTATCTGACTCAGATACAGTTTCCTCCTCATTGGCTTCATGTGTCTCGTCAACGGGCTCGCTTACCTCTGAATCCTTGGATGTGGCAACAGACCCAGATTCAGAGATCTTCTTCTCGCTACGATACACCTTCTTGTCAACACTGAGAGACGACAGGTCGAAAGACTCCTGGAACGATACCTTCCCCAGGTGCTCATCAATCTGAGCCTGCTCCTTCTTCAGAGCAGCAATCTCCTCATCAATCTGGTGTTGCCTGTCAACAAGACTCTGGCGTGCCTGCATGAGCGAGTTCAGGTACTTGTCGTAGTCATTGAGAATACTTGCTGTTGCTGTCATGGTTGAGCATCCCCTTCTAAAACGGACTTGTTGTAACTCTGATCACATCTTAACGACGCAACACATGAGCCAGGTTGGCACCACAGACAGGTGAACCAAACCCGGCTCATCATGTTTGTTGTTCATCACTTGGACTCGTAGATAGTGATTTCCTTCTTGCTACCAACGGGCAGTTGTGTTCCAGCCTTGACCGATTGCTCCACAATGACGCCAGACGGGTACTGACTTGGTGCTGACTTCTTCTCCTTGCTCAGGTGCACAGGGAAGCCAGTGGCCTGCAAGGTGGACAGCGCTTGTGCTGGCTGCATACCAATGACAGACGGAATGGTCACAAAGTCACGAGTCTCAACCGGAACCTCGGTCATAGAGTCGTCGTCACTGTTGTACTTCAACGGCTTGTAGCCTTCTGTACTGAGAAGTGATGTCATAATGTCTCGTCCTGTGTACCCAATCACGTGATCCCACCAGCGATAGGTGCCTCCACGGTAGGTTGTTGGATCCATTCCCTCAGTGAAGTCATTCGGGTCATACAGGTTGGAGAACACTGAGAAGTTTCCAGACAGAACTGCCCACGTGCTGTTGTACAACTGGTTCGTACCAGACTTGGCAGCAGTGTCATAACCAGGAGTGTTGAACTTGTTACCAAAGGCGTTAGGAATCTCACCAGAGACGTTTGCTCTCATGGCTTTCAGAACAGTACCAGCGTCCTTCTCAGACAGCACACGCCTGCAAGAGTCAGACTTAGGGTCGTAAGTGTCTGGAACCACTGGACTACTGCCATCAGCATAGGTGTATGACGACACCGGGGTCGCAGGACAGAACACACCACCATTGGAGAAGGTTGCAAACGCAGCAGCCATGTCAACAGTAGAGTTCTCTGTCACACCAAGCGTGTAAGCCAGAGACCGTGACGAGATAGTGTCTGGTGCTGACAGACCGACCGATGCACTGAACTCCTTGACTTTCTCAACTCCGACCTTGATCTCCAACTCAGAGAACCAGGTGTTTGACGACAGCGCTGTAGCCCTGCGGTAGTCCATGAAACCGCCCTGGAGAGCACAGGAGTCAGAGTTTGTGATACCGCCTTCAGGAGTGTCATAGTCAGGATCAACCAGCGGGCACCGAGAAGAGAAAGCCAGATCATTCTCAGTGAATCCCTCATGCAATGCCGTCGCAAGAGTGAACATCTTATAAACAGATCCTGAGCCTGTTGCGTGCAGAGGCAGGTTGACAGTCGTCTGCCCTTCACCTGTTCCATAGTCCCTGTTGGCCCCCATAGCCAGAACTCCTCCAGTACCAGGCTGAACAACAGCAGTTGGAGCGGCAAGATGGTTGTCATTACCATAGTCCTGCTGCAACTGAGCGTTCACGATAGACATGGCGTTCGGGTCTAAGTATGTGTGAATGTGCAGCCCTCCCTTTTGAAGGATGACGTTTCTCTCCTCCTGAGTCTCACCAAGACGAGGAGACTTTGACAGAAAGTCCATCACATACTCACAGTAGTAAGGGTAGGCACTAGACGTACAATTACCGTTAGATGACTTGGAGTAGACGAGTTTCAGATCCTCACCATAAGCAGCGTCAGCGTCCTTCTGTGTGATGTACCCTTCTGACACCATCCTGCTAAGGACATCCTTCTGACGAGCCTTGTACTTGTCCTTGAAGGTGTCAGGGTCATCGAGGTTGAACCTGGCTGGATTCTGCACGCTACCAACCAGAACAGCAGACTCAGCAAGATCCAGATCCTTAGCACTCTTACCAAAAAAGTACTGACTGGCCGTCTCAATCGAGTAGGTCGTTGGAGAGCCAAACGCTACAGTGTTGAAGTATGTGAGCAGAATCTCGTTCTTTGAGTGATTCTTCTCATAACCCATGGCAAGTTTGAGTTCACGAACCTTGCGACCAACAGTGGCCTCAACCGCCTGGCCCTGCTTCTCTCGCCCGGCAAGGTTGTAGAACTGAAGGTTCTTCACCAACTGCTGAGTGATACCTGAACCACCACCAGAAGAGGACAGAGCAGCACGAGCAGTACCTCTCAGAGAGAAACCCTTGTGCTTGAAGAAATCCTTGTCCTCAGTAGCAATCAGACCCTTCTTGGCATAGTCGCTGATCTGGTTGAGATCTGTCAGTGTCGTCCTGTTCTCCGACCACACCTCAGCGAACTTGTTCCCGTTAATGTCATAGAGAGTGTTCCTCTGTCCGATCTCAATGTCATCCAGGTTTTCAGGAAGACTCTTCCAGTAATCTGCTGCTGGTTCAATCACCTGCGCAGTACCAGACAGAGCCATCACAGGCCATACTGACATGAGGGCACCGGCAAGACATGAAACCAGAACAAACACACCTATGTTTCTCATCACATAGGTAAGATGCCCACCTCGTGTTCTAGACACCTTCTTGTCTCGACCCACTGCAATAGGTGAACCAGCAAAAAAGTCATCAACATCTACATCTACAGCGTTCTTCATCCTGTGGTAGTTATCCAGAAGAGCCACCTAGAACCACAACCCTCACGCATCATACTCTACAACTTACTGATGTGAATTGTATCATATCTGTCGTGATGTCAGGAGGTAAAAATGATTTAGTGACAAATCAGCAACATTTAACGTCTTCTACACTTGCACTATCCAGGAAAGTTTTCATTGGCTACTGGAGGCTGAGTTGGTGAACCATCATAAACAGACCTTCTTTTTCTTGGTGAATCCTCACAAAAATCATCAAGAAAGACTACTGAGTCGTCAAACATACTCAGGATTTTGCTCCCCGCTGGACTGTTAAGACTTCTGTCCATCTCTTTAGGCGTGTTGATAGATGTCACGATAACTGGCACAGGATTGGAGTAGATGTGCTCTATCACACGCTCAACAGAGGGCTTCTCCATCGTGTTATGAAGCCCGTTCTTAGAGCCAAGCCCTTCAATAATCAGAGCGGACATTCTTGACGACAGAATCTCTTCAAGCCTTCTGTTGCCATCAAAACCAGATCTTCCCAGTGAGACAATCTGCTCCTCTGAAATAGTCTTCACACCAGAAGGAGAGACTACACCCTTACCAATCATCCTTCTAATGGCAGCATAGGCAAGAAGCATCTTCTCCTTCTCATTGCCCCCAGCAATCCACAAGTAAGGAACCTTTCTGTTGTCAACCAGTTTCTTGACAGAGGCAGAAGCATCAGACCTAATGGAACTCAGTGTTATTGGCTTGTTTGAGTCGTTAGGAAATCTCTCTGAGACCACATCATCCCAAAACCTCAGACCCTTCTTTCTGAGGCGGAACTGCTGCTTCTTCTCTACACTCTCGTACAGGCTGTCATAACGCCTGATAGCATCACCAAACTTACCGTAGTCTGGTTTGTTGTGGCGAATAACACCCTCAGTAGCCTCAGGAAGGCTACTTACGGCTAGTGAGAAGTCAGAAGCAGTCACACTCATCTCCTTCTAGTTTTGTGGATGTGCTTGATCGTATCGTCTACCAGCAATGTCAAGATACATTGGAGTAATAGTCTGTTTACTACAGAATACCGACTCTAATGCATAGACATACTTACGCTCACTCCAGCCTTTTTCAAGAACCAGTTTGATGTAGAACCTTTTAACCTCTCTAAAAATATGATCCATCCCCATAGCAGACGTCTCAAAATATGACGAGTACTTGCTCACAGGATCAATGAACTCATGAAAACGACTCAGAAAATTAGTTGCCTTAGATTCATCTGTGAGGTTGTTGTGCTCAATCTCATCATCCACTCCATCAAACAGAGAAGGCTGACCTTGGTGCTCAGGGTTTCTCCTGGATGACACATGTCTGTTCAGCACGTAACCACGACCTGACATAAACCCATCATCCCTCTCTTTTTCAGTAAAACTGTCGAACTATGAGAAAATCTCTAACATATGAGAAACTTCCCATTGATGTATCTATCACTGAGTTGTTCCTCACAATTATAGCACATAATGATGTCAGTGTCACACCTCAGAAGTCAGGATCGATGTCTCCAAAATCGTCATCATCTGAGTCAAACTCGTCAAAGTTATCCAGATCGTCGTCAAACCCGTCATCTCCACCAACATAGTCACTCTCTGACTCCAGGTCATCATCTGAGAAGTCTGAGTGAGACACGTCCTTCTCCTTCTTAATCTCACGGAACATGGAGTTAGCGAGGTTGGAGTGACAGTTGATGATCTTGTTGGACACACCGTCACGCTGCTTAGCGAGGATAATCTTGGTAATGCCGACAGTGTTATCGGTCTTTGTGTCACGGTGAAGCAGGATAATGACATCAGAGTCCTGAGCGATAGCGTGAGACTCACGGATGTTGTCAAGTGTAGGCATGACGTCTTCACCGTCATCATCTCCGCCCTGTTTCCTGTTCAACTGAGCCAGAGACATGACAGGAATACCAAGAGCACGAGCCATGCGCTTCATGTCCTTGGAGATTGAGGCAACCTCTTCCTGACGGTTAGTGTACCTTCTTGGGGAAGAGACCAACTGAAGGTAGTCAACGATAATCATGTCCAAGCCGTCAGGACTTGTAGCCTGCTTCTGAGCCTTTGAACGGATGGTGTCAATCGAGATCTTGTCGTCTGTGTCAATGTGGATCTTCAGTTCTCTTAGACGCTTGGTAGTCTCAAAGACCTTCTTACGATCCTCGTCAGACAGCAGACCGCTCTTGAGTTTGTTCAATGGAACACCGCTCATATTGGCAACGATACGGTTGACGATCTCCTCGTGGCTCATCTCAAGAGAGAAGAACATGACACTGTACCCGGCCTCAGCAGCAGCGATAGCCTGCATGACAGCGAAGACAGACTTACCAACACCAGTTCTAGCGGCCACAGTGATGAACTGACCTGGCATGAATCCACCAGTAAACCTGTTCAATGATGGTACCAGAGTAGGTATACCTTGTAGTCCTTCGATTCCCAGTTCCTTGTTCTCCTCGCTGAGCCTCTTACGCTCATCAAGAATGAGATCATAGTCCTCAACAAAGTTCGCCACACTGACGGTCTTGGAGTCGTCAGACAGTTTCAGAAGTTCCTGATTCAGAGTATCCTGAATCTCTGAGATACTTTGGCTGGCAGACACCCCAGAGTCGCCTACAAGGGTCTTCTGAGCCTCTTTGAGAGCCTGTCTGATAGTCTCCTTGGACGAGTACTCTCGAATGATTCTAGCGTATGTAGAAGGCGTTGCCTCAAGCCTGGCGGCCTCTCCCTTGACTCTGAGAGAGAAGAGTTCCCGAAGACCGCCGACATTCTTCAGTCTTCCGTGCTGCTCTAAGTCTGCGCCTACAGTTGTCACAGAAACCGCTTCGTCAGAGCGTATCAGACGAGCAATTGACGCCATGATCTCACGATACGAGGCGACACTGAAGTCATCCTCATCAATGATCTCTAGAACACGGTCAGCATCAATGTCATCATACAGAAGACTGGCGACAAGACCTTTCTGAGCAATCTCATACGGGTCATAGTCACTTCTGCTAGAACTACTGCTTGAAGAGCGAGACTTAGTAGATCGTGATGCAGACTTGTTACTCTTGGAGGAGGGCTCATGACTTTCGTCTGACTGAGACGATGTGCTGTTCCTGCTGGAGTTATTTGAATCAGATGAGTCTTGCTCTGACTGATGACTGTTTGGGTGACCTTCAGATTCAGTATCAGTGTCTACGTTCTCGCTAGAGACACTATCCCGAACCTGATCATTCTTCTCTACTGCTGCATCCAACTCAGAGTCATCGTCCTGGTTGCTTTCTTCGTTGCTGTACTGTGAGTAGTGAGAAGCGTCATAAGGATAGTTCTCCTGATCTACTCCAGGAAGAGACAGCAACTCGTCATCATCCACAGAGAAGCCTGGTGGAACAGAGTCACTGTCGTAGAAGTCCTCCTGGCTCATTTCCACCCCTCAAAGCAAACAAATTAACATCAAACTACAATATGTCTCCATGCAGAACGAACGACATATCTGCTAATCCATCTTAACAAGTCATCTCTCCTGCTTGCTCATAACTACCTAAAGAATCCCATACGCAAAGAACACGCACTGACAATCTGTGTCAACAAAAGAAGACCTCAAGAGCAGTACTAGGAGGAGAGAACTGTACTACTCTCGAGGTCTTCTGGAGCCAGCGTCAGTGCTGGAATGGCTGACCCCATTGTCGTTCCTCTGTTGGCCAATAAACCAGCACCACCAAAGAGGATGAGGATTGTAGTGTCCTACTTAGCCATGCGAATCTGACGCTCTGCTGTCAGGTTCGAGAACGCTGCTGCAATCTTCATCGTCTCCTTCTTGAATAACTCCTTCTCCTTCTTGGTCAGTTTCTTAAAGGAGTTCTGCATACCCAGGAAAGCCTGCAACTGAGAGGCGCCGAAAGACTCTCGCTCAATCCTGATCAGCGTATTGAAGATCTCGATAGAGTTGACATAGAGATCCTTGTTGATAATCTCAGGATTTACAGCAGCATTCAGGATGGTCTGGAAGTCGTTCTGTGACAGACGACGCCACTCAGCATCAGACAGAGACTTCGGGTTCTTGATAATCTCCACGACATTCAGAGCACCGTTACGTGTCAGGAACTCACGGAACTTCACGGATCCTTCAAGACCAACATTCGACTCTGTGAGACCGTCGATAACGAAGTTGGCCCGATCCTTGTCAGCGTCAATCATGTCCAGAACACGAGCAAGTTCATCCCATGTCCTGTATGACGGCCAGGCGTTGATAGCAGCAGTACGTGTGGACGGATCGGTCAGATCCTTCTCATACACAGCCTTGGCTCCATCTGTACTGGCCTCATTGATGTCTGGCATCTTGTGAATAAGACCAGGATTCTCCTCAAGGAACCTGACGATGAATGAGCGCCACTTACCCTCGTTGGAGTCCTCAGCGACCCTTCCCCAAGCCGTCTTCATTCCCTCCAGCCACTTGAAGTTGTCAGGGATCCAGCGCAGCCAAGCGAAACGGTTGGCTGTAGCCATATCCATCTCATAGCCATCGGCGGCGGATTCAGTTGGGTTCATTGCTCCAACGATAATGACCTCATCCGGGAAGAAGTCGCCGTTAGGGAACTGCCTGTCCTGAACCAGTGACAGAAGTGATGCACGAGTTGCTGGAGACGTGTTGGAGAACTCGTCAAAGAACAGGATGACCTTACGGCGCTCCTGGATGAACACCTGCCACGACTGGGGAGCGTACTCAGTAACAGGAATAACTCGAACATCCTGATCCCCGCGCTTCTCCTTCTTGATTGTGTGAGGATTGATTGAACTGACGAATGAGTCAATCTCCTTGGTGCCAAGATGCAGGTCCTCAATGACAATCTCACCACGAGTCGGGAATCCGCTCACGTCCTCAGGCTGCATACGAGACCCGATAATCGTGACCAGATCGTATCCAATCTCCTGAGCAATAGACCGAACAGTAGCGGTCTTGGTCATACCAGGGTCTGACACCATCATGACGGCCCTGAGTGCATCCATGTTTGCTCGAAGGATACCCTCGGCCATGGTGTAGGCGCCGTAGTTCTTGAAAGACTTCTGGTTCTGATCTGTGTTGTTCGTCATTCTGGCTCTCCTCTTCCCTAGTGACGAAAATCTCTTATCAACTTACGAGTGAACACTATCACAAAGAAGTCCTGTGTGCAACCCCTCACACAAGATTGCACACAGGACTTCTTCAAATATGCTCTGACCAGCAGAAACATCAGATCCTAAGAGAAATCCTCAGGTTAACTGGTATTTCTGGTCAGTGATGTATCTCACTCCTCGTCAGCATCCTCGATGTACTGCTCATCCTGAGATAGTTCGTCATCTACCGCCTCTGGAGCATCGTCCTCGTCATCTTGCGAAGAGACAGGATCCTCATCGGCCTCCTCAATACTCTTCTTCAGAGCCTTCCTGAGACGAACCAGGATAGACGGGTCACTCTCAATGGTGGCTGTGGCCTTAGCACGACCAACACCCAGTTTCTCTCCAGTCTCAGTCTCGTACAGGGTGTTTCCGTTCTTGGTGATGATCCCGTAGTCAGGACCAACCAGAACAATCTCAGCAGCCAGGTTGATACCGTGACCATAGGAAAGAACTGTCTCACCCTCAGCGAACGGCGGAGCAATCTTGTTCTTGACAATCTTGAACTTCAGTGTTAGACCAATGGTGTTCTTACCCTCAGTAATCGGCTTACCACGAGACATGCGGATACGCTGAGTACAGTAGAACTTCAAGGCATTTCCACCAGTCGTGGTCTCAGGGTTACCGTACATAACCCCAATCTTCTCACGAGTCTGGTTAATAAAGATCACGGTTGTTCCTGTGTTGGCAGCAACCTGAACGATTCGCTTCAGCATCTTAGACATCAGTCTGGCAAGAACACCGATAGTCTGGTCATCAGCAACACCTTCCAACTCCTTACGAGGAATCAGAGCAGCAACCGAGTCAAGAACAATGATGTCAACACCCCTGGACTCAGCAGCCTTGACAATCAGGTCCAGAGCAGTCTCAGCAGCAGAAGGCTGAGCAACGAACAGGTTGTCAATGTCAACACCCAGTTTCTTCGCGTACACAGGATCCAGAGCGTTCTCAGCATCAATGAACAGTGCTGTACCACCATCAGACTGCACATTACCAACAGCAGTCAGAGCGAAAGTGGTCTTACCAGACGACTCAGGACCATAGATCTCCACAACACGTCCACGACCAAACCCTCCTCCAAGTTTAGCGTCCAGAACAACACTTCCAGAAGAGATAGTCGGAACACGCTTGCTTGGACGATTACCCAGTTTGACAATCAGTTCATCATCAGAGTACTGATCAGAGAACAGACTATCCTTGTTCATCTCCTTGAAGATCTTCTCAAGTTGTGCAACACGCTCATTTACAGGCATTTTCAACCACTTTCACTAAGATTTCTCTGTCATAGTCAATCTTAACGAAAGTATGAGGAAGGTCACCTCTGCAGGCACATCCTGATCTTGACTGAACAAGCGGAGTATGCTAGAGGTGACCTTCCTGTAGATGCTAACCTGTTGTCAGTTTTTCTCAGTCATTGTACTTCTCAGTATGAATGTCAATGACTGTTGTGGCCTGCTTCAACTTCATCGGGCAGTTCTTGTAACTCTCCTTCTGAGTGATAAGGATAACCGTCTTGAACTTCGTTGAAGGATCTGTGACTGTATGGTAGATCTGCTCCCAGTCTTCATCAGCAAGGTAACCGTCTGTCGCCAGAATAAAGATGTCAGGCTGCTTCTTGTTGGGCAGAGACTTGATGAACTCAAACCCAGAGTGCATCCATGTTCCACCACCGCCAGAGAGATTCAACTTATTGACGTTGTTAACAACCTCAATGCTCTTGACATCTGTGTCGATACAGAACATCTCAACGCCGCCCTTGGTCTTGCTGGCGCCCTTGATGATGGACACGACCTCAGTGATGGCTGCTGAGAAGTCAGGGTTGGACATAGACCCGGACGAGTCAATACCAATCATCACAGTAGGCTTGATAGCAGACGATCCCCTGAAGATAGGCTGGTTCTTACCACCACCGAAACGACGATTTGGACGACGATAGGTACGAATCGTCTTACCAGCCATAATCTCGCCATAAGCCTTAGCAATACTCTGACGGAGAATGGTCTGCCACTTGACCTTAGGAGTACCCATCAGTTTCAGGGCAAGCATCAGAAACTCATCGCCAGAGCCGTCAGAGGACTGGTTGCGGGAGTTTTGATCCTGAACAATCCTGGTTCTCACGCTGTCACGAGCAGCAGCCTGTGTAGCGCTGGACTTCCTCTCAATACCAGCAGCATCAGCAGCCTGCTCACGAAGGTCATTCGGAGTGTCACACGTCATGCTCTTCTCGCTAGGACCAGTAGTGTTCTTACTCTTCATGTCCTCAGCAAGACGGTCGTTGCTCTCACTAATCTTGTCAGACTGCTGGTTCTGGTCTTCTCCATTATCGCCATCAGAATCCTGTCCTTGGTTCTGACTTGACTGACCAGAAGAACCAGAACCGTTTCCTGACTGTCCTCCGTCGCTCTGTTGACCATCACTAGCAGAGCCACCTCCGTCACCACTGGGATCGCCCTGCTGGTCGCCACTGCCACCACCTGAGCCACTGTCATTGGAATTGGGCTGCTGACTGTTAGAGCCACCAGACTTAGGACCAAGAGACGAGAAGTCAGTTCCAGAACCTAGTTGGATCCTGCTACCACGACGCTTCCTCTTGGACGATGAACCACCACCAGAGTTACCACTCTGCTGATTGTCATCACCATCATCTTCCTGCTGACCACTACTTCCCGAACCATTCTTAGACTGATCAGAAGCATCATCCTGAGAAGAACCAGAATTGGTATCATTACTGTTGTTCCCGCTTTGAGAAGAATTAGAACCAGTGCTGCTGGATCCACTATCTCCTTGCTGGGAGCCATCTCCTGAGTCACTGTCACCAGACTGGCTACCAGATCCAGAACCACCAGATCCTTGCGACTGACTGTCGCTGGATCCAGACTGAGACTGACCAGAACCATCGCTATCACTGGGATCGCTCCACTCGTCAGGCTGAGACTGTGATGAACCACCAGACCCCTGAGAGGACTCGCTGGACTGTTGGCTGCCGCTGCTTGATCCAGAACCACTACCACCGGAGTTGTTCTGAGACTGCTGCTCCTGGCTGTCAGAATCACTGTCGCCAGATCCGCCACCACTACTCATCTGATCCGGTAGACTTCCGTCATCCTCAGCAGATGAACTCTGATCGCCTGAACTACTGTCCTGTGACGGAGAACTGGGACCTGAGGACGCATCACTCTGCTGCATCCTGGACTCATCACGACTAAGGATTTGATCAAGTTGAGCATTCCAGTTGGCGTTGTACCACTCCATGGTCTTAAACTTCTTCAGGTCGTAGTCCTGCGGAAGAAGCATGTGACTTGTCGTCATGGTGCGGTTGGCGTGAAGACACGTGTTGATCTCAAGGTCACCAACAATGTTAGCACGTGCAGCACGAACACCAGCCGTTGCAAAACGAGTGAAATGGTTGTTCAGAAGGTGCATGACCTCGTGAGTCAACCAGGTTGCACGAGTACTAGGATCCAAAGCATACAGGAACCGGTACGACAGACCAACACGAGCGTGCTTATCCGTGTAACACGTCTCAGCAGTAGCGTCAACAAACGGGGAGAGCAGCGCGAACCCCTCACGGAACACAGGAGTGCGGTTCACAGCCGTCAGAACGGTCTCCGTGAAGATACCCAGTTCCTCCTGAGTGAGTTTCCGAATCCACCCATTAGGAGTAGTCAGATCACGAATACGACGCTTGATAACCTCATCGCTGTTAATCTCAGGCAGAGCCTTGACAGAAGCCTCATTACGCCTCTTCTTACCCTGGAGTTGCTTCTTCAGTGACTCAACATCAGTTCCCAGTGACTTAGCAGCCTCTTGATTCGTGATACGCTTCATACCTTCTCCTCTACGCCCTGTAATCTCTCCTACATCAGGGACATGTGACATCCTACACGCTAAGGTGACAAAAGTCAACCACCAATAGAAGATGCTCAAAGCAGAGCAAACAGGATCATGACAAATAGAATACCAAGCGCGAGAAGAACTTTTGAATCTTCTCGCGCTTGGTCTTCTTGTCATTGATGTCAGATGTTGTGCTTGGTCAGGTACTTGTTAGAAATGATCTTGAAGTTCCGGTTCCTGTCCATCCAGACCGGGACCTCCTGACCAGCAGCCAGATGGAACACAATACCCTCATCACGGCAGCCCTTGGTCACGTTGTCACGAAGATCTGCGACCTTCTCAATCATCTCATCAATCGTACCACGAGGCATCCAGTCGTCACCCAGAGCAGGAACAGCAACCTTCAGAAGCCGCTCATCCCAGTCCTCACGATCAACCTTCTCGCCGTCCTGATAGACCGCAAACACCTTCAAGGTAGCGGTATCAAACTTGAGTCGGTTCTTCTGAATCCCAGGACCAAGCAACTCGGCCTGAACACACATACCAGGATGCTCACGAAGCACATCAGCAATACCAACTCGATCAGCAATCTGGTAACCAAGAGTGTTCTCAGTAGGAATCTCCCAGTTACGAGAGTAGGCGTGAATCGTACCATCAATGTTAGCGAACGTCTGCGACATTCCGTCAACCTTGACTGTCGGAATCCACTTCAGTCCAAGAATCTCATCCCAGTGCTCAGCAAGAGACTGTACACGCTCAGCATCCGACTTGGGAGCCATGGCCTCGTTGAACTTACCAATGACTCCAGCCTGAGCAGGAAGCGGCTCCTCATACTTGACGACTCCAGCCTCCTTGGTGATGTCAGCACCAACAGGAAGAGAATCAATCTGCTCCTGAGTAAAACCAATCTCATCAAGCCCCATAATAAGACCCTGCGAGTACACACCTCGCATCTTCATGGTCCGAAGAACGTGACCTGAAGAGGTGTTGCCGTTCTCATCAGTGTACTTACGAACACCGCGAGACATGAAAGCAGAGTAACGAGGATCTGTCTCAGGTAGAAGAGAGTCAATCTCAAAATAGGCAATCTTGTCACCAGTCGAGAACTGATCCTTCTTGACAATGACGTTCCAACCAAGAACACGAGCGTTGACAATACGATCAGCGTTCTTGATAGGTGTGATGTCAGTAATGGTCTGGACTGATACCAGATGACGCATATGTCTTCTCCTTGGTTCAGGTGCTACATAAAACACTCTGTCAGGCATATGCAGCACAAGTAGTTAGTGTTGTGTTGAGGTACCAATCCAGAGAGTCAATCATGATCTCCAGATGAGTACATACTACTCTGCTAGTACCTGCTATGTCAAACAGAAAAGTTGTGATCTGTGCAACATTAATCTGCGACACAGATCACAACTCATCATACATGTGTGACTCTATAGTGAATGAGTAAGCACTACTTCACACCAACCGCCTCATTGAATGCCTTCAGGATGTCCTTGTTCTTGAAGTCAATCTTCGTTCCAGAAGCCTTGCCGTCAGGACCGTACTTGACACCAGTGAAGATAGCAGGGGTAGAGAAACCACCAGGAAACAGGTCTGACCTCTTCACCTGCTTCTCAGACGTCTTCTTGATCCAGTCAGAATAACGGTGCTCAGGAATAGTCTTAGCAACATCTGCCGGAACTCCTGCACCCACAGCAGCCTCAACAAGAGCCTGATCCGTCACTGGCTTCTGACCATAGTTCTGGACACCTTCTTGTGGCTGGAAATCCTTACGATACAACGCTGTCAGAAAGTCCAAGGCGTGCTCTGGGCTGTTCTCAGCAACAGTCATGAAGGCGTTGATAGCACGAGTCGAGTACTTGTCCGTTGAAGCCTCATCAAGGAACGACACAGGAGAAAGACGCAGGTCAATGTCACCAGACTTCACCAGTTCCTTCATTCTGTCACCAGAGGCACGATGAACAGCACCACACCCAGGACACAGAGGATCGAAGAAGTCATCAACTCTGGTAGCGCTGCTCTTCAGGTTATCTGACTTCACCTGAAAAGCACCATGCTCATCAAAGTTCTTAGGCGTCAGTTGCGTAGCAGCCTGTGTCCACCCATCAGAGTCCTTCTTGTTATGAGCAGTGACCGCTATGTATCCTGTCAGTCCAATCAGAACAGCAATCACAGACACCAGAGCCGAGACCCGGATAATCTTGTCTCTACGCGCCTTCTTCTTAGCCTGCTTACGCATTTCTGCTGCACGCTGACGCCGTTCCTGACGACGCTCTTCCTTCGTCTTACTCTCTGCCAAGTTGTTCTCCTTCGTCTATCTACTAACTGATTCAGTATCAGAAACCAGTGTCTTCTCTGTACTGTGAAACCACATATTCACTAAGAGCCTGTCGCTGCTCACAGAACCTTGTCCACAAGTCCTGCAGAGTCTTGTCCTTCTTGGCCGCTGGAAGGTATCGGTCAGTGCTGAAACACATGTTGTACACCTGAATGAAACCAGCGTCCCAGCGGTCAAGACCATATCCTGTACGTCCAGGAGTGTTGACGTACTCATGACGGTACTTGAATGACACCTTAAGAATCTCACCCCATGTCCTCAAAAGGCTTCTAGCATTATCAGACAGGTTACCAGACCTCGCAGCATCCTCCAACCACATCGAGGCAAACCGCTCTCCTGACCTCTGAATCTCCGAAAGCATCTGAGAACCACCCTGATCCAGGTTGTCCAGAGCAACATCCTCCATGAACCTATTGGACACAGGAAAGAACTCGTTGTCAACATCCCAGGTCCTACATCTGGAACTGTAACCACTCAGTGATGTCTGACGGCTACCAGAACTGAACAGCGCCAGAGTCACGCAGTCTGCCTCAAACTCCTTGTAAGAATCAGAACTGGTGAACTCATCAGTCATCCTAACAAAGACGTCTCTGTCATGAATCCAGTCGGTTCCTTCTGACTTGATGGCCTTGTAGCAGTTCTTGATGACCGCAAACACAGTACATGCTTCAGCGAAGTTACCAGAGTCAACAGGAACCCCGTCGCCAGAACGGTTTGTGATAGTAAACATACTGGTCTTCAGGTCGGCACCCTTGAAAGTGTCTCGCTTCTGCAGGAACCCGAAAGATCCCTCAGTTGCCCGACCGCGAAGATTGTTGCCCAGTTTGTCAGTGAACCCATTAATCGTGACAGGATAGTCGTCAATGTGCTCACCTGTTGGGGCGGGAATCATCCTTGACAAACGATTGCTGTCATCGACTCGCTTCAGCAGACATGAACCATCATCAGTGACAAACACCTGTTTCAGGTTCTTGTCAACATTTCTGCGCTTGACGGAATACCTGAACTGTATCTGTGGCTCATGGTTCTCAGAGGTGTCAATGACCCAGTGAGAGCAGAGGATAGGCCAACGTCCTGCTGTTCCATTGAACTCACTGGCATCCATGACAAAACCCGACTCCAGTCTGAAGTCCTTAGTAAAGTCGTCAACCATACCACTAAACGCAGGAGAGGTCAGGAACGACTTACTGAAGAAGACTACATGGAAGTCCTGAGTGTACCCAAAGGTCCTAGCCAGTAACGCAACACGCCAGTAGAACTGAGTGCAGAGATCCTGAGCGGCATGACCACCACAACCAAGGGCAACCATCTCCTTATTGACCTTGGTGGCTGTGATACCAGACTTGTTCTCAGTCCGAGTGCTGCCGCCAGATGTTCCATAAGGAGGGTTACCAAGAATGACAATCGGCTTGTTCTCTTTGAGCGCCTTCACCAGTTCCTCAGGAATACCCCATCGGTCAGACGGAACAGAATCAGCCAGATAATCAGGAGTCATCTTCTTGGTAAAAGAGTCATCCACCTTTGGCTCAACAACATCAATCAGACGCTCAGAGATAACCTTGGTGATACTCTCCTCTGTGACTTCAATCTCGTTGTTCTTCAGATACTTCCTGGCCTGTGCACGGTTCTTCCTGTTTGCAAGGTTGACAGCATCCCTTTCGGCCTTAACCTGCTCCTTGACAAGACCAAGATAGGTGTCATGAATACCCATGTCATCATTCAGGAAGTCCATCTGGAACTCATGAGCACCAGAGTTGATACCCTCAGCAATCATCATCTCCTCAGTGTGAAGAGTTGACAGGAAGAGGTTGCTGTTGTCACCATTTAGACCAAACGAGTAGTCTTTCGTCAGGTTCTTCGATCCACATGCAGGATCCCAGACAACATACTTCTCACGCCAGTCACTCCCAAGATCCTGTTCAAGCATCCTGTGCATCTCGTCCGCCCAAAGAGAAGGAGTCCAAAACTCACCAGTCCATCGACGCTCGTTCTCCTCTAGCAGACGGTCACAGATAGAGGTGATCTCCTGCTTCTCTCTCAAGGAGTAACCACCGAAACGATACATGTTGCGCCACACCTCGAACTCATGAGCGCTGAATCCATCAACAGCGTTCACAACGGTCTGACGACCCTTGTCCTCCATGACGAAGGTGTTATGGATACGAGGGTGGACATATGCAGTCAAATCATTCAAGATAGTCTTGACAAAGACAGCCATCTGCTTCTTGGAGGCGTCCTTACCTACAAAACCACCAAAGATGCTCATGTGAAACTTGATGAACGCAGACTCAAGACTGTCAGCACTGATACGGCTCTTCAGCAACTCGGTTGACTTACCAGACGCAACACTCCTGATACCATAAGCCAGGTTATTGACATCAAGAGAAATCTTGTCGTTCTCGTCATATACTGAGTGAACAGGCACGTTTCCAACAATCGGCAGGCTCTTGATCGCGTCGAGCAGTCCATGGTTACTCTCCCAGGCGCTTGACGGTGCAAGACTCCACTCAGGGTCATCACTCCAGGTCCTGTCAGCAAGATCCTTCAAGACGTCTCCTGGAATGACAAAGATCTCATCCTCATCAGCCACGACAATGATTCTTGGAGCCTCAACAGGATCTGATCCAGAGACAAGATTGTGAATGTAGTAGGTGCACTGAACCAGAACACGAGCGCGCTGCTCCAGACCTGCCTCACCAGAGAAGACACGATCCTGCTTGACCTCAAGAAGAACGCTGTAGTCCTCACGAGTGTCAAACAACCCATCTGAGGCAAAACTCACAAAAAGCAGGCCATCAGTCTTAACACCGTTCAGAGTAGACACAAAACCGTTACCAACACTACCATTGTCTGGTGACTCAACATTCTTGACAGCATCCAGCAGCAGATCGCGGTAGACAGCCTCAATGTCCTTCTCATCGGTCGCGTACTGTAGTCGTGAAAGCACACGATTACGCCTGGTGTCAGACATCACAGGCTTGTTCTTAGTGGGCACTGCCATACCTTGTTTCTCCTCAAAAAATGACTCAAAATCATTCATCTGTGACGAGTTTAGCATATGAATGTCATCACGTCAACTACCTTTTGGCGTCATATCAACATAAAGATGCAAAAGGACGAAGGCTGCACCTAGAAAGAGCAGACACAGGAGTGCCGGATGCGACCACATCAATCACATCCGGCACTCAAAGTGGATCTCAATTGTGACTCAGCACAAGTGTGAGTTCTACCATCCTTCAGTCAGGACGGCATAGACGACATCCTGAAGCCTCTTCGTCCTGTTGACACTCTCCCAAGAAGGAATCACCGGAACAGCCATTCCTGCCTCCTGAGGAGTCATGTCGCCCTTCTTGTTGTTGCACTTCTGGCACGCTGTGCACAGGTTGCTCCAAGATGAACGACCACCCCGAGACCTTGGAAGAATATGGTCAACTGTCGCCAGAGACTTCGAAACACTCTTGCCACAGTACTGACATGTGTAGTTGTCACGAATGTGCACAAGAGAGTTAGCGATCTTGGCGTCAGGGTCAAACTTCCTACCACACTTGTGCTTGGAGACGTAACGGTTCAGGCTGACGACCAGTGGACGAGGAATTGACAGGTGCTGGCTTCTCACCAAGGACCCGTCTGAACGTGGAACAAGTGTCGCTGCACCATTAGCAACAACCAGTGTCACAGCACGAGACCATGCAACGACATCCATGACCTCCATTGCTGAGTTGACAAGAACGCTCTGTCCTTTGCCAACCATCTGCTCCAACTGAGCGATACTATCCATCGTTGTCATCTTGAACTCCTACTACATACCTCTCCAGGTGTTGACTTTTCTTTCACAAGAGAACGCCCTCAGGAAGGTCTTTCCAAAGGACGCTCAACGTCTCTATTATCGGCAAAACATTATCACTTTTGATGGCTGATGTCTTGCCTCAATATGGTCGTTGTACCAGCAATCATACCACACACCCTCATTCTGTCAACATGAACTCAGGTCTTCTACTCTGAATTTCGTGTGATAACCACCACTATCAAAGCAGATTGGGTGGGTCACTGAGAATGATTGCTGGTGCTTTCAAGAAAACTACTCCTCTTCCTCGTCCCAGATACGCGAGCCCTTCAGGTTCTTCCTTACTGTCTTCCAGACCTTCTTCTCAAACCCTGGCTCTCCTGGATTACGACCGTCAAGCAGACTGAATACGAAACCAGACTGACTCATCTTGGAGACTCTTGCAGCAATCTCCTTCCTGGTTCCAGTCTTGTCCAGTGACTCATACTGCTCACGTGCCTCACGGATAATCTTGTCGTGCTCGTTCTGAAACATCTTGGCAACTGGATCAAACTTGCGCCTACCAAGGTCACCAATCTTGCTGACACTGGACTCATACTTTCCAGTAGAGACCAGATCGAAGATTGCGCTCTTGCTCATTCCTGCAAAAGCCCTGTGTAGAGCCAGGTAGTCGTCCTGCTTGATCTTCACCTGCATCTGCTTGTCCGGGTCACGGTTGAAGATCCTGACCACAACACCTTCCTTGCCTTCACGTGGTGGCAGAGCAAGAGCCTCACGCAAGGTGCTGGCTGACATGCTCTCTGCAACCGTCCTGTCACCCCAGATGTCCCTATACTTCTGTGTGCTCTGATAACGACCAGTGTGCTTGTCAATGGCACCAATCATCCCAATGTCGTCATTGTCGTACTTCAGGATAATCTGGTGTGGCCCAGGACCAGTACCCTCAAACACGAAAGTGGTTCCAGGATGCTTGCTCAGCAGCGTATCCATTGTCTCACCAAGAGAGTCGTCCTTACGAATCATGTTGGTGTAGTCAATAGCCTGATCTGAAGCGAAACTACCCTTTGTAGCAACACATGGCTCACCTGTCACTGGATGACGGTAGGCGATCAGCATGGAGCCGTCACGCTTGTCAGTAACCTCTGCCGGAGCGTCAAAGTTCAGCAACTTGATCGACTCCTCAGCACCAGCCATGTTCTCCTCGTCACCAAACGCCCAACCAGGCTTGCCATCAGATCCAACCATCTGAGACAAGGTGTAGAACTTCTTCCAAGGCAACTGGACCACACGAGCATCGCTAAGACTCTCATCAGATGACTGGACAATAAGGCCACGTGCCGTCTTGGTGGCATCATTCCACTTGGCAGCATACTGAGTAGACTTGGTGTAGCACAGAACTCTCAGTGTATCATCGTCAGGATGCTTCTGCTGTGAGACATAACCCTCCTGAATCATTCTGTTCAGAAGGTTAACATCCACATACCTACCCAGTTCTCCACCAATGTAGTCGTCATTACTGGTGTCAGGCACAGAAGACCTAGACGCTCCACTCATGACGTTACTGCCATAGAGCATCGTCATGATCTCGTCCTGCTCCTTCTGGCTGCTGGCGTGAATATACGGGCATTCTCTTATGTCAGCAGAGCACTCCAGCCATCGTCTTGTATCTGAGTCATAGTGCTTTCTAGTCATCGTGAATCTTGTGTCCTTGCTCAGTTTTGTCAACCAATAAGTAGTCAGTGTATTCTGGGTAATTGTGACAATTATCTCAACTATGTTCCTACTACTTATCTATATAATAAAACACTAATGGCTGGTGCCTGTTCTTTGACACCAGCCATTAGCAGATTAATCTAACGATTGAACATCACTCGTTGAAGTATGAGAGAATGTTCAGCAGGCTCTGGAACAGGTTGATGATGTCCATGAAGATGTTGAGAGCAAGCATCGCGGCCGTCATCTGGTCAGCATTCGGGGTGTCACGAATACGCTGAATGTCAATGAACACGTAAAGTGAGAAGACAATCAGCATCGCAATGGAAATAATGAGTGACAGAATAGGCAGGTGCAAGAAGAACACGTTCACCAATGACAGGACAATGGCTCCAAGGACAATTGCTCCCAACTTGGTAGACCAGTGCTCCAGGCTCTTTTCACTGGTGTATCCGAGAACAGACATCACACCAAAGATGACAGCGGTTCCGCCAGCGGCCATGACAACCAGGTTACCTGCACCAGCACTGATGAAAACACTGACAGTACTATACATCAGCACACCGATAACAGCAGGAATACCAATGGCGAAACCCTTGGCAAGCGTTGGAGTCATCTTGATAAAAGATGATGCAATCAGCACACCAATTGTTATCAGAGCAACGATCTTAACTGTTGCAGGTGGGATAAGAGGCCCTATAACCATCATCGCCACAGCCATGATAGCGAACTGAGCCAGCAGCCAGTTCATGACACGACGCTGAGTGACAACAAAACCACTCTCAGCGGGCTGTACAGGATTGTAGATACTCAAAGTAAATCTCTCCTCATGAGATGTTGATGAATCTTGACTTGAAGTATATGACAGTGCATTGTGATGTGTCAATCACATCCGTATGTGCTACTGATCTCATATATCACTTTTGGGTGACATATGACTGTTTTACTGAGGGGATGAACACCTCAAAGAACTCCATCAGTCCATGTCGGTCCTCTGTACCAACAATCTCCTCAGTGGTAACAATCCTGCCAACAATCACAGGCCACTGGTTCCTGTACTTCCTGATGCCAGTCAGAGCAAGAACCTGCTGAGCAAAGAGTCTGGCGTCATAACCTCGAACAATCCTGGACACCTCCTGCTCACCAGTCTCAAGATCCTGCACAACCACATTGTTCTCGGAGACATGCCCGACACTCTCAGCGATACGTGAGAACACACCCAGCAACTCAGGATCACGCGACTCAGACAACTCGATCATGTCTTTAAGCATAGTCTCAATCAGGTACTCATTATCATCATCCGTGGCAATCATCTCAAACGCCTCAACAACCTCCTCAGACAGGCACCTCTGTAAAACCTTGGCTGAGTTCTTGAGCCTATGGGCGTGCAGTGAACGATCCAGAGAGGTCTCAACATACCACAGATGGTTACCAGAGACCTCAACAACCTGTCCCTCATCTGTCGTCACCTCATACATCGACTCTGGAAGGTGCTCGTCATACACCTCAACCACAGTCTCCCAATCATCATTGTCATCAGGAATCTCGTCACCAACCTCCAGATCCCCAAACCTCTTGACAACATACTCAAACTCGTCATCAGAGGCAACAACCTGTCCAGGAGTCACGTCATCAGGGACAGTAACCTGACTTGGCTTGAAGAACCTACTGACCAGTTTCTCTACTGGACGAAAAGACATGTACTACTCCATTCACTACCTAAGAGTACTCTGACACAATCTTACCAAGAACAAAGGAAGAGAATTACCTATCTAAAAAGTGAGTGCTAGGTGCACAATCATGCAAACACCTAGCACTCACTCATTCAAAAGTAACGATAGATTTAGAAGTCAAGTTCTGATGACATCAGTGTACTGAGACGATCCACAAAATTATCATCCCTGACATCAAACGTCTCTAAGTGAGTTCCATTGGAGTAGACATCAAGAGTTGAGACGTCATCGCCATCATACTCAGCATCAAAAGAGACCTCAGTGTCATTATTGTAGGAGGCGATAGTGGTCTCATCAATCTTACGACCAAAACCCTGATCCTCATATCCATCAATAAGCGACTCAACAAATGTTGCCATACACTATCACCTTCCACATCATCAAGAAAAAGAATGTTTATGCCTTCTCATATCATCCACTACTTCTCTGTAACTCTAACGGAAGCAGTACGTGCACCAAATAGTTTACCGAACTGCTCCTCAGAAAGATGCTGACGAGCAAGATCCTCATCAACCTTGTACTCATAGTTGCTGACAAGAGCCAACTGCTCAGGTGTCAAGTTCTTTCGCGCCTCAGTTTGGTTAACCTGCTGCCTGTTGTTGATAACCACACCTCTGTTCAGCGCCCTAGCAGGAATGTATGTATTTCCATCAGGATTATTCAATTTTGCAGCAGTCTTCATGACATTGTTCATAGAGCCCGTTGTCTTCTTTAGATCTCTGTACTTCATGCCAAATGAGGTCTGAGCATCAGCGTACAACTGCTGGTAATTACTTAGTGCTGCATCCATCTTGTCCTCATCCGTCTTTCCAGGAAGGTTGGTATCAGCGTTAACGACATACTTACCAACATCGTGTCGAGATCCTAGAACCACATTTGTTGTTTGCGATTTTGTCAGAATCTTGGCCTGTGTCTCCTCGTCAAGATGCAGCCTGACAAGATCCAGACTGACCTTTGGTTTTCTGGTCTGAATCTTTCTCTTCAAGGACTCTGGAAGAGTTTTCAGGTAGTCCTTATCCAACTGGTTTTCCTTGACATCAATAACCACCTTAGCAATTTCCCCATCCAACTCATACCTGGGTTTCTTTAGGTTGGACGAGGAAACAAAATCCTTCACAACCTTGTCAAGCCTCTTTCTTTCGTCATCAACACGAGACATCTGCTCATCACGATCAAGATAGGTGTCTGTGTCTACAACAGTTCCGTCACTCGACTTGAACCTAGATGACGGAAGAACCTTGGAGTTTTGCAAGATCTTCATAAGATGCCCATTATTCTGACCATCTGCAAAATCCACAGCCTTCTTGAGTCGTCTCTCAGCAGCAGAAGGGTTGGCCTTTGCCAAAAGAATGTCACCAGAGTGTGCTCGACGACTGATAACCTCGTTAGCACTGCGAATCAGGTTGTCTCTCAGAGCAGCATCAATCTTGCTCATCTCAACACCACGACGAACCACATTACCCTTCTTTGTAGGATGCTTCGTCATAGCGTTCTTACGTGGACGATAGATCTCAGCAAAAGCACCATGCTTAGACTCAAGATCATTGATTATGATCATCTTGACCTCATCGCGCGTGCTACCATGAAGAGCGGGTCCATAGCGACAGGCCCTCTTAGTGGCTTTGCACTCCCTGACCTGTCCGGTTGGTGTGGCATGGTACTTCTTAGCAGACATAGATAAACACCTCATCTAGAAAAAGCATGAAACGACTTTCACTATCTAAGGTGTTTATCTATAGAAAGATTCCTCTAAGTACAATCAACGAGGCATTACAATTCAGAGAGAAGTCGCCTATCCATCCTGATTCCCGTTGAGAGTGCTCTTGTATGCATCAAAGAAACTCAATAAATCGTTGTCAATCTTGTGGTAGTTCTTGTTATCGGGTCCAAGAGTATCCACACCTATCATACTCTCAATCTGACTCTTAAGAGAAACCACCTCAGACATCCTGGAGCGAATAGTTCCAACACGTGAGTCACCTCTGTCAGTGAAGCACTCACCAAGAATATGTCCAGAGTCTGCGACAAGAGAACGAATTGACTCGAATAGGTTTCCAGCATCAGCAAGCAGAGCAAACTTCTCAATGTTTCTGTGCTCGAACTCTGTAGATTGAGCAAGCGTATCCCTGAACACTCCAAGAGATTCTTGCACATCCTCATTAGACGACAGGGTACGCAAGTCATTCACTAGTTCTGCTGTCTTGCTTCCAAGTTCAGACAGAAGGTCATTCATTTCAGTCACTGAAAACACTTCCTTATTTTGTGTTCAATACCTATAACATCTTCTCTATGTTTGTTATTCACTTATCTGAAAGGACAAATCTGGTAGCTGAGATACCAGCCTTTGCTCCACTACCAACAGCCACAGCAACCTGTCTGAAATCAGGATCTGAGACATCCCCAGCAACAAAGAAGCCTTCAGTAGTAGACCTGTGAATGAAACCATCACTGTATAATTCAACATTCCCAGCAGCAGCGTGAGAGTTAGGGATCTGTCCTACCGCCACAAACACCCCAGAGACAAGATATGTCACCCCATCGGTTCCAGCCACCTCTGAGACCTCACCACTACCACTGTCCTTAATCTCAGCGACATTGACGCCCTCATGAACAAAGACGTTAGAAAGAGTCTCCAGTCTCTCAACAGCAGGTTTTGAAGCGCGCCACGAAGACCTTACAAAAACGTCAACACGACTGCACAGGTTGGCAAGGTATGAAGCCTCCTCAACAGCACTTTCACCACCGCCAACAACAGCCACATTCTCGTCAGCAAAGAACATCCCGTCACATGTTGCACAGTATGACACACCACTGAGTTCACTGCCTGGAACGCTTAGTTTCCGAGGCTCACTACCAGCCGCAAACACTACAGACTTGGATAGTAGGACTTCATCTGTGTCGGACAGATGAGTTTCAAAAACGCTGTCATTACGCTTGACAATTCTGTCCACAATACCATCAACCATCTGAGCGCCAAACATCTGAGAGTGACCCAAGAACTTCTCAGACATGTCTATGCCAGAGACACCAGGCATACCAAGGTAGTTGTCAATCTCCTCCGTAGAGGTCACAAGCCCACCAGCAGTCAGTCCTTTGACAACAGATGTAGACAGACCTGCACGAGACGTGTACAAGGCTGCTGAAAGCCCTGCTGGACCAGAGCCAACCACAACTACGTCCTTGATGTCTTCTGCTGCTGCCACAGAGGCTTTGACAGGATACTGTGTGGTGATGTCCTGTTCTGGTTCTAGTGCAGTAATGTTTCTGTCATCAATATACATAAAAACTCACCTCTGAAAGATAGCCGCAAGAGTAAACTAGGATCATCTTAACCAGAGGTGAGAGCAGAGGGATCGATCAACCTATAACTATCTGTTATAAGATTTGCTCAATCTGATTTAACTCACCCATAGTAGTACTCATCAGCAATTCTGTCACGCCTTCTGTCAGCATCAACCTTCTTTAGGTAACATCTGTGAGCGCTCATTCTAAACGCTTTGTCTGTAGTCTTAATGGCTTCTTCAAGAGCCTTCGTATTGTCATCTTTGGTGCTGTCGTTCTGGCTGACAACATCTCCTGTCTTCAGATTGACACGAACAGAGTATTCTCTGCCATCATTGTCAGCAGCACAGACATCGACAAAACCGTCATACTTGAAGTGATTCGGTCTGCTGTCAGAAACAGACACAGAGGTCAGACGAAGGCCATGTGAATTGAGTTTTCTCTGAATCTGACTGCCAAAAGCGTCCGTCTGATTGCTTGCCAGATGAAACGCTGACTTGCTATGCATGGTTGCGCTCCAGAAGTCAGCATCACTGAACTTAGCGCCATCTTTCTTGTCAGCAGGAAAACCCTCTATCGTATACTTGAAGTCGGATCCACTAGCGCTGCATCCTTGACGTTTTTCTCCAGTCTCAGTGTTAAAGTACTCTACACCACCATAAGGATTGTTGTAAGTGTAGTACATCTTGCTCAAGTCCTTGGTGTCACGAACAATCATGCCTGTCTTCGGGATGTCGAAGTCAAAGACCTGCTTGAATCCACCAACAGAGACAGACTGAATCCTTCCCTCGTCCATGTATCTATCATAAGTACTTTTAGCGAGATCAATCTTCTCTGAGTCATACCTAAGAGCATCTTTAGGAAGAGGTGGTTCAGGTATGACAGAAGACCCGCTCAGACCGTAATCACTGACGCCAGCAAGACGGGCTTCAATCCGATCAATCTCCTGTTGACTAGAAGCGTGCTCGAGTTGGATGCCACGTTTTCTGTAAGAACACTTCTCAACACCTTCACACTTCCTCCATACCCCGTCCTCAGGACTTTTGTGTTTGCAATTAGGCATGGCATCAACCTCTACTCATATTGTATACTTCTTGTATTCTATCTAATCTTTGAGCACCTACAACGATCTCTAGATATAGAGATCTGTGTCTATTGTATAGATTGGATTTACAAATTGAAGTATCTATCTGATTACCCAGAACTTGTAGGAGAAATTCATCCTACACTCAACAAGAAGGATCTTGACCCTCATGTGATTAGTGCTGGATCAGGAGTTGTAAGAATCTGGTGGATTTGCAAGGAAATGCACTCTTGGGAGTCGGTCGTCAGAACAAGAGTTAAAGGTTCTGGTTGTCCTTATTGTGCAAGAGTTAAATGTTTGTCTGGATGGAATGACCTTGGAACTACGCATCCAGAGATCTCCAAGCACTTCAATAATAACAGGAACAGTATATCTGTTTCTGAGATAACAATTAGTCATGAGAACAAGTTATGGTGGACTTGCGATCATGGTCATGAGTTTTTATCTACAGCAAAAAGTCTCTTAACAACAAGATGTCCTGTTTGTGTTAGTTTTGGTGCGCTTTATCCTTCTATAGCAGAAGAATGGGATCTAATTAAGAACAAAAGAGAGCACAACTATAGCAACAAACACCCAGAGTCTCCATTTGATGTTAGGCCAAAGTCTAACAAAAAAGTTTACTGGAACTGCAAACAATGCGATCACAGTTGGATTGCGTCTGTATCCAATAGAGTAGGAGGTAGGGGTTGTCCTAAATGCAGAAAAACAAATATGTCCCAAAACCTTAAAAAGAAAAAAGCACAAAAATCTCCTTTGGGAAGTGTTCAACATCTTGTTGACAGATGGGATTATGAATTGAACGATCCAATAGACTTAAATACAATCTCATCTGAGACACCAGACAAATACTACTTCAAGTGTAAGAATGGCCACTCTCTACTTTATAGTGTACGAGATCTAAAGAAAAACCCAGACAGGTGTAGAGACTGTAGAACTTCTTTTATATACACTAAAGATTTAGATGAGGAACTAAATTGTGTATTGTGTGATGTAGAAATATTCAGATTCCCGGTCACCAGAAAACAAGATTGGAAATGTATTAAATGTGAACATTTGTTTAAAGACAGACTATCAAGTCTTGAATCAAGAATGAGAAGATATGGTTTTGCCTGTCCATGCTGTGCTGGATGCACTCTGGTTCCTGGAAAGAACGATCTCAAAAGCAGGTACCCAGAAATATGGGTTACACTAAAACACAAAGAAGATCAACCAAAAGAAGATCAACCAATTGATCCAAGATCAAAAGAGAAACTTGAATGGATCTGTGAAGACAATTATGAGCATATATACTCAATTCCTGTTTACAGAAGAGTTCAGGGCTATAGTTGCAAAATATGTTCCACAATAAAGCGATCAGAAGCCAGATCTATATTAAGCGCTAAATCTAATTTAATACCAGAGTGGATTTACTCTCTAAGTGCAGACAGAGAAAGTCTCAAAAATATAAGTGCATCATCACACAAAAAGATAGAAATTGTATATCCTGAATGCAATCACTCCAGATATACCTCTCCCAGAAACATTATTAATCACCCAAAATGCCCTCAGTGTAGTAAAGGCGATCCTACTAGTAAAGCAGAAATAGAGATTTACAAGTATATTAAATCAATCACATGCGACATATCCATTATTAATGGAGACAGAGAAGTTCTCTCTCCAAAAGAACTGGATATATACATCCCGTCTATGAAATTAGCTTTTGAGTATAATGGTTGCTATTGGCATGACAAGAAGCGTTATTTGAACGATCTACTTAACAATACTTACGATTCACCCGAAAGGCAAAAGGTCAAAGATTGTATTTTAAAAGGAATTAATCTGTATCATATATGGGAAGACGATTATTCTAAATACAAAGACAATATACTTAAACATATAAAACATGTAATTTTTAGTCACAGTACTTCATAAAAACAACAGCCCTTACTTTTAATGAGTAAGGGCTGTTGTTTAGATAAAACTTACTCTTTCGATCCTATCCCATCCCACCAGACCACCTCATTAACCCTCAAAGACTTCTTAACATCTATAACAGACTGGTTAGATGATCCTCTAAACCTCAAAGACATGTCGCGCTGTAGAATCTCGAATCTTCCGTCAACCAAGACATCAACATACTGAAGTAATCGAGTCTTTTCTGGATCCTGCATAATCTCATCCCAATAGAATCCTGTCCACATCCAGACAGTCTTGGTATCACCAAACTTACTTCTGAATGCTTTCAGTAGACTCTCAACTGCTTCCATATTCTCAAAAGGCTCTCCTCCAAGAACAGAGAGACCAGAAATAGAAGGGTGGTTGCAGTCGCTCATAACCATGTCAATAGTGCTTTCAGTGAACTCTTCACCCATACGAGGATTCTGAGCCGTTGCAGACCAGCATCCTTTACATCTGAAAGAGCATCCCGAAAAGAAGATGGATACCCTGACACCAGGACCGTTCGCTGTGTCAAACTTGCTGTACCCAAGAAAACGCGACATATTACTTCGTCTTTCTGACTCTGACAAGAACAAGGGTGTCAGAAGCCATGGCCTTACCGCCACCAGTACTTCCAGCAATCAGAACCATAGGGCTTGCTGACGCAATGTTGTCATCAAACTCAAGACCATGCTTCTTAGCGTAGTCCTTCTGCTCTCCTGCAAGGTCAAATCCAACAACATGCTCAACCTCACCTGTCTCTGGATTCGGAATAGCCAGAGAGGCTTTCTGAGAAACTGTGAGTCCGATAGGAAAGAACGATGGAGCAACACCAGGAGTGTCGATGTAGTGTGCTGACCAGTGAGCGATCTGTGGTAGCGGAGGAACAGCATAGATTGTCAGCACACCCTTGCTGCGGTCCCATCCTGGATGCTCTGGATCGCTGTCGTCAGGAACGAATGTTCTCACTTGACCGAAGATCTGGTTGAGTTGCCTGAGAAATCCTTCGCCTCCCATCTCGTGATCGAAGTTGTCTGGAACGTTAAACTGGATCCTTACAGCGTCAATCTCATTCTCCCACTTGAGAACCTTGATAACCTCACCAGGATTCTTCTTGAACTCAAGGCTCTGCCCAAGGCGTTTTGAGGCGATCTCGAACATCCTGTCAAGAGTGCTCTTCCTGGCCTCGACAACTGGTTTCGCCATGCTCATTCCGACAGAGACACCAACGAAGAACAAGAGCGATCCAGCAGCAAGCATCCACCACGAGGTTCCAAACGATGGAGAGACAAAACATCCTAGCCCAATGAGCAGAATCAGGAAGAAGACCTGCTTGTTAGTGATACCGCTCTCAGGTGGCTCTTCCTTATCCTCCTTCTTCTTGGATCCAAATGAGGCTAGGCGCTTGTCTTCCTTGATAAGGTAACTCAGACGTTCCTTCCACTGGTTCCAGATAGGCGGCTTGATCTTGTCCAGCGCAGCAGCATTTTTACCAGCCTTCTCAATCAGTCGGTCTGTCACCATCTTCTTGTGAACCACTGCAGCAAGACGAAGAACTATAGGCATGACAATGACATATACTGCTGCGAGTATACCTGCTTGTGTCAACATGTATCAGTTAGACCTTCCTCATAAAAACTGACCCTAGAGTTAACATATCTACTCAGCGTTTAGGATCTAACTTTGTCAGTGCTTGGTGATCTCAACAGACTTCATCAGCGCCTCAGCCTCTTTCTGGCTTCCTGTAGTCACCATGACACCAGCCCCGTCTCCTGTTGCGATAACGACTGCTGGCGTCCTGCTTCCAGAGGCGTCAGTGGTGATTGTTAGCGTTCCAGCAGCGACAGTGTTTGGCTTACCTGACTCCTTGTAGTCCAGTCCTCCATCCAGCAGACGACTGTGAACAGCATCACGAAGAGCGTAGATCTTTCCATTGACGTCATCCTTGGAAACCGTTCCAGAGAAACAGAAGTCTGTTGGATGGTCAACTGTGCAGGCAGACTGTGCTGGTGTGTTCTTGAATCCCTTGAACGAGATGACGTACCCTGATGACAGCGTGATAGATGACTCAGAGACATCAGCCTTTACCTGAGAGGCACTTGGAGTAGGAAGGTCCTTCAACTTTGAGGCGATGGGGTTCTCAAAACCACCAACAACACCACTGCCAAGAACTGCTCCAGGACTTGCTTGCTGGTTTACTGTTGCTGTAGGAGTAGCACCGGACTTGGGAGCACTTGGTCTGGAAGCCATGTAACCAAGTGCAACTATCACGACAATACCAACAACAAAAACGGTTCCAGCAAGAATCTTGACCAGTTTTGCTCTTGCAATGTCCTTAGACAGAAAGTCAGTGAACTTGCTGGCACTAGGAAGATCCCCGGAAGAAGCCTCTCCGTTACTGAACACGTCCTTGAAAACAGGATTCTTAGGTGTCTTGACAGACAGAGATCTGTTGTCTTCCTGAGGAGATTCTTGATTCTGATTCGACATCTGAGAGGAATCGGTACTCTCTGAGAATGAATGTGGATGACCTATAACGCTCTCGTCAAACGAAACAGCAACATAGTCAGACACAGTGTCAGTGTACTCAGGAACTGCGAAATGCTGCTGACGTGCTGACTCAACATCCTCCCTTGTAGGTGGCGGAGGAGTTGGTACCGTATCGCCACCCATTCTTGAAGCCACTACTGGTCGCCTGCCAACAGTATTTCCGTCTGTTCCTCTGATGCTCATAGAACCATTCCTTTTCAAATAAAATCTCTGTCTCATATGCCATCTGCTCGTGAATGGCTATGACAGAACAGGTATATCTCTACCTTCTATGTTAACGAACAATCATCTCAGAAAAGCAGATGAACCATGACTTCATCTCTCAGAAATCATGGCTCATCTGCTACACCGGTTTTGCATCATGACTACACCAGCAATCAATCACCACCCTTAGTATGATCGACTTATGCAATCACTGGCTAAAATGCCTGTCAGAAAGGCGGGTCGTCCTCGTCAACAGAGTCAGCCCAGTCGTCACCGTCACTCCAGTCGTCTGAACCGAAGTCATCATCCTTGGCCTTGGGGGCAGCCTTCCTCTTAGCAGAAGCACTGCTGCCAGATGAACGACGCTTAGGAGAAGCACTGGATCCAGAAGAGTTCCTGGCCTCACGGTCAGAGTGAGCAGGACTAAAGAGAACCGACAGACCAGTCTCCTCAACCAGGATGAACTCACGTCCAGGGTGCTCGTCACCGTTCTTGTCAGTGTATGGGTCACCAACATTCAACTGACCGTAGACAAAAACACGGTCACCTTTCTTAAAAGACTTCTCAACATAGTCGGCCTGCTTGCCCCACACAGTGCACTCACGCCAGATAGTCTGCTTGTCAACCCATTCACCAGATGAGTTCTTGGCGCGTGGTGTATATGCAACAGAGAAGTTGATGACACTACGATCATCCTTCCCTACAACTCGCTTCTCTCGAATCTGACCAACTGTTCCAAAAAACAACTCCATTGGAAAAGCCATGTTTCAATCCCCTAAATGTCTGTATCTTATACTTGCCTACTCATGCGCATGTCATGGCTTGAGCATCCAACAAAGGCCGCTGGTTGTTGTTCAGAGCCCTCGTCTGTGTACATCTTAACGACAGATCTCCCAAGATAGTGATCTGGGTCTCATCATCTTGGGAGATCTGTATAGTTATGTGATTTTGACAACAAACTCACTTGTTTGGCTGAGGCCATGAGTTCGGAATAGTGACTCCGTTAGGAATGACAGGTGGCTGAGGCTCTGCTGGCTTATCTTGATCCAGGATCTCATCCTTCACTGGCGGGTTTGTGCAACCTGTTGGCTTGTCTGGAATCTTAGGGTTGCTACCACTGTCAGCAGTAGGTGTAGGAGTTGGGTTGGAGTTTGGGAACCTCAGTGCAGTTGGTGGAGCAGTAGCACCTGGAGACGGTGTTGGGGCTGGTGTCTTTCCACCGTTCTCTCTAGCGGCCCTCTCCTGCTCCTTCTTCCATGCCTCACCATACTGCTGCTCCCACTTGGCAAGGTTCTCGTTAGCAGTGTTGCAGGCAAGAGTCTCCTGATCGAACTTCAACTTAGCAGCCTTCTTCCTGTCATCAAAGGTGAACCAGTCGTTATGGTCTGTGACATACTGTCTCCACGATCCCTCGATAAGAGAACGCTCGTTGTTGAGCCAAGCCCACTTGTCATGCACAGCATTCACCTGTGAGACGTACCTGTTCCACGAGTCAACCTGTGAGACATAGTTGAGCATCGATCCTGACCAGTTGTGACGAGCCTGCATGTATCCAACAGCCTTGTGGTTGGCGTCATCCTGAGCCTTACCAATAGACTTCTTCTGAGCGTTGGCAAGTTCACCAGCATTGTAGACAGGCATCTTCTGACCAGACCATGCCCATCCGCATCCAGGACCATTCATGTCCTCAATCTGATAGGTGGCTGTCTCACTGAAGTCAGAGTTATCAGAAATGCCTTCTGGACGTGTTGGCTTGGCGACCTCCCCAGGCAAAGAAGGGAATCCATCAGGTAGCGGTGCTTCAGGCTCCTCAGCATCAGGATTGCTGACACTCTGTAGACCTTGCGGTAACGGGGTGGCCTGATTGCTGGTGTCAACCTGAGTCTTGATGCTCTCGCTCTTCTTAAGCCCACTGTAATCGTTGGGATGGTAGAACAGGTTCCTCAGGCTGTCAGCAGATGTTGATGTCAGACTCAAGCACTGAGTAGCCCTCAATGTCTCAGGAACCTTGGTCTGGTAGTAGGACAGCAACTTGTCTCTCATACCTGAGTCTGATGCGGTTGCTCCAAGAATCGCGTCACCAGAGACCATGACAAATCCATTACTGAACGTGTAGACAGTCGCATCTGAGACTCCAGGCTTCTGATCAAAATCCTTCAAGCACTTAGACCACCTCTTGACATAGTTATCGAACTGCGCAGCGGCTTGACCAGCACCATACACCTGAGCAGTAACTGTGACACCAGATCCTTTAGCGGATACTGATCCAGCAACAGAATCAGGCACCTGCTCCTGCTTGCAGACATCATTTGGAACAGGGTGCTGAGGCTTACCACCAGACACTAACTCCCACTGAGGAACAGAGGCGGGGTTGTCAGTAAGCAGCGCCTTAGCCCACTGAGTGCCAGGAGAGTCTGACGCAGCCACGTTCTGATAAGGTGATGTCGTCTTTGGTGCTGACACAATCTTCTCATAAGAGTTCTGACCCTGACTAGCCATATAGACCACCAGAGCAACAGCAATCAGCACAGCAATGGCATAGAAGATCTTCTTGTCAAGAACCCACCTGACAGCAGGAAACTTGATCTCTGGATCATCTCGGTAGTCAGAGAACTTCATTCTCCTTGCAACCTTCTTACTTGCAGACACCTGCGACTCCTTACATCTATCACCAGTACTGCTCGAAAATATCCCTGTAGCAAAAAATGTCAGGTAGTGCGAGCAGAATATGCACTACCTGACATTCTAACAACGTGACCAGAGATCCTTCTGCTAGTCGAGATGAGTTTTATCTATGGTTGCTTATTTTCTGATGCTGGAATCTCCGAATCAGGGGCTGCCTTGTCGTTCTGGCTGTTGACATCTTGACCAGACTCAGGTTTGTTGCCACCGCTGTTCTCCGTGTTCTGGTTCTGCTCAGACGAGTCCTGAAAGACACCCGCCTTGTTCTGCTCTGAGTCAGGTTGACCTTGTTGTGAGTTCTGTTGCCCGCTCTGCTTGTGCTGGGACGATCCACCGACCTGAGTCTTGTTGCCAGAGCCGGGATTTGACTTGTATCCAGAACTGCTGTCTGGCTTGCTCTCAGAGTTCTGGTTGTTCTGAATGCTGCTGTCCTTGTCCGATCCAGACTGACCCTCTGATTCACTGCTGTCAGATGTACTGTCATGAGATGACTGCTTGCTTGCAGAGGATGCTGTGGATGGCTGGGAAGACACTGACTTCTCAGTACTTGATGTCTCTGCGGGTGAAGATGATCCACCATTCTTCTGATGTTCTGCCTCCAAGTTGGCAATCCTCTCTTTAAGAGCGTCCACATCAGCACTGTTTGTTGTTACTATGGTCTTGTAGACGGGCTCACCCTTGATAGCACTGACAATCAAACATGTTGCTCCAATGGTTATGAACATGGTTGCCATGAACATACTGGTGTGCCTCAGTATCCTCTTAACCTTCCTTGGATCAGCGCTTGTCAGCCACTCAGGAAGGACAGAAACAATTTTGCCCATCAGAGTACTCTTGTCAATTTCTATGCCCTCAGAATCGCTTACATGACTCTCTGCTAACACACTGGATCCGTTATCTGTGCTCACCTCGCTTCCAACTACTGGAATCTCCTCTGTATCACCATCCTGTGTACTACCAGTTGAGAGCAACGATGACGATGACACGGTTCTCTTAGCGGCTGCGACAGCGTTCCTGGAAGTAACAGAAAGCACGGCACGATAGAACTCTGACGCAATAGCAGTAACAACAGACGCCATACCAGCAAGAATCAGGCTGGACACGTAACCAGTAAGGTATGAGGACAACAGAGCCACAGTAATTGCTGCCAGTGCTGCCCCAGCAATCTTGAACACACTGAGATCCAGGCTTCCAAAGAAACTCTTCATCTTTCTCATGACTATCTACCCTCTCACCTCCATAAAACACGCCCTGTAACTCTCAGGAACAGGTATTAGCATCTTGTCTGACTTCTTGTAGTTGACAAACTGGTGGGACTGAGTAACGATCTGACACCATTGCTCAGCCCCACCAGGCAACAATCCTAAACAATCATATCATCTAGGATTGTCATAACATATCACCTGTCATTCTGTTGTAGATCTAACAAAGTTGATGACAACATTTGTTGACACAGTACTCGGGTTGTCGGTCCCTCCAATAATCCTACCATCAATGTTGTTAGTTGTTCCAGTACCAGTGTTGTCCCTGAACAGGTCCTTGGTGCTACCACTTGTGTCTGTACCAAACGTTGAATAGCACTTACCCTCGATAGGTGCTGTCTGCTCAACGTTGTTGCGTGTGACTGCATTGAACCTGCTACCATCACCACTGGTCTCAAACCCGATCTTTGACGGGAACGTTGTGCTGACCTCTGGAGCGTACTCCCACTTGACGTTGAGAATCTGAGGCTTACCCTCTTCTGACGCCCAGGATGCACCAACCTTGAACTTGTTGTAGAACCCATCCATCACACTGGCGGTGCTGTTGGAGAACAATCCCTTGTCCCAGTTCCTCTGGTTAGCAGCAGGTGTCTGTCCCGTACCGAAGACGTTGACACCCTTACCACCTGAGCCTACAGCCTCCATGGTGAACTTTCCACCATTCTTTCCTGTGGTGTCAGGTGTTCCCTCGGACCAGCGAGACACTGTTGTGGTTCTTGGTGCAGCACCGTTGTAGTGAACGATGTCGGTGCTCTTCGGGTACCATGTGTCCAGCCTGATTTCACGCATCTTGTTGTCACGGAACATCTCAAAGGAGTTCGTTGACAGACCCTCGGACTGAGCACCGTTCAGACCACCGTTACCAGATGCTCCTGAGGTTCCCTGGTTACTGATGGCGTCATTCTTGTCAGAGGCACCAGCGTTCTTGGCTGAACTGGCTGTGCAGTCGAACGGGCACTCCTTGTCGAAGAATGAGATGTGTCCTGATGCAGCGGCGTTTCCGTCAGGATTGCTCGGGTCACCAAAGTCAGTGTGAACAGGCTGGCTGCTTCTCACCTGGGACTTGGCGACTGCTGAAAGACCACGCTCGGAGTCACCAACACTGACGACCTCAGCGTTGGTTGATGCAATCAGAGCGTCAAAAGCATCCTTGTTGCAGTGGACGGAGAGCATCTGGAAGAAAGACTTCTTCTGCGGGGTCTGAGCATTCTTGGTGACTCCCAGTGCACCAACACTGTCCTTAACGGTGTGCCAGTTAGTACAGGAAGAGTTCTGCCAAGCGTTCCACGTACCCCAGTAGGAGTTCCATGTCCTCTTGTCCTTGCACTCACGCTGCTGGTAGTGGATGACAGTTCTAGCCACCTTCAAGGTTGCTCTGGTCTGGTACTGAGAGACATCCAGGATTCCACCCTTGGCGAAAGCCTTCTGGTTCTTGTCACTGAGATCCACAGACGAGTCAAAGGTGCCGGTCTTGTCCTTGTTTACAGCCTCAGCAACCTTCTGCCGAACCTCGCTGGGTGACATCTTGGCGCCTGTCACCAGAGAGTCATAGAGTTTCCCAAAGTTGGTCTTAGTGACCTTGCTCTGAGCCTCAAACTCTCCGTTTCCAGGGTACTGACCATCAACCTTTCGTGGAGTGACAGTTGACGTGATGGCATATGTATTTGTCACGTCATATGTGTCTGTATCACTGGTCTGCCTCTGCTGGACATAGTTACGCCACTCGTCAGCACGAAGGAACGCTCCACCACAGATGACCGTGTATCCTGGCTGGGAGTCAACCCTGTTCCCGTTGCTCCAGCGGTCCCAGGACAGGAACTGTGTCACCTCACTGCCTGTTGGTGGACGGCCAGAGACCGAGTAAGGCCCTTCGATACTGGCACCAATAGACATTCTTGGGCCGTGTGTCGCTCCTGTCCAGTTGTGCACCCAGAACCCGCTTGAGGACTGGACCCACCAGATGACATTTGAGCGCTTACAGATGTTGATGTCAGCACCAGACCTCTGCAACTTGCTCTCAAACGTGTTGCCCTGACCGCTTTTGGCCTTGAAGACGTTATAGGCGTTTGAGCCGGTTGCGCTCACCCAGTAGGCACTGTTGACGGTTCCGCCACCAGCCCCACCACCGAGACCACCAGAGTTGTCAGACGCAGCCGCTGTGGGTGCTGACAGCCCCAACCCTAAGGCGGCGACCAGAAGACCGATAGCGCCAGCCTTTCCGAAGAATCTTCCCTTTCTCATGTTTCAGTCATCCATCCTTAGGGATCCTGAGTCAATCAGTACCCTGTTGCTCGTATTGTTTCCATATTCTTGTGTGACCGCCGGAACAAGGTTAAGAGTCAGTGTTCCTGTTCTCTCAACCTTCTTCTGGTCCTTGGTCCATGCAGTGAACTTGACCTTTGCCTCATATGTTGCAGTGTAGTTCAACTTGGACTCGTCATATGTGAAGGTCGTACTGCTTGATGTCACCTTGCCGAACCATCTGGCAACATCTGTCAGGTCGTACTTCCCGCCATAGTTGTCAGAGTTCCAGTCAGCCAGGACAGGAACGTACTCACTGTGAGGCTTAGCAGAGTTGGACTCAGACCAGTTGCTTGTGAACAGGTCTGACAGCAGTGCTGTGTCAAACTCGGTGTTGGCCTTGTACTCGGGATACTGGTAGTTCTCCCATCCACCGAAGACAGGGTTGAGCAGTCTCTCAGTCATGATTCCAACCTCAGCACTGAACTGCTCCTCGGTCCAGTATGAGAACATGGGGTTGGGTGTACCATCCTCCATCGTCTGCTTGTCAAGGTCAGAAGTGAACCCTGCAGCCTCTGACGGAAGAGTGCTTGCGGCTGATGCCAAACCACCTCCGTCAAGAGAACCTTTAGCCACCGATGACAGGATGCTTGATCTCAGGTCATCGTTTGGAACCTGACTTGACTTGTCCTTACCAGTAACCTGTGCTGTGTATGGTGCCGCCTGCCACTTCTCATGCTCAAAAGGAATGGGATTCTCTCTGGCGAAGTTCTGAGAAGCATTAGGATCGTCTGTCGGGACTGCGACCTGACCAGCAGAAGTCACCTCGGCTGTCGCTGAGGAACTGGCACCGGGCTTGGCGTGACCAAAATGATGCAGTGACGAGCCTAGGAATACTGTTCCTGTGACAATACCTACTGTCAGTGCAGCACCAAGAGATGAGAACAGGATAATCTTACGCTTCTTGCGCTTGTTCTCCTTGTCAATCTCGTCCTCGACAACAACGTCTTTTGAGGACGGACTGCTATCACTAGTCTCACTCAGGGTCTCTGACAGCATCTCGTCAGCCGTGAGTGAGTCATCACTAGCGAACGCGCTCTTTTCCTTGCTTCTCATTGGCAACCTCATGCTTGAAGAAATACTCTTGAAATATGTTCAAATATCAAAACCTGTGCCTTTGTTTTATCTGGCACAGGTTTTATCTAATAGTGATTCAAGAATAATAGACTATAACGAAAGTATTGCTATCACAAGGAAAGATGACACGATGAGCGGTAAAGCGAAAATAGTGCTTGCTTTCTTTATAACATTGTTGTACTCATCTTCAGACAATTCTTTCTTTGCCCTGTCTTTTTTCATCATCCTGTGCCCGTTTGACCAGAACCCGCTGTACGTCTTCCACAGAGAGACAACAGACAACACAGCAAGAGACACAAAGATGTAGACAAGAGAGTAGTCCATACCAAGATACCAAGGGAACATGACACTTCCACCGAGTAGTGACTTGTAGTTGTCTGTCCCCATCCTGGTTCCAAGCAGACCAGCAACAAGGACTATAACCAGCATTGACACCAGAGACGACACAAGTACTGGGACCAGAAGAAAATCATTGCCAGAGAGATGTGCTATCACCATCTTTGCTGTTGTAAGAATAACTAGTATACCACTGTACCTGAGTGGATCAATCTTGGTAAATCTTGCCAAAAGCAGCACAATGACAATGAACGGGAACTCGAATGAGAGCACAGGAGAGGATAGAATAGTAGTAAGAGATGACATGGGTGAATAGAGTTCTTTCTGATTTAAAGTATAGAGAAAATGATGATTTCAACTTGCTGACGAAACTTCAAACAAACAGAGAAGTTCTCATCCTCCATTAAAGATTCTGTCCAACTCATCATCATCGTCGTCACTCATGTTCTGTGACTCGTAGAAACTCTTGTTGCTCTCCAGGAACTCGTCAAGACTCTCATCCTCGTCAGAGTGGAACACGGAACCAGAGGCCACTTGTCCTGTCCCATAATCGCCATTATCTGTTCTACTAAAAGAGCCCATGGGTGTAGAGACAACTCGATTTGAGGAGTGTGAAGGAATACTGTTGTCATCATCCATGTAGACAGCCAACTGATTCTTCAAGTTGTAAATCTCTTCTCGCAACTCATCATTCTCACGAGTCAGTAGTGAGACCTGATCGCTCATCTGACTGTCAACAACCTGCTCATATCCCTCAGCAGATCCACCTTTGGATAGACGATTGTTCTCATCCTGCAACTGTCTAGTCAACAGCCTGAGTTCCATCAACTCGTTCTCAAGATCGGCGATAGAGTCTGTTGGCATGATGTTGATACCATTGGCAACCTCAGCATCAAACTTCAGATTGTTGGCATCAACCTGCAACCTGTCAATCGTTGACGCCAACTGAGCAACATGCTTGTTCCTGAGTTTAAGGAGATCAACAAGTTCCTTGGTGCTCTTTCTAGCGCGGTCCTTGAAAGCCTCAACCTCGCTAGGCTCGTACCCTTCGGGAATCTGGATCTGGAAGTCGATTCCATCAAAGTCCTCAGGAAGCAACACAACGTTACTGACCTCAAACGTCGGAGGAATGTCAAGAAGTTCCAGCACGTCCTGTATACGACCTTCCTGCACCGAAGGAACAGGCTCACCAGAGGAGGGCATCATCTTATGATACTCCTCCTCGTGCTTACTGATAACCTCGTCAGCAGTGTCATCAGGGTCTATGTGGAACGACTTGCCAAGGTTAGGTATCTTTGACTTCAGTCCACTCATAACACCAGAGCGACTGTTCTCCTCGTCTGACTCAGGAAGGTCCTTGTCCGTCTCTGAGATGGTCTCCTCGCCGAATCGTTGCAGTCTCTTTTTTGCGTTGTCAAGAAGACCCATAAGTATTTTCCTTCACTGAACTTACTAATAGTGTGCCAACTTTATGGCGAAATATCATTGTTTTAATGATTGCTTTGATTTATCAATAATTTCCTGTAGGCTCATTTCAACAGGCGTGCAGGTATTGCTCTCAGTAATCTGTATCCAGAACTTGCCAAAGATACGCCGAACCTCATCATAGTTCTGAAAGTACCAGAGACGATCAATCTCCTCATCATCAACAAGATAGATTAACTCATCAGGAATGAATGAGGGAGGATCAATACCAAGTTCAGAGTTCTTGACGTCATGATGAATACGTATACACTCATTCAGTGCAATCATCTTGTTCATGACATAGACATCAGACATACTCACTCGTCATCACTCTTCCTCTTGTCCGAGTCGCTATTATTCTCATCGTTCTCTTTTGAGTTCATCTCAGCAAAACGCTTCAACTCAGCCCTATCAAAGGAATCGAGTTTACTCTCCTTGACCGCCTTGAACGTCTCATCAAGATCAGCCGAGTACTTCTGTCCAGTGTTCTCCTGATACCAGACAACCCAGGCAGCAACATATGTCATCAGTACATAGTCATAGTTCTGTGACGCCCAAGCAGCCTGCAAAGCGTTCTTGTCAACATATCTTTCAATTTCTTTTGGAATCTCAGCAGTGATGGTTGTTCTAGCATTCTCAATCTTATCCGGCTTCTTTCTGTTAGGGTTGTCAAACTCAGCATAGTTCTTAGCCAGAACAGCATTCTCATGTTCGCTAATGTCATTCTTGACAATAGCCATCATTCTTCTGAGTTCTGCTTCTCCCTTTTGTCTTCTGCCTTCCTTTGCGTTCTGAAGTACAGCATCCGTCGTGTGAGCAAATTCTTCACCATACGCTGACTTGTACGAAAAGCGCTTGCGGTAGGCGTCAGCAATCCTCATGCGCTGCTTGTCCTTCTCACGCTTCATGTCCTTTATCTTGCGCTCTGTCGGACGAGGGAACTTGACCTCATCCACGTCTGGATCATTGATGTCTTCCAGGCACTGTCGGCAGATAAGGTTACCATTCCCGTCTCGACCACCAATGAACATCTCTGTACCACGTTCGTCCATCTCGTAGTCCAGTTTCTTACCACACTTGGCACAGTACTTCTCACCAGCAAGAGGGTTGTTCTTACCAAGTGCTGTTGCCTGCTCATCATATGTGGTCTTTAGATGACGCAAGCCCTTGGAGCGATAAGCCAGGTTGCTGATTTCCTGGCCTATACCAGCGCCCATACCTCGTGTAAAGGTTCCTCCAGCCTTCCTAGCACCAAAACCTCCACCAAGAGCAGACGAGGCGAACCTTCCGCTGGTCTTCAGTGGCGCCATAGTAATGTCTGCTGTCTTCCTGAAAGCAGCCTTAGCAGTAGTGCTCAGGTCGGCTCCACCAAAGTTGACGGTAGAGAATGCGTTAATAATCTTGTTTCTTCCTTTGAAGATGGCAACGGTAAGGATCATCAGCAGGGTTACCATTTTTCCCCAGGAAATGGTGCTTGCCATGTCAAGGATGTTGGACACTAGAATGACATTCACAATCAGCAGGAGCGTGGACATGACTCGTGACGAGAAGGTCTGCCACACCATTCCAGCGTACCCTTTGAAGATGTTCCATCCAATACCTGCCCAGCAGCCCAGCAGCAAGAATATGGGCGCAAAAGCCATTGCTATCGTCATTCCCAGAGTGTAGACGGCTGTCAGACCACCTAGAAGAATCAGGCTGGCACAGGCAATCAGGGCAATAAGAATCGAGGACAGCGACGAAGTATAACGACTTCCAATAGAGTTACCCACCCATGTGTCCCAGTAGGCAAGAGGCTTGTTCGCCTCCTTAGGCGCCTTGTACTTGACAGCCTCAGTTGCTCCAGACTTGTTAACCTGAGTGTCCTCACTGACCTCCTCCTCATCATAGTTGGACAGAGCATCAACGATACGGTACCAGTCTGGCGCTACACCATTGACTGGAACCATCTTCTTACCGTCACCATCAGTGACAGCATGAGCACTCGTCTGAGCAGAGACCTGGTAGACACCCCAGTTATTGATAGTCTTGTTGGCGCCTAGTGGGACATCAGCGTGACCGACCATCTCATCATTGGCGTTACCAAGTTCCTGTGCACCTTCTGGAGCCCAGTCGGCCTTCTTTCCGTTGGCCCACAGGTTGTTGTAGTCTGTTCCGAACTGTCCTTCTGTCCAGGGCTTGAAGAGAAGGTTCTGCCACAACTTGCACCCAATGACGCTCTTGATGTTCTGAGCAGCCTCGTCAAGTTGCCCCTGCTCATCCTTACCCTTGGAGACGAGCAGGTTGGAGTTCACCTGCCCTACATCTGTTGCACACATGTCTGAACCGCCAAGCAGGTTGGAGTTCATTGAGGACAGAATAGCGGCCTCAAGGATAACAGCAGCGTTGTTAGGGATAGTGATGTACTGCAGAGGGTTGAGACTGATGACAATTGCCAGACAGAACATGGCAATCGATCTGGCAACACCTGTGACTGACTCTCGGTACTGCTTCTTAACGACACCAATCCAGAAGATCCAGCAGGCAGTCGCAATGAAAGCAAAGGCGACCAGTGGTGTAAATACTCCGTTGAACAGCGAGGTGAAGACACCGCTCTTTCCGCCAATAACACTATCAAGACCAAGAGTTGTGACAACATCTGTCAGAGAGAAGTTGATGAAGGCAATTGTCAGTGTCACAATAATCTTTGTTATACTGAAGATTATGTTGGCTATTGTGTTGAATGACGCAGCAACAATAGGATAGGTCGGATTCGCTGAGAACTGCTTTGTTCTTACGTCCTTGGAGTTACCGATGTCCTCCCAGCCGCTCCTTGGCTCAAGACGTGTCTGATAGAACAGACCAGCCTTAGGGTCACTTGGCTCACCATCCTTCTTACAAGCATCAATGACAAAATATTTCCATTCGCCTTGATACCCAGAAAAGTTCAGCCCAGCAACACCAAAACGGTCATAAGGATTGACATAGTTACCACCATTTGGAACACCCTTGGTTCCACTATCCTGCTGCTGTCCTTGTTGCTGGTTCTGCTTATCCTTCTCCTCCTTTTTCTTCTGCTCCTCAGGAGTTGCTGCAGCCTGAGGATAGAGACTGTAACCAAGAATAGCCTCATTAACCGTCTTGAAATCAGAGCCTGTTCCTTCAAGCAGCCAGTTCAGACCCTGATCCACGTCATCAATACCGGAAGTGACAGCACTCTTTGAACGAAGGTTGAACTGCAGATCCTTGGAGTTGGCGTACTGATAAACCTCTTTCGCTGACTCGGGAAGAACCTCACACATGAGCCACTGCGTCCAGTCGATAGCCTCAACCTGCTGTCTCCTGTACTCCGCTGACAGACCTCCTGCAACAGAGGCTACAACAACGAAAAAGATAGCCATAAAAGTCATCAGACCAGATAGTACTCCTCTGTTCTGGCGTGAGGTTGACACCAGCACAGAAGACTTACCAGAGGTGTCAGCATACACTGCTCCAGGAGATTCTTTTCTGAGGATCATTAAGACTTTCCTCCGGTATCTTCTTGCTTCTGTCTCAACTCATGGAATATCTCTACTGGTATGTGGAAGCATATACTATTTCATATAGAAAGCAAGAAAGAGAATGGCAGTTTGTTATTCTGCCATTCTCTTTCTTGTTGATTATTGGTTTATTAGTTCAAATCTTCTGGATCGTCTTCTTCGTCTCTGTATCGGTCATCTGTATTACGATCCCAAACTTCATCACCATTAATGTCCGGTTCGAGTTCAATCGTTGACCTAAACGGATCCTCGACCTCAAAGTCAGATTCATTGAAAATGGCAGCCGCTCTCAGTTTACCCAGAGCCCGCTTCTGATCGACAGCCCAGTCTTCCTTACTTGACTTGTAGGTCTTGTCAATCTTCTTGACCATCTTCTTTACTTCCTTGTCCTTGGAGCGATCAAGAGAAGACTTCTTGTTCTTGTCCTTCTCCTCTCTTGTCTCGCGGTCCACAAGTTCCTTGACGTTCCTGGCCTTGTTCCTGATCTTCGGCTCATCTGCAAAGTGTGTTCCAATCATGTTGGTGTCCTCTGCACGCATCTGCTTGGAAAGCCTCTTAATCTTCTTACCTGGAAGGTTAATGTGCATCTCACGCTCAACATCCTGGAACGTTGGCTCAACTGGACGTTCAACCTTCTGGCCCGTCACAGGATCATACCTGAACACCTCCTTGACACCGTGCTCGTTGAAGTCCTCGCGCTCAGGCAGAGAGTTGTAGTACTCCTCAGCCTTCTCGTAGTCCTTGTATACCTTGCTCTGAGTAAGGATGTCATCTCTCAGTGCTGATGCGTACTCGTCGTTGTCAAGTTGCTTGGAACCAACAACCTCACCAGCACCCATACCTCTGTTGAACGTGTCAAGACCCTTGAATCCACGCCTTCTCTGCTGGTTACCAAGTTTCTGTCGTTCAATTCTGCTTGCCTCATGAGCAGACCTGAACGGGTTGGTTCCAGTAAGAGTACCAGCGATACCTCCGGCTGCTCCACTGACAGCACCACGACGAACCATGTCAACACGGTTCTTGACGAATGAACCATTACTCATTCCAGGAACACCGCTTCTGACGAATCCTCCTGGATCCTTCCTGAACCTGTCAGCAACAGTAGGTGCGTTGAAGGCTCCTGCTGTGCTGGTGAAGATCATCTCCTCAACCTGCTTCCTGAACATCAGGAACAGCACACAGACGGCAGCACTGAACATGGCGCAGGAGATGTAGGAACTACTTGCTGTTCCAACACTGGCGAGAACCCTGAACATCACAGCCAGCATAGTAACCAGCGCCACTCTCTGAACCATAAGACCAGTGATTGTGCCGATGTATCCCTTCAGCATTCTTCTACCAAAACTCAGGATTCCGACAAGGAACATGAACGGCATGATGAGAAGCATCATAGTGCTGATGAACGTGAGTTGTACCTTGGCGGCGCTGAACGCTATGACTGTCCATGCACCAAGAATACCCATCAGTCCACCAAGGAATGCTGTTCCTGCTCTGGAGGCGTAGTTGACACCAGACCAGTTGTCAAAGAAACGGGTGTACGAGTTGCTTCCGTTACCCGGTCCCGCCTGAGCGTCAACAACACGATAGAAGTCTCTGGACACCGATCCTGTTGGCTTGCTGTTGTCATTGAAGTACGCTGTACCCGAGGTCATTGTCTTAACCTGGTAAAGACCCCAGTTCTGCTCAGTGACACTTCCGCCCATGTTCACGCCAGCATCACCAACAATCTCGTCGTTACTGTTGTCCCAGGCGTGCTCCTTACCACTTTCCTTGGCATAGAGGTTGTTGTAGTTAGTACCGAACTGACCGAACAACCAAGGGTTGAAGGCAAAGGATCTCCAGTTCTCACACATCAGTGAGCGAGTACCCTCAGCAGCGTTGAACGTCAAAGGATTGTCATTCAGATCTGTTCCAGGATCTGTTGTGTTCGTTCCTGTAGCGGTACACAACTCATCCGTGGCGTTGTTACCAGCAGAGAAGATTGTTCCAACAATCGTCTGCTCCACCTGTGCCGGAATAGTGTCCACTGCCTTGACAACACGCGCTGGTACAGTCATCAACAAGGTACCTGAGCAGATAACAACAACTGTCATAGCAAGGTTGATGAACTGCTGCCTGAAGTCCTTCTTGACTGCTGCTGACCAGATTGCTGAGATAGCGGTCAACATCACCATCAGCACAATCAAGGGGAAGAAGATGGAGTCACGCATGTACTTGATGGCGTTGACAACAATGTCTGTCAGTCCCAGTTGAGACAGCAGTGGTGAGAACGACCACGACATGACCTCGTTGCTGACCATGGTGGATGATGTCGCAACACCGAGCCAGAATGACGAGATGTTGTCAAATAGAACGTTTGGTGGGAAGATGTTTGACAACACGTCTGTGTTCAGTCGTGTTCTTCTGGTGTCTGGATGAACAGTCGTGTCATCCTTCGGGTACCCATTACCGAAAAGGCCATCCTGAATTGGTGGTCTGAGGTAGCCACACTTAGGGTTGTGGTTACCCTTGTGGTCGAAGGCGTAGACGAGAGAACTGTTCTCATCTCTCATGTCTGTTCCGTCTGAGTTGGTGCACACGAAGCGGTTCCATGGAGCGTTGTAGTTCTGACTTGGGTCAGCACCGAACAGTGCCGCCAGAGCACCAGTTGTGAACAGATTCTTGATCCACTCGGAGTTGTTCTTCTCCTGCTCCTTACCGGTAGCGTTGGACAGGGCTGTGTTGTACTTCGTGTCCCACTCGGACAGGATGGTGTTGACGATGTTGTCACGCTGAGACTCGTCACCCTCTGTGGTGAACTCCATACCATACTTCTTGGCAGTGTCAAAGGTGGCCTTGTTGGCAGCAACCCATTCCTTCAAAGTCTGCTTCTTGGAGTTACCACTCTTCTGCCAGTAGTAGTCACCGTCCTTCTTCAGTTCCTTCTCGCTCTTGACCTGAGAACCCTTGCCGTCAGGAGACAGGGTGTTAGCCTGCAACTTGCACTCACCCTCTGTGATACCTGTCTCGTTGGCGTTCTTCTGCTCCTTGTTCTCTCCGTTTGAGCGAACCAGACACTTCGACTTCTCGTCCGTTGGTGGATCCGGTTTCTTGAGGTTCTTGAGTTCATCTGGGGCATTCGCCTTATCAGGTTCAGAACCAAGAATCAGGTTATACAGGGACTGCTTAGCCTTGGCCGCGACTTCCTCAGCAGTCAGTTCACGAGCATTGTAAAGTGTGGCACCATATCCAACACGATACCACGCCCAGTTGTTGAAGACATTCTGATCAGACGTGTCCATTATGACCTTGACAGCGGCCGCTGAGGCTCCCCCAGCGAAGTCAGTCCAGAAGTTACCGATAGCACCCAGAATGTTTCCTGTGCTCAGTCTGTTGATAGCGTTGCTTGTTGCGGTCTGAACACCATTGACAACACCCTTGACAACTGCTGTTGCTCCCAGTTTCAGACTGTCCATGAACCCGAAGTTGGATAGAGAACGGGCTGAACTCATAACCTTAATGTTGTCCCACTCGCCAAGATAGTTGGTGTACCTGAGGTTGTACCCAAACAGTTCCAGCCCAGTGTACTTTGAGGCTCTTTCGGACTCCTTAACTGGTGCACCACCCTCAGGAAGAGTCTCAGCATCTGGAACACCATCAAACACCCACAGCAGGCCGCCTTTAGCGTTGGCTACCTCTGCGTTCTGTGGACCAGTACTGATGAACGGATCCAGGAAGCCCTGCATAGCCTCAGTATAGAAGTTAGGAACGTCACAGTTGTGGTAGTAAGGCGTTCCTGCACCTATAGAGCCAGTGCCGCAATTGAACTCTTTCCCGTCATTGGTAGCGTCAGCGGCCTGGTTGATGTATCCTGTACTGAATAGACGTCTGACGACATAGCCGAAGTTGTTGGGATCGTTCTCTCCATCAGCCTTGTCAATAGTCTTGAACAGTGATGTCTTGCCGTCATCATCCTTCTGTACATAGGAGTTCGCTAGACCGGAGACCTCTTTCTTGTAGTCATCCTCACTGTCAGCACGAACCAGAGAGCCATTACCACTGTTTGCTCCTGAGTGTGTTGTGTCAACAGCCTGCAGGCCAATACCCAGAATCATGAGTACTGCCATCAGAGACATCACTACAGCAGTAAAAGAACGGCGCCTGTTACTGGTGAGCGACACAGAGTCATCCGTTGCACTCATGTACACAGATCCGTTGCTGGTGCCTGAACGGCCACTAAGAATGCTTTGAAATCCTAACATTACAGCCATTTCCCTGTTGACATCGAATTAGTGAAAAATATCGAGGTAGTGAACTAACGGATTAGAACAAAAAGTACTGATGCTCTCAGAGTTTTAAGAACACCAGTACTGAACAAGAATGTGGTTGAACTATCTAGTCACTATCAATGGCATAAAGAACCGCCTTACACGTATCCGGTCTGCTTCCACATATAAGACAGTCGTAACCGTATCTCTTGGAGATTTTCAGGTAGTTGTCCTTGAAAGTCTTCACCTTCCTGAACCCAAGAGCAAGCAGCAGATCCTCGTTTCCTATCAGAGGAACACCTGGTTCAGTATCACGATTAGGAGTTCCAGGAGTTTTCAGCATGATCTCAATCCTGTCAGCACCATAAGCAGACATCTTCCTGAGGACACCAAAGGTCAGCAGAGTTCCAAAACCTTCTTTACGATATGCTGTTGACACACATACACAGTCAATCACGCCAGTGATGTAGTCTGATCCATCCTTCATCTTCTGATGGTGGTAGTGATAAAGAGCAAACCCGACAAACACGCCATCGCTAATCTTGATGATGAGGTGATAGGTCTTAGCATACGAGAACAGGGATCTGAGAACACCGACACCAAGAGACTCGTTTGCTATGTGTTTAATCTCTCGTGGTAGAGAGGAGTAAGTCAGTCTTGGTGTGGTACGATCTGTCATCTCCCAGTTTCCTTATCTTGTCTGTCCACACTGACACGTGTGAGAGAAGGTATGTTCAAACTGGAAGAAATATCGAGATCATCAGGTAGGAGATTACCTACAAGTATGACATCACTCAGTACCATACTCTGATGACATGACAGACGAGTAGGATCCTACACCATAGAAGACAGCGGTTCTTGCCATCTCGACAATGATCTGCTTGTATGCATCATAGAACTCGTGAATCGGAATGGACCCGTCAACACCATCCTCGTCAACAACCCACTCAACACGCTTCCTCAGCAGCCTGTCCGTCTTTGACTTGAGGTTCTCATCAGGAAGGAAAATGTCTCCATCTCTGGGAGCACCAGCAACCACGTTCACGATTCGTCCGCCGTCCCACTCACTTCTAGCGTTGTCTGACACTCCTCTGAGCAGTTGCTTCTTGGCATGATAGAGAACCCTGTCTGAGTCATCTCCATTGAGAGAGACACCCCACTTCTGCTGAGCGACAGCCAACTCGCTCTCCATCTCCTGATCCACCAGGTGCTTGAAGTCCTTTCCAAGGTCAATATGAATTGTGACAAGGTTCTCATATACTGGTGATGCTGGGGACACGTTGAAACCTCTTCATGAAGACTAGATGCACATAAACTACCAAACGAGCGATCCTGATTTTGAGGATGACTCACGTGTGATTCTAACAACAAAAACAACCAGAGTGATTCCACATCGTTGAGAACCTGCTCTGGTTGTTTCTTACTGTATTGAGGTAGTGACCTATATCCTACTCATCGTTGTCCTGAGTCAGTGAGTTCTTAAACCGCGACAGCGGACGAATACGTACAGCCTGTCTCTCAGGAACACTGATGTCATCGCCTGTACGGGGATTCTTGGTTGTCCGAGCAGAAAGAGTCACTGTCGAGAAAGCCATGAAGCCACTAATCTTCACCTCTCGTCCTTCATTCAGAGAATCAGTAACCGTACTCTCCAAGGCACTCAGAACACGCTCAACAGCAGCCTTCTTCTCTCCTGTGGCGCTGGCAATAGTGTCAATGACCTCAGGACGATTCATTGGGGCAGTCATAAGCAACTCCATTTTAATGAGATTCACAGAAAATTCAAGGTGAAATATCAGTTTGTCCGCAGCATCAAGCGTTTTTAATCATCGCTTCAGTCATTTTCAATCATTCAATCTTCATTGAAGCCCTAGTGTGTCGGGCCTCTGCAAGAATCGGGTTGTCATCATCAGTGCTGTTGTCAATCACAAAAGCAGGAGCAAGACCCTCACGTGCACGCTGCTTTGCCTCCTCAGCCTCACGAGCCGCCTTCTCTTCCGGATCCTCAAGAGTCGGCAAAGAGATGTTCTCCATCTTACGCTGCTCAATAACGCTTGCCACCAGGTAAGCAATCATACCCAGAACAACAACTCCAACAATAACAACAACTCCATAAGCAATGTAACCCCGAGTCATGTAGTCAATCATAAGTACTCATTCCTTCAAACACTTGCATTCTTCTACTCTGTTCTTGCGGGCGGTTTCAGAGCAGATCAGACAACCCTGACAACCTTCCTGCCTTCAAACAGAGCCTTGACATAACGATTGTAGTTAGGCTGATAGTTAAGCACACTTCCGTCAGCAGAAGAAAGAATCTGATCAGCATTACTGATAACACCACGATTCTCCTTCACAAACTCCACGAACGGACCAAGAGGATCGTTCATCATCTCCTTAAGCCTGTTGAAGGTCTTCTGGTACTCCTTCTTAGGCAGAGAGTCAGCAATCTCCTTCTCTGTCTGTGTCATACTGAGCAGAGCGCCCATCTCATTCTTCAATACTGCTCTTGCTCTGTCATTTAGGTTGTACGACTCCACGAAGATCCCAAACACCGTCTCACCAAACGGCTTGTCAGACTTGAGAGCAGTTCTGAGATCTGTCAGGTAGTCTTCAAGAGGATCCATAAGTTCCGTGTACAGGAAGGACTTCTCGATAATCTCCTGCTCCTCAACCATCTGCATTGTCATGTTGGCGTTCGAGGCAAAACCAGACTCAGGGGCGTCCTTACGACTGACCAGACCTTTCCTGTCAGCACGTCCAGAGTGAAAGAACTCCAGAACCTCCTCATTGGTGGCGTATCTACCCAATTCGTCAGACAACTTCTTCCTGACGGCAGCCACCTTCTTAATCTTCTGAAACCTTGATGGTGGAACCCCGAACGGCGCCTCTAACGCAGCAAGTTCCTTCTTGGTGTAGGTAATGATCCACTGGAACAGATAGTTCGTTGCTGACTTGTTGATCTTCTCAGGATCAAAGTGAGCAAGACCTTTCTCCAGACCGTTCATTGCGGCAGCATAGAGAATGTCTTTCAGGTCATGACGAGAGTTGCGCATGTGTGAGGTTGTGATCATCTTCTGAATCTCACTGATAGTCAGAGGCTTGCACAACTCAGCGATGCTCTCACTGGCAAGTTTCTTCCATCTGGCTCTGACCTCAAGAGCGCTACGTTCATGTGGAAATAACTCGCCTCCGTGCTCAACAAGAATCCTCTCAGCCCGGCTCCCCTCGTGGAAGTAAGGAACATAGTAACGTAAGGCGTCAGTGGTCAGACGAGGATAGTCCATCTTCTGAGGTACGGTCATACAGTATCCTACCTGTCACAAACTTCTAGGAATGGATCTACGTACAGCAGACCTTGACACACCCGTTCCAGAAGAAACTGCCTGAGATCCGCTAGATAGTGGCCTCTGAGTTGGGTGCAGGGGATTAATCTCGCTGCTAATACTTGCCCCTGTTACTGATCCGTGTGCACCAAACCTGGTCTCAAGAGGAGAGGTGATGAACTCAGTCACGTCAATGCCCTGATCCATCATCTTCTTTCTCATCGCGTCAGACATGCTTCCAGGACGATAGAACTTGTCAGTCTTCTCATCCCACAGATAGAGTGGAGACGAACTGATCTTGGCATCCTCGGTGTTGCCGATTGTTGCAGTCACTTCCTGAATATGGGACACACGACGACGACCATCAGAGGTCTTGACGAGTTGAACAATCAGATCAATCGTGTTACCGATGCTGGAGTTGATGGCTCTAACTGGACGACCTGGAGCACCACTCATAGCAAACTCGGTCATCTTTGTCAAACAGTTCTGTGGATCCTCAGCGTGCATAGTGATCATTGAGCCACCAAGACCAGAGTTAGCGGCAACAAGGAAGTCTGCGAACTCTTTTCCTCGGACCTCACCAACAATCACCTTGTCAATTCTCATTCTCTGGAACTGTTGAACAACCCACGACAGAGAAGCGATGTCCTTCTCCTCCTTACCTGGCTTCCACAGAACAGAGTTCAGGTATGAGACATTCGGCTGAATGAGGTGCAACTCAGGAGTATCCTCAGCGACACCGATTCTCACATCATCAGAAAACAGTTTTGTGCAGGCTTCCATTACCGTTGACTTGCCTGCTCCGGTCGAGCCAGAAAAGGCCATAGTAAGGCCACTTTTTACAGCCGCCTCCATAAAATGAAACATCTCTGTACTCATAGATCCAGTGGAGGCAATCTGCTCTAAAGTTGTCAATGAGGCAACTCTGTTGGTAATAGTAATCTGCGCTGTCATACATGCCGGTGGGAGCACGATAGTGCATCGTCCAGCAACTTTGGTACCCCTGAATCTTGCAGACAGATAGCCTTCAAAAAGGTTCCCATGAGGATCCCATGGGTCTGTGCACCTGACAAGAGGAGCCAAGTGTGTGCCAATGGATTCCATGTACTCGTCCTCGTTCTTGAAGACGATGTTCATGGGGATCCTCTTACCTCCACGAGCCATAAAGAAGGAGTCAGGACCGTTAGCGGTTACCTCTGAGACTGCTGGATCTGAAAGAGCCTCAAGAACACTATTCCACTGTTGAGGAAGTCCTGCAACCATCTTCTGTTGCCTCTCCTTAAAAGTCTGCTGATTACTCCTTGCGAATATCGAAATCGCCTCATGTAGTAAAGCATTGGTAACACCTAAGATAAATATGAATGAATCCAGGTGTTTTAATAATTTCTCGTAAATCAAGCACACCAAAGCAGCACATAAAAAAAGACAATTATTCAACAGAGTTAAGGATACACGTCTTTTTGATAATTAGGCAGTAATCTCGACAACCTTATCACTGTGGGCGTCAATGCTGTCATTGTGAGCAATCACAACAACCTGACCCTTGCACACTTCCTTGATGGTCTCAATAATCGCCTCAGCACGAGAGTAATCCTGTGAGACAAGAACCTCATCAAGAATAATCAGGTTCCTTGATGTTCCTCCATTCAGAAGCATTGAGATGGCGATGCGCAAGGCGATAGCAGCAGCAGACATCTCACCGCCTGAAAGCATTCCAACAGGTCGCTTACGTCCATCAGTAAGAACAACTGATGCATTGAACTTCTTGTCAATCTCAAGCCGGACGAACTTTCCTGACGTGAACCTGCTGATGAGATCTGAGGCGTACTCCTCAATGACTGGAACAGAGTCCTCAATCCTGGCCTCCCTGAACCTCTCAATGAGCCCAGTTGTTGATACTGACTCCTCAGCCTGCCTGAGCATGTTCCTGTACTTCTCTATCTCCTTGTCCAAGCGTTCAACAGTCTTCTGCGACGACTCCAGCCTGGCTCTGAGAACGTCCTGCTCTGACTCAACCTCTACCACTGCAAGACCAGCCTTGTGAGCAGCCTCCACAGCCTTGTCAACCTTGTTCCTGAGCGACTGAACCTTCTTCAGTGAGACGACATCTGTATTCTTGCTCTGGTTACTGAGTCTGTCAATCTCAGCGTTCTGCTGCTCAATCCTGTCAGAAATCTCTCCTGCTCTGTCCAGAAGAGACTCATACCTCCTTCTGATCTCATCCTGTTCCTTGGCCTTCGCAAGAATCTTAGTTGCTGACTTCACCTCTGTCTCAGCAACCTTGATCTGTGCAAGCACCTTGACACGCTCATCCTCGTCGGTCTTGATACTCTCAGCGGTCTTCTCTCTGTTTTCAATAGCCTCAATCAGAGAGTCATACTTACCAACAGTCTCCTGCAGCCTTGGAACAGACCTTTTAGCACCAGCGACCTTCTTCTTCAAATCACTGGCTGAGTTCTGGCACTCCTCGATCTCCTTGTTCAACTTGTCAAGAACCACACTGATACTGTCAACCTTCTGCAAGCACGTCGGGCAAGTACCTTCGCCTCCTGTCAGAGCGTCCACTGCCTTAGAGAGTTTCCTCTCCTCTGACTCATGCATCCTGATACTTGCAGTACTCTCAGAGACGACTGACTTTGCCTCATCAATCTTGTCAAGAGTCTTCTGTCTTCCCTGTATCGCAGCGTCCAGATCCTTGACACTGGAGATGCTTAGGATTCTCTCAAACTCACTCAGGTTCTCTCTTGACTCCAAAAGACGGGAGTCAATCTCCTTCAAGTCTCTCTGAAGGACAGAAAGTGTGGAACGAGCAGAAGACAAGTCCTCCTGAGCGTCATCCAGTGACGAGACGACTCCACCAGAAAGGTTCTTCATCTCTGCTTTCAAGGCATTCTTTCTTGTGACAGTCTCATCAAGATCTGATCTCAGCGACTCCAGTTGAGCCTTGGCGTTAGACGTCTTCTGTCTGATAGACTCCTGCTGCTCATACGACTCGTTTGCACTATTGTACTCACAGGAAACCGAGTCCTTGTCGCTTTGCGCCTCCTGTTCACTGACTCTCAGAGCAATCAGTTTCTCCTCGTTGCTGTCAATCTTGGATGACAGTTCTTCAATCTCCTTGTGCAGCCTTGTCGCCTCGTCCTCGTCAACAGATGTTGATGCTAGAGACTTCTTGATACTTGTGCTCTCCTCTCTGGCCTTTTTGAGCGCCGCTGTGGCAGACGAGATACCAGTCAGTTTCTCAATGACCTGAGCGCGTTCTGACGGACTTGCTGTCACCAGAGAGTCCACCTGCTTCTGCTGAACGAGAACAGCAGCCAGAAAGCCCTTGCTGTCCATCTTGAGGCGCTGTCTGATGTAGATCTCAGCACTTGTGACAGACGACCCTGCCTTATGGGTGTCATCACTGAACACAGGGTCAGAACCATCCTCAGTCTCAGGTGCCTCCCACACGTCACACTCAGCCGATCCAGACTTTGAGACAATACGACGCTCAACCTTCATGACCGTATCATCCACATTCAGAACCACCGAGGCAAAGAACTTGTCCTCACCCCACTTGGCCTGATCTCTCATAATCGCTGAGTTCTTGGACACACCACGTGGCTTGACTCCGAACAGTACCCAGGCAACGGAGTCAACGATACTTGACTTTCCAGCACCAGTAGCACCACGAATAGCCGTCACGCCCTCAGAAGCGGGCTTAAACAGAAAGTTCTCATGATGACGGATGTTTGAAAGGCTGACTGACCTGAGACTGATACTCACTGAACTCTCCCTATGTGCAACAACATACTCTTGTCAATCTTAACCACAAAGGAAAGATGTGCTGGATAGATCAGTGTTCAAGGTAGGAAAAAAGTAGTCATGGCTGCGAACTACAACAACCATGACTACCCGTTCAGAGTGTACCTAGAGATGCAACTACTTCTGGCTTGCATCACTTCCGGTCTGCTGTGGATGAACACCACTCATTGATGATGACAACCTGATAGCATCCAGAAGAGTGTACGGCGCGAACTTCCACTGTCCATCAACATAGACCATCTCCAGAGAAAACGCTGGAGCATTGTTGGAGAAGACCTGCAACGGAACATATGCTGTACCAGTCTCAGAGTCAAGATAGACGTACTTGTAAAGGTCACTGGACCTGGCTTCAATCTTTCCGTCATTGTTGCCGTCAAGCAAGGAGGAGACCTTGACAAGAGACTGATAGGTGGTCTTTCTCAGGTCATTGTCAAAGTCGTTAGTGAACCGAGTCAGTGAGTCAATGGTGGACATGTCAGCAAGAGTGCTTCTGTCTGCTGATGAGTCCTCGAAAGCCTTGACTCGATCATCTGCTGACAGGTTCGCTGAGTGCTTGTTCGCAGCAGTAAGAAGAGTAGCAGCCGCAGCCATAGCAGACGCCTTGTCCTTGTCAGACGATGCTCCAGACACCGATCTGGATACCTTCTGAACCTGCTGGCCTGAACCCGAACCGCCTGACTCGTTCTTGGAGATGCTGACAACAGCAAGAGCAGCCGCCAGACAGACTATCACAAGAGACATCAGCACTGTTACAATACCCTGTTTTGTTCTTGTATATGCAACAAATTTGTTAGGGTGGATAACAGCCTTTCTTGTAGAAGTCTTCTTAGCGGAGACACCTCCAGAAGAACTCTTTTCAGGCTTTGTCCTTGTCTTGCTTGATGGCGACTTGCTTCTACTCACTGGCTCTCCACATCGCTTTCGTCCTGGTCCTCTTCAACATCTGTCTCAGTACTCTTTGCTGACTGGTACTTCCTGTAGTCGATGTACATAATGACGCCAATAATCAGCATCGCTATGATCCATACAGCACCTACAGCATACCATCTGTATGGATAGAGTTCTATGAACTTCGGGAGCCAACTCATCCCAGCACTCTTGACCATTTGCACAAACTCGGCTGTCAGACCTTGCTTGTTAAGCCAGACAATGGAGTCACCCAGGAACGCTTTTGCCCTGTAGTCCATCCACGCCATGACAAGAGTTGTGACAACAGGGAAGAACATGACTATAGATGACCAGAATGTTGGGTTTCTCCAGAACCGTACTGGCTTGTCAGACTTCTTTCTGGTTTCTCGTACATCGAGACTTCTGTTAGATTTTTCTGTCTTGTCAACATTCTTCTTGTGAAGACTGTCCTGTATGAATGAAGCCTCTGACTCAGATAGTCTTCGTCCTGCCATCTTTCAACCACCTCAATAACCACCAGAAAAGTCTTCTATTCATGTCATTCTTTTCTGTGCTGGTATATTCTTGCTATTACCTGAATTCCCTGTTAGTTACTTCTGTAGTCTCTCTCCAAGAGCCCTCACAAAATCAGCAGACAGTGCGTCTATCTTCTTTGTGTTGATTTCTGAGGCATCCATCTGATCTATCAGAGTATATGCATCATCAAAGTTGTTTGTACTGACAGCAGCATCAATAACCGCCAAGGAAAGTTTATGTGCCATGTCTATATCATTGGACACAACTCCAAGACCGCCCATAACACCTGACGTGACGCTGGTATCCACCAGTTTCTCGTCAGACTTCTCGTCCCATGTCAGTGTTGTTGCCGCCTGAGTCTTCATCCAGATACGGTGCTTGTCCTCCAAGTCAGCGAAACTCATAGGACTAATACCCATCTCAGTAGCAATCTCGTCCCCAGCGAACGTGGTCCGGTCCTTGAAGCGCTTCTTCAGTCTCTTGATGGCCTTAGAGCGTCCTCGCTGGAACGTACTGAGTTCCTTACCAAGATGAGCCTGCGGCAGGTCATACGGCCAGCGACGAAGAACGTCATCAAGGTACCCTGAGAACGGAACAGCCTTGGACTCGTCAAACTTCTCAATGGCCTGAATCACCCACAGAAGAACCTGCGAGTTCCTGTCCTCATCATCTGGAAGGAAGATCTTAATGGTATCCATGCTGCGCTTAATGAGACTCTTTCCAAAGCGCTTGTAGAAGAGGACCAGACCCTCCTTGAACTCATCAGTGAAGTCCACCATCTCACGTCTACGAGCCTGAACTTTCTTGCTCATCGCAAGGCCATGCTTGGACAGAATCTCGTCAGCAATGTCCTTCACGTACCCCGTGGAACCACAGTACGCCTTCCATAGTCCCGGCTCAATCTCACAGACTCTGGCAATGCCCAGAAGAGCCTCACGAATCTCGTCGGCAACCTCTACCCCGGAACGGAATGACACGATACCTACATCACGAAGTGGAGCAGCCAGAAAACCCTCCGTCTCAGTCATGTTGTCCCACACCCTTGGAGGAAAGATGAAGTCAGTCAACTGCCCAGGGAACGCCAGATCTCTTTCCTCGTACCACTCAAGAACCGACTCCAACGGGAACCGGAACGACTTGGCACCTGTCGTCGCCTGAACAAGGCTGCCGTCCGCAAGATGAGCAGCAACCCAGTCAGCGAGTTCATCCTCAGTACATCCAGACATCTTCCTCCACTTGGGCAGGGAGTACCACATGCCGTCACTGATGATCGCACCAATACGGAAATCAACAGGCTGCTTCAAAAACTCATTCTTAGTGTATGTAATACTGATAGTCACTTAACATCCTCCAATACGGCACGCTGAGTGAAGTGAGGCATCATGCTTTTAGAAACTGACAGAACATACAGCAGGTTCAGGAAAAACTCTCTCTGATCCTCATCAACCAGTAGAGCAGGCTTACGGAACCCGACAACTATCTCACTGTTCCTGTCACTCTCATCAGGAACGTGAAACACCTTGTAGAACTTCTCTGAGAAGAACATGGTTATATGCTCATTCACTTTTTTAAGAGCCAGCGACACGTTCTCATCAGGGGACACATGAAACCCGATGTACACCCACGGATCACCCTTGGTTCTCCTTTTAGCCATCAAACACCTCACAAAGAACTTAAAACATCAGGAACCATGGAACATCTTAACAACACACACGAGCACTCAGTTATTCTTGCACAAGATACACATAAGGTGGGTGCCTCTATCTTGTCAGCACCCACCTTATGTGTGATAAATATACTCTAGAACGACTTGAACATACTCCTCATCTTATCCTCGTCAATCTCTCTGTGCACATCGTACAACTCCTCCACATCTGCTGGAGACATATTGTTGATGAACGATCTAAGGCCACCGTATGGACCAGTGTTCTTGTCGTTCCTGGGCTCAAAATAGTCCCCTTCTTTACCATTTACTCTTGGATCCTTGATTCTTCCTGATCCTGTTCTTACAACCCCAGGAACAGACCTGTCTTCATATTTGACCCAGATGCCCTCTTTGTCCTTACCAATACGAATTCTAGTTGTATCCTCACCATAATACTTCTTTAGTTCTGATGAAAGATTACCTCTAACTTCTTTCTGATATTTTTTACGACTATCTTTAATCTTTGACATGCCAGTATCAAAGCGCTTCTGTCTTTCCTCTGCTGATGCAAAAGAGATAGAATCAATGTCTCCTATCGGTATCTGGCTATAACGTTCCCTAATAAGTACATCTTTTCTTCTAGATGCATCATAGGTTTCTTTAACAAGTTTCCTTGTTTCAGCGCTATCATGGCTGGTCAAATAGTCCCTGATTTTTTCAGATCTTTCGTCTGGTGCTGAATAGTGTTCAATGTCTCCTTGTCTGTTTAAATCAAACTGGAATCCTGTCCCAAACTCATTAAAGTGACCAGTGATTCTAGTACTACCATCACTCATAGTACTAACCTTGAATCCTGACGGATCGATGCCAGACCCTTCAATAATATTTTTACCAATAACCTCTGAATTCCTTGCTAATTTACCTGTCTCTTTACCAACTTCAGATCTGAATACTGACAGACGTAGATTCATGTATGCACTATAGTCGTTAGGATAGTCAAGCACCTCAACACTCTGTTCATGTTCCTTGTGGTTCCTTGCTCTAGCCCAGAACATATTTCCTGTCTTTTCGTTAACTACTTCAAAGAAGTTAGGATTCTCTTTTGAAAGACCTATGATCATTCCTTCGCGGTAGTTCTCGTCATAGTCCTCACTGGATATGCGAATGCGTGCACCAGGAATAAATGGCGTATCATCCATAAACCTATATTTATCATCTTCCGGCTTCAAAACACCATACTTTTCTCTAACCCCATCTAGATACTGGACATCATTGATGTAATCAGGATCAATTTTCTCAGTCATCTTTTCAAGAGTACTAAAGACCTTCTGGGAGTCAGCATCCCTTTCAGATCCTTGTAGCCCATCTCCTACACCTGCACGTTCAGCATCAATAGCCTCGCGCTCCGCCTGACTATAGGCATGAGGAACATCCAGCCCCTGCTTCTTGTAGTCACAGTTCTCTGGTCCCACACACGGCTCCCATTTACCTGTTCTAGGACTGAGGTGCTGGCAATTATTATTCATGACATCCTCCATGAATTTTTCTTATAAAGTCTTTACATCTGAGTATCTATCTAGGCTCAACAAAAAGCACCCTCCAGTTGCACATTTAACTGGAGGGTGCTTGAAGATTATGTTTCAATTACACCATGAAGTCCTGCATTGTCAATCCTTCCTCTGTCATGCCTTCTCTGAGAATCTTGAGCGCCTTGTTCATTTCAGAGCGGTATTTCTGGACTGATAGACCCCACTTACTTCTAATCTCTGCTGGGCTCATGTCCTCATTTATGTTATCTCTGTTGTCAATTCCAAAAGAACTGGAGATGATGTCCTGGTGCATCTCACTAAGAGTACTGACTCGCACATGGATGTCGCTGCTCACATCACTCTCGATGATAACCTGGTCCACTGCTGGTTCATGACCGAGATCAATGACGTCAATGAGTTCCTTGTCATCACTTCCACCAAGGCTGGGACTCTTGATATGTGTGTTCAGTGAGACTGCACCAGCAGCGGTGTTGACGATTGCTGAGAAGTCGGCCTTGCTCAGTTTCTCTTCCTTGCGGATAATCTCGTCAATCTCTCGTTTGGTTCCAAGACCGAGTTCCGCGTAGTCCTCGCGCTTGGTGTTAATCTTCGTGTACTGACTCACACGGTTCTCTGGTAGCCTGACGGTCTTTCCTGTCATGTTGGTCTGCCGGATGATGTTCTGACCAATCCACGGGTGAGCAACAGTACTTAACTTGTTGTTCCTGCTAGGGTCGTACTTCAGAATACCGTTCATCAGTCCGACGCAGCCCTCTTGAATCAGATCCTCAAGATCAGGGGATGATGGGTACTTCTTCTTGAACTTCTTGGCTCGGCTGATGACAAGACCTATGCAGCCATCAACCATCTTCTCAACTGCTTCCTCACCCTTACTGATGGTGACTCTCAACTGAGCCTTCTTGTCATCTGTCAGGTTCTCCTCTGCTGACAGAGTGCTCTTTGCCTTCTGCATCTCTTGTACAAGAGCACCAAGTTCGAGTTCCTGCTCCTTAGTGAGGAAGTTCGCACGATCAACACTGTATTTCGCCATACCTACCTGCTTTGTCTTTGTAAAATCCCTGTTTGTTCTAGGCGTCGCCAGTGAAGGCGCCTGCTCAATATCAGTGACGGGCAAGGCAGGTATGGCCTCTTAGTATACGTTGAAATAGCAACGTTTTATGCCTGTCACACAGGTGTGCGCCTCTTGATGACTGTGATGTGACGAGCACCTTGACAGGTGTCTGCTCCCCGCCTCATCGAGAGAGTACTCTACATGATACAGAGTTCACATGTCAAGTCGTCACACTGAGGGAACCTCACAATGATACCATAGTTTAATAGTTCATGAAGTCATATTCTTGTACATAACGACAAGCAATACACACAAGAATCTAGTGCATCAAATGACGTTACCACTCACCAGTTCTCATCGTACACATCAACCAGCGGGTTTCTGTGCTCATCAGATCTGGATTCATCATCCATTTCGTACAATGCGTCCTCAGCGCTTGCGTCATACTGCTCAGAGTTGAAGTCCTTCTCAGAGCGAGCATCAGCATTCGCTTCAAGGATGATCTGCACCAGCCTGTCCATAGACTGCTTTGTAGCCCCTTTGAGGCTCTTTTGTCGAGGAATGACACCTGTGCTAGTCAACTCTCTTCTAAGGTGTCCTATAGCCCTGTAATCGGCTCTGGTGCACCCATTAGGGTAAACCAGCACCGGTGGCTCGAAGTCATCTATGTCTGAAACAGGAATGACTCTCTTTGGTGAGGAGTCACCAGCCGAGTCCGTGTCGCTCAACATGTCTTCTGTGTTGTCATGAGTGGTTTCATTCACGTGAAATCACCTCTTAATATAGAATTCTATGGTTGTTCTCAACAAGGCTCAGAAGATTCTTCAACTACTCGACCCTCGATCTCATCAAGGCTGACTTCCTCTGCCTCTACTTCGCTGATGTACTGAGCCTTGTTGACAGTGACGTCAGTAACTACAAGATCAAGATTGTAGTCATTCACTGACTCAACTACTGCTCGTGCAATTCGGCCATCAAGAGTCTCGTCATAACACTTGTAGTCCTGAATAAAGGATAATCCTAGTGAGACAAAACATGTCATATCAGAACCGTTTTTCACAGTATTCGTGTCATCTCTAAGATCGTGGACAGACACCCTTGTCATGAAGTCCCCACCATCCATGATAGTCTTCAATGATGGTTCCTTGACTTGCGCAGACCTGAGTACAGACAGCGACAACGAGGTTGCTAGACCCTTATCCTTCTCACTGAGCAGTCGGTCGCAGAGAGACTTAGACAACACTGTCTTGTCTCCACTACCTTCTCTGAGCGAGACAACTAAATCTATACCTCTACCCAAAACCAGACCACCTCTGAACCACACATACTCTGACAAAACACAATCAATCGTTTTGCCTATATCTTACCGAGCAGAACTGGTATGTGAAGGTACTGTTGATGCAGTTGTGTGTGACACAGATGGAATGATGCTGTCAGATCCAGTGTATGTCTTAATACCAAAAAGAACAGCAACAGAACACAGAGCCACAAGAACAACAGCAGCAACAAGTTTCAGGACAAACAAAATCCCCGCAGCAGAGTTCGTTGAGATGGACTTCCTTCTGACATGACTACGATACTTCTTACTGGACTTCTTAATGTCCTGCACCTCACGCTCGTCAGGATCCTCCATGCGTCTGGTTCTCACAAGTTCATCAAATGGCACGACTACCTCCAGAATCAAAAACACTCATTAATAACAGAACAGAATAAAAGCAGGATAAGTGTGGATACTACACTGCACACTACCTAACGTGTTAGTTGTCGTTCTGTCCAATCAGCAACTCACCTGTCACAGAGTTTGATGAGACAATAAAAACCTTTCCTGGAGTACAGTCACCTTTGACACACTTGACAACATACTCATTCTGGAGGAACTGGCTCTCTCTGTCCTTGGTGATAGCACTGTACTGACTGCTTGAAACGTTACTGGAAACAGCCTTGCCATCAACTGTGAGAATAGGCTCAGCCCAAGAGAGTCGTCCATACGGTCCAGCAAGCACATCAACAACACTGGCCTTTCTAGACGGAAGGAACGCCTGTCTCATGTGGTCAATGATTCCACCATCATGAGGACGAGAAGGATCAACAACGACCCTGGATCCAGATGGAACGACACTACCAACAAAGGTAGGATTCTTCACTGGAACAAGCGATCCATCACCAACAAGAACAACACGAAGAAGAGTGACAGCAAAACACAAGTACACCACAGCCAGAGCAGCGAAAGTCATTCCGATCCATCTAACAGCCGTATTGACAACCAGTCTAGAAAAGGCTGAATTTGATACACGAACCTTTCTCTTCTTGTCTGCATCATTTGTGCTGCTACCACTATTTAATGCCACAGTATTGTCCTGTCTTAAAGGTGATTACTAACTTGGCGAAATATCAAAAGATAGTAGCAATGATAACTTGTAAAAATGCATATGATACAGCCAAAGCGAGATAACCACCAATGACGATGAGGAATCCAGCCTTGACCTTGTGCTCACTGGCCCAAGTCTTGGCTCGGCTCCACCACGACTTCTTGCTTGCTCTGTCCTCATCACTCATCTTCCTAGTCGGAGGAGGTGACGGAAGGAAAGGATCTCCAGCATATGCTCGACGAACATCCTTCATGACAGACTCCATCTGAGAGGCGAACTCACGACTCAGGACAAAACTGACCTCATCGTTATCACTGCTCTCAATCGTCAACACAGGAGGATTTGCTCTCACCATGCCATAGTGCTTGAAGTTGCCATTCTTGGTGTACAGATTGTCAACCCGCCAGCGAATAACATTGTCACTCTGCAGGACAACCCCATCCTTCTGACTCTCATCAAGAACACGATCATCGCCAGCAAGGAACGCCTCGTCCTCAGCGAAGTAGGAGTCAACAAACTCTTGGCTCTCACTCAATACATCATTGCTGTCATCATCTGTTGTGTCAGAAGTGGTATTCTCCTCGTCCTCTTTATCAGAGGCATGACTGTTGTCAAAGTCAACATCCTGAACGTCATCAACGTTAAGCGACTTGTTCACTGTCTCAATAAGATCAGGAATGTCAACAGATGTAGACTCACTATCTGCCTCTGATTCAACTAAGTCATCATTGTCGTTAGAGTCAGTGCTGTTGATAATGGCATCAAGTTCTGCATCTATGTCTACACTGTTCTCTTCTAATGAGTGTCTTCCCATTGCTGACAACCGCCTCGTGTAGTCTTTTTCATCTTGTCTGTTGTTGAATCTTAACTATAGAGGGCGTTTTGGTCACATAACCACAGAACCAAAACGCCCTCTATAAAGTATTTTACCTATCTGTCACTTACTGGTTGGTGTTGGTGACGCAGAAGGCTGAGGATTCTGACCCTGAGTAAGTGCCTGTGCCTGCTCTGGAGTCAATGAGGAGTTGGCGTTCGGCTTTCCATTGGAACCAATACCTCGAGATGTCTGAATCGTTGACGTAACCTCAAAGCCCTTGAGATCGTAGCCCTGCTGAACCGGCTTGTTCCAGTTAGCCAGAATGAAAGGCTTGGTCACCTTGTCAACAGAGTACACCTTCCACTCGTTGTTGATGTTCACCATCGTCAACTCTACAGGCTCATCAGAGAAGCCACGAGACTGAACAGTGTAGGTGCCGTCCCACTTCTCGTCATTACCGTTCTGCACCCTGATAGAGACATGTGAGGAGAACTTACCCCTGACCTTCATCCTCATGACCTGCTTGCCATCAAAAGTGACATATGACGCTTTCTTGTCAGCCTGAAGATCCAGGTTCTTCATCTCAAAACCCATCAGCATCGACAGGTCAGACTCGTTAGACCACTTTGAGGTGACAGTTCCATCAAAGTATGCTGGAGATCCTTTTGCTACATAGGGAAGAGCGTTTCTGTACGCCATCTGTCGGGTGACGAATAAGGACGGGTACTTCTCAGGGTCGTAGGAAACAGTGTTGGAAACTGTGATCACGTTGTCTCCCTGCTGGTCAACAGTCCCAGAGACCACTCCAAAGTTACCAACCTTCCCCATGTAGAGTTCAGCAACAGAAAGGGCCTTGGAGCGATCAGCGTCAGAGACAGCAACATTTGCAGGATTCTTGTCGCTCTCCTGCTTGTCATCAAGATACTGCAGGCCAACATATCCACTGAGAGTGACGACTAGACCCACAACAACAGCAAGAATGACAGTTACAGCAACATTGCTCTTGCTCTGTGAGTCATCATCCTTCTTTTTCTTGCTCTTAAAACTAAGAAATGCCACTTCATCTCCCTGTTGACTAAAAAGGAAACCAACCATGATGTGAAAATGTGCTCACATCTAGTATCTTCATTATCATATCACATGATGAAACAAGATGTGAACACATTGCACTGATTCAGTTAAGATGACTACTTCTTGGCTCCTCCGCTTCCTACGTAATGGAATCCAACAAACTGCCTATGTGCACCACCAACAGTGTAGTCCTCAGTGAACGACTGGTTCAGGTAGAACTGACCAACTCCACCAACACGCTCCTCCATGGAAGCCTCAGCAATCTTGTCAACACCATCAACATTGCCGAGGTAGACGAAGATGTGACCAACGAACTCAGGCTTGGTGATGAAGATGTCTCCTGGCTGACGTTGGTTGTAGTCAGTGTACATCTGCCACTTGTCAGGATGAGATGACATGTACTCGTACTGAGTTCCTGTTGGACCCCAAGGGAACTCTGGGTCAACGGTGTTCTTGACAACAGTTGCGGCGAAACGACCGCAGTCGGCCCAAAGATTCAGTGGGTCTGCGCCTGTCTCTGCCTCCATCTTGTGCTTTGCGTCCTTGTAAGCCTGTGGAGCACACGAGTATCCGTTGGGCTCTGGGCACTTGCTCTCCTCCTTGGTCGGGTAGGCGATAGAGATGGCGAACTGCACGACGTTTGAGGATCCACCAGCAGCACCTCCACCCTTGGTGCAACTACCTCCAGAACCACTACCAGAAGAGACACCAGAGGCTCCTGTGAACTTGCTCAGAAACTCTGTAGCGGAGTCCTGCCTCTCTCTCAGTCCAGCAGCACCATCAGCACTACCCTCATAGACCTCATGGAAGATGAGAGCCAGTTCCTTCTCGCTCTTGCCCTGGTCATTGAAACCCTGAGCCAGGAGACGCTGACCATATGTCGAGTCCAACTCGTTCTTGATCATAGTCAGTTGGACCTCAGCGTCATACCAGTTCTTACCCATGGATGCTGCCAGATCAAGAAGAGTCTTGGCACGACCTGGATTCCATGTCCACTGAGCAAGACCAAGACCAGCCGGAGCGTAGTTCTTAGTGAAGGCATCTGCCTCTGCATTAGACATGTGACCCAGGTGGCCGTCAGCATTTGGACCCTTCATCTCAGCCTTGGCGTATGTGATACTGGACTCCTGAATGAAGTTACCAAGGATACCAGCAGCCTGCTCCCTGCTCATACCCTTACCACCGAGGAAGTCGAACTTCTGGCTCATCAACCATGAACCAGCCTCGTTCCCTCGTTGAGTCCAGTCACCATCATCACTGTTTGAGAAGTTACCAAATGATGATGCAGCACCACTGTCTCCACCAATACCAAAGCACCCATCAGCATTTTCATTACGACCAACCACAGTGATAGTGCTGTTGACAAGCAGTCCAGCGACAGCCAGACAGACAACAATCGCAGTAACCACCCATGATGTCGGGTTAGCCATGACAGCGACAGCGCTCTTAGCAGAAGCGGCAATACCTTGCACTACTGCCTGGGCCTTGTGGAAGGCGTTGGAGACCTTCATGGCGGTGTCAGCCATACCGTCTGGAACAATGCCCTTGGCTGCGTTCTTGGCAGCACCAGCAGCCTTTGACTTCAGTGCACTTGCTGGGTTTTTAGAGCCCTTAGAGTCATTGCTGGAATCTGACTTCTTGTCATCAGATGACGAACTGTCATCCTTGTCGTCACTTCCTGAAGATTCTTTCTTCTTGTCCTTCTCAGACTTGCCCTCACCCTCACCTGCTCCCCTCTTGTTGGAGCCAGCAGTCTCGTTGCTGTCCTGAGGGTTTGGAGCAGTAGCAGCACCTGGGTTGAATGGCTTCATATCCAGATTACGATTAGGAATGTCATCATCCGCTGGAGTCTTATCCGGTTCTTTGTTCTCGTTACCAGAACCATCAGCATCAGGCCCAGGGTCTTTGTTGTCCTTACCAGCAGGATTGTCTTTTGAGCCGGATTTTAGAGCATCTTCTGGCGGGTTTTCTGAATTGAGATCTCTGTTTGCTGGCTCCTCAGGCTCACACTTGTCAGTATTACCTGCCTGTTCAGGATTCTCTTTCTGACTGTCAGCATCATTACCGTCATGAACTTCTTCACCTTCATCAGGTGCTGCATCCATGTCTGGAAGAGACACATCAGGTTCACCATCACCAGAGACATCCTGAACCTGAGTATCGCCACCATCTGCCCCAGCAACATCTTCATCTTGTGCTGATGTTCCTGTGTCTTGTTTCTGCAGAGGATCGTCACTGGATCCAGCAGCAACCTGGATAGCCTCATACTTGGGTTTCCCGACCCCGCTTCTGGCTGGGAACCTGGAATCGCTCATGACTTACCTCTCAGAAAACTTACAGTAATTGATTCTTGTTAATTATCAGAAGGAGAACTTTTACTCATCTGCCTTTGGCTTACCCTTGTCATCACCTTTGTTCTCAACTCTGGATGCTTCTCTGTGAGCGCCAAGAGATGAAAGGAATCCACGTCTGCTGACACCAGCAGGCTTGTCATCACTCTTCTGCTTGTACCTCAGAGACTTCCTTGATGGAACTGGCTTGGGCTCTGGTGCTACAACAGGAGGTTTTGGAGTGTCCTCTATTACCTGTGTGTCTGTGTCGTCATCATCCCAATTTCCAGACATAGAGATCCTGAACACATCCTTTTCATCCTTGTTGTCAGTTGCTCTGGAGTTCCAGGACGATGGCTCAGGAGGAGTTGGTGCTGACTCTCTTGCCTTCACCTTCCTTCTTCTTTCAACATTGCGACGCTTGTTCTGCCTGTGCAGTTTTTCAGCCTCCCTCTTTCTTTCCTGAGGTGACTTGTAGTCCGTGTTGCCATGGATGTCGTAATCCGCTGCACCATCCAACTCTGTTCCCGCGTCACCATAGATCTTTGTGTCTGGTGACAACTTTCTGCTTGCGTCACGGTTCTTCTTCTTCTCAGCCTCAAAGTCCTTTTTTGCTGTCTCAGAGGACACAAACCCCTTGTCCTTACGGGCCTTAGAGACCTGCTTGTCAACCTTTGTGACCTTTCTGGCTGTGATGACACGTCCTGTGGACACAGCATTCTTGTCGTTGGCCTCGCCATACATACGGGCACGCATGTCAGCGTCAGCGGCGGCCTTCTGCTTCTCAGCAGCCTGCTCATAAGCCCACTCACGCTCAGAGATGGCCTCAGCCATAGCAGGAGTAATCTCCTCCATCCTGCTACCAATCTCCTGCAGCCTCTTCTCGTCCTGAGCCGTATACCTGGTCTTCTTCTGAATCTTCTCAGCCCTCTCGGCAACTTCCTGATCGATTTCATCGAAGGTGCGTCCGTCCATGTCGTTGAAGACCTCCCAGGTCTGTCCACGATCAATGTCAAGAGCGTTGATACGACTCTGAATCTCCATCCTCTCGTCAGGATCAGAGGTCTGAGACAACTGCTTGTCAAGTTGCTCAATCTGGAATGTAAGGCGACCGAATCTGACGTAGTTAGCCATCTGCTCCTTGCGAGCGACAGCGGACTCAATCTGCTCAGGTGTAGCGTCAGGCATTCTCCTGATCTTCTGCTCAGCCAACTTGGCCTCAGTGAGCATATCCTCCTGAGCCACGACATCAGAGTGAGTCATACGACGACGACGGCCCTCAATCTCTGAAGACTCCTTCAGCAAACCTGTCTGCTCCTTGTCCAGGTTGTCGATCTCAGTCTGTGCCCTCTTTCCAGCAGTCTCGTAGTTGCTGGCTGTTCTCTTGGCCTCAGTGGCCTGGTTCCTGGCCTCAGACTCCTTGTTCTTCAACTTGCCACGGTTGGCGATGTTCTCACGGTCAACCTGACGAGCAATGTTTCCAACAAATCCACGAGAGCGTTTGAGTTCACGACTGACAGCATCTGCTCCACCAGAGCGCAGTGTTCCGCCAGCCAGTTTGGCTCCAAGAGCACCACCAGCCATGGCAGCAGCAACGTCTCTGGTTCCTCTCAGACCGTTATGCATGGTGTTCCCAAGCCTGTCAGTCATACGTGACGACAACTGCTCCCCACCAAGGTTTGCACGACCAATGAGATCGATAATCTCACGCCTGTACATGAACAGCGCCATTGTCATCAGAATAGTGAACAACAGCGTCATACCGATACTGCCCATGCTCTCCAAGATGGCTCCATAGATAGCAATAGTGACCACCAGGAACGCTGCTGAGGCGATGTACTTCATGACATTGGATACGACCTTCTCCAGCCATCCAAGCATGATTCTGCGTCCACGACCTGGAACAACACCAATGAGCAGGAAGATTGGGGCGAAGGATGTCAGTACAGCCGACGAGATGTAGTAGACGTTGGCGTACAGTGAGGTGATGACCAGAATGAGGCTTCCAAGAACTGTGACGATGATTGCCATGAGAGCAATACCGTTCTTGGAGTTCGTTGAGGCAAAAGAACCACCCCAGTTGTCCCAGAACCCGTTGTTGGCTGCAGCAGCATCAACAACCTTGTACCACCTGACATCTGCCTTACCGTTCTCTGGTAGAGTGTCATCTCCTGACTGGACCTTTGTCTCCAGGTACATCTGGTATGCTGCCAGGTTACAGACTCGGTTGGACGTACCCTTCTCAACAGTCTTCAGGGTGCCGTTCTTCTGTCCGTCAATGCTTCCATCTGTGTACAAGTTCACACAGTAGTCCTCAGGGTTTAGACCAGCGTCAGTCAGGATCTTGTTGGTTGGTCTGTCAGTGCTCATGGTGTCCAGGTTGTCAAAACTGGTACCGAATGAACCTTGAGAGTACATGTTCAAGATGAATGCCTTCCAGATCTTACAGGTAAGACCACCGGCAACCATCTCCATGTGCTCGGACGGAGAAGCGTCAGCAACACTGGACTTACAGATAGCAGCCGATGACTCCTCGCCCTCAGCAAGATCTGAGTTCGTGTCACTGTCATTCATACAGTTCTGTCCACTGAACGCTCCGATAACACATGTTGCCACTGTGCTTGACGCTGCAAGAGGTGCCTGAGCCAGAAGGGCAGGATGCAGAAGAAGCATGAATCCAACGAAGTATGATATGAGCGCCCATCCCAGACCAGCAAAGGCTTCTCTGAACTGTCTGTGGATAGCAGCCTTCCAAATGAAGGTGATGGCAACAAAGATGAACACCAGTGAGACCAGTGTCATGTAGATGCTGCTTGTCAGAACACCAATGATTCCACCGTTCGAGTTACCGTTGGCAACCTGGGTGGCGCTTGGGGTACCGTTTCCACCAATAATCTTCAGCAGGTTGAAGCAGTCGTCTGTAGGATTCTTGACGTCAGTGCAGATAAGGTCAGCGTCGAATGAGTGCTGAACGATGTACTGCGTGATACCGGAGATACCGTTAGCGATACCAAGAAGGCCGTTTGCTGAGATGATTCCGAGCCCGTTCAGGGTGCAGTTGTTGAGGTTGCGCTTGCCTTCAAGGGTCTTGACGTCAGTCTTGCTGTGCTCCTTGTAGAGGTCGCTCTCCTTGTCCCTGACGAAAAGTTCACCCTTACCCTCACCGTGGTAGTTTACGAAGAACAAGCCGTTCTGCAGAGCCTCCTGCATCGTCAGCCGTCTACCTTGCTTGTCTGAGACAGGGTAAGACTTCAAGGCGTTGTACCATGACGCCTGTGAGTCCATGTTTGCACCCATTAACTGGCTGCAAGCGAAACCAAGCGTTCCGGCGTCTACTCTGGTACCAACAGCGTGCTCACTGACTCTTGGTGACAGCGCAGCAGGAAACACAGCAACAGTAAGAATCAGTAGTGAGAGCAGACCAGTAATCACTGACGTAATGATTTTTGACACAGGTCTGGTGACAACTGAGTCTTTTTCGTCGTCACTTTCGAGATCGACGTAGAAGGACCCTGCTCTTTCACTCATCAGACAACCTCTATAAAAAGAACGACGACAATTCAAAAAATACATTCAAGGCTGCTTCATAAAAACACCTGAAACACATTACTGCTTTCAGGTATAAAAAACAGAGCGGCCAATATCCCGAAAAATATCGACCGCTCTGGATTTTGCTTTGACTCTATCTATCTATTCTCAAAGCAAAAGCATTGAGTTATTCTATCGCTGATTCTCCAGCAGACCAGAAGCAAGTTCAGCGACCTGTGATCTCTCTGTCTTCTGCAGTGTTACATGGGCGAACAACTCAGAGTCCTTCAACGAGTCCACAACACTCCAGATGTCAGCATTCTTACCAGACTGCAGAAAACGGTTGTCAACCTGAGCAGCATCAAACGTGAGAACAATCTTGGACCCGACCCCAGCACGTGACAGGATGTTAAGAATCTCACTCCTGGAGAAGTTCTGGGCCTCCTCAAGAATGATGAACGTGTTAGCCAGCGAACGACCACGAAGGAACGTGATGGGAGCAATCTCAACCATCTCTCGGAGCCTCTTCACCTCAGCATCACGAGAGGTCTCACTCTTGGCCTTACGACTCTTGGAGGCAATGACATCAATGGCATCAAAAACAGCACCAGACCATGCCGCCATCTTGTCATTCACATCACCTGGAAGGAACCCGATCTCCTGACCCTGACCAAGTTCATGCAGCGAGCGGAAGACCATAATCTTGTCGTAACTCTTACGCTTCAACTCCTCAAAGGCGACGGCCATGGTCACCAGCGTCTTACCTGTACCAGCGGAACCACCGAGCGAGACAATCGGAATGACGTCAGCGGATGTACGCAGCCAAGACATGGCAACATCCTGCTCTGTCGTCTTACCAGTGATACCAGACGCCTTTACCTTGTGATTCACTGGAACAATCTCATCACCAATAACCAGAAGGTCGTACAGGTGCCTGGTGTCACCCTCCATTACTACAGCCACATATGCGTTCTCAGACCTGTCCTCTGGAAGAGAGTCTAGGATGTAGTCCTCAATCTTGTACAGGTCCTCAGGATCACCATAGACTCCTTTGTCAGAGCAATCCTCCTGAGACAAGGTGATAACGTACCGACCATCAAACGGACGAGCACCAATCACCTGCATCGCATTGAACTCAAAGGCTGGGATGTCCAGATCCAGTGTTGAGTGAAGCCGCATAGGAGTGTCATTTGACAGCAGCACAACATCCTTACCGTCCTTCATAAGGTTCTTCGCCACTGCAAGAACTGTACTGTCATGACTGCCATCCTGCAAGTGCTCAGGAAGTGATGCCTGGTTGCGGTGGTTGGGCTCGACACGAACGGTGATGTTCTCGCCCTCGTCAATCCTCACTCCATGAGCAAGACCAATACCACGGCTTGCACGAATCTCCTCCAGCAGACGGATCCACTGTCGGGACAGGAACCCTATTGTCGGATGTGATCTCTTGTCCTCAAGTTCTCTGACGACAACTGCTGGCACGACGATCTCACAGTCCTCAAGAACTGACAACAGTCCAGTTCCTACCATCAACAGGGAAGACGTGTCAACAACCACCACCTTTCCACGAAGCGCTTCAGTAAGTGACTTGCTCTCAGTAGCAGTAGTGGTCATTCTCTTGTCCTATCTCGAAAACTGGAAGCGTGCTCATGGAGTTCCAGCCCCATCGCTTCCATCCTGTCGAAATGATTCTCTAATAGTGCCAGATGCCTTTTGAGAAGCACCTGACATCTATCTTAACAATAATTATCAGCACATCAGAGTAGTTGAACAAGTTGACGGCTTGACCTCATAAAAACAAGCAACCAGAAATCTTGAATGCAGATCTCTGGTTGCTTGTTGATTTAAGCCATCACAATAACATGATGGATGAATCTTTGGGTTTTGAGTTATCGTCTGTGTCCCAGGTCCCTGTTGCTACCAAAGGCGATAGCACTGACAGGTGAGTGGTGCAACTGACATGTCTGCAAACCAAAACCACCAAACAGTGACTGAGTTGAGGTGTAGACATCAGCACTGATAACCCTGTACGTCGCCTTGCTGTCAAGTTCAACATCTGGGATTCTTCCATCAGGACCAATGCGGAAGACCTCACTCTTGGCCTCCTTGTTCTGACCTCTCTGTGTTCCCAGCCTGACCTCGAAGTAAGGCAACTGCCTCTTGACTCCGTTGACCTCCATAGTACTGCATGAGTCAGAGATCCATGCTGATGAGTCCTTGGTCAACTGGTGCTGGTACTCCTTGACAAAGGCGTCCACAGAGGTCTTAGTCAGGCTTCCTTTGGCGTTGATGTGCTTGACTGCGGTCTCAGCGGAAGTCTGAGCCATTGCTGAGTACTCTGCCCTGTTTGTGACAACATGTCCTACATTGATGACAAGACCAAGAAGAATGACCGCTAGAGGAATGTAGATGATGGTCAGAACCAGAACACCGTCACCATCATCTGATCTGAGTTTCTTCAGTATCCTGTTGATTGTCCTCATCAGTGGCTGACCTCCTGACGGTTGACCAGATCAACAGCACCGTTGTAGCGAACCTCGGACTCAGATGTTCCTACAGCGTGCTTGACACCGCCATAGTCAATGAACGACAAGAACGAGCCTGCTACGCCACCGTACTCCCATGAGATGTCACATGACACACGCTCTCCGATGCTGGTCGCCACACGAGGAGTACACTCAATCTTCTTCACCTTGACGTTGACCAGTCCTCGCTGCTGCTGGAGAGCCTTAGCAGTGTTGCACTCAACAGCGCTGCTGGTGCTGGCATCAACTCCCCATCCACTGACGTTGGAGCACACCAGCCCTCGTGGCACACCATAAGCGTTCTCAATCGGAGTGGCCTTGCTGGCGTCACCATTACCACCATAGATGGCAACAGTTCTTGCAGCGTCTCTGGCGACAGCCTGAATCTGACCACGGTTCAACATGAAGATACCATAGTCAACACTGGTAATCAGAATCATCAGGAGAACAGGAACGACAATAATGAACGACACCAGAGAATCCCCTCTGTCGCTCTTGAATGACTTAAAAAATCTCTTCATTACCGAACATGTCTCCTTGTGCAAAAATACACCACAACATATACTTTGGCAATATCACAACGAAAACCAGACCAACATTTCTGTTAAGTCTGGTTTTTGTGTTATTTCTTATTCAGTTGTTTTTGTATTCAGAACAGAAATTGACTTACTTGTTATGAGAATGCACGAAGCTGCTCGTTCTCACTTCTCAGCCTACGAATCTCGTCCATGTAGTTCTCACACTGTGAGCAATGATAGATGCTTGGCGGATTACCCCAGCCGTTGTTTGACACCTCAATAATGGAGATGTAGAAACGACGCTTAGCGTCAAGACTCATGTGGCTGTCAGCAATACTGTCTGGCTCTAACCCGAAGATCATCATCCTCAGGTAGTCTGACGCTGAGATACAAAGGCGCTGTGCACGCCACTTCACCTGCTCAGACTCAGGCATTGACATACGCCCATTCAGAGTGTTCTTACGGCTCTGTGTCTTGGCGACAATCTTGTCAAGCCGTCTGGTGATGTCATCAACCTGTGCCATTAGATAAGCCGCAGTTGAGTTGTCATCCTCGTTATCAGCCTCCAAAGTGAGAGCAGAGCGCTTCTTCCTGAGCATCTTCTGGTTCTTTACCGTGTCCTCAATCTCTTCAAGAGCACGTTCAGCAATAGCACGCCAGCCCTGAATGTCAACAGAACCAATAGCACGGTTCCTGATGAACTGAGACATGGAGATAGTCTCACCAGCCTTCTTGATGGACCTCACCTCAGCGTCAAGGCTGGCACGCTCCTGCTCCGTCACCCTGATACTGACTCTCTGATCCAGTGGAGCGCCACGACGACGCCTCTTGGACACACGAGGCTTCCACTCCTTGAACAACTCAATGAGATCTGGTCGGTTCATCTCCTCAAGGACACGCAACTTGTCCTCGACACTCATCTTGGAGGCACCCACCTCGTAACCGCTCTCACTTACTGCCTTCTGGTGCTTAGCGAAGTCTGTCGCTATCCTAGCGCGCCTGGAGGACTCACTCATATCTTCATCTACCTTCTTTGGCTAAAAGTGTATACTTGCTGATTTCAGTAAAGATCTATCGCTCAGTTGCTGCACTTCTTCAGTCCAGCATCAAGAGCATCCTTGTCCTTCTGTGGAATTGACATGTCGTTGTACTTACTTAGGATGTCAACCCACTTCTTGGAGTAGTCACACGTGTAAGCCTTGTTCGGAGGCATGTACTCACTTGGACCCTTGTCACCCTTTGAGCGGTTCTCTGAGGCTGAGACAGCCAGCAGAACTGTGTCAACATCGTTAGCGTACTGTTGCTTTCTCTCAGCACTCCAGTTCTGTCCACCATTTCTTGCCACATAGCCAAGCGGAGCAACATGGTCAATGTCGATCTTCTTCGGATCAGTGATGGTCTGACCAGTGTATGGGTCGGTCCATGTACCACTGATTACTCGACATGTTTTCGGGTCGGTCTTGACATCCTTACCCTGCTTGATGAGCACTGTCTCACGAGTATTGCAAACACCATTGATGTCGATCCAGTGCTTCCATTCTGAACGCTTGTATGACACCTTACCGGATTCAGCAATCTTGACACCTCCAAGAGCACCCTGAGCATCAGCCTTCGACAGAGCAGAGAAACCTTCAGGCAAGGAGACAGCAGATCCATCATCTGAGGATCCACTGCCAACAGAACCAGATCCGCTTCCTGGATAAGAACCCTGACCGCTGGAACTCACATCACAGTTCTCACCAGCAATACATTCATTCGTCTTCTTGCTGGCTGTTTGCCCCATTGACCGAAGATACTCCAACCCATCCTTGACTGAGTGTATGTCGTTACCCTTGACAATCCCGTACCCTGCCCCAAGAAAGACGATCAGGGCGAGACATGACATCATCAGGCCGCCAAACCCGCCTGATCCACCACGGCGGCGGCCACGGCCTGAACGAGATTTTCCTCTAGCAGCCATTACATTCTCCAGTCTTCATCAATCTGTGAACTACTCAGCATCAGTACGGTAAATCCTGTCACCAACATCAGAGGAGTAGTTGAACCCTGATGTTGTCAACATGGCAAGATTGGTAATCTGCTCAAAGGACTTCACACGCTTGTAGTCACCAGGCATCTGTTCTAAGAAGAGATCCATCTGATCGCCAGCGGTCCACTGGACAGTCACACCCATTGTTGAGTCATATGTCTGCTTGATCTGTGAGCAGATGTCTCTGAGTTGCTTTTCGGTTGCTGTCTCAACTACGAGGTGATAGGTAGCCTTGAACCACGGAGCCTTGTCCTCTTCGAGGATGTTGGTGATTGTCTCAAGATCCTCCAGCGTCTGGTTCACACCACCAGGAGTGCTACCCATTGCTGAGTCAAAAGCATCCGTACCAGCAGCAATGTTCTTCAACTCGTCCTTGGTGAGTTTACGCTTCGTCTCAACGTCTGCCTTCATCTTGGCGTTCGGGTACAGAGTAAAACGTGAGTACATGGTGAACGGCAAGGACATCTGATCAGGAAGGTATAGGAACGGATACCACTCATTAGGAAAGTTTGAGTTCCTTGGGAACTTGATGAACGAGATTGTTGCTCGGTAACCATCAATCTCTTCTGATCCGTACATCTGACTGAACTTCAACCAACGATACTTGTGCTTGACGACACCAAACGCCTCGCGGTCAATGTCTCCTGGACCAAACCGTGCCTCAGGGTCGATGTCAAGATATGGCGCGGGCATTCTCGGCCAGAACATACGCTTGATAAGAAGAAGAAGTTCCTCACTGGTACACCTGACAGCCCTCATGTTACCGTTCGACAGGATGGTGAAGTACTCCTGCTCCTTACGCCTGAAAGTCTGTTCCTCAATGGCGTCAACATCTGAGCCAAGTGGGTGAGCAATACGGTCGGCCCAGTCCTTCAACGTGACAGCAGCACCCTTGAATCCTGTCTCAAAGACGTTCATTGTTGACAGATCAAGTGCACCACGCTTACCTAGCATTACACCGAAGTAGCACACCTTCTTCGTAAACTCGTGCTTCTTAAGAAAGCGTCTCATCTGGCTCATGTACTGCTCAAAGCCAGCACCCTTGGGGTAGTCGTCTCGTGAGTTCCTGACCTGCTCCTCCCAAGCGTCAACATCCAGTGGAACATAGGTGACAATGATGTGCCCCTCAATAGGCTCCTGCCTAGTACCCATAAGGCTGGAGAACGCTCCAGTAAGGTTGACTGCTGCACTCACCTTCTGGTTGTGAGACAGGAAGTCAAACACTTGGGTAGAGATTCGATAGTACGCCCAGGACTCTTTCTTAGAGAAGACGATGTTGTCAATCACTGCCTTAGCAGAGATGTCTAACCTCTTTTTTGATACAGCCATTACATTTCCTTTAAAAGAACTGTGCTATCCGGTTCAAAAATATCAAACGTGTAAGCGCTTACTAAATACGTATACAATAGAACAACACCTCTGACATTTTCAATCAGAGGTGTTGCTGTAATGGTTATTCTCTCTATCTCTTACTCAATAGAGATAATGTCATTCTGCTGTACCGGAGTAACAACATTGACAAGTTGTTCAGTCTGAGAGATGACCTGTCTTGTAACAGAAGCATCCTTACTACCAAACAACTGCTTAGCACCTAGTGCAAGACCAAACCCAAGAATAACAACAAACGCAAATGTTGCCATTCCTCGAACTTCCTTTTTAAACATCAAAGGAGCAACACCAACAGCTACAATGATCAAAAGGACAGGTGTAATCCACCCATTCAAAATAGGGTCAAGGTTAATTCCTGATGCAAGAACTCCAAATCCTGCAAGGCTCGAAAAAATTGATGTAATCATGATTACCTACTCCAAAGTCTCTTTTTGACTGTGGTCAACTAGTTTCTTAATCTCGTATCTAACCGGTGTGTATTCGAGATCATTGCAAAATATCATACATTTTTCAACGAAATGCATAATTATTTCTGCTCGCTCGTGCTTGTGTCAGCCTGAGCAGCAATCTCATTCGGGTCTGGTTCGTAAAGGAATGGAGCGAACTTTGTCGCCAGCCACTTTCCAGAGGAATTGTCAAGAGTCAAGACATATGTTGATGTCTGATTCATGGTGTTTCCTGATGTTCCAATAGCACGACGCCAACTGACAACAACCTTCACCTTGACAATGTTCTTGTTGTCTGTCGGGTAGACCTCGTAATCTACAGCGTTGTCCACACCGCCATTAAAGGTGAACTCACCACCAAGACCAGTCTTCAAAGAGTTCTTGGCTCCATTGACAACATACTGATCGAGGGCGCTGTGGTTCTGTGGTGTAGCCTCAGCATAAGCACTCATAAATCCAAGAACTGTGGACTTTGTCTCACTCTTCAAAGACGAGTCAGACTCACCTGTACCAAGTTGACGAGCAGTGGGCGTGTCCTTGGAGTTTCCAACACTTGATACTGGGACAACAGCAGGAGACTCAGGCGTAATGTACATCCTGTCAGTCTTGGCGTCATAGTAAACACTGACGTTATAGAACTGCCAGGTTGGCTCAGTACCAGTCTTTCCTGAGGCGTCAGGCTGTGGTGTACTACCATCTCCAGCAGAAGCCTGAACAAGTGCACCAACAGTATACACGCCAACAGTATCACTGGCAGACTTAGCGGAGTAGACAGTTGGACCAAAAAGCACTCGCTGCTTGTACCCTGACGAGACCTGCAGAGAGTCTGGTGACCCTTCACCCTCCATCGTTCCTGAGTAGAAGTACCCAAGAGCCTTAGTCGCTGACTCGTCTCCTGATGTCAGATAAGCCTGCATGAAGTCCTTGGCGAAAGCCTCACCACGAGTTGACGGGAAGTTGGTCATCCCAACAGTAGATGCTGCAATCTGACGGACATCATCTTTAGAGAGATTTGTTTGTGGCCAAAACACCTTATAGAAAGCAAGCAGTACAATAGCCACAATAGTAAAAACTATCAAATAATGAATAATTGTTGCCCTGACTCTGAGGTTCTTCCTGGAGTCAAGATCATGTTCCTTAACCTTCTTCGGTCTCTTGCCTCCACGACCAGTGCCGAACGGAAGGATCTTTCCCTTCTTGCGGTCAACAAAGTCCTTCCTGGTGTCTATGTCAGCATCATCTGAGCCACGAGCAGGTTTACGGTTGTCAACAACGTCAGGAGATCCAGCAGACTGACCAGAAGACTTCTTCCTCTTGGTCTTAGTATTCTTTCTACTGTCGTCAGCCTTCCTCATTCCTCTGGACTGCTGTGGCTGAGCAGTATTTACAGACTGACTGTCACCAGTATATGTTCCAAGTGATGACGGAAGAATAAGATCCTCCTCATCCTCAGCATCAAACTGTTCAGCAACAGGAATAGGCTCAAACGGATCATCATCAGCAACAGAAGATGACGGAGCGCTCATTGAAGACCTCATGTGCTGACGAAGACCAGCAGCAGTGCTTCCAGCAACAGATGTGTGATTGACTCTCAATCCACCATCTGAAGACCTTGAAGGAGATGAAGGACTACTAGGGGAGGAAGGTCTGCTGTCGTAGTTCGGACCACCCAAGTCAGGAAGATCAAAGTCCAGATCATCCACATCGCCATTAACTGACATCGGAGCGCTTGCTGAGGACAGTGCAGACGGTGGCATTCTTCTCATTGGAGGGGAGGACCTTCTGGATCCAGTCCCCCTTTCACGCCTTGGAGCGCCCGATGGAAGGTTGTTACTGGAAACCGGCATTTCTCCTCCAGTCATTTTTAAATAAGATAGGACTATGTTTGGAAAATATCACAAAAGGTGTTTTACTACCTGTACTTTTTCATGATTCACAGGTCAGGAAGAGTTATCTCGTCGTCATCATCCTCGTCATCATCTTCAAGACCAAGGTTCAATTCATCTGCAAGACTTGTTGTCACACCAACAGGAGTCCCAGTGGTAACTGTCATGTTGTTTGAATGATAGCCCCACTGATCGTCATCGTAGTCAGTAAAACCACCATTATCATCAATATACGAAGATTCTTCATCTTCAGACAATGATTCCTTAATAGGGTTATCATTGTCATCAAAGCCATTTAAATCACTGTGGTCAATACTGAACGAGTCCTGAACGGTCTGTGACTCGTCATCCTCACCCCAGCCGAATCCGCCGTCTTCCTCCTCGTCCTCATAGCCAGCAGAGTCATGCATCATGCTCTCGTAACTCTCCATGGCTGCAAGAATCTCATCATCTGAAGGACCTTGAGATGACTGGCTGTCAGCAACTTGCTCCTCAGAGTCAACAGTCAGGTGAACATCCTGATCGCCTGAGTAGTACTCATCCTCATTAAACGTTACTCTTCCTGGGACGTAGTACTCCTGGAGAACAGCCTCATCAGGAATCATGTGCACACGACGAGCCAACGGTCTCTTGATGTCAGAGTAGTTCGGGTCAGATGTTACCTTTGTAATGACAATAGCGGTTGCCTTGTACCCGTTTGACTTTACAGGTAGAGACAGTTCCATGAACTCCTCGGGGCGAACAACATAGTCCTCCCTGACCTCAGTCCTGACAAGTGAGTCTCGACGGTTGTTCCAGTTGAATGACCAGAAGTGTGACTTGTTCTCATTTGTTGACGAGTACGTGTTGAACTTGTCACGACCAACCAGTTTTGCGAACCTCTCTGCTGACTCCTCCTGTGAACCGGCGTGCACGAAGTAGTTGGCACATGTGTCCATAATCCCCTTCAGGTACGCCTCACCGTTCTTGTCAGTTGATGAGATGATCTGTTCAAGGGACTGGCTGGACAGTGTTGTCGAGATACCTGATGCACGAGCCTTCTCCAGCAGGCCAGCAAGAACCTGCGGAGGAATGACCTGGAACTCATCAATGTAGAGATTCAATGGGGTTGAGATACCCTGGTTCCTTCTCAGGGCTGACACTGCACTCAAATCAGACATGATGAGAGAGCCAATGTACTCAGCGAAGTCTCGCTCAGAGTCAGAGTTGATAGAGAACAGGATGACAGCACCTTTACTTGCATCCTTCGTCAACTCGAACAGGTTGATGTCAATAGAGTCCTTACCGCCAGTCCTGAGCCATGGACCGTAGTCTGACGCCATCAGTGTTCTAACGTTTCCTCGAACCTGCTCAACAGCATTGGATAGGTGGCTATTTCTGGTCTTAATCCCAGCATCAACATCCTTGGCGTCCTCATAGATCGGCCTGCCCTCACACGCCTCAACAAGGTCAGTGAAAGCAGAGTTGTTCTTCAAGGCGCTGGCGACCTGTGAAAGCCCTCCATGGTTCCAGTCAATGTATTTGGTCTTAGTCCTGTCAGCCTGTTTGAGCATCTGGAACAGCACCTGCAGCAACTGTCGGACGTTGCTCTTGTAGACCTCAGAAGCTGTGTCCCACTTCCTCATGTTCAGCAGCATGTCAGACTTTGAGGATCCACCATTGATGAGTGGATCATAGTGAGCCTGACCTGGAGAGTTAGGAATGTCATATGCTCGTGGGTCGCCGTTTGAGAAGTGATAGAACGGCCTGTCATGCTCCTTGCACCATGCAGCAAGTTTGGAGGCCATTCTAGGATCCCGCTTCATGTCAATCATGATGAGAGGTGTACCTGACCTGATGTCGTTCAGCATCATGGACTGCAACGTGATTGACTTACCAGAACCAGTGTTTCCGGTCACCAGAGTGTTCAGGTTGGCATCAGACTGATAACGGTAGGCAACCATGCAGTCGTGCTTCGTCTCAAGCCCTGACTCATAATCTGACGGAGCAAAGAACTCTTTCTCCGTAATACCCATAGGGGCTCTCTCAACAGACGAGTACTCCCCGTTTTTCAGTCCCTCAATAGTCTTGTTCCGTTTCCAGATCTCCCATGGTGTCATCCTGAACTCAAAGTCCTTGGTCCATGACCTACCCACCTGCAGCAGATGAGGGTTATGAATCATTCGACCAACCTGAACGAAGGTCATCACCACTCCACCAATAGAACCAAGAACCAGGTTGACGACTACGAGCAGTGGAATCAGATACGTCCATGTCTCCATGATGTTAGTGATGTCATAGAGAACCAGTGACGCCGTGTCAAGAGCGTGCACCATTGTGCCATACCCCAGTGCAATGGCAATGATAGTGACAGCCACCATGAAGATGACTGAGCGCTTCTGTCTTCCTTGTCTCAGCAGGAAGTAGTAGAGACCCCAGGCAAGAGCGAACGCTGGAAGAAAAAGCACAGACAGAATGGCGACAAAACCACTCACCCCAGCGTTGCTGTCGTTGTCGTCCTCTAACTCTCTTTTTCTGATGTCTGGGTCAAAATCTTCCACGTCTTCTACCTCTAGTCCATCAACTGTGCAATCTTGTTTTCGGATTACTGGTTATACCTGTATCTGACCTTCAACCAAAAATCACTCGTCTGTGTCATCATGAAGCAGTAATTCAAACGGGTTGAATCCGTGAGCGCTGATAACCTGGAAGAACACTGGTGTGTCCTTGACATCAAACTCAGTCAGGTCTGGTGTACTGTCAAGCAGAGCAGGATCCACCTGAACAGCAGCATCGTCTGATGGGCTGTGGAACGCCAGGTTGAACACATCATCAATACCCTGAATCTTGGCCTCAGCAAGAGCGATGCACTCCTGAACATGGTCGCCGTCAAGTTCAGAGACAATCTCAATAATCTCGGTCAGGATCCTTCTTCTAGTGTCGTTGAGTTTGAACCTGGTGGACTCAGTTGACTCAAGGTCGAAGAATGATGAGTGAGTATCCTCCCTGATGGCCTCAATCTCCTCGTCTCCATCAGACAGGCTCTTTGACGAACCATGCATCTGATCGCCAATGACATCTATCGCCCTGTCGTTGAACTCCCCAAACGCCTCACTGTACTGCTGCTTGTTCTTGAGAACCTGCTCCTCAACATCAAGAACACCAACCTCCAACTCGTGGTTGTACTCGGCCTTCTCTGTCAGCAGAGCAACAACCTCATCAGTGGTGTTGGTGGACTCATGAAGAACCTTGTTAACAAGTGGACGCAGATCCTCTGACAAGTGGTCTGTCAGACAGTCATCGTTGTCAGCAGAGATACCGAAGTCAAAACCACCATCATCATGCTCATCATCCTTTGGTGGATACTCGAACGAGAAGTCATTGTCTTCAACAACGCTCATGTCAAAAGCAGTAGAGACAACCTTCTCTTGTCCATGATTCTCAGACTCGATTTCATCGTCTTCTTCCTGAACCTGTTCACCAGAAACATCATCTGTCTCTGCGTCCTCAGCAACGTCAGGCTCTTGAACCTCTACTGTCTCCTGACGCCTTATCTCAGCCTCAATCTCCTCAGCATCAGGAAGAGCGAACTCATCATCACCCTCTTGTGGAAGAATGGTGACATCAACAACCTTCTTCCACATCAGCCTCTCAGTAGCAGCAAGAACCTTCGTCCAGTCAAAACCCCACGCTGCCTCAGCAACAACGTCAAGTGCGACATCATCCTGAGCCATGTCCGTAACCAGACGCTCCTCGTCAGATCTGGGAGTGAATGAGGTATATGCAACACCTTCAGTGACAGTAACATCACTCAGTGGAGCACCGTCAAGAAATACCTCCGCCTTCCTGGCCTGCACCTGGCGTGAGACAACCTCCTGACGAACAAGGTCAACAGTAAGATCAAGTCCAGGAAGACCAGAGAAAACATCTGGGTTGAAGTCCAGGCTCCACTCAGACTCAGCCTTGATGATCTCCGTTCTGTCAAGATTTTCCTCCAGAGCCTTCCATGAAAGAACTGACAAGACCTCACCAGTCAGATGTCCAATCTCTGGAACAGAGGATACAGCACGACTTACTGCTGATGGCAACGAGTCATCACCACTGGAGAAAACCTCCCTTAAAGCACTGACTGTCTCGTCACTCAGGACTGTGTTTGACGTACTTGCACGATCAATGAGTCCTGACACAAACTCCTGCTTGTTTAAAGAGTTTGAGAACACATACTTGACAAGCCCGTTAATGACAGCAACATCAACATGGTTCGTCTTCCTTGACGAGGAACTACTGTCTACCGAGTAGTCAATGGACACGATCTTTGTGTCCTTGGATCCAGAGTTGACCAATGACTTCAGAACGTCATCAATACCACTGTAGACAATCTCAGGAACTTCCGCTGCTGATACATTGAACTCACCCTTATCGGTCTTGCTCTTTCTTGAGAAAAGCCCCATGTCGTCAACTCTTTTCAATAGTCCAAGGAAATCTACTTGATGTTAGCCCGAAATATCGACACAGATAAACTCCTGAGGTAAGCGCCGCTTCTTATCTTTGACGCATCTCAGGAGTTTATCTTTTGGTAAGAGTTTGGATCCTGTATACAGGTATTTGTGAGTTCAGAGACCTAGATTCTCTCTCTTCCTTTCTATTCTCTCAATCGCCTTCTCAACCATCTCTACAGGAGTGTCGGGATTGGCTACTGCTCTTGTGGTCTCGCCTACAAAACGGTCCATTTCCTGTCTCTTCTTCTTCTCGTAGATGTAACCCATGAGATAGTTGAATAACTCATCAGCCTGACTTGTGTTGGCCTCACTACCTTCTTCTTGCTGTCCAGTAGTCTCCAGAACAGCAATCTTGCTGACAAGGCTTCTCTCAATGAACTCCACCACTCGTCTTTGACGGAAATCCTCTGGAAGGATGACATCTTTTCTGGAGACCTTCTTGAAGTCCTCCCACAAATACCTGAACTCCTTAGGGTATCCTCTATGCCCCCTGATGAACGTGTCTCTCCTGTTGCCAGCCTGATTGCTTTTATCAACACCTGTTGACTCATCATCCTTGGAAGGCACAGGCAGACCTCGGCAAGCAAGAAGAAAAGCCCTGGCAGTAGCCTGGTACAGCAGATCACTCTTAATGAGTCTGACAAGGGATCTCTGCATCTCCTCACTACTAACATCAGTATCAGGTTGACTCTTGCTGCTACTGTCAGTTGAGTTGGTGTCAGAGTCATGAGTGTTAGCGTCATCAACAAAAGACACTGATCCTTCGTTGACATCATCCTCAGTTAAAGGATCGGCCTTGTCAACACTGGATCTGACAACAGATGTTGACATGAAGGCATCCAGAGACACCTTCTTAATCATCTGCTCCCTCAGCGCGAAGGAGGCGATAGTCTTCAGTACTGGAGCAGCACGCTCAACGTAGCGAACAGACGCTGCTGGATCCTCTAAATCATACTCCTGAGCAATGATGTTCAGGACGTGCTCAACAATCGGTACCTGGTTGGACTTTGACGTAACATAGTCCCTCAGCGCCTCAGATCCATACTTCATCCTGTAGTCACAAGGATCCATTCCGTCAGGAAGAACAACCACATACGACTGAGAATGAATTGACGGAATACTGGAGAACACCTTATAGGCGGCGTTCATACCAGCCTTGTCGCCGTCGAAGCAGAACACGATCCTGCCGTCCTCACCTACCATGCGTCGGCACAGACCACCCTGATCCTTAGTGAAAGCAGTTCCAAGTCCTGCCACAACAGCCTCAACACCCGACTCGTCCATAGCGATGACATCGAACTGCCCCTCAGCGACATACAGAGTCCTGTTGTCTCCTCTGAGAGCCTTTCTGGCGTTCGCGTGGTTGTACAGCACACTAGACTTATGAAATAGCGGTCCAGCAGGTGAGTTGACGTACTTACCCTTCTTGAAGTCGTCCTCGAACAGACGCCTGCCTGAGAAGCCAACGTTCTTCCCCATAGCGTCTTGTACGAAGAACATCAGTCTTCCTGACCAGAAGTCATTGATCCTTCCAGTCCTCTCAGACTTCGAGCACACTCCTGCAGCCAGGATAATCTCGTCTGAGTACCCTTTGTCTTTCAGGAAGGAGTACAGTTCTGCTCGTCCTCTAGGAGCATAGCCGTAAGGAATCCTGTCTCTATAACGCTCCAGGCCCCTGTTAGTCACCTCACGAACAGCATCATGGTCTGAGTCAAGTTTCTTGTAGTTCCGCCAGTAGAAGACTGAGGCGTCACGAACACATCTGCGCAGAGCCTGGTAGTCAATGCTGCTCTCTGAGTCTGAGGACTTGTCAAGCACAGACAGATCGATACCCTTGTCCTCAGCAAGTTTCCTCAGGGCGTCCATGAACGACAGGTTCTCTGTGCTCTGGACATAGGACAGCAGGTCTCCGCTGACACCACAACCGAAGCACTTAAAACTCTGTGTTCGTGAGTCAACATTGAATGATGGAGTCTTCTCGTTGTGGAACGGGCACAGACCCTTCTGAGAGTAGGTGCCAGCAGGCTTCAGTGACACACCAGAGGCGTCAATGTACTCAGCCAGATCATACTGTCTCTTGACCTCTCCTACAACTTGCCTGAAACCACTCTCGTCAGCCAAATCAACACACCTCACTCGCTCTCAGGTGCCAAAATCATAAAATCTCAGCACCACACATTCTAACACTTCCTCTTGGATTACACAAAGAAACAACTCGATCTGTCTGAACTGCTTCTCATCAAGTCAGCGTTATCAACAGATCGAGTTGTTTACTAAAAACTAGAAACACTTACCTTATTGTGCACTAGGTTCTCTTGTCAGAAGTTCCAGGGATTCTCCTCGGACTCACTACCAGCAAGACTCTTGATCTTGTCAGGCTGAAAACCACTCCACTCATCCCCATCGGAAGTCACAACGATAGGGGCTTGACGGTGACCACGCTCCTTAAACTCCTTGATGTTTGCTGGAGTAATGGGCTCAGTAGTGAACTCAACTCCCAGACTAGTGAGAAGGTTCTTGGTGTCCTCACACTGTGGGCAGTTTGGCTTGGTGTACACTGTTGCTGTTGCCATGTAATAGTTCTCCTGTGTGTGTTAGATAGTTGAATACTCAATAAGATTCTGACGACTACATGTTGAAGTCATCTCTCTTCAAGAGATCTGTTAACCAGTATCTGATGACTCATTCTAACAAGTCACTTGTGCTGCTCTGCCATGCTCTTGACGACATCCAGATAGTACCTGTACTCATCCAGTGAGTCCTGAGCGTCAGCAAGGGCACGGTGGGCACGAGACTTCCTGTATCCTGATACGCTCACGCCATCTTGAAGCATCATTGAGACTGATGTGACATCAACACTCATGTGTGACAGGTGAGAGTATGTGACGGGCATCCACACTGCCATCAGACCTCTGTCAAGGTAGGGTGAGTTTCCGCCAAGCACAACATGTGAGGATCCTGCTGTCTCGCTCAACCACTCAGCCATATCGTGGTCAACTCTGTCAGGTGCCTGCGATCCGTTGTTCCACAAGTCGGACCAGAGTCCTGACTCCTCATGCATCATCCTGGCAACAGGGTCGGACATTCTCATGGCCTCAGAGATGGAACCAGTGTCCACCAGAGCGCTGAAACTGTCTCCGTACTGTCTTCCTTGCATGTCAGTCACGATTCCAGCAATCTCTAGAATCATGTCTCTGTCTGGAGAGGTACCAGTTGACTCGACGTCAATCCACGCTATCATCTTGTCTGCCATGTCCAGTATCAGTCCTCTACCTGATCTGACTTCAACTGGACAATGAAGTCTCTCATCTCTGCTGCGCTGTAACCCTCAGCAGCACCCATCATGATCAGGTTGATAACAGTCAGTTCTGGAAAGTCATCAGTGCTGGCGCCTTTCTGAACCTCATGCACGCTCTTGCGCAGTGCTCTGATGAACAGGTAACCAAGGTCTGTCCTGTCATCCTGTGGCTCTTGCAGAAGAACAGCACGAGACGTAATCTCATTGACTAACTGACTGAAGGAACTCAAGACAGACAAACCCTTCCAGTGCTCAGGACAAGTTGTAACCTACTGATAACTGGCCGGAATATCAATATATGAGAGTTTAGTTGTCAGTTAACTCACAAAACAGTAATGTGCAGAAAAAGTGATGGATGGGTTTTCAGTCCCTGCTCAACATCCTCTTCGTGATTCTTCTCTCACACGCATACATTGCTCTATCGGTACTGAGAACTGTCGCTCCAAGATAGAGGACTGACAGCACACCAAGAGTCCACCAGTTCCAGATGTAACCACCATATGGAACCACAGCCACAACCTCTGACTTGATTTCCTCGGTAGTGATCTCTCCAGGATCATTGATAGGGTTGTTGTCACCCTTGGTCCTGTAAATCTTGTTCCCATCCTTGTTGGTTTTGGATGAGACAATGCGATGGAGAACACTCTCATCATTGAACCATCTGGCCTTGTACACAACCACATCACCCTCAGTCAGACCACCATAGTTCTCTGAGGCAAGAACCAGATCACCCTTGCTGATGCTGGGCTCCATCGACTCAGAGACCACGTACAGTGTCCTGATACCAACAATGTTCAGTGAGACCACAGGCACACAAACCGTAGTAATCATGACAAACAGGACCAGTGATGTTATGAAGAAACGGTTCCTAATAGCACGTGCTCGTCTGAATGAAGGCGTAGTCCTTGACGACATGACCAATGTTCTTTCTGTACTGCTAAATCTGTTCTCTTGATCTGGATGCTCACGCCCTTGTGAGAAGTATCCAGGTGGAGCAGGCGCTATTGTAGCACATTCTCAATGAACTCTGTCGTGTCCCAAGGCGTTTGAGATGAAACTGGTATCCTTAATCTCTGCTCTCAGTTCTCTGGCGTAGGATCTCAGTGTCTCAGGGTCACAATCACCATTCACAGAGACATTCTTCACTGTCTCAACCTTCTTGGCATGATCCCCCATCCTTGACATGACTGTTGAGCGTGCTGACTGCCTCGCCTCACGACTTGAGTTGACATACGCAAGAACCTGCTCAGGAGTCATACCAGAGAACCTGTCATCACCAGTGAGAAACAGGTTGTCCTCAGTTCTTCCAAGAGTTGTCTCTTCCTGTTGAGATGATTCTCTTCCTGCGTCTGATTCAATGTTGTTGCTTTCTTGACTCTCAGAAGAACTGCTATCTATTCTCTCCGGTTTTCTACTGGCTACAGCAAACTCACCGTACAACAGAGCATTCTGGTCGTTGATAAAGGACTCAGCCTGTTCCTTTGTCTCAAAGTGTGGTTCATCCTTGAAGTGACAACGACTTCTGACTTTTGCTCCACACTCAAGGGGCTCATCAGAACCAGGACGAATATGATACATAACAGTTTTCCTTCTAGAAGTCCAGTGACACCTTTCTGTTCTTACCTGTCCTCTCACTCTTCTCAGGTAAGAACAAAAATTATTTCCGCTCTCATATCTAAAAGAATGGTCATTATTGCAACAAAATAATCATTTCAGAGCAGCAAAAATCCCTGAATCATGTATTCAAAGCACCAAATAAAAAAGTACTTCATGACTCAGGGATAGATGATCTCTTCGTAAGAAGATTGTGGTGTTTGTCCTATCTATCACTTCCTGGCTGTCAGCACATGGCGGAGTTGAATCCAGTTGTCTCCAAGGTTGCTTGCCAGTGCCCTGCTGTCTCGACTCAGGTTATCATCAGTGAAGTCAGTGTAAGACAACGTGTCAAAAGCGATGTGCTCGAACGGTGACAGGTGGCCCTTCTCCAGCAGTGTCTCACCAAGACGTGTGGTTGCGGTAGACTTGCTTGCTCTAGACTTGTCTCGGTAGGAAATCTGAGCACAGTTGGTTGCCGACAGAAGCAGATCATGATACAGGCTGTCAAAGGAGTCTGTCTTGGCCGGAACGCTCTCAGCGAAAGGAAGATGAAGCCAGGTGGTCTCAGGCTCAGAGACCTCCAACGCCTTCTCCACGAGTTTAGCCAGCGCCACAATCTCAGGCTGAGCAGCAGACAGGTCGGTTCTAAGATCAAGGAAGTTCTGCCACCACACTGAGGTAATCAGGGCCTCGTGGAACATGAACGGCTCAATGTACCGGTTGGCGTTCTGCTTGTGCATGTTGAGGGCGTCAGGATGAGGCTCATCAGAGGTGTAGACGTGGGCGTAGTACTCGTCCAGCAGATCGCTCCAATCACAGGCATCATAACTGTCATGCATGTCACCCATGAGCGCCTGAATCTCATGAGACACAGCAGCGTCACGTGCAGAAAGGTGGTTGTCTATCATTCTGGCTCTGTCAGCAGCAGAGACGAATCCTCCTGACATTCCCTTCTTGTTGTAGGTGAACAATGGAATGTATGGGTCGTTCATGACGTCACCAATAGTCACCTTGACGCTACGAGCCCTGGACGATGCACTGTTCCTGGAGAACTGGCGATGAGTATTCACCTCAGACAGGATGCAACGGGGGAACCTGGCGATGATGGTGAAGATACGGTTTCCCTCATCCTCCTTGTCCTTCAGGTGCTCCGGCTTGCTGTCAGCGATCACTGTGACCTCGTACTGACTCAGCATAGGGTCAGTGTAGGAGAACCTGAGATACGGCTCACTGCGGTATGGAAGAGTGACATGCTCGGTCTTGATGGACGTGAAATCTGGCTCAAGAATCTGATCGTTCATTCAAAAGAACCTTTCTCCAAGAGAAGGAAGAGATGTTACTGGTAAACACCTTCATCTTAACGAAAGGCATTCAGTGCCCAGCAACACTCCTTTTCTTCCTACTACTGCTACGCTCTAGTCGTCAGATTCCTTCTTTTTCAGTGACTTCTTGACCTTGCTGACCATCTTGTCAACCGTCTCACCAATATGCTCGTTAACAAGCGTTCCAACATGAGCAGAGAACTCTTTCGGAAGACCCGAGGAGTAAGGATAGGCAAAGGACCTGAACAGATGAGACAAGGACTCGTTGGCGTTCTCATTCCTGTAGTAAATAGGGGATGGCTTATTCAGGAAGTTAATCGCTATCAGCATACAGGTCTTCCTAAACACCTCCTCGCCAACAATACTGTAAAGTTCCTCAAGACTTGATGGAACGTTGTAGATGTAGCAACTGTTACTGAAAATCTTGTCCCTGTAGTCCAGCATCTCAGTAATGTTATCAGCATCCTCAGGGACTATAAGGTACTTGGGAAACGGTAGCCACTCAGCAGCACTTCTCTTGTCTTCCGTCCTTATGCCGAACTCACGATCAAGGTATTTGAGCACAACATGATCAGGATCCTCTTGAAGCAGGGATGAGGTCTTGACACTGAAAGGCTTTGTTCGCTCAAGGCTCTTCTCAACAACTGCTGCTGAGGCATGGTATGTTGGTGGAGCAATAATCCTGCTCACATCACCCACAGCATTGAGAACCTTGGCCGTGATGCCAGTGACCGCTAGAACGCTCTTGTCCTTTAGAGCATCATCACCATACTTCTCAAGGTAACCGTTCAAAAGGTCACACAGTTCCACAGTCTTGATTGACGCAGGAGAGATAAGGATAACAAAATCAGAATCCCTGGCAATTGAGGTGATGTTCTTTGTGCCTGCCAGCCTTCCTGACGGAATGTTCTTCCTAAGAATCTTGTCTCTGGTCAGTCCTCCGTCAAAAGCCTTGCAGAGCCAGTACCCATTGATCTTGATAAGAGACTTGTTCTCAGCGCTAGTGTTTCTCTTGATTGAAGGAGCGGCCTCTACAAGTTCATCGATAGACCCGAACCAGAACTGATCCAAGGACACACCCATAGATTCAAGAATCTCAGCCTCCCAGTCATCCACTGAGGTCTTCGACTCCGTAATCATCAGAACAACCTTGGTGTAGTTACACACCTTACCAGAGGATGTCTCAGTAGGCTTCTTGAACGAGTTGAGGATCCGCGTCCTGATCCTGGCAATCCTCTGGTAGTCGCTCTCATCTGAGCACCTGACGACAAGGAACCTTGTTGCCTTCAAAGAGTCGTCTGACACACCAGTGACAACACCCACAAGACTGCTCGGGTTGTACTTCTTGGAAAGTGTTTCGGTCAGGGAGTCCTTGGAGTGCCTTGTCTGACCATACACAGGGTAGACCATTGAGTCCAGCCTGATTAGGCTATACTTTCTAGGATCGGACTGACGGGACCGAAACACCTCAGCGCCGTAGTCCAGATCCACAGCAACATCAATACAGCGGTTCTTGTGCAGCCTCTCAGCAGTATGCCATCCTGTAGGACCACTTAGAGTAGTTACTGGTACTTTCAGCCAGTCGTTGGCGTAGAAACTAATCCTCTCATTGCTGAAAACCCGACTGCTGTCACCACGCTCCAATGACGTGTCGAGTGCCATAGAGCAGTCATCAAGCAACTGAGACATATCTCTCAGGTTCCCATATGAGACGACAGTAGGAATAATCTCAGATACCTTGTCCTGAATCTGCTTGATGACAGTACTGTTCAGGTTGTCCAGCCTCTTATCCTGAGTAATCGTGTCCCTGGACGAGGCGAAGTTGACAAGCCCTGGCTGAATCTCCACGGCGACCAGAGCAGGATTCTTACTGTCCTTTGAAGAAGTGAACCTGCTGTCGCTTCGATACTCGTAGCCGTTCAGGATGTAGGACAACCCGGAGTTCTCACCAAGATTGCCTTCAAGCATCTCAGCAAAACTATAATACCTCAGTTTCTTAAGAAGAGTCCGAGCACAGGGAAGATTAATTCTCGGATCAGGAATCCACACACCACCTTCCAGACCGGACTCAGGATCCAGAGTGATGTCACAGACCTTGATGTACTCACTGGTTAACTCATGAAGAACCCCGTCAATCATGATAGGAGCATTGCCTCCCAGCCCAGCATAACGAGAGTACGTCCTCAGAGCATTCTTAAAACGCCCAAAGTCCTCCTCACGTACCGGAACAGTCACCTTCGTTCCATTGGGCCTATCAGTGCTCGTGGTGCTCAAAGAGGCTACAGGACCATCCTGCTCACGCCTGATAGAGATGCTCGTCAACTCGCCATCACAGACAGTCTCAACCTGAAACTCACTAGTGTAGGCAAGCGGCGCCTTAGCACCCAGACCAAAAGCACCAACCTGGCCGAGGTCATCACGCTTGGAAGACATGCCGTAGGAGACGTAGGTCCTCTCCACCTGCTCCCTGGTCATACCATCACCGCTGTCTGAGACGACCAGAGACGGGCTTAGAAGGTCAGGTGACTCCACGACTACAGGTGAGGTGGAACCAGCGCGTCCAGCGGCGTCCTGTGCATTCGAGACAGTCTCCCTGACAACAGCCTCAACAGGATCAAGGTACAGGTCCGTCAGACGAGGAAGAATGTACTTCATCGCCTCAGGTGAGACAGTCATAGCAACATCACTAACAGACGAGTCACCCAAACTCACAGACAGCACTGAATCCAGAGAGGATGTCTTAGAAAGAGACAAGATAACCAGCCTTCACAACTAGAGGTACTCAAACATTTGGACACAAGTGTAGCACCAAACAAAGGATCTTTCAAGTAGCGCCAACAAGAACCTAAGAGCGGGGCGTGGGGGATGGTGGGGCCAAGGGCGGTTCTACAAGATCTATAGAGTCATATGGTGTAAAAACGGATCGACACGAGTTGGCGCCATTACCTTTTCTTTTAATTGCAACAAAAACCACCAAAGCACACAGGTAGGTCAGACTCGGTTGATCTGAACAATAGTGTGATGCTTGGGTGGTTGTGTTTTGCTGTGACAGCAGGTTCTTGTTAGCAAGACAACTACAGGTGTCTGGAGATCTATCACCCGCCAAACAGGCTCATCATCTTGCTGGAGAACTTCTGGACAGCACCCTGACTTTCGTACTCTCTAGTGGCCTCTATCTCTTTGATTCTTTCTATCCTGGCGTCGTGCTGCTCACGAAGCCTGTCACTGGAGACATCATGTCGTCTAAGAACCTCTTCCATCTGCCTCATTGTCCGAGACGCCCACTCACCTGCACAGCCAGCGGTCATGTGGTCGTTTCTGGGCATCTTGGTCGTCGTGTAGTTCCTGATGAACTCCTCAGCCTGCTCTGGAGTATCGATTCTGTGAACCTGCTCACCCTCATCGTCTTTGGTGATGACACTCCATCCTGGATACTTGTGTCCCTCGTTGTAACCATTCTGGAACTGCAGCGCCCAGGAGTTCTTTGAGGATCCGCCCTCGTTGTTGAACCACCTGACGTCAATGTCCACCTGATCGCTGGAGTATCTAGCGGATCCGTCATGTGTGTCTATGTATCTTCCGATACTGGACGGCCTGACAGGGTTGCAGGACAGATCAATGTCGCCTTTCAGCCTACCCCCAAGCGGTCCTCTTCTGAACATGGTGTAGATTCTCTCGCCTTTACCGGGCTCAGATAGGGATCCTGCGCCCAGACGATAGAACTCTTGGGGCTTAATGGAACTGAACCTATCCTCCTGCGCGAGATAAGTCAGACTGAAGTCAGCCTTGGCCTCATCCTCAAGCATGACTCGGGACTCACGAACATGGGTGGCTATCACAGTGCCAGGCCACGGATCCACTTCTCTTATGTCATAGGTACTATCTGGATTGTTATTGTAGAACTTGCACATCGTACTGGCAACAAAGTGTGCCTCCTGATCCACTCCTGTGAACTCATCATTGAGAGGTGAGTCGTACCCAAGATCATGGCTCTTGCTCTCACCAGTTTCAGTGTCAACCATATGGAGTGTGTAGTTGGTGTAGAGATCGCCAGAACTACTCATGAAAGGCTCCCTCTCGAGGAAGTACTGGAAGCGGTTCTCATGACTATGCGGGTAGTTGACAGGAATGACAACATTCTGCCACTCAGGACCCCAGCCATTTGCAGTCAGTTCATCCATGCGCTCACAAGCGTTGACCAGCCCTTCCTCACCAAACGGATTCATGGAGTCAGTGGCAGAGGATCTGGCGTAAATACGCGAGTTTCGAGCGTGCTCACGCATCTCCTCGATGTACGCCTTCTGATTGTTGGAGAGGGTATGGGCATTCTTGGCGAACAGAGCCTCCTCATACGACTCATAGTCCTGCCAAGGACACTTACCTGTGGTTCTTCCACACACCTCAACAACATTGCCTTTGTTAGGGTTGACGTGCCAGTACATAACGCTCACACCTCTTTGTTTTTCAGTTCAGTACCAAAAGCATATGCAAGAATGCATTCACTATAAAGAACGCTACTTCATTCACTTCTACTGATTAACACAATAGCACATGTTTTAAGATAATCTCTAAAACAAGAGCATATGTAGCACATGAACTAGATACCAAAAGAGATTTGTTACGTTGTTTGAAGACATCACGAACCACTGACTCACATGTATCACACAAGATCAAAACAGACGCTTAGTGGAGCATCTTAAAACCCTTATGGCAGCCATTCTCCAAGTGTTGTTCATACCTGAAAAACATTGATAACACTGAAACAAATCTGTATGACAGAAGTACCGGAAAACAGAGATCTGGCACATTTGTAAAGTAATGTTCTTAAACTTTCAACAGAGTAAAAACAACATGTACAGCAGTTTATTAACGGCATCGAGATCAGGTATTTATACCATTTTGGTAACATCTTGAGAAAGTACTTGACAAGTGTCAGTGATCAGCAGGAAATTGATGCTAAAGCACCTCAAACAACTCTTCTGTGCTTTTAAAACATGTGAACTGGACCACACATGATTCGCCATAGGAACACACATACCATAGGTACACACAGAACAGAGAACAGGTTCTGACAGAGATAAAAACTCAATGCCAGAACCTGTTCGAAGACGAGAGTATTCTCTTTTGTGGTGTGCTGAAGATCACTCTATTTTCTTACAGAGTGTCCTCATTTGCACGCAGAGTCCACATCCACTCCTTACGAGCACCAGTGTCATTACCGAAGATGAGCGTCAACGACTCCAGCGCAGCAGCAGCGTCAGGAACAGTCACCTGAGTCACCACGCGGGTCTCAGGGTTGATGGCCGTCTCAAACAGGATGTCAGGCTCCACCTCACCAAGACCCTTCAGACGAGTGATGTCATACTTGATACCAGCATCATTCAACTGGGCAGCAGCAGCGTCACGCTCACGCTCATCACGAGCATAGATCTTCCGCGACTTACGACCCTCATGCGTAGCGATAGAGAACAGAGGTGTCTCAATCTTGAACAGACGACCCTCAGTGACAACATCCCTGAAGCACTCCCAGAACAGTGAGTAGATGAGACAGGCGATGGCGTTACCGTCAGGGTCAGCGTCAACAGCGATGAACACACGACCGTAACGCATCTGATCCAGGTTGAAGTCGTCACCATAACCAGCACCCAGCGCCTTGATGATGTCCTGCACCTCCTTGTTCTCCATCACCTTCTTTGGAGTGTTCTTCATAACGTTGATGATCTTGCCTCGAATACCCATGAGAGCATCCACACGACCATCACGAGCAGCCTTCAGCGATGACAAGGCTGAGTCACCCTCACAGATGTAGAGAGAAGCCTCCTCAGAACCAGCCAATTCACAGTCAACAAGTTTCGACGGCAGAGAGGACGAGGAGATCTGGTTCTTCTTACGAGCCACATCACGCCTGTCACGAGCACGCTGACGAGCCCTGGACGCAGACACAACTTTCTTGGCAATGACAGTAAGATCCTCACTGTTACCACGAGAAGCAATCCACTTGCTGAAAGCATCCCGCAGAGCCTCCAGAATGGCCTTCTTCACCGCAGGCCCACCTAACTGCTCCTTCGTCTGAGAAGTGAACGAAGGCTCAGACACCTGCACGCTGACGACAGCCGTCATACCCTCCAAGAAGTCAGAGACAGCAGGACGCTCCTCACCCTTCTTCAACAGGCCCTTCATCGTCGAGAAACGCTCACCGAAAGAGTCACTCAAGGCACGATAGAAAGCGTCCTCATGCACACCACCGTTCTTCGTGTTAATCGTGTTGACGTAACTGCTGACACTGCTGTCAAAGTCAGTACCCCAGGAGACCATCACCTCAACTGGCACACGACGCTCAACATCCTTGTGAGAGACAGTTCCGTCATCGTTAATCACAGGAACGTTGCGCTCAGTGTAGAAACCATCAGTGACAATATGAATGGGCTGAGAGAGAATCGACTCGCCACGCTGGTTAGCAGATACCAACTCAGCCAAGCCGTCCTCAAAGTGATAGAACTCATGCAGAGGCTCCTTGACACCAGTCTCAGGATCCTCAATGAGGCGGATCTCGTCATAGACCTCAGCATGAAGCGACGGCACCAGGTAGCAGGTCGCTTTCAGGCGCTCAGCAAGATCAGCAGTGTCAACAGGGTACGGAGACTGAAACACAGAGTCGTTCAACCACACACGAACACTGGTACCGGTTGGATAGAGAGACTTCTCCTCCTTGGAGCGGTTGTCCTTGGAGACACGTAGGTAGTCATACTTGTCATCATCCAGTGGGGTAAAGGTGGAGTCAGGGTTGTCATCTTCTGCGAAAAAACCAGGGGTGCCGTCCTTGAAATGAAGTTCATAAACCTTTTTATTGCGGTAGACCTTAATGACGGCCATTTTGGAAAGGTGAATACAGCTAGAAGATCCTACACCATTTGTACCAAGTGTATAATTATCGCTACCCGATTTTTTACCGAACTTACCGCCAGATTGTATAATTCCGAGTGCTTTGTATATACCACTTACATTTCTTCCAAGAGAATCTTTTGACGAGTCTACAGGAATTCCTCGACCATTGTCATCTACCTGAATACTGAAGTCCTTAAAGAAGGATACTTTTACGTGGGTCCCATGACCGCCAAGCACCTCATCTATACTATTTTCCTGGATCTCACGAACGGCTGACGTCTTCTGACTTGAGAAAGGATGACTTTCAGATCCCTTCTCGTCAGAGAAAGTGAGGTTCATTCTTTTTAGAAGATGCTGGTGTGCTGAAAGTGACTGGATGCTCGCAGACGTGTACTCGCTAGATGCGCTCAATTTACTTTTCTCCTTGTAGTGCTTCATTAATTGCTTCTCTCACAATTACCTTGTAAGAATTATTTTTTATCTCATCTTCCCATATTTCTACTACCTTTATACCCATATTCCATGCAGCATCTCTTTTCTTCTTATGGTATATTGGACCCTTCTTGAGAAAAGGCTTAAACCCGTTCTTTCTAGGAAGATTCGCTTCTTCGTCATCTTTGTCTTTGCTGTGGGTTGAAAAATCTTGAATCTCAAAACCCATCTTTAAATCAGGAAAATATATATCTATTTCCCACTTACCCTTAGATCCAGGTACTACAACCATTCTGTTGTTTCTTACATATTTGTAGTCAATTTTAAGTGAATCAATATAATTACATACCACCAACTCAAGAATGCTCCCCTTCGATTTCTTAAGATATTTTTTGTATGCTCTAGGAGGGTTTATACCAAAGTAGATATAAAAATCAACTCTGTCTGGCTTTCTGCGATAATGACTATAGAAATCTTTAGACCATTGCTCTATGTTCTTGTATTCTTTAATTTTACTCTTGTTTATTTCTGATTTTGTCTGTATGAATGTTGAACACGAGTTTGAGCAGCATATCTCTATTCCATCAAAGTGTCTTTTATAGGACCCTACTGACAACTTGAATCTTTCTCCGCAGAATGCGCAGTTAGCCCAGTCATTTCCACAATACACCTGTTTTGATTGTGTTGGCCTGAAAGATTCTCCGCAGTACTTGCAAATTCTGTCATTTTTAATTTTGTAAGAGTCTCTTCTCATCCATGAGTTTCTGCATTCTACCGAGCAACACTGAGATGGTCTACTGCAGCATTTTCTTTGAAATATTTTTCCACAAAACTTGCACTCAACATCTCTGTATTGGTGGCACCATCTTGCCTCAGGTATTTTCGCCTCAAAGGATTCTCCACATATCTCACATTTTCGTATGTCTTCTCTACCTTTGTTCCTTCTAATCAACTTGCTGCAACATGACTTACTGCGCGTAACTTTATAGGTTGCTCCGGCGCATATGTAAGTAAAACTTTTACCACAAATTTCGCAATTGACAGTCTTAGTAACTCTGCAATAAGCCTGCTTCTTATCGCCGGAAAACTCTTCCCCACATATTTTGCACTTCTTAGTTTCCAAAATTTCCTCATCAATACAACAAAAAGGTAATCAACCTCTACCTATTATACCAAGACTGTTCCTCACCTGTACCTGATGCACTCCTTGTAGTGTTCTTGTGTGAGGAATCCTGGTCTGTTCATGAGTTGTTCTGCTTTTTTGAGGACTGGTTTTGGTGTGTTTTTGACCATTCGGATGCATCTGTATCTGTGGTCTGGGTCTTTGAAGGCTTCTGTGAATTCTTGGACGAATCTTCTGACCCTGGCGTTCATGTCCTCGCTGACTGTGACGTCGCTGTTGCGTCCAGTTCCTTTGAGTGTCTTGCTGTAGTCGAAGTCGAGTTCGTGTCCGGCTTCGAGTAGTTTCTTCTGTGTGAGGTAGAGGTTCCAGAGTGCTACCTTGCGGGTCTTTTTTCCTCCAGCGTTCATCTCTACCGTGTTGGACAGCGCCTCGTCGATGGCTTTTTGGCTGGGTAGTTTGCTGGGTTCGCGGTATCCTAGTTCATCGAGCCATTTACCTATCTGATTGGCTGTTGTGTTGAAGTAGGTTGCGAGTGTGCCGAGGTTGACCCATTGTGGTTCGCCTGTTGCTGGTGCCTTGATGTCCTGGTTGACGCTGGCTCGTTCGACGTGCATTCCTGCGTCTGTCAGAGCGTCCTGGACGGCTTGTAGGTTCCACAGCAGCGTCTTACCACAGGTGTCTATGATTCCGTCTTCCAGGGCCTTTCTGGTGGGTTTGTAGGCTGTGCTGGTGCCGTCCTTGGAGACCGTCTGTCTCATATATCCTTGTTTGACGAGGATGTAGGCAAGTGCTCGTTGGTGCAGGCCGCTGAAGTTTGATGCCAGTGATGCTGTGGAGGAGTGGGTTGGGCGTCTTCCGCTGAGGTGCCGTTTTGCGGGTGGTTCAAGTTCAGCCATGATTCCTGCCTTGTTCTATTGTGCTTGCTGGTTGTGACGGATTCTGATAGAGAGAGGGTTTGGTGCAGATCGTCTACTCTGCTGTTGTCCACACTGTTGTGCTGACTCTATGCCATCATCTGCTCATCACTGATTTTGACAGGTACGATTATCAGCGGATTCAAGTGCTTTGAGCAGGTCGATGGCTGTCTTGGTTGCTTGGATTACCTTTTCTCTTGCTTTTCTGGCTAAATCATGAGTGTCGTAAACTTTTTGCGTCACATCATCATAACCAAGAAAAACCAACTCATTAAGATAGCGCACTAGGCACAAGATGATTTCCATAGTAAAGTTATATACATCCATAAAATCAGTAAGTTCGTTGTTTTGTTGTCTATAGATAGATTTGTTGAGTGATTCTATCGCACTTGATCCTATAGCACTACTGGAATTATTTGTATTGCTTGTAAGTGTTTTATCAATCTGTAGACATACAGACACCAAGTTATCAACTACTCCGAGCATCATGTTACTCAGGCTTTCAGAGATGTTATACTTACTGATAATGTTCTCAGTTGTTTGTGTAGCAGTATTATATTTTCTATGGATGACTGAAAAATGTGTTGACTCAGAGAAAGATCTTTTCTTTCCATCTTTTTTAGAAGAAAATACTCCATCTCTACCCGTTATGTATCTGACCAGAACCTCAGACACAGAGCACGCTAAGATTTCTGGTAAACGAAAAAATCCCTCAGTATTGATAACGGATCCTACATCCTCAATAACATCTGACGACAATTCATCAAACGCTGTCATAAGTACTGGTTCCATCTCATCATCATGATAATAGTATAGAGATGAACCTGTTTTTAGTACTAAAGAGACTGTATCAGCATCACTAGTGACTTTTGATGCGGTTGCCTGAGTCAGACGCAGTTCCCACAAGGATGCTCTTTGGTACTTTCTTTCACATGAGTTAAAATAAGCACCAGTCCAAAAAACCTTATCTAGAGTTTTTTGAAATGATTCCTGAAAACTTGATGGTATGAGCGAAGCAGTAACAATTCCTTGTGCGCTGCAAAAGAGATTTGTCTCATCAACAGGATGTTTCAACGAGCCTTTCATTTTTAATGATCCAAGTCCAACAGGTTCTACTGTTTTAAGCAGTTCATCAATACTCTTGCACGCTGGCAGATGATACACCATGTTCCCGATTAGAGCCGCCGTTGCTCCAACATGACCAGGCTCAATCTTGTGTACCAGACCAAGTGCTGAATCCTTCAGGTTCTCTGTGATCTCATCCCCAATATTGAAGTCAATGGTGGTGTTCTGGAAACTGCTGGTATCAGTGCACATCATGACCTCAATCAGTCGTTCTGCAAGAACAAACAACCAATGGTCCACAAGACCCTGATGAATCATGTTCACAGCAACTTTATCCGATTCTTGCCTGAGAACAGCAACGACATCAGCGACACTGGTTTCATAGACGTCCTCGTGCCTGTTAGCAATAAGTCGAATAGTAAGAACACCTCCATCTTCGCCATCAGTACTTCCTGACTGAACAAGGTCTCTTTCTATTTTTAGAATGACTTTGTCATCTTCTCCTGTAAGAGAAAGATACGGGTCATAGTCTTCAGGCTCAAAGAGTAAGGATGCTGCCACATCACCAGCGGAGCACGATAGTACGCGGCTCCTTCTCTCATTACTGTAACCAGAGAGACACCATTCAAGTCCACCTAGATACGCAGAAGTAGTTGCCTTGTTGCTCATCTCGTTCCCGCTCCTCACGAATTCACTGGTCCTGCGCCGTGCACTACAGCAAGTCGCTCTCATCAAGCATCTTCATCAGGTCAAGAGCCGCTGATGCTATCTTGACTCTGCTGTTGTCATCCCATACACCGCGATCCCATACAAATGGATCCTCATGAGCACTCAAAAACACCTGCTCATTGATAAGTCGAATCAGGATCTCATTCATTAAAAGAATCAGGTAACAGATTCGTCTTGAGTGAGTGATACCCAGAGCATAGACGTCTTTATAAACGTCTTTCTCACTGCTCCTTATTATTTGATCGAGAACAGAAGATGGATTCAATCCAGTAACCTGAAACCTGTCTAGGAAAGAGCATACTCTATGAGCACTATCAAGAGTCATCTCTAAGAGATCTCGCAATCCATCATCATCTGACAGACCCAGACTCCTCATAATTCCATGAAGATGTTTCGTGCTGTCACAGGCGATCTCTTTATGCGAGTCAGCCTCAACAAAGTCCTCATCCTCTCCGTAAAGATCCTTAGCGCTGTTGCGCCAGTCCTTACCATATAGACGAACAACAAGCGACTCGGTAATAGAAGCAGCCATAAGAGCAGCCAGTCACTCGTGCTTGTCAACATTCCTGGCAAGAGAGAAGACGTTCTCAACAGCGTTCAGAGAGTCGTCTCCTAAAGGGTTCAAGGCGGTGATGGCATACTTAATGTAATGATTTGTCTCGTGCATCCCGTTAGTATGGTTGGAGTCAACAATGTTGTTGCTGAGTAGAAGGGCTTTGACGAGATCTGGCGAGTCAATAGCACTGCAAATGATTCTCTGAGTGGCCCTCACCTCCCAATCGGAACGAGTGAACCACAGAAGAGGCCAGGATGATGAACCACCAAAACAAATACAAAAACCACTAGGAAGAGCCTCTAAAGCCTTATCACTGTTCTTACGAGAGACGAGATAACTGATAACAACATGGCGTGCATCCTTAAAAAGGATAAGCTCATTGCAAGGGTGCTCCAGCGATCCTGTCATCCACATGTCTCTTAAACCAGAGTGGCTAGTAAGATCAAGAAGGCTATCAAGATCACCACTAGAGGGAGTGTTGTAGACAATTCCACCGAGTAGCGCTGCTGTCGCTCCAACATAACCAGGTTTAATATGAGATAAGACATTTCTAATCATGTCTATTCGATCTGATGACTCAGCATAGACCTCAATAGAGGCTCTGCATCTGTCCGAGAATCCCGTACACAACATCACATCAACAACACGCTCAGCAAGACATATTATCCAGTGATCGCGCAGTCTTTGCTCAACATCATCAAGATTAAAAGCAGGATTTTCCTTGTACAGGAATTCCAGCCCATTGAAAGACTTCTCATCAAAAGAGTCCTGTGAAGATGACCCCATGAAGCGAAGATATAAGGATGCATCATTAGGGCCGCGAGAAACCCGAAGATTCATATAGTACTGCCCGTCTTGATTCACAAGGCAGGTGATGCCTGCTTGAGTACCAGCAACTTCCAGTAGAAGCGAAGCGCGACTACTGTCAGCAGAGACAACAATCTGCCAAGGCATGTTTGACACATTCACAGGCAGGACGCGGCTGCAATCGAGGGAAGACATGAAAACAAGTGTAACACAGCACGTCGAAGAGGATCAAGTGTATGAGAGCCACCTAAGGACAGAAAGAGGAGGCGATAGACTCTTCTACAAGATCTATAGAGTCATATGGTGTAAAAACAGATCGACGTTTCATGTGTGCCGTTTTTAATTTAATGTTGAACATCTTTTACACAACAGATGTAGACAAAGGTATGAGAACGATGTGTGCTCTAGTGCTGGAGTACCTGACGTTTGTCACCAGTCGGTTATTTACGTACAAATCCGTAATAACTAGACTTTTCGTTGCAAGCACGCGGATTGACCAAGAAATGTCCATCCTGCCGTGCGTTTTTACACCATATGACTCTATAGATCTTGTTAGATAACCAGGTGCGGTTCGTTAAAGTGTCCGGTGTGACCTTGCTGACACTTTTGCTGGCCTGGTCCTCACTACTGTCTGACTACTCTTGGAGGTTCATCTGATGCCATCAACTTCAGGACACCGCTACCCGCAGGGATCCTCTTTCCTGCAGTCAGACATGATTCCTGGGTTCTCTGGCGGCAAAAGGGACTACAGCAGGCGAAGCGTCTTTCTGAACTCCCTTGAACTCAAAGAGGCTAAGAAGGTTGTTCAGGGCATCATGAACAAGGATGTTCGTTACATCCAGGCACGCGACGACAAGAGGCCCTATGGGAAGTCCTGGGGCTCGGGAACAAGCAACTGCTACGATGACATCATGTCCATCCCCAGTAATGGTGGTGAGTCAAGGTACGGCATCATCTACAGGGGTGACCTTGTGTGCTTTGACCTTGATGTTCCTACGCAGTACGAGAGCGAGGTTGAGGGCTATCTGGATGTCTGGGACGCTGTTGACCAGATGTCTGAGTTGTTCAACGTTGACCTTCGTCGCTTTGTTGTAGGCACCCCTAGCGGCGGCCTCCACGTCACCATGCGTATCCCATCCAGGTATGCTCCCTCAGCACAGCATAGGCAGAGCCCTGAGGACTTCTGGTTCCCTGTTGGGCACTTCAACGAGTACAACCGCTTCTTCAAGAGGGTCTACGGTGACAAGTGGTTCAAGATCAAGGGTGACTTCAGGAGCGGAGCCTCTAACGCCTATGTGCTCGGACCAGAGGTCGTAGCAGAGGTTGGAACACCATCAGACGGCAGGTATATGCTGTTCTACGACGAGGAGCCGGACACCCTGCCCGTTGAGGCATGTAAGAAGATTCGTCAGGTCACAGGGATGAAGCGCCGTGAGCGTAACAAGAGGGCTGATAAGGCTGCCAAGAAGGCTCGCAGAGAGCGGTTGAGCGGTATTGAGTTGCAGGACATTCAGGCGCCTGTGCAGGGACAGGATGCCGACTCTGTGAAGCGTCAGATGAAGAGGTTCGCCGAAGGTGGCCCGTTGAATGTTCTTCATGGGGACATGGGGCAGGAGCACCTGTACAAGGACCTGCGGTCTCAGAGAAACGTCAGCGAGTACCTGGCCGCTGCTCCGTCTGACGACGTTCTCCAGGTCGTGGCCTCCATGATCCAGACTAAGATCCAGGCTGATGAGGGTGAGTACAAGTACCACTCCTTAAGAGCATTCGCTACTCGTTCCCTGTGGTGCTGCTACGACGAGAAGTCCATCATCGGTGCCTGTATCCTGCTGCACATCGACCAGGACACCAGCCGTAGGCGCCGTATCCCTGTCAAGGAACTCGTCAACGACATCGAGAAGTTCTACAAGACAAAAGACTCTGACTCCACCTATCACGGTCACGCCTGTCCTAGAAGAGTCAAGAGTCCTGAGGAGAGAAAGTCTCTGGCCGAGCGTATCTTTGAGGGCCAGGACATCCACGAGAACATCGCCAGGAAGGCCGAGCGTATCAGGAACGGGAAGTCCTTGTCATACAGCGGCACACAGCACCTGAAGAACAACCAGGACGGTATTGTTCTGGACTATGAGAAGATGTACGACTTCCTGTACGAGACCGTCGGTTCCAAGAGGGTGTCCATCCCCAAGCAGGTCACTCACGCCATGATGATCTTCGACTACGTTCTCCAGCCGTACAGCAACATCGGGCTCTACTGGATCGTCATCGCCTACTCCTACCTGATGGAGCACCTTGGACTGACAAAGAGTCAGGTGAGACAGGCAATGAGACTTCTTCGTGAGGTCGGAGCCATCTACGTAGTCAAGAAGCAGGCTAAAGGCATCGCCCCTGTCTACATGGTGAACACTCAGGTCCTGATGCATGTCGGGCTGACCAAGGCTCTCAAACGTGCTGAGCAGGACTCTTTTAACAGAATGCCTGACGGCAGTCCTCATTTCACCGTCTACAACCGCATCACCAGACAGTTCCAGCAGGCCCTGACAGGAAAAGTCGTTGTCGGGCGATTCATGAGCAGAAGACTGGAGAACAAACTCTTCAAGCGTGAGATCCCTAGCCAGCAGTGGACTGTCGGACCTGGTTCCACCATGGACTACCTGAAGAAGGAGCGTGAGGAACTGGGACTGGAGCGCAGCGACCGGACCAAGCAGATGCTTCAAGCAGGAACAAGCAAGCGCGCCAGGCACTTCGTGCACTACTCCACACGCTACCGACCAGAACTTGAGAAACTAGGTGTTCTCACTCCTGAGTCACCTCGTTTCGTTGAGGAACTGGCTCGTTTCAGCGCCACGTTCACACAGATGACAGGCGAGGATCTAAACCAGGACAGTGAGTCCACGTCTTCTGTTTCCGACTCTTGGATTGACGTCGTGACCTCTGTAGCAACCAGAGACTTCACACTGCCCACCAGAGACAGGATGAGCGACCTTCCAGGACGTTTCGAGGCATTCATCAACGGTCGAGTGTACGACAGAAGGACATCCACAACGCCAGGTATCAGCAAAAATCAGAGCCACAACTCGTCATATGCTAGAGGAACCCTATCTCCCCACTCTCAGCACATTGCCGGAGCCCAGGCGCAGTTCATCAAGGATGTTAAGTCAGGCATGTACAGAACCATGAAAGGCAGCCATGTCAACAGATACGCTCCACGACCTATTGTCGGAAGAGTCCTGTCAGGTAAGCCACCTTTTAAAAGGAATGATGCTTTAAGCACATCATCCTTTGCATCCAGAAACACAGATGAAGGTGTGAAGCAGACTAGCAACAATCCGCCTGTTGCTGCAAATGAGTTCACCAAAAGTAGTGGTAGTACTAACAAAGTGACCATGATGCCATCTGCGGATGATCAAAACCACAACATGCACTCTCCTGACAGAAGAACTTTCAGGACTAGAAGGGTTTATACATCAAAGGGTGAAGAGCCAACATCACTTAGGTATCAAAACTATGAGACAAATTATATGTTAATGATGATGCTGACAGACACAAACGACAGGAGCAGACAATGAGCAACAATGACAAAGACATTCTTGACCAGCAGGCGGAATCGGTGGTGACAGAGGATAAGAATGGTGACGAGCAAGTGCTTGACATTCCTGAGCCCATTGTCACTGATGAGTATGTTGACAACACCATTGAGCGCTTAAGAAGAAGATGGCGTATCAGAGAGATGTCGATCTATGAGTGCAAGAAGAACGCTCTGTCACCTGAGCAGGAGTACGCCATCATTGAGATTGACAAGCAGCAGGAGAAGTTGAGCAGACAAGATTCTGGAAGTGGTAAACTTCACTAAAGCAGCCATTTTGTAGTGAGTTAGAAACATTTGCCAGAAGAACAAGGACAAGAACCCTTATGTCAGAAGAAGATAGCAGATCTTTTTGGACACTCGTTGACAGCACGACAGACGCCCATAGATCATGTCTGGTAGGTATCTCAGGGAAGATGGGGTCAGGTAAGGACACCGTTGCTTCGCTATTGGCTGAAATGCTCTACAGAAGAGGAGACGGAGTTGTCATCCGCTCGTTTGCTGACAGCCTCAAGGATGAGGTTTCCAGAACTGTTGTAGATGCTCTCATGTTTCAGAGCGAACAGGGCTTCTGTGACTCAGTGACTTCCTGGAGCGGGATTAGTAGCATCCATGCACAAGAACTCTTGAAGGTGCTGCATCCACTCATTGCCTCACTGCTTGAACAGAGAGTTGAACCCAATGAGGTGAATGCTGAACTACTGTACAGGAACCCTGCTGACAAGCCACTGGTGAGAGAGGTTCTGAAGTTCTGGGGTAATGATGTCAGGAGAGCGCAGAATCCTGACTACTGGGTGAACATGGCAGCAGGGTATACAGAAGAGCAAAGAGACATGGGTATATCATGCATCATCCCTGATGTCCGCAGACAGAATGAGGCTGGTTTCATCAAGGATGCTGTTGGCCTGCTGGTGAGGTTGAATGTCTCAAAGGAGGAGCAGAGAAGACGACTGCTGAGTAGAGACAACAAACTGTCTGACAGATCAGCATTCACTCACATCACTGAGACGGATTTGGACGACTACGACAGGTTTGATCTAATCCTGGACACTGACAGCATGGGTCCAGAAGAGGTTGCTGATGCCATCGTGCATAAACTAGCAAACTAAAGGAGACGATACTCTGTCTCTGTTTGCCAGCAGTATGAAGATGTGTGACGCATAGCACTTCTATAGAATCCACCCTGTCGCCTGTAGTCACACAGATCCTTTATAATCTCTTGACTTGCAACAAAAGAACTAGTGTGTTATAATACACACATATTAATGTCAGTCAACCTGTTCCAGAGGAGGTGAGCCTGTGAGGTGCTATGACGCAGTGACCAGGCACAGGTTCACTACAGAAGACGGGGTTAACGCTGATTTAGTGAGTGCCGATCTGGCTCAGATGGTATCTTGGATGGCCGAGGCAGAACGAGAGGTGCTTGCCAGCGCAGAGTTCCATGATCTTGCATTGCAGGCCCTGAAGGGTGACAGACCAACAGGCTCCTTAAACTCCTGGGGTCGTAAACGCCTTAGCCGCTACGACTTCTCTTTTCAGAAGTACAACATGAATGAGATGCTGACTACTAACGTGATGAGCACGCTGGAACTGTACTCCATGAGTGTTGGTCTGTTCCAGGTAATGAGTACTCACCCTAAAGAATCTAAGCCAGAGAAAATCCTGTCTTACTACAGAAGTACCTATCCTAAAGCCCCACAGCCAACCAGTGGGATGGTCCGCGCTCACCTGATCAGGTTTCACAAGAAAGGAGAGAAGAAGGCTTCTCTACCTGGTGTGAGCGCTAAACTGAACCTGGCTGTCTGTGATACCTTTTTCGCTCCTAAGGCGTTTAGGGGCGAAAATGACCCTTTAAATGCTGTTGTTCAATTAAGGACTCCTCACCACGGTTTAACAAGCATCTACCTGAGACTACCAGAAAATAAATCACGTTTTGGTAATGGTAGAGTCTGCCGTCCAACCATCCGTCTGAACAACAAAGGCCAGGTCGTTTTTGACATCACTATTGAGCATGAGACACAACAACGAGACACGAACAGAGTCATAGGTGTCGATCTTGGCAAGGTAGAGCCGTTCGTTGCTACAGTCATCGACCCTGAGACGAAACACAGGTCTGCTCCGTATTATGTCAGGTATAAAGGACGACTTGGGACTTTAGTCGAGAAGGAACAGCGTAGGCGAGATCTGGAATCTCATCTGTATGAGCGAGCGGATCTCTGTGACAGATACAATAGAACAGATCATGCTGATAACCTAAGAACCGAGGCGAGGCGCGTCAGTGCTAAGGCCACCAGGATCAAGCATGAGATAAGTCAGTGTATCGCCAGCCAGGTAGTAGAGATCGCTGATCAGAACGACTCTCATATCTCTCTAGAGAACCTATCCTGGCTGGACGCCCAGGGTGGTCGCTGGCCTCACGCGGAGATACAGAGCCGTATAGAGAGCACAGCGAAGCGCTATGGCCTGAAGGTTGTCAAGGTAAGTGCCAAGGACACCTCCAGGACCTGTTCTCGATGCGGTGGTAAGGTATCAAATAACTCTAAGACGAGAATCGGTTCTTGTGCTACCTGCGGCTTCTCGCTGAACAGAGATGTGAGCGCCAGTCGTGAGATTGCCTTACGGGCAACATCTCCTTCATCTCGATCACGAGAAAGAATGCGCTCTCTGCTTCGTCAGAGACAAGAAAAGCGAAGTTCGGCTGCTACACGACAGCCGAAGCCGGTCACTGCCTTGGGTGGAATCCAGGGACACACCGGTACCTCGGAATCTCTTTCCGAGGCGACGCTGATGATGGTGAGAGAGAATCTAGACTCTAGAGGATCTTCAACCTAGCCAGCGAGTGAGTTGATACTTGTCATGAAATGATGCTACAATCATCAACCAGAAATCATTCATACCTCAAAGGAGGAGCAGAAAAATCATGGGAACGATTGCCATTGTCGGTATGGTCTTCTTGATTGGGCTTGGAGTTGCCTGCCTTATTATGGGGGTAACTCTTATTGTCGAATCTCTGATTGAGAAGTACTCCCACAAGAATGATAGTGGCTCTCCAACTAAGGGCGTTACAGAGAGTCATGATAAGAAGACTGTCGCTGACGCTGTCTAGTCGCTGATCTGTCTCAGGATGCAGGTGCTGGAGATCTGTTGTATGATAATGATCACAGATCGCATGAACCAGCACCTGCATTTTTCTATTTGTTGTCGTGCTGGTAAATACAGCAAGTACTCATTCAAAGCAGACAGGACACAAGTTGATTATTGTAGCAGATCACGACAAGGTTTTTAACAGCAGTATCAATCTTAATGGTACAGAAGTTCTCTACCTGAGATCTCTGAATGAAGCGTTTGACTGGATGAACAGAATCTCATCAGGAGAGACAAAGATTCCACACATCTCACAGGTGTGGGTCAGTGCTGAAAGCATTCCTGTAGAATCAATCAGCAGCACTACGTCTGATGAATCTCAGTCAGAAAAGAGGATTTTCACAGAGTTTGAGCCACTAGTAATATTCCTGTGTGAACTCTTTGAGAACGATAATAACCTGATGCTCAGCCCGGACTCTTTTGTCCTGTATGGCGACGATGAGTCTGTCAACAGGATTAAGAGCATTCTGACTGACAGGTTTCCTGCTAACGTCTTGAACTCAGTTGATGACTACCTGGTTAACACTAAACAATACAAGTGACAGCAGTGATTAATCTCAGAGAACAAACTTCCTGTCACCAATCTCTGGTCCATAACCTTCAACAGCAACAGGCACGTCAAGGTCACTAAGACAAATCGTTCCATCAGACGTGACAACTCTGCCATCAGTGAGATCCAAGTGACCAACAGACAGGAAGTCGGGCTTGACGATACTGACAGCCCATTCCAGGTCATCCATCACCCATGGAGCGGTCCTCATTCCTCCAGCCCACTGACTGACAGGATTGTGCATCTCCTCTGCATGGAACTCTCCTTCATGCGGCAGTGGTCCAGCACCATGCCTGGTGGCATATGTCCTCATTGCACCATAGACAGTTACGTCATCAATACCAGCCTGATCGGCAAGAACTCTGGCGTTATGAGGAGTTGTGGTTGACCATGTTGTGTGAGGCTGTAACCCTAAGTTCTCATCCAGCATAAAACCTTGAGCACCTTCAAACACTGTGTGTCCAGTAGACAAAGACTCTAGAAAGTTGTCATCACACAGAGTAGTAAACACCATTGAGGCAGCGTCAACTATCCGCTCAGCAATGACAAGAATCTCATTCCTGGGAAACATCTCACCCAGACCCATAGCATCACTATAGGTGCTCATCCAGTCAGCAGCCCTGACAACAGCGTCAGTCCTGCTCTTTCCTGTTCCAGTGGACGCGATGTCCTTTACTCGAAGAGGATCGTTTCCATAGTACTCCCAGGCAATGGTCTCACCAAACCCTGTCCCAGTTGACCCGTGCCTGTTGTCACCACGCAAAGTCTCTTTAGCATGATTGACAAAGATGTGCAGAGGTGTCGTCACCTTGACATCCTCATGAACCCTAATAGTACGTGTCTGATCGGTCAGAACACCCTTGTCAAGTAATGACTCCTGCTCATTGAGTGCTGACAGAGGATCAGCAGTACACAACGGTCCAATGAATGTCGGCACCCCACTGAACGTCCCAGACCCATATGAGGCGAATGGATGGTGCAGACCATTGTGTACGACATTGTGCATCGCCTGCTGGCCGCCATTGAAACGAACAACCTTGTCAGCGCCATGCTCAACCACAAGAGCAGCGGTAGTGATACCCTTGCCCTCGTCTCCCCAGCCAAGACCAGTCACAATGTCAGCACTAGGCCGTCTACCAGAAGTCATGTTGATAGTCCTTTCTGAAAAGATGAAGAGAACGTCGTTTTTCTTTTGGGTTACATCAGGGGTGCAGGCAAGGAGTTTTGTGAAATCATTTTGCCTGCACCCCTGACAATTTGTGTGTACTGAATCTCAGTCAGCGGAGAGTGCGAGTGAGCCAGCCCTTGCTGCTAACGTGCTCCAGAGTCCTGCTGACAGCCACAGCAACCTCCTTGCCAGAGGCAGTAGCCAGGTCATCAGAGATGGTGTCGGCATCCAGACCCTCAGCATAACCAATCACGGCAGCAATGGTCTCAGCCATGTTGTCAGGATTCTCAACATCCAGAACGCAGTCAGCACCAAACAGGTTGGAGTAGAACTCACGCGAATTCTGAATCCTGGCAGCGCCGTTCGGAATCAGAAGAACCCACACGTTCCACTTCTCGGTGACAGCCTGGGCAATACCCTCAAACGACAGATCCTCCAAGAGAGGCTGACCATCACCAATGAACTCCTTAATGTGGCTGGCGTTGATAGGAACCTGCTTCTCATCAGCAATCAGGAACAGATGACCCTTCTTACCCCTCTTCTCAAAAGAGTCCGTCTCAGTGTGAGCAGCAGCATAGTAGAGCAAGAGGTTGGAGGTCTCACCATTGTTCCCACCTCCGCCGCCTTCCAGATACAGGTTGTCCAGAGCGTCATCAATACGGTTGTCACTCTCAAACTGCGAGAACTGGAGAGGTACGTCATCACAGGTCGCGTCACCATAGGTAGCGACAGCAATCTGCGGATCCTTGGCGTAACCCTTGTCAATCAGCAACTTGAACAATGTAGCCAGTTTCTTCTGAGCGACACGAGGAACAGACCCCATGGAACCAGTTGAGTCAAACCCCACGATAATTGGCAGCGAGTTCGGATGCTCATCACTGTCACGGGACTCGCGGACATTCAGACCCGCCTTGTTCTTACCCTTTGGGTCAACACTCTCATGCGCCTTGACGTCTCCACCGGACCAGCGTGCACGAGACATCCTGTCGTGGTATCCGAATGAACTACCAGACGAGATCTTCGCTCCAGTGGTTGCAGTGTATGTTGCGCTCGACCATGATCCTCCACCCATGTTTCCTTCTCCTTACGTGTAGTGGATGAGTAGTTTTCTTGATTGTTGTGGTAGTAGTGTGTTTCGTTCTGTCATTGGTGCTGGATGTCAACACATGTTGATACTGACACCAGCACTTTCACTACATGAGATGAGCACCTTCAGGAGTACTCAACTCATGCCAAACTCTCTTGCCGAAGTCGCTATCCAAAGCGCTCTCAGTCATTCTGACGGCCTGTTCCAACTCGACTGGACGCAGAGTCCATTCTTTGAGGAGTGACCCCAGTTCACCAGTCGGCTTGTTCCAGCAATCAGTCAACGTTCTGGCAATATGAGACACCATCAGAAGGTCATCAGCATTACTCCCAGACAGGTAACGCCTCAGCGTCTCCTGCTTGGGTGAGACCACCAGGTGCTCGCCAGACTTGACAGCACTCCACCAGCCATCCAGCCTGAGACCATGAACCTTAGGAGCAAGAGCAATGACATGCTTGTTGATGTCTCCATGGACAACACCTTGGTTGTAGGAGACAGTTGCAACAGCAAGCAGACGCCTGACAACCCACGCCACAGTCCTGGAGTCAAGGCCGTCAAACTCAGACAGCATCACCCAAGAACCTTCATCATCACCCAGATTGTAGGTACTGGTGTAATTAGAATCATCCTGATTGTCAACTCGTGGAACCCACTTAACATCATCAGTGGCTGAGTGTATGGACTTCTGGAACCTGGTGGCACACTGAGCAAGATCCTGGTTCACTGAGTCAAAAAACCACCTGACACCACCGTCTACATACCTGCCCTGAGCGATCCTCAGATCGATGTCTGGTGCATTGAACAATGAGTCAAGCATCATGTACGCCTCTGTGGCCTGCTTGTGCTTACTGACGTCAGGATGAAGCATCCGCTTGGCTCTCAGCAACCCCTTCTTGTCATGAGGCAGACCAAGACGAGCAAGAGAATCCCAGTTCAGTGCTGAAAGAACCGCATCTACCAAAGTATCCTCTGAGATCTTCTTGGTACTTGTCTTAGTCATCGCTCTCACTCCTTGCGTCAATGCTGCTGGTTGCTTTTACGTCGTTCTGACAGGACTCTCAGTCGCTCATGTGTGCACGCTGAATGGGCGGGTAGATCTCAGTCGCCTCGCCAGCGGTATACAGATCAGACGGGCGACCACGACCATCAATCTTCTGCTGACCTGGAACCGGCTCAAGCAGACCAGTTACAGACAGCATCTTGCGACGGAAGTTCTGAGGAGTCAGTCGGTATCCCCAGACAATCTCGTAGATCTTGCGCAGTTCAGTAATAGTGAACTCACTCTCGCGTAGAAACTTGGTCGCCAGAGGACTGTACTCAATCTTTGCACGAACGCGCTCTAGCCCGTCAGTGATGATCTCACGGTGATCGAAGGCCAGGTTGAAGTCGTCATCCAGAACGTCGTCAACCGGGAAGAAGTGGGCTTCAGCAGCGTCATCACCAGCAACAGGAGAGTTGACCTCAGGGATCAGAGCAACATAGGCAGTGGTGACAACGAAACCACGCTTGTCACGGTCAGGCGAGCCATAGGTCTTCAACTGCTCCAGATGACCACCAACATTGATACCAGTCTCCTCAAACAACTCACGAGCAGCCGCCTCATCAAGACTCTCAGTGGTGTTAACGAACCCGCCAGGAAGAGCCCACTTGCCCTTCTCAGGATGCCCACCACGCTTGATGAGCAGGAGAGACAGGCTACCGTCACGGATAGTGAAGATGAGAAGGTCAACAGTTACAGCGACAGAAGGGAAGTCCTTCATGCTGTATGAGGCAATAAACTCCTCCTCAGTAACCTCTCGATCCTCTGCTGGAACCATGTTCATGTCAGTCATTGTTGTCAATCCTCTCGGTTGATAGTGGTAGGTCTGTCTTGTTTTGCTAGTTTTATAACTTGTGGATAATGGCGGTAATACCTAGTTTTTCTTGTGCTACCAGGAGTGCTTCTCGTGCCATCTGGTGTGCATCTTCCTGTTGATGACTGCCGCTCCACACAACAGACAGATCCTCAACGGGACAGGTTCACCAGTGCTTGGATTGAACTCAGGAACATCCTTGTACGACGGTTCCTTGTCATTCCATGGTGAAGGGTAGTCTCTCTTTTCAGACAACGATGATACCAGCCTCAGGTAGAGTCACCTCAAGAGCCTGCTTGGTGGTCTCTGGAGCGACACCACGAGTCATGTTTCTCCACACAAAGGTCCTGAAACCAAGTTGAGCAGCATCAAGAGCAGTCTCCTTGACACAGTAGTCAGTGGCGATACCAGTGACAGTGACTGAACCGATACCCATACCCTTCAGGGTGTCCCCCAGGCTGAGACCACCGTGGTTGGTGATACCCTCGAAAGCACTGTAAGCGGCATCATGCATACCCTTGGTGACAAAGGTTGCGTTCTCAATCTCACCAGCAACCTTCTTGACAGGATCAACAAGTTCAGCGACATGGGTACCAGCAACGCAGTGAACGGGCCAGGAGTCAACAAAGTCAGGGTTGTCAGAGAAATGGTTTCCAGGATCCACGTGCCAGTCCTGAGTGAAAATGATCCTGTCGAAGGAGTCAATCAGAACCCGCTTAGTTAGGATCTTGGCAAGGTGGTAAGCCAGTTCCTTACCGCCAGTGACACCCAGTGCACCTCCCTCAACGAAGTCGTTCTGCACGTCAACGACGATGAGTGCGGTTCCCTGATTCTTCGAGGTGTCAGTCTTGTTAGTGCTCATTTTTACTGTTCCTTCTGTATATGGTGTGGTTGTTCTTGCGTCTTGGATGTATTGTCTCATACTTTGAAGACATTTGCAATCACTTTGACTATAATTCTTCAAATGTCTCGCAATATGAGATTCTGTGCATGTCGCAGGGCCTGGATTTCACTTCTTCATTGTAATAGGCATGTTCCTGCTGCTGGGGAAAGAGTAGGAGGAGACCTTTGGTCCAAGAGCGGTCTGACGACGCTTCCACTCAGCGATACGAACCTTCCTGAGAACCTGATCCACTATCTCCTTGTCATGATCTTCATAAAGAGACTCCAGGTCGTTCTCCAGCCCTCCCTCAAACATGTCTTTCAGCAAAGCGTCCAAAACAGGGTAGTCAGGAAGAGCCTCGGAGTCCACCTGACCAGGCTTCAACTCAGCGCTCGGCGGCTTGGTGATGGATGAGACAGGAATCGGTGAGTCCTCCCAGGTGTTCCGGTATCTGGCAAGTTCATACACATCAGTCTTGTAGACATCACAGATTGGAGCATACCCACCAACTGTGTCACCATAGATGGTCGAGTAGCCAACAGCAGTCTCAGAGGCGTTACCAGGCTCCAGAACCAGAGCGTTCTCAGTGTTGGAGACACCCATGACAATGACTCCACGAATCCTTGCCTGAAGGTTCTCCTCGGCTACACCCTCAAGAGACAGGGCCTCCTGGAACACGTCAAACATCGGAGAGATAGGAACCTTCCTGAACTCTCCTCCAAGGTTGCTCATCAGTTCCTCGGCGTCATCCTGAGAGTGCTGAGAGGAGTAGGCGCTTGGCATGGACACTCCAATGACGTTCTCGCCGCCAAGAGCGTCAGCAGCCATCGTGAGCACCAGAGCGGAGTCAATACCACCAGAGGCTCCCAGAACAGCCTTACTCATCCCGTTCTTACGAGCGTAGTCACGAATACCAAGAACAATGGCGGCATAGGTGTCAGTAAACCTGTCCTCCTTGATGTGTAGACAGGACCCAGCCACGAAGGAGTCAGTGTCAATGGTATCAGTGTGCTCAGTGAAACGAGGCAGGTGATGAACAACCTTTCCGTTGCGGTCAACCACGAGAGACATGCCGTCGAACACTAGGTCATCCTGACCGCCCACAGGGTTGACGTAGAAGGCGTTCCTGGCCCAGGTCATCCACATGATGTCATCAACACGCCTCAATCGGTTTGTCAGAGCCTCAGGAGTGTAAGGATCAGCAGCCAGAACAATGAGGTTGTTCTCAGTCACATCATCTGCTGAGAAGTCACTGCCCTCAATAACAACCTGAGCCCAGGTGTCAGCATCAACACGAATCAGGTTGCTACAACCATTTCCAGCGATATGACGAACCCGACCATCACTGACAACAGTAACGACCTCGTTCCCGTCGCTGTTCATTGAACCGTAGACTACAGTCATGTCCTCAGGAGTGCTGTTGACAATGTAGTCCTGAGCCTGCTGAACACCACGAACCATGTCGTAACTTCCAGCAATGTCGCCCAATCCGTAACCAGTGACAGCGAAACGAGGCAGAACAACAAGGTTACTCTCAGCGTTCCTGACAACCTCAACAATCTGGTTGGCGTTACCTATGTAGTCGGCTGGAACTGGGTTGATCTGACCGATTGTGATCCTCATCTTGTACTCCTTGGTCTTATGGATTGCTTGTCGGGTTGCTGCGATGTCTTTTTGGCTCAGACCGTCTTCTCAGCCAGGAACACTGGAACGCCTGCTGCAATGAACTTCGCCTCTTCTGGAAGCGACTGAACCTGCTTGGCGTGACGATCTTTGGCCTCATCCAGCATCTCAGTGAAGAATAAGTCATTCTCTCCATCAACCAGAACAACTCGAGACGGCTTCTCAAAGTGGTCAAGAGTGACATCATGACCAACCTTGAAGAACTCCCCAGTCATAGTACCCTGAGCGTCAAAGGTCCGGTAAGCGGTCTTGAGCCCACCAACAGAGACCTTACCCTCAGCCTTCTTGACAACAGGCTTGCCGTTAATCTCCACTAACTTGTAGACCATCTCGGCAGTCGGTGCACCAGAACCAGTCACAACCCGTGTCCCAGCACCGATAGCATCAACAGGAGTGCCACGATCCTTCATCTCATTGATGGTGTACTCGTCAATGTCGCTGGAGAGAACAATCTTTGTGTCCTTGGCCCCCAGGTTGTCAAGCAACCAGCGAGCAGCAACCGTGCCCTCATGAAGGTCTCCAGAGTCAATACGGATTCCACCAGGACCAGGAACACCAAGACGCTGAGCAGCAAGGACGGCGTTCATGATTCCCTCAGAGATGTTGTAGGTGTCAACCAGAAGGGTTGTGTCTGTTCCCAGAGCCTTCATCTGCTGGTAGAACGACTCCTCCTCGTGCTCAGGATCACCAAAAGCAAGAGTGAAGGCATGAGCACTGGTACCAGTCGTAGGAATACCGTAACGAAGACCTGCCTCCAGGTTGGAGGTTGCAGCGAATCCAGCAATGTAGGCGGCACGTGCAGCGAACACAGCAGACATCTCATTGGTACGACGAGAACCCATCTCAATGATTGGAGTGCCCTCAGCAGCAAGAACCATACGAGAGGCAGCAGACATGACTGCGCTGTCATGGTTCAGGATGGAGAGCAGAACCGTCTCCAGCAGGACACACTCAGCAAAAGTCCCCTCAATAGTCATGATGGGAGTGTTCGGAAAATACACAGAACCCTCAGGAAGACCAGTGATTCGACCACTGAACTTGTAGTTCTCCAGGAACTCGACTGTCTGCTCAGTGATGAGAGGGTCGTTACGCAGGTAGTCAATCTGCTCATCAGTGAAGTGAAAGTTCCTGACGGCCTCAACTGCTCGGTTCACTCCACCAACGACACCATAGCGACGACCTTTAGGCAGCCGCCGGGCGAACAGGTCGAAGACCGCCTTGTCGTGTGCTCGACCTGACTCAAGCATCGCCTGAACCATAGTAATCTCGTACTTGTCGGTGAGGAACGCCGTGCTAGTCATGTTCGCTTCCTGTCTGTGTGTCGATGCTTGCTATGTTTGTTCAGTTGATGTCAATATCAGACGAATTAACATCACTCTGATGTTTAATGTTGAGCACATCTTAACAAGAGCAAGTCGGTATGTCAACCCCAAGCAGCACCTGAGCAGGAATCAGGTACAAGTAAGCGCCATGTCATCAGTTTCAGTGACATGGCGCTCGATTGGATTTATGTTGGAAACACTAGGATTACAGGGATTCTGGCTCTTCCTTCTCGGGTGTATCGCCAAAGATCTCTGTGAGGTTTTGTTCGCCAACAGAAGAATTCTCGCCGCTTGCATCAGCAATCGGATCAACTTCTGCACCCTCTTCAGGAGTATCAGTAGTTATCTCGTCACCATGTTCAGCGTCTTCACTCTCTGTATCAAACGACTTATTGATGACATCATTCTCATCAGAGTCATGGTGATTGGTGTGAACCATGACCTCATCCTCCTTGATACTGGTTCTCTCTAACGAGACCTGAGCGCTGGCAACAAGTTCTGTCAGTGACTGCCTGTAGTCCGCCTCAAAAGCCTGTAGTCTGCTGATCTCCATCAGGTACCTGTCTCGAAGACTCTTGGCGTCAGTAACAATCCTGTCTGCCTCTTCTCTGGCATTCACAAGCGTCTCTGTTGCCTCTCTAGTGGCGTCAGAGATAATCTCCTCAGACCTGGACTCGCCTTCACTGATTAGCCTGTCCTTCTCGTTCTGTCCGTCAAGAATGTACTGGTCGTGCATCTGTTGAGCAAGGTCGAGGATGGATGCTGCCTTAACAGATGAGTCGCTGGATGATGGAACAGAACTGATGATTGTAGAGTCGCTGCTGTCACCTGTAATAGTGACCTCACCTGAAAAATCTTCGCTCATTAAGAACTCCTGGAAAGAGAGTAATTGTGAAAATATAGTGGAAATACCACAAAATATCAATGTTTAATAAGGGTTAAAAGAAAAGTTTTAACAGGTAGAAGTATATTTCACGTTTTTATCAGTGAAAATTGTTTTTATCAACCTCAACAAAAACCGCCATCTGGGGTGAAGTGGTAGGACCCAGATGGCGGTTGGAACAGAATCGAATGAACGACAGAAAATATCACTCAGAGAAAAAAGACGCTCCGCGAGAGTACTTCTTACTTTTCTTCGGCTTTCTGTCAGGCATGGACTCAGCGGTGTCAAAGAACTGGTCAATAACCTGGCTGATGCCATACTCAGGGTCAGGGCAGATGGTGTGGATACCAACACTCTCGGCCCATCTGCGGGAAAAAGGATCCATGTCAGAGTTGACCCAGATCACAGTGTCCTCAGGCTGGATGTCCTGATCCTTGAAGAACTTCTCCAGAGCCTCACAGAAAGGTGAACCCGTAGCCATGCCAGGAATACTCAGCGAGGGGAACCTGGCAACACCCATAGCCTTGGTGACTTGATCATGCTCCTTGCCGGTGCTGAAAAGTGACAGCCAGTAGAACTCCGCGCCAGCAACAGTTCTCTCAGCCTTGACCCACTGCGCCACCCTTTCAGGAACTCGTCGATTGCTGAAAGAGGTGGAGATCTCAATAGGATCCTTGACGTACTTGGTTGGTGCCACAACCCCTTCAAGATCCAGAATCCAGATACGACGCGGCTTACGATTCTTAGTGCTCATGCTGTTTCTTTCCTGTCGCTTGCTTGTAGAGTAGTACAAGTCACGTTTGTTGTGTAACATGCTCCATATCTCTACATACATATTTTAACAGGTCGATGATACAGGTATTCTGTCATGTAATGATCTCAGAAAGAGAGATAGAGAACAAGTTGTATTAGTTGTGTGTCTTTCTGGTAGGATGAGATGTATGGGTAAGAAGTTCCATGTCAACGACGAGAACCGTGTACTTGAGTGTGATGCATCAGTACGTGAGTGCAAGTTTGACCACTATGACACCTGGGAACAAGCCAATGAGGCTGTTGCGGCAAGTCAAGGACACTCTGTTATTGCGTCAGCGTCAAGAACAGTTCCCACAGAGGACAACTCTGTTCCGCAACAGTTAGAGTCAAGTAATGTACCGTCCTACTCGTTCAATGGGCCGTACTCATACTCCAATGGTGGGATCAGCGGGGCTGGACAGTTTGTTGCCATTGACGGCAGAAGGTTTAGGCGAGGAGACCTGGAGGATCCAAGAAACAGGTTCATGCTCGTCAATGGAAGATGTGGCGACCTGGCAAGAGCCATTATCGCTGTGGATCCTTCAAGAGAGCCAGCGTTTGTCGTCTATGACATAGACCAGAAGACATTTGACTGGAACTACCAGCATGGCGACAGCGACGCTTCAAGATCAGCCATCATGCATGTCGTCATTCAAGGAGAAAGACCTGGCGAGTACCTGGATGCCTACGGGTGTCAGAGCGAGGAGAGTATCAAGCAGTTCTATCCAGACGCTCATATTCTTGAGTCAGATGTTGCTCTTGACGACTATCACACAGGAGTACCAGCAGAAGACTTGAGAGAGTTCGCTGAGTCCGCTATCAGGATGGAGAAGGATCACCAGTCATACAGTTACACCGACTTTCCAACAGAGAACTACTTCACGTCACAGAAACCAGTAGTCCTGCACCAGCAAGAGGCCCACTACAACAAGGATCGTCACTACTTCTCTGTTCATGTACCCGAGTCTGCCCTTAGTGAAAGACTAGCAGCATGGAGAGAGTATGTTGGACAGGACAATGCTGACAGAATGGAGCAGGCGAAGGCTCAAAGAGATGGCGCTAAGAAGTTCCATGTCACAGCATTTACCTACAAGGACTTACGAAAACTTGGCAGAGGTGGAGTCGGAAGAGTTTACGAAGCCTTGTCAGACGCTCGCTTGGACCTGAAACTTGAAGGCATTGGAACAATCAATGATCCAGACAGCAATAAGGAGACATGGTTCGTCAAGGCCGCCTGTCCTGAACTCAACAGAGTCAGAAGCAACCTCAGGTTAGAGGACAAGGACTTCCATGTGACAATTGGATTCACTGGAGGAGACGTGTTCAACAGATACAAGGGTTATGACACCTTGGTTATTGAATGACAAACACCTTAACTAAACAGAACTCCTGACTGGATAAAAAGTAGGCCCTGCTCTAGTTTGCACTCAATCAGAGTTCGCCTGAGCAGGGGACTATCAGCACAAACATATCAAACATTTATGCTCATGTCAAGAAGCATGTGGTAATGTCGCTCAAACCATGTTTCTGCACTTTGGGCCGATGTTGCCATGTTTGAGAGGCTGTCCACAGCGAATGCAGTGACCAGAACCATAGATTGTGTTGATACCTGGCTCGTCAGTGTCATTCTCAGGCTGACCGACAATAGACACCATGACGTCATTGCGTCTGAACATGTCAACGTCCTTTGCTCTGTCGTCGATAGCGTGAACAACAACCAGACCGCTGTCTCTAAGCGAGTTGATGACATCCTCCTTGTGCTCATTTGATGGCCTCATGTCACCTTCACGCTTCATGAACAACTTGGACACAGGAGCACCAGAACGAACCAGAGCGTCAATGAGAGGATTGGCGAAGTCGTTGGTACGACCAGTAACCAGAACAATGTTGAGCCCATCCTTCTGCCGCATCTGTGTCACCATGTTCAGTACATTACTGTTAACAGGAGCCTTGGTCACAGCAGTGTAGAAACCAGGAAAGTTCTTCTTGCGCCCTGAAAGGTACTTGACAGCATCATTGTGGTTATTGAACAGCGTACCATCAGCATCAAGGATGACAACAGACTTGCCCTGCATCGGACTGATAAGCGCTGCTCGTTCATTAAACTCATCCACAGCCATAGAACCAGACGTCACGCGAGAGACAGCATGAACCATTCCATTGTTTCCCCTGATGAACTCCTTGATGTGACCACGCTCGATCAGAGTGCCGTCATCTGCAACAATGTCTGGATCATACCCTGCGCCAGCCATGGAGTCGATGACGTTCTCTGGGACCAGGCGACCACCAGACTCACCACGAGAACGGTTACGACGCTTACACTCCTCAACAGGAACATCAAAGTACTGGTGACTAACCTCTGCTCCATTCTTGTCAGCAAGTGCGTATAGTTCCCTGACAGTGTTCCTGTTTAGGTTGGTGTCATCACTGATAACTGTGTCAAACTTTCCTGAGGTCAGGCACTCTGAGATTAACTGGTCTCTCAGTGCTGTGACCTGTTTCTCAACTTTTTTGTTTGGTCCATGAGAATGGTACCCGTCACCAGCCAGGACAGTACGAATGTCATCACGATTGATCCTTACTGCTCGGCCATGAGAGTCGCCTTCAGTAACCTTCTCGGCCCAGGTTGACTTGCCACTTCCTGGGAGGCCGTGACAGATGAGCAACTTCGTCATGATGACTCCTTGTAGTTGGTTGAGTTGACAGGTGGAGAATGATTGTACCTCATCTGTTCTATCTAAGCATGTATCTCTTGCATTCATCCTGTCATCATTAGTACCATGTGAAAATGATTCAAAACAGATTGAGCACAGAAGAGACAGAAGTATCCGGCTGACCAAGGAGAGAGTTTGGTCAGCCGGATACAGGATTGTTCTCAGATGAGCAGGTAGTGATGGTTACCTACCACCTACATGAGATCACTGAGCCGGAGCGGCAGCCACATCAGAGGCGGTCGTGGCTGGAGCGGCGTCGCTGGAAGTTGCAGCAACTGGAGTCTCATTGCTGGCGGCTGGAGCGACATTGTTCTCAACTGGGGCAGGTGTCTCGACAGCCTTGTCAAATGTTCCAACACTCGCTGACTAGGTTGGAGATCCTCTAGAGTCTAGATTCTCTCTCACCATCATCAGCGTCGCCTCAGAAAGGTATTCCGAGGTACCGGTGTGTCCCTGGTTCCCACTCAGGGCAGTGACCGGCTTCGGCTGACGTGTAACAGCCGAACTTTGCTTTTCTCGTCTCTGACGAAGCAGAGAGCGCATTCTCTCGCGTGACCGAGATGAAGGAGATGTAGCGCGTAAAGCAATCTCACGACTGGCACTCACATCTCTGTTCAGTGAGAAGCCACAGACGTCACAGGCACCAACTCTACTCTTTAAGTTGTTAGACACCTTACCACCACAACGAGAGCAGGTTCTAGAGGTGTCCCTGGCGCTGACCTTAACTACACTTAACCCATAACGCTTAGCGGCATTTTCGATTCTGCTCTGTATCTCCGAGTGAGGCCACTTACCGCCTCGAGAGTCAAGCCATGACAGGTTCTCTAGGGAGACGTGAGCGTCGTTTTGATTGGCAATCTCCACTACCTGGCTGGCGATGCACTGATTTATCTCGTGCTTGATCTTCGTTGCTTTAGTACTGACGCGCTTCGCTTCGGTACGTAGTACATTAGCATGATCTATTCTGTTGTACTTATCACAGAGATCCGCTCGCTCGTATAGATAGGATGCCAGATCGCGGCGCTTCTTCTCAGTCTTTACCAGTGAACCAAGCCGTCCTTTATACCGAGCATGATAAGGAGCAGACCTGTACTTCGTCTCAGGATCGATGACTGTAGCCACAAACGGCTCTACCTTACCAAGGTCTACACCAACAACCTTGTTTGTGTCTCGCTGCTTCACCTCGTGCTCAATGGCGATGTCAAAGACGACTTGGCCTTTGTTGTTCAAGCGGATGGTTGGACGACAGACTTTACCTATGCCGAATCGTTCTGTGCTATTAGGAAGATCTAGATAGAGTTTGGTGAGTCCGTAACTAGGCGTCTTCACTTGAATAATGACATTTAGGGGATCGCTGTTACTCCTGGGTGCTTTAGGTGCGAATTTCATGTCACACACAGCCAGGTTGAGTTTAGCACTCACGCCCGGTAAAGATGCTTTTCTCTCGCCCTTGATATGATAGCGTCTCAGGTGAGCACGAACCATACCACTGGTCGGCTGTGGGGCTTTAGGATAGGTACTCCTGTAGTGGAAGAGGATCTTTTCCGGCTTGGTCTCCTTAGGGTGAGTGCTCATCACCTGGAACAGGCCAACGCTCATGGCGTACAGTTCCAGAGTACTCAGCACGTTATTGACCAGCATCTCGTTCATGTTGTACTTCTGAAACTCAAAGTCGTAACGACTCAGCCTCTTTCTACCCCAAGAGTGTAGTGAACCAGTTGGTCTGTCTCCTTCTAGAGCTTTCACTGCCAGATCGTGGAACTCTGTACTGGCAATCACTTCTCGTTCTGCCTGAGCCATCCAGACAACCATCTGAGCCAGGTCGGCACTCACTGAGTCAGCATCAATACCATTCTCTGTAGTGAACCTGTGCCTAGTCACTGTGTCATAGAACTTCACAGGTTCACCTCCTTCGGAACGGGTTAACTAATAGAGACTATGTTGTGCATTATAACACAGAGTGATGCTACAAGTCAAGGGATTATAGAGGATTAGTGTGACTGCAGGCGAACAGTCTCGGAGGAACCAAGATCCTGAGTCTCAGTAACTGGAGCCGGAGCGGACTCCTCAGTCACAGTCTCAGCAGCACCGCTCTCAACGACCTCAGAAGTTGCAGTTGATGGCTCACTGGTCTCAACTGCCGCAGCAGGAACCTCGTCAGAGACACCCTCAGAGGAGTTGTCACTGACAGTCTCAGGAGCGGTTGCCTCTGCTGCTGAAGTACCATACTCAGGCTCGCTGTTGGCCTCAGCAATAGTGTCATCAAGAGCCTTCTGGGCCTCCTGCTGACCAGCCTGAGCAGAGGACAACTGATCCTCGGCCTCAGTGACCTCAGCCTCAGCCTGCTTTACCTGCTCAGCAGCCTCAGGAATCTTTGCCTCAGCGTTGCTCACAGCCTTGTCAGCGGCCTCAACAGCCTTCTCCTTGGCACTGATACCAGCAGCCTCCTCGCGGTCCTTGATGTCCTTCTCGAGCACTGGCTTCTGGATGTCACCAACAGTGAACGAGGAGGTGGCATTCTTTGGAAGGTTACTCACGTCAATCTTGCTGACATCAGTCTTGGTGACAGGCTTCTCAATAGAGTAGTGCTTCTCATTTGTGTTGGTGTTCCAAGAGACATTGTCATGCACCTTGGAGACATCATAGAAGTGAGCAGTCTGGTTCCCAGTGTTACCCTCTTTATAACGAACCATGTTCAGGGTGGCGTAAATACCACGCTGACTGTCGTTCTTGACCGCGATAGCCATAGCGTTCATGTCGTTAGCCTTCATGTTCTCGTTATGGACATGGCTGTTGCGCCACAGGGAGAACACGTACTCAGCGTCAGATACAGGGTTGTTGCTGTTGACGTAAGCAACATTCTCGTTGATGTTGGTAACTCGAGTTCCATCGGCCTTGTCCCCAAGGTACCCCTGTAGACGAGCACGGTCGTGGCCGAAACCAGCCTCACCAGTAGCCATCTTCGTGGACCACTCCTGAGCGAAGTCATGCAGGCTGTCAGTCTCAGGAAGAGCCGGAAGACCCATGTTCTCACGGTAGGCGTTAATCTTGGCCGCAAGGATGGATGCAGTGATACGAGCACGGTCATTCTCACTCACCTTGCTCCAGTCAACCTCACCAGCCTTGGAGAACCGCGAACGAGCAGCAGCGTCAGCGTACTGAGCACGAGCAGAGACCATACCAGTAGTGGAGTCCAGATCGGCCTGAGCCTGAGCAAGAGCAGCGATAGCACCGGCCTGCTCGCTCTTGGCATCAGCAAGAGACTTCTGGGCGTTAGCCAGAGAGGTCTTTGCAGCAGAAGACTTGTTCCTGGCGTTGTTCAGATCGGCCTGAGCCATAACGACCTTGGCGGAAGCGTTGGCAAGGTTGGTCTGAGCGGTGTCAATACGAGCCTGCATCTCAGGGCTCACTGGACGAGAAGGAGTCGCAGGAGGTGTCACAACCCCACCATTGTCACCACCAGGGTTGACGACAGGAGGGACAACCGGAGAGTCGTCACTACCGCCACTAGGAAGCGGAGGGAACACAGGAGCATTCCCACCAATACCAGGAATCACAGGGTTGGTGTTACCAGAGCCACCAGTACCAGGAAGAGTGATGGATGGAACACCAGTCGGATCATCAGTGCTTGTTCCAGGTAGAGCAGGAGTGTCAGGCAGTGATGGGACATAGGTCGGGTTGTCAGTCGTCACACCATCATTGGTGCTGCTGTGACCAGGAATGCTGACAGCCGGAACAGTGCCAGTGGAACCGCTCACAGACGGAGTACCAGCGGATTCAGAAGAGCCACTACCACCAGCATAGGCGCCAGAACCCTGCTCGTTACTGGCCGTAGAAACCTGAGGGGCCGTGTTGGTAGACGTAAAAGGATTGCCAGGCACGTTTACCCAAGGAGTCGGGAACCAGGGTGTAGGAGCAGCCGGGCCAGAGGCAAACGAGGAACCAGGCTTAGGGGCAGCGAATCCGTTAGCGACAGATCCGTTAGATGCGGGAGACGGAAGAGCCGGAGCAGCCTGATTGGGACTGCCAGCAGCAGAAAGACTGTCAGAGGACTTACCAGCAGCCTTGTTCTTCAGGTTACTGTCCTTGGTGCTCTTGCTGTTAGCCTTCTTCTGAGCGGTTGCAGTAGCGCTGGGCTTTGCAGACGGCTTAGCGGAGGCAGAGTTCTTGGGAGTACTGTGCCCACATGCCGCCACAGAAAGGGCAACCATTAGAGCAACAGCAGTATGACGAATAGGGGTCTTCATGTTCATGTAATTCTCTCTCCTTGTTGATCAGTGGTAAATCACTGAGTCTGTTGTGAACGATGTTTACCTTACCTCAACCAGAAAGGAAATGCAAATCAATTTGAGGCATGTTACCACTAAGAAATAACATTCTTGGTAAAACAGAACTAAAACTCAGTGCGCTTATAAGTGAATATCCTGAGCACAATACACAGGAATGTTATCTTTTACTACATGCTGTTCCATGATAATTCTGAACCACTTTGTATAGGTGCTTACTCATGACGAACATGCACTTTTAGAAGGTTGTCAATCGGCTTTCCGTCACTTCTGATGACATGCTGTAAAGGTGACTTTTTACGACTACATGAGAGGATGTTCCTCACTACTAGATAGATGTCGTCTCCATGAGACCATGCACGGGTAATACTATATGACAAGCCAGGAAGATAGCACCCATAGAATCTGATGGCACCTGACTCAATAGTAAGTCCAGGTGCCATGTCACTAGGTATTTTTACGGGTAGAGGACGATCAACTATCAGCATCTCCTGCTCGTCATTCTTACTTCTTCTCATCACAAGAAAAGACGACCCGATAAGCACAGCAGTTCCACATATAAACAAGGATGTCAGCAAGATCGACCACTTCCATGACTGAACAAGAAACAACCAGCAATCTACCACAGAGGAGTATTCAGAAATCGTTATATCAACTATATTTAAACACGTGGTCCAGAATATGGTATGTGTAGACGTAAGCGCTCACAAACAATATATTCTAATGATAGAATTAGAGCGTAGATCAAGAGATGAAACACCCATTTTTGCCTAGTATGGATTAACCGATTCTCTTTGCTGAGCGCAGCATCCTCTCAAAAACCTTGTGCTCATCATTCTCAGTCGTGCTGTAAAAGAATGGCAGCGACTCATAGAATCGTGCTCGCTCGGAGTTAGTGAACCTGGACGTGTATTCAGTTCCGTCTCTCATGACCCTGTTCATCATGACGGCGTTCCTGAAAGCGGTCTTTATTGCCTTTCTGGAACGCTTCTGGTTCCTGTCAGCATCTTTGAGAGCATTCTTGATGTCACGAACAGAGTGTGACTCAGATCGGTCCAGGTACTCAGTAGTGTTGAAGCGCAGCGACCTTATGTACGCCTCGTATGGCGAGTTGTCGTACCTGATAGTGTTCGACATGAGCAGATCCACCTCAGATGGCTGAGACTGATGGATCCTGTCAGCAAACGAGAACACACTGGACACTCTCACGTCTGCTCCGTCATCAAAGACCTTGTGATAGTCAGGCGCCTTGGAGTCAGTGAACAGAATGACGTCTCTGTCGCTCTCAGGTGTGTCCAGGTTGTAGAACGAGGACCCAATCAGCCCGTATCCAACCAGATTACCCTCTGCCACCTTCTTGTGTGCTCGTGCAAGCAGTTCCTCCGCCTCATTGCGGAGTAAAGGATCATGGCTGGGAACGGGAGGAACGACTGACCTTGGGGAGTTAGAGGGAACCAGGCGGTTAGATCGACCAAAGGCGTCTCTTGCGTCCGTTGACAGGATTCTGCCTTCTGGTGGTCTTGACACTGAAGGAACAGCACCATGAAGAAGTTCCATGTGCTCCTTGAATGCCCTATCCGCCTCGTCCTTGGTGTCAAAGTGTTCTAGGATAATACCCTTCTCAGCGTAAGGACACTGACGTACTGATGCCCCACACTCCTCTGATCCTTTGTCAGTGATGTGGTACTTGACTGACCCATAGTTACTCATACTCAAACACAACCCTTAATTGCGAGAACAATCTCACTTGTTATCTATTGACAACACAACCAAAAGAGTGTGGGCAGTTTTTGTGCTTGTTGAGAAAAATCTTGAGATTCAGGTTGGAGAAAAAAGAACCACCTGAACGCCCTAACTACATCCTATGAGATAAAGATGAGTAGTGTTCAGGTGGTTTTAGGTTCCTGCTGTCACGCGCATCAAGAGCCTCAGTAGTTTTTCTGCTCTAGTAGATAGAGAGCGAGTAGTCCTCAGAGACATCATCAAGAGCATCAAGATCGCCGGAGTTGTACGCCTTGACAGCATTGCTCAAAGATGCACGACGACGAGAGACCTTCTGAGACTGACGATCAGGATCGCTGCGACAAAGATCACAGTGACACTTACGGCGATACTGCTCAGGATACTCAATACGACACTGAGAGACATGATTTGGATGATGGGGATTGAGGCCAGGACCAGGAAGAGTATCGCTGTTGTCGTTGCAGGAGTACTCGAAATGATGAGTGTCAAAAGAGACGACCTCAAAGACAACCATCACATCGCTATCCTTGCAGTCAGAAAGGTCCTCCTTATAAGGATCAAGAATACTGATCTCACTGTAGGTGACCCTCTGGCTCTCAGGATCCAGATTCTTGACAACATTGCTGATAAAGTCGTCAATAGCACTCTTGTCTGAACGCATGAAACGGTAGGTCTTACGTCCAGTGAAACTACGCTGAGTACCGTTCTCACCAAGACGAGTATGGTTGTGGACAATATGAGCACGACCCTCTTCAAGAGCCTCGTGAACCTTCACCCAGTAGGGCTTGTCCTTGTCAGTATGAGACATTGTGCTCTCCTGTAAGTAAACACTGCTTACAGAGAACATTATCACACAGAACAGAAACACACAAGCAGTTAAGTGTAAGTGTTGTTTATCTCACTTACTTGTGTGTTTCTGTGTTTTAGATGGCGTCAGCAGAATGTAGGAACAAACTCTCCGTTGTCATGCATGGAGTTCATGAACTGCCACAGAGCCTTCATCATCATCTCAGTGTCCTGGGCGGCACGGTGTGCGTTGACGTACTTGACACCATTGTACTCAGCGAATGATGAAAGAGTGTTGTCATCAGCCTGCAGAATGAACTTCTCCGCCAGTATACGAGTGTCAAGAACCCTGATCTCACCAGCCATACGAGCCTCCAGGAAGCCCTCAAGGTAGGCGTCAAGCCACTGCTTCTCAAACCCGGCGTTATGAGCAACCATGACACCAGACTTCAGCAGATCAAGCAGTTCGGCCTGGAAGTCCTTGTCCTCAAAGAACGGCTTGCCCTCAATCATCTCAGGTGTGATCTTGTGCACATGAACCATACCAGTTCCGATACCGTCAAGAGCGATTTGAGGGATACCATGCAACTGGTCGATGACTGTCTTAACCCTGCCCTCACTGTCAAGAGTGACGACACCTGTCTCAATGATTCGGCCATGTTTGGGAGCAAGATGGCTGGTCTCAATGTCAATACCAACAAACGGGCGTTCCATCATCTTCGGGTCAATCTTTGAGAACAGTGAGGACATCACCTCATAGTTGTAGCCCTTCAGGATCTCGATGTTGCGGGCCTCACGGGCAGCGCGCTCAGACTTAGACTCCTCATGACCATCGTACTTCGGCTCAAACTCCTTGGTCTGGGGAGCATTGTGCTTGTAGCAGAAGCCGAATGTCTCAGCCACACGAATCTTGGCCTCGGCGTCATCAATGTCAGCATATGGACCAAACCACTTGGCACTAGCCCGCGAGTAGTCAACCTTCTTACCGAACCCCTTACGGATTCCAGAAGACAGGTCAATACCCTCATTCTCAAAGACACGACGGTACTGCTCGACCTTGAGCCAGAACTTCTCAGTCTCGGTCTCAATCTCCTCAACCATGTCCTGGATGTATGGATCGTCCATATTGAAACGGAACTCACGATAGTCGTAGTCATCCAGAACAGCTGCGATGTAACCGTAGTCCAGACCAGCGTTCATGGCGTACCAGACCGCCTGCATGACATATGTTGTTGGCGCGTCCTCGATGCGGTCGCTCGGACCCCACATAGCGCTGTGTGTACCAGTCTTGATCTCGAGAATGCCTTCAGGGGTGCCATTATCTCCAAGAATCAGGCCGTCAAAGTTGGCGTGACGGTAGGAGTCGAGCCCAGAACCACCCCAGGAGGTCTTGCAGAAAGCGACCTTCATCTTCGGGTGACGGTCAGCGAACATATGTCGAATGTGCTCCTCCCAGGCGAAACCACGACCAATCGCTGTAGCGAAGTTGTCACGATCTGGGCTGTCAACCTCAACCAGAACACCTGTCTTCGTTCGCAGGCACTTCAGGTACTCATCACCCGCATATGTCGAGTCGCCAGCCTTGAGAATCTTGCCGACGTCAGAACCACCGATGCCAGCCTTACGCTGATCGTGCCACTCCTGTGAGCCAATCTCATACTCACCCAGAGCGACAAGGTTGCCGATAGTGTTGTCTGTGTACTCAATGAAGGTGCCGTTCTCCTGCTCCATCTTGTTCCGAATCTGGGAGCACAGCAGCGCAGCGGCAGCAGACGGAGCACGTAGGTCGTTGATCTTCCTACGAATCACATGCAGACGCTCGAACTCTGGGCGAGCCTCAATCGTGAGCGCAGTCACGTCAACACGGTCGTTGTTCACATGACGAGACTCCTCTAGAGCCTTGTTGTAGGAGTCAGCAACTGATCCCAGAAGTGTTCGCCTGGTCAGGGTACGACGGAACTCCAGGTTCCTGTTTCGGTTGTCAATGAAGTCCTTGAGGATCTTGATGTTTGTAAGGTAGTCAGCATCAGGATCCAGAGACAACCCATATGGCTCCACAATGGACAGATCGATTCCGTCATACGAGTTGCTGGTTGCTGTGTTGGTGGTCATGAACGACAAACCTTTCTTGTTGTTTCTCTCCTCTGAGGACAAACATAGTACATCTCACACAGAAAGTCAAGGGATTGCACTGGAATAGTGGTCACATGCACGCTATACTCGTTGCTGACAAGTTCAAGTCGTACTACAAGTAGGGAGATTCAACATGACTGATGTTGCACTCAAGGACCAGATCAAGGCAGACATGACTACCGCCATGAAGTCTGGTGACAAGAGCAAGGTGATGGTTCTGCGCTCTGTTCTGGCGGCTATCACTAAGGCGGAGACCAACGGCAAGAAGCGCCACGATCTCACTGATGCTGAGGTTCAGGCTGTTCTCCGCAAGGAGGCCAAGACCCGCCGTGACTCTGCTGACATCTTCAAGCAGGCGGGTGCTCAGGATCGTGCTGACTCTGAGCAGGCTGAGGCGGAGATCATCGAGAACTACCTCCCGCAGATGCTTGACGAGTCCGCCACGATTACTCTGGTCACTGACATCATCAAGGCGAACCATCTTGCTTCACTTGGCAAGCGAGGTGTTGGTCAGGTCATGGCAGCACTGAAGGACCGCTCGGATGTTGACAAGTCACTGGCCGCCAAGGTTGCTACTAAGATTCTGGTTGACTGATAAGTTCATCACATCTTTTAGGTGACACGATAGAACCCTGTCAGCAATAGGGGGTAATTTTGATGACACCATAGATACCAGGTTGTTTTTTGTTAGATTGATCACAATGATTCAGTTTAACAAAAACAACCTGGTATTATAACAAGAACAGATGAGTGAATAATTCTGTCCACTCTTCTATCAATAATACAAGAGCACCAAGGTTTCACTCAGCAGTTGTTAAGATATACAACATGTGATGCAGGTCATAATTAAAAAATCAACCTGACAGAAATACTCTACTAGTGAGGCACTAAATGGCAAAATTCTTCAACTCATACGAAAAAGGAAGCGTTATGAGCACAGTGTTCAAGACTCTTCTTCTACTTGTTGCTCTTATTCCTCTGGCAATGATTACTGTAGGACTTATCTCACTGGCGTCAAAGGTGGTTGCTGGTCTACTTGCAGGAGTCTTTGTCCTGGCTGTTCTTGCAGGAGTTGTGGCATCAGGGTTTGCCATCAGTAACAGAATCAAGAACTCTGACACCAAGTTCCCTTTGGCTATCGTGTGGATTACTCTTATCGGACTGTTCATGCTGATCGCTCCAGGACTGCTGAAGGTCTCCTACAGCGCATTCAGTATCCTACTATGGACAATTCCACCAGTACTTATCCTCCTGGGGCTGCTTATCGCTTGGCGAGACAGGAACAAGAATGAATCTGACGACCAGTGACAAGAACACCATCAACTCAGCACTAATAACAGCATCCAAGATAGTTGGTGAGTCGCAACTAAAAGCAGCGAAGTGCTCATATATCAGAAGCATGAGTGCAGTCGTTCTCAGATGGTGTGACTTGGGATCGCTCATCGTCTCAGTAGACGGAAGTGTTCTTTATGCTGACAAGGAAACTGATTTTCAGCAACATGTTCAAGCATTTGCTCTTGGTCTGAGAACACCAACAGAAACGGTTCTTAGAAAGTGTATGAGTGGTTCCTTGATGTAGAAATACAACATAACACAAAATAGTCAAGGCGTAGAGTTAAGATTCTTTCACCTTGACTATTTTCTTTTGCTATGCACCTAGTGACTTATACTTTCTGATGATGTTTTTCAGACGTGTCTCCGTCCTGTCCATCTTGAGAAGAATCTCCCGCCTTCCTTCATCAGAAACATTCAGGTCGTTGACACTGTGTACCTCGTCTCTGAAAACAGATGCTACTGGAAGGTACTTCTTCGCCTGCCTAAACGTCCTCTTCTCTCTACCTTTGACATCACTATGATACAGACCAGTAGCGTTATCAATAAAATCGCTCACCTTGACCAGAAGAGCGTCAGGATCATTCTTGATTGAATTCCTGACATGATTTAGGTACAGATTCGCCTTCTCCTCCTGAGTCAACTCCGACCACTGCCTTCTTGAGAAGTACTCGTTAGTCACTTTGTGAACGGCGTTAAGGACACGGCCACCAAAATGCTTCTCAATGTAGTTCTCAAGCAGCACTCTGGCCTGAACCTCATCTAACCCATCATTACCAAAACGACCTTCACCAAACTTTTTCACAAAGTCAATCGAACCATCCTCAACAGTGTCATGAAGAACAGCAGCAAAGATGACATCCTGTTCAGTGTTACCAAGACGGATGAGTCGTATCGCGTTCCTAAGAGGATGCTCAATATAAGGTGTTCGTTTAAGTGTTCCTCTGGCGCCTCGTGACTGGTTCTCATGAAGAGCAGTAGCCAAAGCGATAGCGCTTTCAAGTTTCTTATCATTGAAACCGAGTTGTCTGCCAGATCTTATCAGGTAGTTACCCAGATCAGAAGCAGTCATATCTTTCAGAGCGACATATTGAATTCCGTTGTAAATCTCGTATCTCCTGTTCTTGATTCTTTCTTCATCACAGATAACGGATGAGGAGGAAAGCAGTTCTGAAATCTTCTTCACATAAAGCGCCTGTGATTCCTCAGCAGTTGTTGCAGCAGTACCGAATGGACACGCATCAGGATTCTGACAAGCAAGAACTCGTCCTTCATTATTTGTGTGAACAAATCCCTTGTTTTTAGTCATATTCAGCACCACCTTTTACTAGCAAGTTCTAGGTGGTTATCTAATGTGTTATGCCAGTAATAATTAGCAGGACTTATTCTCAATAAGGTAATCCTTTCTATTGTGCTTCAACTTCTTTCAAGTGATATGTGCAGCCCTTGCCGTCCTGCGAAGGTCTGCTGTACATGATGCCAACATGGTTGACACCATTACGCTGCCAGGTTGCTCCAGAAAGAGATGTCTCACTACCTTTCCGGCACACGTGAGACGGAGAGATAGCACTTTGGTTAGACAGAGACAGGTTAGTCACCTGAGCACTGGATGCAACGCTCTTGCGAATCTCCTGAGCAGCGTGGTTCTCAGCCGTAATCCCAGTAGCAGCGATCATGAAACCAAGCGTGATGATTCCGGTCTTGACCCACCACTTGCCTAAGACTGAGAGCATACTGGCAACAGAGGCAAGAAAACTCTGAGAATCATCCTTAATCTCAAGAGTGTTATCACTACTCATGTCTGGTGCAACAAGAAGCACTAGACCAAGGATTACCAGTACTCCACCGATAACTGTGGCGACAGGCATCCACGAGGACATGTAGGCAATTGTCACTGACATCCAGTTCTCTCCTTTGCGTCTAAATCTATTTTATCTGTCTGAGATAGAGTGTATCACAAGGTCAACATCTGGATCAATCAGAGCGATGGATGAAGTGAGCAAGATCATCACGTGTTTTTCTGATCAAAAGAGCAACCACCTTTGTCAAGAATGTATAACAAAGGTGGCTGCTACTATGTTATGTGATTTGTCTCATGTTGACAAGTTAAGAGAATCTGTGATTATCGACTCAGTGTCTCACTTACCTATCTCCCAGATCTCGCCCCGCACGGTGTAGGTTCCTTGTCCCCATCTGTACCAAGTACCATACCTTGACATCGTGAGAGTTGGCGAGTAGTATCCCCTGTCAATGTCCTCCTGAGTCACAACGTGATACAACACACCAGCAACGGTCTTCGTTTCGTTGTGTCCAACATAACCCCACCTGGCTTTACCTCGCTTGTCATTCAGGTCTCCACTGGTGTAGGCGAATGACGCAGGACTGGAGGTGTTCTTGATGATCAGGGTGTAGTACATACGTTCACCAACACGTTTTGCGTGAGTGGAGTAATCAGCCTTCAACTGAATCTCAGCACCCTGCTTCAACTGGTTCGACTGGTAAGGAACCTTCATGTAGTTGTCCTTGGCAGCGTTTGGATCTGCAACAGCAGCAGGTTTCAGATCCTCACCAAGACTCTTGACATCACCACTTCTGGCGTTGCTGCTGGTTGACTTGAATCCCTGGTAAAAGTTCAGCAGTGCTCCACGATTCACTGCTCTTCCTGGCACCACAACTGTCCCAGTAAGGTCAATAGCACGAGCGACATCCTCTGGAAGACCTCTACCTGTACCAATCTGAGTCTTATCATTTAGACGGTAGTCGCTGGACTTGTAGTTCGAGATACTGGCCGCCTGCTTCTTGTAGAACGAGTTGCTTCCACGCGCTGACTTGATGTCGCTTGCATGTGACTCACGACCATCAATTTTGCTGGACACGTTTCCGTTTGACGTGAAATCAGACACCTTAGCAGCATTGAAACTTACCTTGTTTCCCCATCCTGGAGCGAAGTGCCAGTGCAGAGTGTAGGGCTCAGCACCCAGATCTCCACGAACATAAGTGTTGTAGTCAATTCCTGAGATCATCTCATTGGCATAGATCCTGCTTCCGTCCCAGTTGTCATGTCCAGTGACCCTGAGCATAAGCAGATGACGCCACTTGTCCCAGGAAAGTTGCTTCGTCTGCTTGTTGGAGATGATGTTGTTGTACACCTGAGTGTTAGTTGTATCCCATGACAGACCCTTGGCAACAGACCATGACTCAGGGTAACGACATGACCCATCCCCGCCACGAGCGTTGCAACCATCTGTTCTGTCATCCTCCTGGATAATCACTGGCGACAGAGTTCCGTCAATGGTGTTGTTGTAAATCTTGTCACTGTCACTACCAGAGATGAGGATACCAGTGTAGGACGCCTCAATAATGTTGGAGGCGATGATGTTCCTACTGGAGACCTCATCCATGATGGCGTTACGACCAACGTTCGTGAAGAAGTTGTTGACGATGGCTGAGTTCATGACTCCCTCGTCAAACCACACCCCGTTCAGACGATACGGCGAGTTCACGTTGGGATCAGAGTTCTCATAGCCCGTTCCAGAGTAGTCATGAGTGTTGTAAGCGTACCTGATTCTCTCGGAGTGAGTGATCTTGGTGTCAGAAAGAGTACAGTAGGCCCCACAGTTGGCGGTGATGAAGCCAGCCTGGTTGTTGGCGCTCCATGTGTTGTACTCAACTGTTACGTCACTAGCTCGGTTGATGCCGAAACCTCCTCCACCATTCTCAACGAACTGGTTATGGTCAACCACTGATCCGTTGGATGAACTGAGTGCCAGAGCAGATGCAGCGGTTGACTGAGTGAAGGTGTTGTCGTGGATGTGGTTCTTCTGACCAACCACAAAGACCATGGCGCCACCAACGAGTGAGTCGATCTCAGGGTCACGATAGTTCCATGACTGAAGAGGAGCGTACTTCTCAATCCTGAAACCCGACAACTCCGTGTTGTTCCCAGTCATTGTCAGAGCACGGGAGTGTGAGACCACCTCAACGCTGTGTCCTGAGGGGTTGACACCGATGTGCACACTGGTTCCACGATGTGGCTTGACGTTGAATCCACTGGTGTTGTTATTCGGCACTCTGGTAGTGATGGGATCCTTGTCCTCAACATAGAAGGAGTTGGCATCAACTTCATTCAGACTGAGAACCTGCTTCAATGGTTTGCCATCAAGATACACCTGTTCAGGATAAGCCGCCATTCCCTCTTTTCTTGGGTCAGCGTTAGTGGTGCACACATCACAGTGACGGACCTGGTTGTCAGCCCTGTAGGTTCCTCTCCTGTTGTCACGAGCCCAGTTGCTTGGTGTCTCAGCGCCAGAGAGGACTACCTTCTCACCAGCCTTGGCGTGCAAGTTGACTGTCCTGGTGGACCACAACTCACCCTCACGATACGTGCCACCCTCGACAGTAATGTCAGCACCAACAGGGGCGCTCTTCAACGCCTTCCCAATTGTCTGATACGGCCTGGACTCTGAACCATCATTTCTGTCATTTCCTCTGCTGACTGAGACAAAAACTCTTGCTGTCAGGGATGCTTGCGCAGATGATGAGATTAGCACTGAAGATCCGATTAAAGGAATTGCTAAAGATGCTGCTCCAATAATTCCTGTCAAACGTTTCAAAACGTCTTTGTTCATATATCTTTTCCTTGTGTTTACAGGTATTAGTAAGAACCTTCAAGGTGGCAGACAAGGCGCATTAAATATCACTCTAAAATACGTCTGACCAGTAGAAATACTTATCCTTGAAATATGTTTAAATCATTTTCTGTTGATTAAACGGAATGTTTTTAGTTAAAAAGAAATCTTGTCTCAGTGCAGTGTGATGTATTTATCACGCCAAAATGATTGACAGTTTCAGCAGAAGGATGTACCATCGCCTCTATGTCAAAGATTAGTCTAAGCACCCCGTATAAGAAGGGGTTTTCTCGTACACGTCGTAACCGAGGCATCGTCCTGTCAGATGTTGACGGAACGCTGGTCAAGGGCTCAGTGGTTCTTGGTCATGCCGTCTCTTTGCACAAGAATGGTGTGTTTGACCTTGGTGACCTCCCCGCCAAGTGGATGAAGGACCAGAAGAACGAGTCCGTCATCAAGGATCTCGCTGAGGCTTACCGTGAAGGAATCATCGGTAAGACGGAGGCTGAGATTATGGCTGACGAGTATGTCAACCGTCTTGTGTCCAACCCCGCCAACTTCTACAGCACCATGTGGCGTCTTCGTTCACTGCGAGGAACAGGAACACGTGTTGTCCTTGTCAGCGGATCTCCATCGTTCCTCGTGGATCGTTTTGCCAGGCACTACGGATTCGACTCACAGGCCAGCCACTACTACCAGGATCCGTTCGGGCGCTTTACTGGTGGGTGTGACGGAATGTTCACAGGTGCCGCCAAGAAGAAGTACCTTGGTCGCCTGCACCTGAGCCGCTACCCAAGCATCACCGCCTTTGGCGACACACAGAGCGACCTTCCGCTTTTTGAGCGAGCCGGGTACCGAGTGCTGGTTGAGCCCAACTCTCAGACCAGATCCATTATTGGTCACATGGCTAACGAGATCGTTCACCACTAAGAGCAGAGCACATAACAAAACAAATCACCCGTTATTGTCTTCATTCTGTTGACAATAACGGGTGATTGTGTTATGTGGCTAGATCTCCCAAGAGAAGAAGCCCGTCACCTACCAGAAACAGAAGGAATAGCAGAGGCCACCTGAGGAATGAAGTCGTCCTTGATGGAAATGATTGCAGCAACAGGAAGAACATAGACCTCACCGTTGTTCTGTACACCTGGAACAGAGGTAATGACTCCAAGATCTGAGCCCTTCACCTTGTTAAGGATGTTGTTCTGGTTGTACTGAGTGTGAATGTCGCCGTCATCATCACGAATGTGCTCAACATCCACGAAGTTCCCGTCCTCCTGTAGATACAGTTCAGCGTCCCTGTCAAGATCGCCGCTCTCAACTGCTGCAACGACCTCACGCTTGAAACGAGTAATGACAGACCACTGCTCAAGCCGCTCTAGGGCCTCACTGAGATACACCTCTGACTCACTGAGAAAGATGACCTTACGGCCTACCTGCTGAACGTCCTTGAAGTTCTCAGTAATGGCGTCCAGAAGAGCCTTGACAGTCTTGTCACTGGTGTTGAAGAACCCAGAGTTGAGGCCCTGAACGAAGTGCTCTGGTGAGTTGAAGAATGTTGACTTGAACTGCTCTCTGAGAGCATTGGCCTTTGCCTGGTCTACTGGGATGAAAGGCATGTAGAGACTCCGTTCTTACTGACTTGTTCCATGTCTTGTTACTTGGTGCTCAATATCGCTGGCGCCATCTGACAAAACCACCTGTTACCAATGACTTCAGGTGACTTTGAGTCAGGGTGTTGCCAACTTCACAATAGTGTGCTAGGCTTCACTTCGTGAGCATCACCACATGTTCTGTTGGTCACATACCAGTCGGGCTGACAGAGTACCAGTGAGGTTATCTTAACCTCTCTGTGTGAAGTTGCTGACACCTTGAGTTTTGAGCAGAGGACAAAGGGAAGATGGGAACAGGCATCAGTATATCAAAAAAGCCTGCGAGCAGCATATCGAGTGCATCTCGTCACAGGAGCACAGGCGTCATCGGAGCATCGCTGGCACTTGGCGCTGCCGGAGCATCCATCACTCTGTCCTCTGTTGCAGCAGCCGATGAGAAGGATCTTGCTGGTAAGGCTGCCGAAGGACTGAAGTCCTATCAGGTATTTCGTCAGAACGACGCCAAGATCAACCACGGTAAGGACATCGCCAGCAACCTGTCAGGAACAGACATCGGCATCACTGTCATCAAGCAAGAGGATCTGAACGGTCAGAATCCTGCTGACATTGCACAGGCTGTTCTGGATAAAACAGACGGCACCTACGACACGATTGGTGTAGCAGTTGTTGGTAGCGACGGGCACAAAGACCAACTCTTCTTCGCTTCGAAGCACGACGGATTTGTCTCTGACATCCACTCCCTTCTTGGAAACGAGGTGGATGATGTTGGTCAGACGCTCTATGAGGGCTCAGGCAGGATTCTGAGGACCTACAGCGCTCATGACGGAAATGTGTCTGGTGACAGTAGTGATGTACTGGAGAAGGCTGACAAGAGTGCAAGCAAACTGGTGGAGAACGCTGCATCCAGCACAAAGAACCAACACGTCTATCAGGCTGACGGGGCAAACATTGGAGACCTGTCACAGACTCTGAAGAACCTCAAAGACACAGGCGTTACTGTCACCGTCCTTCCAACAGACAAGATGGAAGGTATTAGTGTTCAGGACGCTGCAAAGCAGATTGTTGAGGAGAACGAGAGCATTCTTGACGACAACAGTGCGGTGTCTGTCGTTGTCTACCACAAGAACGGTGGTGTTGACCAGATTGGTGTCTACTCCAGAAGCGATGAGTTGCAGAAGAACGTCAAAAACGCTCTGGACGCCACAACCACTCAGAACTCGAACGCTCTGCTGAATGACAAGTCAGACGACGTTGCTCAGGTGTGGAACAAGTGGCACACAGAACAGGAGCAGAGCGACAAGGAGTTCATGAATTTTGTCGGCAGCGCTTTCGCTGGTCTTGTTGGGCTGGTCGTGCTGTTCGCTGTCGGATCCTTTGTTTATGGTGCAGTATCCCAAGCGATTGACAATCACAAAGAGAAGATTGAGGCGAAGAAGAAGGCCGAGAAGCAAGCCCGCGAGGAAGCCGAGCGCCTGAAGAGGGAGCAGGCTGCTGAGGAGGCCAGGCTTGCAGCCGAGGTTGAGAAGCGTGGTGGCCGCAGCCAAGAGGTCTACGAGGAGATGCAGACTTTGGAGGACAACCGTAAGAAGATCTCCAAGGGGCGCAGATCTAAGAGTACTCGCCAGAAGTTCTCTAACATCCTGAGCGAGTTGCAGAAGAACATCCTAACCCTCTACGAGGTTGCGAATAAGAGCGAGGAAGGCTGCGAGCCACTGAACACTTCCCTGGGGATGCAGATTCACGAACTGAACAACTCGGTTGGACCGAACCACTTGCAGAGCATTCTTGATAATCCTGAACTGTGGACAGAGCCGGACGAGAAAATAGATCTATCACTGAAAGCGGCTGAGGCTTTGAACCGAATTGTCCTAAACCGGATTACCAACCTGAATGAGGCCAGCAGTTTTGATCCCAGTGTCAGCGCCATGACTCTTATCGAGATGGCAGATGAACTGGAAGGCAGCACAGGTCTTGATGACGATGATGCAGAAATTATGGAGTTCGCCATGTCAGAAGGAGAGAACTGATGAGCGTATCTGAGATTTTAATGATGGTTCTACTGATTCTAGCGGTTGGTGTACCAGCAGTAGTTCTAGAGGTGTCTCACTACAAGATGCTGACCTCAAACCATAAGAACAAGGCTTCTGATCAGGATGGCGTCACAACTGCCAAGAACGATGAGAAGAAGGAGGATCTGGTATGACGACAATGATCATCATCATGGCTCTTGGGGCTCTCAGTGGCTACCTGTTCTTCAGGAACCACAGCCACAGGAAGACCACCAAGAACCTCCGTAAGAACCTGGCTCTGGCTAAGAACGACGTATCCAAGGCTGAGGCTGAGATCGCTGCCTTGGAGGAGCGTATCAAGGAACTCGATCCTCCTGACCCGTACCAGGGGAAGGTGCCTGATGAGTGCCTGGCATTCAGGAACTCCATCAGGAAACTCAAGGAGCAGTACCTCTGGTACGAGAAGAACAACTACACAGATGTCGCCAAGAAGATTGATCTGATTGGACGTGCTCTCAAGGTTCTGGAGAAGATCATCCGCAAGAAGTTGCCAGAGGCAGAGCAGATGAGCGACTGGATTCGTTATGAGGACATTGTAAAGAACCTTCAGCACGTTCTTGACACCGAACTCTATGACGACAGAGTGAAGCACCCAGAGAACCATGAGAACCCAGAGAAGGGTATCAAGGAGGTTGACAACATCCTGGACCTTCTGCTCCCGGCCATCTTCGCTCGAATCAAGGAGATCAACTCCAAGGAGGATTTCGACCGCGAGGTATCTATCGACGTCATCAAGTCCTCGGTGAACGAGATTCTGGACAACATGGGTGTGGAGAACTCTATTGACGAGATGGCCGCCATGGTTGATGTGGACGATGAGATGAGCGAGATCGAGAAGATTGCTCTGAGCATGGACAGCAACCTGGATGATGACGATGAACTAGGTAACGATGAGGCGGTCAGGGCTATGTTGGCGTAACAAAAAATGACAATCAGCCATTTTCCAGCACGACACTACCAAGACTTATAAGAAATTACGATAAAACAGGAGAGTAAAAACTATGAGCGATGAGAAGAACACTGACGAGTTGACAGACCTTTTTGAGTCCACTGGTCTATCTGAGGAGGACGAGGCCCTGGCAGCCGAGTTCGCTGACATTGATGAGGACGATGACGAACTGCTGTCACTTGATGACGACGATGAAGAGGTCAGTAAGAGCACAGAGAGTGCTGTTGAGGGTGACACCACAACAGAGGATCTGATTGCCAGCACCACAGACACTCCGGGGAAGTTCGACAAGAAGTTCCTGGATGAGTTCAGATCTCGTCTGTCACCGGAGCAGTTGCAGGTCGTCTCCACCATCGCTCCAAAGTACGCTGCCAGTATGCTAGAGGACCAGGACCTCATTCTATCCTTTGGTAACAAGGTGATCGATGAGATGAGCACCTTCTCCAAACTCCTCATGAAAGCCCAGAGCAAGACCAGGCTTCCTGAGGTTGAGAAGATGGTCAACCAGATTCTCATTGAGATGAAGGGCTACAAGAAGTTCTCTGGCAACAACAGCAAGTTCGGCTTCCTGTCCAAGATTGGCAAGAAGGCTCAGGACGTCTCCGAGAAGGCCAACTACAAGTTGGAGACTATGGAGATTAAGGGTATGGACTTGAGCAAGAAACTGTCCAAGATCAGCACCAACCTGGAGAAGGTTGAGGTCGGTCTGGTCAAGAACGGTGTTGCTGGCAAGAAACTCTCTCAGAAGATGATTCACTGCCGTAACAAGTTGTCAATGGTCATCGCCACCATGGAGGAGATCATCGACCTGACCAGGACCCAGGCCCAGTTGCTGGAGAGAACAATCTCACAGCACGAGGGCGAAGGAAGAATCCTGTACGACGGTGAGTACCACACTGTGGAGGACCTGAGGCTGCTGCTGGAGACCTACTCATCCGCTCTAGTGACGATGGAGAAGCAGTGGGCCAACTGGAGAGCACAGTACTTCTTCTACACACAGTCGATCAAGACTGGATCCATCCTCTATGTCAGCAACCAGGAGATGCGACTCACGGTCAAGTCTCTACGCGAGAAGGCCATTCCTGTCGCCATCAACCAGATTGCTCAGTGGCAGCAGGCCGTCATGCTGGAGAGTGCTGCCGAGCAGGCGAACATTGTTGACCAGGGCATCAAGAAACTCATCCAAGAGGGCTCTGACTCCACTGCAAGCGCTGTTGAGTCCGTCGTCGAGATGGGTAACCGCCAGATGCTTGATGAGGAGACAATCAACACTCTCACCAAGAACATCGAGAAGATGCACACAGCGATGTCGAACGCTGTCAAGGAGGGTCAGCAGAAGCGTGCTCGTGTGGCTGTTCTCATGGCTGAGGCTGAGAAGAAGATTGACCAGTCTGAGCGTGAGTATCAGAGGAAGCGTATTGAGGACGCCATTGGTACCAGCATGAAGTCCAAGGCCAAGGTCGCCAAGGCCGAGGCGCAGTCCATTGATGACATCCTGAACGAGATTCGGTGATGCCTTGAGAGACTGAACACAAGACTACCCTGAAGGTGAGGTATGCCCTGAAGGGTGTTTAAAAAGACATGAGCACATGGTTCCTATCTCTGCTCAAACATGGAACCATGTGCTCATGTCTTTTGTTCTTGTTTTTGTCAGTGTTTCAGGAAGTCAACTTTTATGTCACTATTACCTGAAGTTCCTGATAGCATCCATATCACTGAATACCTTTGCGTACCCATCATACGGCTTGATACAACACATCGCTACCTTAGCCACAAGACCAGAGTCAATAGTACTGAGATCTTTCTCACTCAGATGGTGCTTCATTCTGTAGTCCAACGCATTGGTCAGGTTGTCAATACCAACCAACTGAAACCCGTGCTTGGGCCAGCCTTTCTGAAACTGGACGAAAACCTTGTCATTGTTGACACACACGATGCTGCTGACCTTGATGTTCCTACCAAGATACTTGGACCAGAGTCCTCGTGCTTGCCTGGCGTGAACTCTCCCACCAGGAAAAGACCTGCCAGAACGCAGCACCACGCCCTTGTCGCTGACTGAGTACTTTCGTCTGCTTTTCCATCTCTTGGAGTCAATGGCGAACACACTGGAACCAACAATCAGAACATGGTCAGTGTCAGGTCCGTCGCCATCCTGTGCGGCGGCATCAGGATCCACATCTCTTCGACCCATACCCTTGATGTGAACCGAGTCAATGAGAACAGCACCAGGATACTTTTTCATCCACTCCCTGATGACTCTGGACGTTGATCTCTCACCCTCCATACCAGCCCTGACAACCTGCCTGCCAAATGGAGTACTGAAGTCAGGGTTGTTGGCATGATGAGTTAACGATGCTCCAGCGGAACCGAAGTACCTACGACCAGATCTCAACGACTGAAAGATTCGTTCTGACACCTCTGGTCTAACACCAGAGACCAGTGACTCTGAAGGGATAAAAACATGGACTTGCTGTGAGTCGCTGGTCACTTGAACTCACGAAGGTTCTTGTCAGAGATGACTCGTCTGAACTTGTTGTACGGCCTGATACAACGAGTGACGAACTGTGCTACAAGATGAGGGTTGATAGTGGTAGCGTTGTTGCCTTTAAGGATCTCGAACTTCTTGTCCATCATCTCATAGAACCTGTCAGTCTCAATCAACCTGAAGTCGGCCTGGAACCAGTTGACATCCCTGTCCACACTGACGTTCTCCTGATTGATGACAGTCATGCCAACAATGTTCGTTCCAGGAGTGAGGGTATCCAGCCAGTTCTCCACGTACTGACACGTCCTGACGTCATCTGACTCTGGAAACGGCTTGCCAGTCATCAGGATCTCATTGTTCTCGCTCACGGTGTAGCGACGCCTCTTCGTGAAGTTGTGAACGTCAATCATGACGACCTCGTTACCAAGCAGAACAGCGAAGTCAAGGTCGTGCCCTATGATGAGACCAGTGTACTCGTTGATCTCCTCCTCACCAGAGTCAGGGACGAGAACAGACTCAACGACAACAGCATTCGGTTTCTTGTCTGTCCACTCTTTGAGGAACTTGGAGAACTCCTGCTCCACTTCCAGCAGTTCCTTCGCCTTGGCTGAGTCAGCACCTTCCCTGCTGGTGTAGTCAGGATCATACGCCTGATGAGACATGAACGCTCCAGCAGAACCAAACTGCCTTCGACCAGACTTCAGCGCCTCAGCAACCCTGTCAACAACATTCTTAGGACACTTGAGGTTGTATGTTGGTGTTGGAAGAATAGTCACACCAGTTTTAGGATCTACGTATGATACACTGCTCACTTTATTGTCCCGCTCACTCTAGGAAGCCAACCTGAAGCCTGACCACAACTGGCCGAGACCTCTGTCTGAGACTCAATATCCACGGTGACAACGTTGCTTTCACAGGTCTTCTCAGCCTGATAGATGAACCATGACTTCGGATTCCAACCTGGCTGGAGGCTGTAGACAGTGAACTGTGCCTGACCTTCAACACTGACCTCACCTGTGTTCTTCATCACACCAAGTGCAGTGCCGCCATTACTGTAAGAGAATGAGGAGAACTCAACCTTGCCCTCATCAGGAAGTTCTGTTGTCGTAGAGCCTGGAACAGACATCCACGACATGGTAACCAGACCAGCAACAAGCAACAGTGCAGGTGCACTCTTGGCAATAATCTCAAGAATGCGAGTTGCAGCCAGAGCAATCTTGAATGGCCTACCAATGACAGGAATCCCAGCAAGAACACCCAGAACTGAGGTGAGAATCTTGAAGAATATGCCAACTATCTTGTTGTAGAATCCACTAATGGAAGACAGCAGTGATTTCAGAGGATTGCTACTGCTCTTACCCTTCCTGGATTCAGGCTTTTTAGACTTGTTGTTGTCATTGCTCTTCTCTTCGGGATCAGGGTTGTTCTCATCCTCTTCATCAGAACTGGAGTCGGGTATCTCACCATCATGTCCTCTGAGGTCATTCTTGACATCTGTAACTACTGCTGACACCCGCTTGCCAAGACTAGAAGCAAAAGTCTTCAGACGCTCTGTGAACGAAGAATCATCGCTCTTGGTATCATCACCCGTCTTGCTGTCAGAAGAGCCCTCAGAATCGTTTACGGAGTCATTGGGAATGCCTGAATCAGAAGACTGCCCATCATCCCCAGAGTTGTTGTCTCGATCTGAGTCTGAAACGCTGTCAAGTCCAGTCCGTTCTCTGTCAGAGAAGTCATTCGTCAGAAAGTCTGTGCTATCAGGAGAATCGAAGTCGTAGAGGTCGTCCTCATCCTCATCGTCATCAAACAGCGTCTCGTCATCATCCTCGAACAACCGAGAGTCGGTGAAGCCCTCCTCATCCGGCGGCACGTCCTCAAATGACCAACCACCTTCCTCGTCATCGTCGTCAGACTCAGGACCACCAGACAGGAGACCACGCTGCATGAAAGGAGAACCTGCCTCTGGAAACGCATCTTCGTCGTCAACCCAGGCGAAGTTGTCATCATCCTCGTCTATCTCATCATCGTAAGCGTCTTCATCCTCAGGTTCAGCACCAGCCATCTCAAGCCGTCTTACAATGTCTCTGACTCCATCAGCATCAAAAACACCATCTGTAGGAGAGGACAAGAAAGAGTTGTCACTGAAATCGTCGTCTTCATCCTCGTCATCGTCGAAAATAAATTCCTCATCATCATCAAAGTCGCCATAGATAATTGACCCATGAGACTCATCACTGACTTGAGAAGACTCAGACTTCCCACTGTCAGCATCAGGGTCCATCCCGTCCCCAAAGTCAGCGGAGGAGTCATCATCAAACAGAATCTCGTCCTCTGTGCCAGTATCAACATCTGTTGACACAGAGGAATCATCCTGAATATGGTTGTCTACAGGCAAGATGCCGTCAGGGTTGTGATCAGTCTCAACAGTAGAAGAGAAACTGCTTGTTGTCTGATCGTTTGACAACGACTCATCATCGTAGTCATCAAGGCTCGGAAGCGCCAGATCATCTTCGTCGTCGTCAACGTCATCATCAAGATCAAAGCCAAATCCACCAGCAACCTTGTCATCAATGTTCTGGTTACTGGACACATGAAGATCCTGAAGTCCTAGAGATAGATCAAGGTCGTTCTCGTCAACATCATCGTCATCAAGGAACGGGTTACCTGACACCATTCACGAAACCTCTTCCTGTCTCTTACAAAAAACAAACCAGAAGGTGGTTGACACCACTGACAATATGTAGTATCAACCACCCTCTAGTTGTACGTCACTATAGGCAACTATCACTTAGTTATTCTCGTCCTCAACTGGAACATAGATACCAAAATCATAGTTCTCGTGACCAACCTTGTCCTCAATAAGAATCTTCAGTTGCTCAGACTTTTCAACACCCATAGACGTGTTCACATACTCCAGTGAATCAACTACTCCTTGAATATCCTCGGCAGCAGGGTACTTTTCAGCATAACGAGAAGGAACACTGGTCGGCCACTGCCTCTCGATCTTCTTCTTGGAGGCTGGTTTCTTCTTGACCGACTTACTGTCATCACTGAGAAGCCCCTCCTGCTGCGACACCTCCTCAGAACTGTCCTGTCTCTCAGCCTGCCTGGCGTCACGCTTGATGATGTCAAGAGCATAGCGAATGAACGCCTCCTCACTGACCTGGCTCTTGTCAGAGTTGTAGCGAGCAATCATCAAGTGGCTGTCACCTGGACACTGCCTGCGAACAAACCCTGGAAGTTTTCTATAGACAAGTGAAGCACGCTCCTTGCCTAGACCAGACTCCTCACCATAGTTGACTCTCACACGAACAGGCAGAGAGCCGTCATGAGCGAACGTCACCGGCTGAATGGATGAGACCTTGGTCATGGGATCGCCTTTACCACCCCAAGCAGGAATGACGTCAACAGTCAGCAAGTAGACACCATTGTTCTGCACATCAGGAAGACCAGTCACGTCAGAGAAAGCCTTCTCAATAGCAGTTTTTGGAACAGATAGGTCACCACGACAGAAACGAGCCCTGATGTCATTCCTGGCGGAAGTCTTGTCCATACCCTTGACAACATCATCTGTCACCCTGGTGGAGATCAGACCAGTACCGTCGTCAAGATGCATCGTCACCATCTTCCCACGACGAGTGTTCTTTGACTCCATGGACACAGCAGCAACAACCTTGACCTTCTGGCGCTTCTTCAGGGCTGACAGCGACTTGATGGAAACGTTGTCAAGACCAGTACTCCCACCAATACGATCCATCGGGTGACCAGTCAGGTACATACCAATCATGTCAGCCTCAAGACGCAGACGATCCACATATGGGTAGTCCTCAACGTCAACCATCTCAAACGTGTCCTCAGCGCCTTGTCCAGCAAGAGAGAACAGGTCCATGCCGTGGTTGATCATCTTACGACCATCAGTCAGCATACCTGGAATAGACTCAATCACCTTGCGCCGGTTAGGCTCAAGATCGTCAAACGCTCCAGCCATAGCCAGGTTGATAAACACGTCCTTCTTAGTGATACCAGCCATCACGCAACGCGACACAGCATCCTGAACAGACGTGAACCTGCCTCCACTGTCACGTTCCTTGATGATGATCTCAGCACTGGACTCAGACACACCCTTAACACCAGAGAAGCCGTACAGGATCTCAAACCCGGACTCACCAGAGTAGTCAGGAGACACACGAACATCAGACAAGTTGATGTCCACAGTACCCATAGAGATACCCATACGACGAGCCTCACGCAGGTTGTTGAGAGTTTTGTCCTTCTTGTCAATCGTCTGAGCAATCAGAGCAGCAATGAACTCAACAGGATAATGCGTCTTCAAGTAGGCGGCCTGATAAGCATTCATGGCATAGGCGACACTGTGCGAGTTGTGTGAAACCAAACCGTTAGCAATGAAGTTCGCTGGCCCGTCATCAGCCATCATAATGTCATAGGTCATCTCACGAAGAACTGAACCATCCTCAAGAACCTCTGGTGGGGTAATAGACACAACCTTGTCTCCGCTGCTGATGTGATGGCTCATAAGAGCAGCATCAATCTCATCACGATAGTTCTCAGGTGTTAGGTAGACAAAAGGAGTGTCCTTGTACTTATTCTCAATGAGATACTGGCGACCAAGACCTCTGCTGTCCATCTCAAAGTAGGTACCATTAACATAGAAGTCAGCAACACCAATAACTTCTTTATTGAAGGACAAGATCGTTTTGTTGGTCTCAAATATGGCACCACGAGCAATCAGGTAGTTCTCAGCAAGAGCCCTGTCAACATCATTAGACAAAGAGACATTCTTGACACCAGAATAAGAACTGGATCTATATGACCAACCTCTTCTAGGAGTCGGTCTTCTTTGAACTGTTCTGAACCTATTGTTCCAGTACCTGTCATCAATCAGTTCAGAGCCAACCTGAATACCACCACCTTGAATAGTCTGGTATCCATCAGTGGTCAGCATACGATGATTCTCAGTAATTCTAATTGTCTTACCAGATTCAGTCTCAATTATCCACAAGGGTTTTCTTCCGGTCTGGACAATCTCAGAGACGTTGTGGAAGTGTAGACTACCATTCTCAAACATGGAGAGAATCTTGATGTTCTTCTCGCCATTCTTGAACCTGTGATAAAGATCCTTAACTGTTGTCTTAGTATTTTGACCAGTGAGAACTTCTGTCTCTCCGTGTAAGCACTTATTGAAGGCGTACTTCGAGAAGGGCTCCAGAACATCCCAGAGTTTATTCATAGCCTCCTCAGAGTATCCGTTAGCAATTCCACCACTGATGAACTTCGGCTTCATCTTCATCATGATGTCATGCTTCTTCTTACCCATCGCCTTACGGAGTTTATCACCCTCCTGAAGAGTCATACCAGCAATCTCAGAAGCAATACGCATCGACTGCTCCTGATAGATACATAGTCCGTAAGTCTGACTGAGAATCTTCTCCAGCGGTGAGCCCTTGAAATCAGAATGAAGAGCCTCAATCTTCGCCAGACCATTCTTCCTCTCAGCATACATGGTGTGAGAATTCATCCCCATAGGGCCAGGACGAGCAACCGCAGTACAAGCAGCAAGGTCATTGAACTCTGTAGGCTTCATCTGCCGAAGAAGGTTACGAACCATATCTGAACCGAACTGGAACACACCAACAGTGTGACCCTCCTGAAATAACCTGTACACCTCAGGGTCATCCATCTTCCCCTGAGTAATAGCAATCATGTTCGGAGCATTCTTGCCTGACTTCTGAATGTACTCAATGGTGTGCTGAATGAGGTCAACCGTGTCCAGACCCAGGAAGTCCATCTTGATAAGACCCAGAGCCTCACACTCCTGGTAGGTCCACTGAGTAATAACCTTTCCGTCCTTCTTCCTAATATGAAGCGGAACAGTGTCAGTCAGAGGCTTTGCTGAGATAATGATCCCACAAGCGTGCACACCAGTACTCTTCACACGCCCAGCAATACCTCTGGCACCAGTGATAACACGATCCCACTTCGGGTCACCAGAGGTAGCCTCACGGAAGTCAGCGGACTCCTTGTAGTAATCAGAGTCCTCATTGTAGATGTCATCAAACGTGACCTCATGGCCCTCATCACCATCAGGAATCATACTGGCAACACGATTAGCCTGAGCGAACGGTACCTCATAGATCGTACACATTGACTTGAAGGCGCTCTTCGTGGCAAGGGTACCAAACGTGACGATGTTGGCAACATTCTCCTTGCCATACAACTCAGTAACGTACTCGACTGCCTTCTCACGAGCAGTCACAGAGAAGTCACTGTCAATGTCTGGAGGGCTGCCAGGAGAGACAACCTTCATACCAACAACCTTCTTGGTCTTTGCCACCAGACCTCACACTCCTGATCAATCCATACACATAGAGATACTGGTCACATTCTATCACACAGAACAGAATGTGACCAGTATCAGCAGTGAATCGAACCACTCACTCAGAGAAGATTTGACGATCAGAAGTCCCAGTCGTCGTCAGTAGTACTCTCAACATCACCCATAACATATGTGGGAACACCACTGAAGAAGTCTGTATTCTCCTCACCAGCAGGATTAAGTGAAGCAAGAATCTGTATCGGTGGCTGAGACTCTTCAGGGCTGTAGATTCCCTCAAAACCAAGGTTGTTCAGAGCCTTATTCGCGTTGTACTTCAGATACGGCTTGACATACTCAGTCAGACCCAGACCGTCATAAAGACTCTCCGTGTACTTGATCTCATTCTCCATCAAGTCATGAACCATGTTGACAGTGAAGTCATACAACTCCTTCTGTCGCTCAGGGGTAGAGTTGTTGTAGGCGATCTGGAACTTGTATCCAATATAGTAACCATGGACACAGTTTCCAGTAATCGTCACAGAGCCCTGATTTCTGGTAACAAGGAATGTGGAAGGAACCTGTACACAGTAGACTTCAGCGGGACCGTTCTCTGTTCGGGCGATACTGGCTCCACTATAGGATGAATGACATGGGTTTCTGGAGATCCTGACTCGATAGAGATCTGATTCGTTATCGCTGCTATTCTCAATTCTATATGAAGCGGTGTATCCTAACAAAGCACAGGCGGCTTGAATCCAGTCAACTGTACTCTTGTGCTTAGTTGACACATTAGTAGTAGAGTCTCTTGTTGTAATCTCACGACCAAGAACACTCTCAAGATAGGTAAGTGCCCCGTTGAGACCAGACAGTGATAAGGAATCCAAGTCACGGGAAAGACCCTCAACCAGTTCAACCTCATCAGCACTGTAGTCAGTGAAGACGAAGCCGTTGCCACTGTCTACCTTAGTTCCTGAGAGCCTGAACGAGACATCAGAGAGAACACTATTGGTCAAGTTGTCAGCCTCAATAACAAGAGGTTTCTTGTCCTTCTCAACATACATCCTGTGATGAGGAGAAACTGACTGTCTGACCTTACCATCACTAGACTCAAACAACCAGGTCCTGTCCTCGTGGTGATGCGACACCTTGACAGGCTTGACGAACTCAATAGAACCATCATCCTTGTTGTACTGAGCAATAGTAGTGTTCTCGTCAACCTCAGAGATGTTTACCCATCCAAAAGGTGTCAGCAACTCATGATCGTCTGTCAGAGCCTCGTCCCTGAGAATTAAGCGGATAATGTCAGCAGTGTTGGTGAGTTTCGCCTTAGATGCCCACCAGAACGGCATGAAGAAACCACTGTAGAAGAGGAACGACTCAAGCAGCGTGGAGGCAATCTTCTTCTTCTCAGGGTCGTTTCCATGGTAGTAGGAGAGGATAATTCGAGCCTTCTTTTGCAGGTGCTCGTTTTCCTTGGACCAGCGGAACGCTTCGTCAATCTCAGAGGTGGAGATCAGTGTGGAGAAGATTGAGGAGTAGGACTTAGCGTGCAAGGCTTCCATGAGTGAAATGTCACTGTAGACAGCCGCCTCATGCGGAGTAATGGCGTCAGGAATGAGTGAGATTGCACCCACCTTTGCCTGAATCGTGTCAAGAAGGGTCAGTCCAGCGAAGACACGAACTGTGGTCAGTTTCTCCTCATCTGTCAGAGTGCTCCAGGACGGGATGTCGTTGGAAAGAGGAATCTTCTCCGGGATCCAGAAGTTGTTGATGAGCCGGTTCCACACCTCCAGGTCCTTCGGATCCTCAATCCTGTTCCAGTTGATGGGCTCCTCCAACAAAACCTCATCATCCACCTGAACCAAAGGCAGTCCACTGGCTGTATGAGTCTGCTGGTTGCTAACTGAAGAGTCTGTCATTCGTGCACGTCCTTTATCAAGATTACGACAATGAATGCTGAAATCTTAACAAGGACGTACACGAGCAGTAGCTGACAAACTAGTATCAGTTGGCAAGAGCAGTCAACCAGTCACACACCTCTTCCAGTTCCTTGGTGTACAGTGGCTCGATCTGTCCAGCAATGTCCACTTCAAAGGCGTCATAACCGTTTAGAGTGCCAAGGAACGAACCGCCAACTGCTGCAATACTGTCACTGTCACCGTCCGTATACACCATGGCCTGAATGCCCTCGAACGGGCGGTCATGGTAGATGGCGACAGCAGCCAGAGCGCAGGAGAGCAGGCTGTCAGCAGTGTTGCCTTCGCCAAAGATCAGCGAGAGATCTATCACGGAGTCTCTTCCGTCCAGAATGTACTCAAGGATGTTCCTGGAGTTGTGAAGCAGGTCACTCAACTCTGTGTAGTGATGAGGCGCAATCTCGCTGAACATCAGGTTCTTCTTGGTGATGGCCTTGATCTCATCCAGAGCGTCAAGAGCACACTTGTAAGGATCCTCCCGGAAGTCAACACCGAAGTACTGCTCAAAAAGAATCTTGTGAACCAGTAGCGCCGCCACACCAGCAGACAACCAGGCCACAGGGTGATCATGTGTCGTCTGTGACTGGAGCATAGCCAGGTTGACAACAGACTCGTTCGAGATGTTCAGAGCACCAATCCAGGGTGCACGCATGATGGTTCCACAGCCCTTGGAGTTGTTGCCTTCTGCACCCTCACGACCAGTAAACTCCTCACTGAACGTGACAAGATGGTTCAACTTGTCCAAGGACTCACTGACGGCGATTCCCGGTGCCCGGTTGTTGTTCGGGTCTAGATGGTACTCGATGTGCCTATGAGCAAAGATCTTCAAGACATTCTTCTGACGACGCACAGCAGCACCATCAACAGCCTTCAGTACATCATCATCAGTGCGATCCTTGAACGTCTCAGCAATGTCACCAATCGCCTTCATGTTGTACAGGCTCATCTGAGTGTCGTCAGTAATCACTAGAGGTGACGGAACCTCAGGACGATCAAACAAGATGTCAGCAATCCGAGAGAACTCAGTGACATAACCCCATGCGTCACCAAGAGCAGACCCATAGATCATCCCCTTGATACGTTCATCCTTCATAAGACTATTCATTGTCATAATGCCTCCTTGTCGTAGTGATTACAGAACTTCCTGCAACTATTCTATACGACCATCCATAGTTGATTCAACATGACGATGATCACATAATGGATCTTGTCTGCTCTCAGTTCGATGTAAGAGGTGTTTTAATGCACAAGAATAGAAGACCTGATAAATAACTTGCTCATAATAGAGCGTTGTTACCTATCAGGTCTTCTATGTTGTCAGAGATTACTTGTTATGCCGCCTTCGCCATGTCCTCACTCTTGACTGACTTACGTCTCTTGGGGTTGAGATCGTGAACAGAAGCAGCACGACTTGATGACGTGGTTGCCCTAACCGGCTTGTTCTCATGAATACTTGCTGTCGTCATGATGATTGCAGCAACAGTTCTGGCCGTCCTGATAGCCTTCCTGACAAATGGAGACCTTCTGAAAGACCTGACGTGCTGTCTAGCAGATCTGCCCGGAAGAACCATCGTGTGGTCGCGGTCGAACTTGAAGGTATGGCTACTGATAGAGCCGTCCTTGTCTCTGTATCTGAACGTCACAGCCCTGTCTCCACCACCAAGATCCTTGATAGCAGAGACCCGACCGTACAGACGGACATTGTCACCAATCCTGACCTCTGACGGCCTGAGGTAACGAATCCTGATTGGAGCGTTGTACGCCTTGACAGCAGCCTTCTTCGCCATAGGAACAGCAGTCTCAATAACCTTCTTCTCAGCCTTGGTCAGAGCAGGAGCAATTCTGTCCATAGCCTTGTCAACCTGACGCATCACTCTCTCGTGGCCTGATCTACCAGCACCACGAGCACGGTTCATGATGGACACCCTCTCCTTGTAGTCTCCATCCATAACACCATAAGTCCCGTCACCCAGGCTCCTCTTCCTGATAGACGGAAGGAGGTTCTTGACACCACCAGCAGACTTCAGTGCACCAAGAATCCTCATCTTGGCAGTCATTCTCGGAGCGTCAGTCACACCACCTCCAACCTGATGAGGTCTATTCTCCCTCGCCTTGGTGTTGCTGAGAACCTGCTGCTTTGCTTTCAGTGAACGAGTACGCCTCTTACGCATCTTCTTCAAGATGACATCATGAGCATGATAGGCGGTCTGACGCATTTTCTCAACAGCAGAACGCGAGGCCACAGCGAACTCACCAAACTGGTCAACAATCTTATTCTCCCAGTACCTCTGAGCGGCCTCCTGAGAGCCGAAATGTGGTTCACCAGCCTCTGTGTAGCGACATGAACGAATGCTGGCCCTGCACCGACGGGGACCAGCCGGACTCACGTGGTATTTGACAGTCATTTTAGACATCCCCTTGAAACGTTTGATGTAACCTACTAATCTAAAAACGTATCTATAACAAAAATCCTCTGAGTCACTACATTTACCCGAAACTCAGAGGATTTTACATGTATTCAAAAAATCGAGCAGAAGAACGACTCATGCTCCAAGAGCCTTGATAAGTTCTGCACGAGACACAAGGAACTTGTTCAAGAAGTCAATAACGTTCTCATCCTCAATCTCATAGACAACCGGCTCCTCATCCTCCTCCAAGGTGTCCTCAATCATGACCTTCAAGTCTGAGACAATATGAAAACTACGGTTGAGAACATCTATCACCAGTCCATAGAACGAGGCGCCCTTCTGCTTGTGAGAGAAGAGCAGAGTGATGTCATCAAGGTAGTAGGCGACCAGATCAGACCCTTCAATCTCCTGGCTCTCAGTCACCTCACGAACAGCCTCAGCCAGCAGTGTCACGTTCTTCTTGTCAACCTTCACTATCTTCAGCCCTTCTACGAAAAACTAAGGAACACTGGTGGAAATATCACTGGTTGCACACATATTATCTCATTTGCCTGACACCTGGATTCTGTAAGATGTCAACATGGATATTTTTGTTCGCTCACAACGCGACATGCAGTCCTGATTAAACGCCAGAAAGTCATTTTAAGACACCCCAGATCAGCAGGAGAGACAATGACCATCAAGTCAACGAAGCAGAGTCGGATGGGACAGGTATGGACCCCTGACTGGATGGTCTCACACATGCTGGATCTATCTGGATATACAGGCGGTACAGTTCTTTCAACAAGGATTCTTGAGCCAAGTTTTGGTAACGGAGCATTCCTCAAAGAGATTGTCAGCAGAATACTGAAAGAGTCATCTGCTAGAGGCATGACTGCAGAGGATACAGCATCAGTCATTGACAACAATGTGCATGGGATAGAGATTGACAAGGAGATCTACAAGAGCACTGTTGACGAACTGGTAGAAATGTGTAGCAGGCATGGTGTGCACACATCATTTCCAAACCTGTTGAACATGGATGCTATGGATATTGACCCATCCTCCAAGTATGATGTTGTTGTCGCTAACCCTCCATATGTTCGGGTGCACCTGATGGATGAGAGTTCACGACATAAGGCAGAGCGCTGGTCTTTAGGCGTTAGGATTCAGGACCTGTACACAGTCTTCATTGACATCTGCAGTAGCGTCCTGGAAGAGGATGGAACCGCCTGTATCATCACACCTCAGTCATGGCTCAAAGACAAGGGTAAGGCACCGGTAAGACACTCTCTGTGTGAACGAGGACAACTGGATCTAATTGAGAACTACGGATTCCACCCAGTGTTCAGCAAGGTAAGCACGAAAGTGTGTGTCACTAGACTAGCAAAAGGCAAAGACAGAAAAACCTCTCCTGGAAGTGTGTGTCTGCAGGATAAGTCAGTGAGTAGCAGTCAGATTGTAGACAACGGCGAGAAGACTGTTACTTATGATGAGTTCCTGAAGAAAGACGACACCAGAAACAAGCAGAAGACATCTAACACTGTTTCTTCATTTTCATCAAACCTAATCAGAGTTGGAGATCTTTTCGAGGTGAGAACAGGCGTACAGACCTCATGCAACAAGGTATTTGTGCTAAGCCCCGATCATCCTCTTGCATCATTTGAGAGCCAGTTCATAAAGCCTGCTGTCAAAGGAACCAGACACAAGCCAGGAGACGAGTTTGGTCGCATTATCTACCCATATGTCAACACTGTCTCAGAAGATAGACAGCATCAAGTGGTTCCAGCAACAGAGGAAGAGATTGACGCTGAGATAATGGACTACCTGAGAGAGAATCAGCACATCCTTGAGAAGAGGTCCTTGTCGCCAGGATGCCAGTGGTTCCATTACGCCAGAACACAGGCACTGGTTGACACGTTACGACCCAAGGTTCTGACACCTGGAATCATTGACACCAAGGAAGGATGCAAACTGCCTCAAACAGACATCCTCCCATCAGGAACTGTTGTGTACTCAGGTCACTACCTAATGCACCCAACAGACGACATGGATGCTCTCAGCAGGTTTGCACAGGTGTTTGAGAGCAGAGACTTTGTTGACTACGCAAGAGAGAACTGCATCAGGCTCTCAGACGAGTGGGTCAACATCAGTCCTGGATTCATCAAGAACTACATCATCCCTGAAGAGTTAGTGAAGATTCTGAATCTGAGTTGACTTTGTAATTCTTATTTCACTGAATGTGTGAATCACCAGTCAACCAATCCTGACAGCGTATGCGTGAAGCATCTTGGATCCGACACATGTCTGGAACGCGAACTGACCTCCAACCTGCTGAACGTCAGTCGTGTACTCCATCCACTGAGTGTGAGTGATCCTGTACAGCCCAGCACCATTGCCAGTGACCTTGATGATGTCACCAGGAGTGAAGTTGGAGATGACTCCAGCCTCACCGTAGTTGTGACCAGCAATCATCTGAAAGTTGGGAGCGTAGTAGATGTATGAGAGCGAGTACGAGTTAACAGCAGCCTGAGCACAATCCCAGCCACCATCACAGTAACCAGAAACGTTCAGGAGGTAGTTGTACCCAGGTGAAGGTGACTGAGATTGTGAGGAACCAGTGTCTTCAGTGTTTTGTGAAGGCCGATTGTTCTGTGAGCCAGTAGCAGAAGAAGATGACTGGTCACCACTGTCTCCAGGAGAGTCGCTGGCACTGTCCTCAACTTGTGAGTCAGAAGTGGATCCAGATTCATTTTTGTTCTGGTTGGTGTCTTCAGTGCTGGGCTGAGATCCGAGTTCAGACGCGCTGCTGTTCTCTGCTGGAAGATCACCCTGATTGCTCTCAGCAATGTCAACAGATGTAGACTCCTGGGAAGCAGGCCACACAGAACCAGAGCCAATGGTCACATGAGAACTACCAGCAGACTCAACCTGCAAAGAGTACACAGCGTTATGATTGTCTCGCTGGTGAGAGTTGTAGGTACTTGTGATAGCAAAAGCGGTTGACACAACAATACCAGAGACAAGAAGAGACGCCACAGCAGAGTTGGTCATCATCTTCGAGGTGGCGCCATCAAGTAGGTTCTTGAACATCATGAGAACAGATTATCAGATTGGGTCCCAAGAAAGAAGATATGTTTGTGAGAAACTACACACATTCAACCAGGTAGAATAACAATCCCTTTGTTACTCTTGCCTGCTGACCTCAATACCAACCAGGTTTCCATCCTCGTCAACATCAGCAACACAGTTAGTGAATTCAATGGTTCTGCTGACGACTCTCTGTTGTTCTGTATCGTCATCAGACGGAACAGAGACATAGCTACCGTTAGTTGACTCAGTAACCTTGAACGTATTGGTAGTGATGACTTGGTACCCTGGTTGCATCGGCTCAACCAGAACATAGTTGTGATTTGAGTCAACTACCTCAACATCATTACTGCTGACAGAAGTGGTTGAATGAGGTGACAGAATCTTTGTTCTGCCATCAGCAGTGTACCTGACTGGGTACTCACCAGGTGTGTTGCTTGTGATGAGAGTAGAGCCGTCACTATAACTAGCAAAGGTTCTGCCATTCTGTGTCATTATGCTCTTGACATCATGACGAGGCATATCTTGACCGTTAAGCAGATTGCTGATGCTCATAAAACAACCCTTCTTGTTCACTACTATAATAGTACTTGTCTCGTCATAATAAGATCAGCAAGAAAGGATGACGCTCTGTTTTTACCAGTCGTTCTTACGCGACTTGTTCTTGTTGATTCTTCTACGCTGAAACCATGCTAGTAGTCTTAATAAAATGACCATATAGAAGATAGTATTATATGAATACCTAGATGGTCAAGCAAGATACTCTATCTATCTGCTTATGGGGTAATTTCAACGAGTTTGGCTAATTTTCTTCTTGTGGCACTTCCTTCTTGACATGTTGTAGTCGTCAAGCACATCACCATCAGTTGACTCCAATGTGCTCTGATACGAGTGATGACTCTCTGTGCTACTAGAACAACTCTTCTCAGAGTCCGTGCTGGTTGTCACAGCATTGTTTTTAAGTCTGCTTGACCTGAGGAACCAAGCGAGGGTGGCAAAAATCAGTATGCCAGCACCAACAATGAGAACCTTCTCAGTAGTGTCGCTGATGGCAACACTCAGAAAACCAGTCATCTGACTTCCCTTTAGTCCAGAGGAAAGCGGCTCCTACATAACAAGATGTATGAGCCGCCACATGATCAACGATCCCAGAATATCAAATCATGTTGGGCATCGTCAACATGACTGGTATCACAAATCTTCTAACCACTTCGCTGAGTTTGGGATTGCATTCTTCGCAGCACTCTTGGCCTTCTTCGCGCGTTCAAGACGTTGACGCTTCTCGATCTCAATAATCTCCTTCTCCTCACGAGCCTTGGCGATCTGTTCTGCCCTAGCCAGAGGCTCGTCAATCGCTGAGAACAGGTCAGGAGGATTAATAGAGTTCACGACGTCAGATCCAAACAATCTGTCGTACTCTTTGTTATTATCCCACATAGGAGAGTCAATACCCGTCTCCTCAGGAAAGACCCCAACCTTCCTCAGACCGCTACTGATAGCACCATACAGACCCAAGATTCATCACCTTTCAACACTGGTTGATAACACCTTACTTTGTGACGCCAGTTATACTACTATGAGATACAAGACATGTCAAGAGTGATGAGGCGTGATTTCAGAATGCTGATGAACTGGTTCTTGCCTCGTCACCAAAATCAAGGTCGTTGTCTAGTTCATCAGAATAGTCAACAGGATTTGAGAACCACAATGATGGATCACGAGAATAACTCAATGACTGGTATCTATTTTCTGATGTCGCGGTGTTGTTTGTGGCCGACTTCCTCTCAGCAATGAAGTCAGTGTAGGAGACCTGCTTGAAGTCGCTTGCTCTGTTAACGTCAAAAGACCGGATGACACTTCTGGATTCAATTGATTTGTTATTTGGCTCTGTGCTCGTGTTCTCGCTACTGGTGTCTTCCCAGTCAATAGGCTCAAGATCTTCGATCCTGGTAAAGGGTTTAGGTTGCTCACTCAAAGTGTCTGTTGAGTGTTGCACCTTAGAAGGAGTCGTGACTGATACGTATGGAGCAACAGGTGTGCTGTCACCAACAATGGTTCTACTCATTCGAGGTGGTATCATTCCATACTCGTTGATGTAGTCCCCATCCTTCATTCCAGCAAGTTTAGTAGACGTAGACCTGGAAGAATTCTGGGAATTGTTTGTGGATTCTTTGTCATCATTAAGAAGTGCTCTCAAAAAAGATATGGATGCTCTGAGCATGAAGTACATGACAATTATGAACCATAACAAGCCAAACACTGGAAACTCCTTGAAGCAGATAGAACAAACACTCTCAACAACAAAATACATATCAGAATGCATATGTTGTCAAGAGTGTTGTAATCTGGTGATTGTGTGCTGTTGTGAAGTAGCAACTAGGGCCACCCTATTTGCTTTTACCTGGAGAGATTGTTGAACTTCACTCTGGTAAGAACCGTCTGATCCGAGTCATCATACTTGTTCTTGCCATGACTCTTCACTGTACCTCCAGTCAGTTCAACCTCCTCGCCAGCCTTGAGGTCAATGTACTTACTGGCTCTCCAGAACACCTGATGACCCTCATCATCCTTAAGTGTGATGTACGACTGGGTTTTGTTGTACTGCCAGTTGTCAACCTGCTTGTTCCTGACGACAGTCAGTTTCCTGCCCGAGACCTTCGTACCCACATCAGCCATGAAACCACTTGCCCAGCCCTTAGGCTTCAAAGCCTTCTGACGATTCCTGAAGTCAACTCCAACTGCCGACACAGCAATGCCAAGACTCTTTGATGTCACGTAGTCGTTGTTAGCGATGGTTCGCAGATTTGCACAGTAGTCGTTGTTGCCGTCAATCTCACGAGCCGCTTTCAGAACCCTGTCAACACTACCGTCAGCCTCATACTGCTCAGCCAGTCTAGCGATCCTGGCACGCTCAGAAGCCCCTGCTGCTCCACGTGGAGATGACATGAACAACTCGACATCATCAGCAGTGGAGTTGGTTCCGTAGTCTATGGCCTTCGACTTGGAGGTGAATCTCTCTCCGTTGTTGGACAGGGCAAGAGACAGACCGATGACCTCTCTAATAGACGGAGTGAATCCTCCGCTGTAACCAACGTTGTCACGATCCATCTTCTTCAAAGGGTTGCTACCAACAGTCCACAGACCCTCAGGCTTAACACCTAGATAAGCCTCCACACACGTTGAGCCAATCTGGTGTCGTTCACCGTCAGGACCCTCAACCAGATAAGTCTTAGATCGATGACGTTTCTGACCGCAGTGCTCACACGCCTGGCTCTCTGGTCTCCAGCCGTTCAACTCAACGTTGTGTCCTGTTCTGACAATCAGTCCGTTGTCCTCCTTGTCAATAACAGCAAGGAACTTGTACCCAGCGTAGGAGATACTTGGGTGGTTCAGATGCATCACCACATAATCTCGCTTCTCCTTGAATCCTCTGTCATTGACAAACTCAACAGAGATAGGCTCCTCAATCGCCTCAAAACGCTCAGAGATTCCAGCACGCTCCAGTTTCTTGTTTGCTCTGTCAATTAGTTTTCTCGAGTCCCCAACAGCACCAGCAGGAACGGTGTATGAACTGGGACCATCATGCTCAGCAAAAGTCTGGTGATTCAGTTCTGACTCAGAGGTAACTAGTAGTTCTTGCTCATGTGATTCATCCGCCTTAGCAGCATCACCCACTTCATGATTGATAACAGAACTGTCGCCTTCAAGTGCTTCCTGGCAGTTCTTGACGGCATCAGCAAACCAGCCCTTGTTCTCACCAGTATATGCCTCATACGCTGCACGAGCCTCATCAGCAGTAGCGAAATGCGGAGGCTCACCGTCAAAACTGTCTGCAAACCTGCATCTGATCTCTGCGTCACATTTGCCAGTTCTACCTGTTTCAGGATTGAAGTGGTACCCTCGCGTAGCAGCCATGACAGAACCTCACAAGATAAAAAGTCAATAAACAAAAACTCAATTCTGTTGAGGTATCTAACAATACACAACAAATGGCGGGAGTTCAATATACTCCCGTCATTTGTCAGTCAGGCAAAACTCAAAAGAGATGGCGCCACATGCTCAATCAGATACACCTCACCTGACTTGTACAGAGTGTACCCAGAGCCAAGAAGGTCGCTTGTACTCACCTTCAAGATGACACTTTTACCAGAACGCCTGTCAGCAACATTTCTGGCAGTCTCTAGCGATGGAGTCAGGTGGACAAAGCTCCTGTCCATGTGCTTCAGCCCATCCTTCATGACTGACTTAATGAACTTCTCCTTCGTCCCGTGGTAAAGAACTTTTGGAAGGTCACTAACAGATGAGTCAACTACCTCAAGATCAGGATTGACACCATCAATCGTGTGCCCATGTTTGCACCAGATTCTACCTGTCTCAGGGTTAAAGGTGAAGCGTCCTTTGTTATCATGCCTGACCACATACAGGATGTCATCAGTACTGGCTTCAAGCGCCTTTGATAAGTCATTAAGAAGCACACTGGCATCTGGCGCCATATTTAGTCCGAACTCCTCAGGGCGATGCCGAAGCGCATACGACATCTTCTTGGAAAGGGTAATCCTGTCAGTGTTGTTCATCATATTTTTTCTCAATTCTGTTATAGTTATAATTGATAACATTTTGTGAACGCAAGTGGATTCATCGCTGCAACCACTTGACTTCAAACTCGTCCATGTCAAGCAGTAGCGTAGGATGGTTCCTCTTCAGTGACTTCTGCACTGTACTGAATGTGCCTCCCTTTTGAACAGACGGTCTCCAAACAGCCACCAGCAAGTCAGAGTCTCGTACTAAGGCGTCATTTCTGGCGTGGTATAACCTGTTAGAGAACTGTTGACCAAACACTTTCTCACTGCTGGCGCTTGATCTCAGTTCTTTGTACCTCTTCTGGTCAGTCTTACTCCACCTCTCCTCCTGGCCCTCAAATGGAATATAGACATCATAATCAACACTGTGTTTGAGAGCAAGTTCAGCCCAGATTGTGTCAGCACCCAGAGCCAGACCAGTCAGAAACTTTTCAGCAACATAGTAGCCAACCAGTCCGTCAGCAATGAACTCAAGACCATCCTGCATGTACTGACGCTGTTCTGTGTTTAAAGAACCTGGCCTGTGACCGGTAATCGCTACAACATGATAACAACGCCTTTCAGGTTTGTTCATTGTCTTGACTCCTGGTTTTGATAGTATCCTCAACAAAGTGTTGAATATATATTGAAGAAATGAGATGTTTGTCCTACTCTGGGCTCATAATCTTTCTGAATGACGACAAAGTTGCATCAGCATTCTTGTTTCTCCTGTTTGCAGGAATCATTGACATCGCCAGAACAGGACTTAGCAAGAGAATGGATTCAATGTTATTCCTGTAAGAACTTATTGTAGGAAGATTACCATTGTGCTCTATCACAACATGCTCAATAAAAGAAACAACAGAGCACAACCTGTCATCCATGCTCATGTTGTTGTCATCACTCTTGAAGGAAATACACTCATCTATGAGTTTAAGGTACTCGCTAGAGTTGTTTCCTGTAGTGAAAATATGTGTACGCAAGACCACATAGATAAAACAACACACAGACCTGAATGAAACTCTGCCACTACGAGCAAGAGGGTTAAGCATATCAAGAATGTGGTAAAAAGTCAGAAAATCATATGACATCCCAGCGTTCTTGTTCTTCTTCATGACAGAACCGAACACTGCTGTCAAAACCCCTTTCATATGATCCATCACCTCAAGAGGGTCAGATGGTTCAGGGCATGGTGCACCACAGGTGTATGCAGAAGATAGTACCCTCATCATAGCAACTGAGAGATCGTTGCAGCTGACCTCGCTAACCTTCTGAGGAATACCAGTGAAGTCAGATTCATTGCTCAGTACTTTAAGCAGAATCGCTTCTGGATCCTTGTCCTTGTAGTTCTGCGGGTTACTCTTACGATCACTGAGAACAAAGTCAATCGACTTGTTCAGATCGCCAGATGTTGAGTTGAGAATGTATCTGCTGAACGGCTCATTGTTCTTCTTGCTAGTGAATGAGATAATCATGTCTTTCTCATTACCAATAGGATCCAAGAAGCAAAGGTCCGTTAGTTTTGATCCGTTCTCATGCTCCCGACTGACCTGAAGGGATGATGCCAGAGAATTCAGAACCTTTTTCTTATTCTGGCAGAACTTCTTGAAAGAAGACTTCTTTGTCGCAGAACCAAGAAACTCGTAGATTCTGATGAAGTCGTAGAACTGAAGCAGGGTTGATTCAACATCATCAGAATAGATCAACTCAAGATCCAGTTTCATAAATCTTTCAACAGAACGACTTTCAACAAAGAAGGTCTTAACCGGTCCCTCAGGAAAAGCATCAGCGACACACTTAAAGTACTCATCAAGAATGTTCTCGTACTTGTCACCCCATTTATTGATAGGAGTTGATCTCAGGATGTCAGACATCTTGACACCAGCGATCTCAGGCATTGCAACATAGTGGGAACTAAAAGAGTTCAGGTACCTCTCGACAAGATAGTACTGGCTAATCGACTCCTCATTAAAGAAGAAGCAGATAAAACTGTTGCCTGTTTTGTAAGAAGAGTCTAATCTTATGTCAGCACAATGCATCTTCCTGTAAACGTTCTGGTTCTTGTCACCCATGAAATCATAGTAAGAATTCGTTCTAAAGACAGTAGTACCTACTGAAGACATGTCAGTAGTTTTGTCTGAAGTGCTCACAATAGACCTTTCGCAAATATGACTTTAAATCAAATCAGCCCAGCATTTGAGTCATCTTTAAGGGGTTATACTTCGATCTGAAAATGACATGCTCTCTGGTAATCACACGCTCATTACTGTTGGGGATTTTTGACATGATCGGCACCATCATATTGATGTTCAGTGAGAAAATGTCGCCACCATCTCTGACTGCTGTCTTCCAGTTCCCAAATGTTGGCAGAACAGAGTCATAATCCATGAGAACTCTCACCAGCGCCTGTACAAATTTGACAGCACAGTCAGACTCCAAACCAAAACTAATGACCTCAACCGCCTTCTGAGGAGTACATGTACGAAACACATAGGTCGGATGAGCAGCAACATAGAGCAAAGACATCACCTCAACCGGCGTCAGCTTGTAAGCAATCCTGTCCAGATGCTCCATCATGTTCCCGAACGCTTCCAAAGGAACCGTCTCTGAGAGCATCAGACCGCTTCCCAGGGCATCACACAACACCTCAGCAGTGGAGATGTGTCCAGGGTCCCCAAACTCCTCAGAAGCCTTTAGAACAGCGCTGGTGATAAGATTCTGATACTTTTTCAAGCCGGTCCTCTCACCTCTGACCTCATTGATACGATCAAGAATGTCCTGATGATGCTCTTCCTGCATGTACCTCAAGTCCTTGTTGTCAGTGTAACTGCTGTTGCGGATGAATGACTTGTAGAGGATTGTGTCACTGGACAGACGTTTGCACATGAGATAAAGATCCCAAGCAGTGGCAGACAGAAGCGCCTCTTTCGCCTGATGAGACATACTTGAGTGCCATGACACAGAACCTCCATTAACAAACAAGTATAGCAGGTTTTCCAACTGCTCACAAACAGAAGGACGAAGCCCACCCATCTGCTTCCTGATACCCTCAGAGTTCTGGCGAATGAAGTCACCAAGACGTTGACTGTTCTCGCCCTGTTTTCTTACCTTCTCCAGGTCGTCATCAACCTCACGAAGCAGCATACTGCAAGCAACAAACACGAACAACACACTCTCATCCCAGAATGTAGTTGCCCCGTCTGTGACGTTCATGTCTCTTCTGTGGAGCACTTCTTTATGACCTGCAAGCATCATTCTCTCAGCAAGAACACCAAAGTGCTGCCAACCACGAGGAGACAGAGCAATTGACAACTCTGACGGCATCTCAAGGTTGTTCCACAGATCATCAGTCACACGTTTACGAATCGCAGCGCCAGGAATAAATGAGGAGTCAGGAACAACTACGGAATGCTTGCTTAAATCCTTAGAGGTGATGTCACCTGACTTGAGACGCTTCTTCATCCTTCTGACAAACTGAGGAAGAGACGGAGACAGAGTGAAGGATCCTTGCAGATCATTATCCTGAATCCACTTGAACGCATTATCTATCTTGGTGTCTCCTGTTGATGTCAGAGGATCACTGGTGTCAGATAAAGGCAGTCTGACAACAGGATAAACTGGCATTGAGTCAAGTATACTGATAACGTCATCAAAATTATTCTGCTCAGATACCATTAGTTAACAATCTCCCCAGAGATAATCCTTCTGAATTTTTTCGTTTGACTAGTGACTTTCACCTTCTTAGATTCTGTATCAGAAATCATTGAGACCACTAGTTTAGGGTCAATTGAGATAATGACATCCAGATTGTCCAGCCACTGAGAGTATGTCGGGGCGGCAGTATTTGACTCAACTGCAAGGTGCTCTACAAGATCTACAAAACGGATAAGGTACTCGTCCTCTAACTCTCTGTCCTGCTCAGCCATGTAGATTATCTTCTCAGCAACAGCAAGAAAGTCATCCTTGCTGGCGGATTTGCTGAAAGTGGTTAAACTTGACAGAATGAATACAAATGACGCCACACCTCTGAAAGAGATACGCCCAGTTTCAGCAATGGAGCAAATTCTCTCCATCAAGGCATAATACGTCGTGTAAAAATATGAGGTGCTCTGTTCGTCAAACTTATCTTGTATCAAATAGGCACTTGTTCTATCAAAGAAAACATGTCGAAGTGTTGAGTCAAGGAACTTCATCAAGTACATAGGGTTTACAGAATAAATGTCTCTGTTCTGCAAGTAGGAAACACTAAGAGCCTTCATTGTTACGTCACAGATGTCGTTGTAGGAAACCTGCTTCGGTTTGTTCATGTCGTCATGGTCATAACTGCTCAACGAGACTGGAGAGACAAGTACAGATGTCAACTCATCCTTCAATACCTCAATACTTGATGAAGAATTCTGATCTGCATACTCAATAACGCGGTTTACCTGATCCACATAAGCATCACCCAGAATCTTTCTTGATGACATATTGAAAAATACAGTAAGCCCTAGATTGCAGATCTCACCATCTTCAAGTCTGCTCATACAGAACTTGAATAACTTGTCTCCTGCGTCATGTGTTCTGCTTACTTTGAATTCTTGTGTCAGACAATTGAGTTCTGGCTGATTCTTCTTACAGAATTCACGAAAACTAAGATCCGTACCAGAGCCAGAGAACTCATACACCTTGATGAACTGTTTATACAAAGAAAAACATGTCTTCAGAGGACTATAGAGATGGTCCTCGTCAGTGTCCAATTGAATAGTTTTCAAACTCTTGATGAACAGGTCTTTTACATGACCATCTGGCAGAACCTGCTCCAGACTCTCTATATAGGTACTCATAGCGGTCTGACACAACTCGTCCACATCTATATGATTGTCAATCAGTTCAGTAAGAATGTCTGACATCTTAACACCAGCAACCTCAGGCATGACAACAAATGAGTTCCAGTATCTGTCACCAAAAACAGACTCCAGAATCTCAAACTGAAGTACTGACTCAGTATCCCAAAAGTAGCATTTAAACCAATTTTTACGATGCATCTCCCTAAAAACGTAATTTATCTCCGAGATATATAGATCGTAGAAATCTTTTACGGTCGTAATACGCGACGACATCAATAGTCCACTTTCTAAAAATTGCTACCTGAATTCCTGATCTCTATTTTACCAAAATACCTTTTAGTAACCCATCATCTCTCTGAACTGCTTTAAGTACTTTGGAACATTTGTGCGCTTGCTCTTAGGAAATGGAATCATTGACAATGAGATCTCCGGGTTGATTGTAGTAATAATGTCTATATTATCATACCATTTCTTAGCCGAAGGAGGATTAATTTGCTCGTCAATCATAAGAACAACTCTTTCAATCAAACCAAGAGTATTAGATAAAGCATCCTGTTCATTGTGATTGTTTTGTCTCGAGTAGAGAATACACTTCTCAATCAGTTTCATAATGTCATTAGGGTGCTCCCATGTTGAGGATGAAGAAAAAGCGCTAGGTCTTTCTATAAGAAAAATCAAACAGAGAACAGCATTGTAAGAGATCTGACGCTGCTTAATTAAAGGAAGAATGAGACTAAGCACAGCATAAAGGGTTATTATGTCATATTCATAATTACCATACTTTTCAAGAAAATCTGCTGACATCATCTGTAATATTACTTCATTGGCGTAATCCACTGAAGCAAGCATATATGGGGTACAACCTACACTATTGTTAGAGTATGAATCCACAAGAATCTGTGTAAATATTTCATTGATCTGACGATACGTAACAGTAGTCGGCTTATCAATTGATCCAAGAATCAAGTCATTTATCATCAGATCAGTCCTTTCAATTCTCTGCTCTAAAATGTATAAATACGTAAATAAATAGTATGCACTACCTCTACTGATTCATACTCTTACTAGACCAAACTTCTCAGTAACCATACTAATTGCCTCATCCTCATTCAGCAGAATACCTTCATCAGAGTTCAGAAATCTCATTACTCTACCTAGTTCAGGACCAGGACCAATACCAAGAATCTCCATCACCCTGTTTCCGTCAATTGCAGGACGCATAGCACTCCTTCTGTCAGCAGCCCTAATCCTGTCCATCTCAGCAACCAGACGATCCACCTGACGTTGAACAGCAGTCCTCTTGCTGGCGTGCTTTGATGTGACATCAGACCTGAAGACGATGACCAGCCTGTCCAACTGCTTCTCACTGGACACCTCGTTTATCAGACGACGTACAGCAGAGTCGTTCCACATCTTCTTATCTCCACGAGTAAAACCATGTGAACGCATGTGCAAGCGGATAAGTTCAGTGATCTGAGTCACCTCTACCTTACTGAAACCACCATTGAACAAAGACGGCTTGATGATTCTTGATCCCACTACCTCATGACCATCAAACGTCACGCCACGGTTAGGAACAACTCTCCTAGTTGCTGACTTGCCAACATCATGCAAAAATGCAGCAGCACGAAGAACCACATCAGCACTATCATTCTCATGTGAGATGGCGTTCTCTAGAACCTTCAGTGAGTGGTCAAACAGATCCTTGTCCTGCCTGCTATTACGACCAAGTTCAGCCATCCGTGCAATGTGATGGTCAATACTACTCAACTGACCACGACGATCCATCTCCCGAAGAAACCCAACAGGATTCGGGAGAAGAAAGATACTTCTAAGACTCAGTGAAGACGTAGACATAGAGCCAATTGTACACCACGAACACAACCCAGTCAATCGTCTTGGTTCCTAAAAGGACAATAAACAGGTGAGGCGTGGTTCCTTTGTGACACGCCTCACCTGTTTTGAACTTGTTGAATCTTGACAGATGCCTCAATCTGATTTAAAGATCTGAGAGAAAACCCTCATCTTAGAATGACTTGTACATGGCACGAATCTTCTTCTCGTCAACCTCTTCCTCGTGACTCCTGTAAAGTTCCTCAATGTACTCCTTAGGAATCTTCTTGACCTCATTCAGATCTGCGTCAGACATGTTTCCATACTTGTCATTACGCTGAGAGGCAATGCTGTCGCTCTTTCTGGGGTCACTGATACGACATGTTGACACTACAGGAGATCCAGAGGATGTGTCTGTCTTCTGTACCCAGAATCCACCTCTGTCACGACCAATCTTTACCTGAGAGCCATTGTCATCTGAACCAAATGCTGCTCTCAAAGGTTTGGCAACACTGCTCCTGGTGAACTTCTTGTAGTCAGCATCAATGCCCTTAAGTCTCTTGATCTCTCGGTTGAGTTCCTTCTGCTTCTCTTCTGGTAAAAGATCCTCAAAGTCCTTGCTGTCATAGTTAGGCAACTTAGTACGCATACTCTTAATTGCTCGTCTACTGAGAATGGTTCGCTTGCGACTCAATGATGCTGACTCTTTTGCCAGGTTGTCATACTCTCCACTATCAATTGACTGCTGGATCTTCTCTGGAACACTACCTTGTGTAGAGATAGAACCATCCTTGTTGAACCTGACCTCAAAGGATTTTCCCGACTTGTAACCAGAGACCTCAAGAGCGCTATCATCTCTCTTTGTTGAGATGTCTATGTCACTTACTCCATAATCTGAGTTTGTGGTGAAGTCGTCCTCAATAACCTCTTCAATCTCATTCTGCCTAGTTTGAACAAAATGACTATCCCTGACAACCCTGGAGTGCTCAATCGCATTCATCGCCTCAGGGGTGTTTGGATAGTCAACAATCTGAACCTCTGGCTCGTTACCTCTTAGACGTAAGAATTGAACTGATCCAGTTTCAAGATTTAGTGCTCTATCAGCATAGAAACCATGATTCTCACTGACCACCATCATGGTTCTTGTTCCGTCATCAAGTGTGTCTACTTTGACAACCATGCCTGGAACATTTGGCACGAAATCATATACACGATCACGCTTGTAGTCATTCTGTGTTACACCATAACTGTTTCTAAGGTTGTTCCCAAACTCCAGTTCCTCTGTTCCAGTGATAGTAGGATCTGCATCATCAGAGAAACTAAGAGAATTGTCTGAGTTAGTAGCGCTTACCCCCCCCATTTCGTTTCCAGCAACACCAGCACGCTCCGCGTCTATCGCTTCACGCTCCGCCTGGCTGTAGGCGTGAGGCACATCCAGCCCCTGCTTCCTGTAGTCACAGTTCTCCGGTCCAACACAAGGCTCCCACTTACCTGTCTTAGGACTGAGGTGCTGACAACTTGATGAACTTGATGGCATAATCAAAAACCTCTCACGTTTTTAGTGAACAACAGAATCATTAAGTTATCTAAACGGAACTCAAAAATAAAAAGACAATGGTGAGTCAGTTTTGTTTACTGACTCACCATTGAACATATTCAGTGTCATCTATCTCAGGTAAAGGTGACTACTTGACTTCATCAAGAAGGATTCCTCCGCCCAGATACTTGCTATCGACCTCTACTCCTGTCTCCTCGTCATACGCCTTTCCGTTGGCAATCACCAGTGTTCTGAACTCATAGAGGTTGTCCTGACCCTCACTCTGACCAACCAACTTGAATCTTGCACCATTCTTCTCCAACGGAACATGATCATATGCGTAGTTCTTCACCTGCTGCTCAATAGAGTCTGTTCCGTCGGCACGAAGAGAAACGCCATTGCTGTTTCTCAAACTGCTGATCTCGCTCAGATCCTTCCTCGCTGATGGAGTCAGTTTCGCGTTATCCTTCACGCCCAGTGACGGGAACATGTCGCCATTGTTTGGGGTTCCTTGGTTCCTGCGACGAGCACTTTCCATAATCCTCTCATACTCATCCGTGTCACCAAAGGCAATACTTCTAGCAAGAGCAGATCCATGCCTCTGAATCAACTCGCTCCTGTGCTTTGACTCAAGTACCTCATCCTTGACGTCACTGAACCATGACACAGGGAACCTGCAACTGACACGCTCGCCAGTGCTCTCATTGTAGATGGTTCTCATTGCGGCTGGAACCACATCAACGCCTCTGTCACGAACCTCAGCCGCCTTCTCGATACGATAGTCCGAGTCAGACGCAAGAATCTTGTCAATCTTTCCATCAAGATCTTGACTTGACATCTTTGCTGTACGCCCTAAGGAGTTACCGCCATAGACCATCGAACTTAATGCTCGCTCAGGATTCTCGTCAATGAACGACTTCTCTCCAATGGCATCAGAGGCAGCCAGGTTGTAGGCAAACACCTCACGCATGTCATCTGCTGACACGTTCTCGTTGCTTGGGAACTCAGACGTGTTGATAAGAAGGAACTTGTTGTCCTCTCCTGGAAGACGCTCCGCTTGATACCCAAGGTTTCTGGCATCAGCAACAGCGTACTCAGGATTGTCAGTAGACACCTCCATGGAATCCATGTCAGCGTCCCTGAGAGCCTTCATGTTGGCGTCAAGAGCCTGCTGAGAGAGTATGACATCACTGGTGTCAACAGGCTTCACCTCATTCATGACACCTGTTCTCATAGAGTCATTGTCTGGTGCTGATGAACCTGCTCTTGATGTGCCAGCCATAGGATCCAGTCCCTGACCAGAAGCAATCTGCTCTGCGATCTTTTCGTTCGCCTCACTCCTGCTCCCAGCCTCGACATGAATCGCTCCGCCTTCTACACGACACTTGTCAGGAGAAGGGGCGTCACACTCAACCATGTTGTTGTAGTCGCCCTTCCTTGGGTGATACAGACCTATTCCCTTACCAGCCATCTCCAGCCTCCTGATTTTAAAGTGTTTTTGTCTTATGTCTGAAAACATCTTTCACACAATACTGTTTGCAGTGTGTTCTATTATGTTCTCTATAACTCAAGCAAAAAAGTACACACATGTTTGCAAGAATGTGAGTGTGTAAACATGTGTGTACTTTTCATCTATGCAGAATAGAACAGATGACGCGGTGACCAAGAATAATTAGAGTAGAGCGGACTCCATCAAAATACAGGATCTTAAGTACGAGTATGAAACTCAGTACTTCTCCTCAGTGTCCTCGTCAGACTTGCTCTCAAGATCAACACCCTCAATCGTCAGGTACATGTGAAGGTCAACACCACCGGACTCGTGATAGGTCTTACAGTAGTTGACAATAGCGTTCCTGGCATCCTGACTCTTGATAACCTTATTTAGGTAATCACCCTGAGACTGAAAAGCCAGCGAGGCCAGATCCCTGAACACACCCAACGAGTCGTTCTGCAGTCCAAGTTCATACACAGCAGCCATAAACGAGGTCGTCTCACGCTGAAGATATCTGTCACTGCTCATAAGATGAACCTCAATCATCTCTTCAAGGTTCTTGATAACCTCTACATCTTCCTCAGCAATCTCACCCTCACCAAAGAAACTACGCAGAGAAGAGAATGATGACATACACTTGATGCCACGACCTGTACGAGACTGATACAGATCCTGAAGTTCCTTGGCGTCATCAACATTCACCATGAAGAACATATCTCTCTTGATGTCGTCAGGAGTGCTGTCATCAAGAACGCCAAGCGAATCAAACATCTTTGGTGCAGCAGCACTGGACAGAGCACTGATTCCGTTCTCTAGAAAGATGCTCCTGATCTTCTCTTGCTGATCTGTGGGAAGTTTGTCCATATTTGCAGCAATACAGAACTTTGTGGCTTGCATGACAAACTTCTCAGCAAGAATCTCATCGTCACTGAGAACCTTGTCCTGAGTACTTGTTGACATATTGATACTACCTTTCACAGAAGATTTAAGAGTATTTTGTTAAGAAGGATAGGTGGCTGGTTAATCAAAGGAAGCAAATCAAGTATAAATGACAGAACCTCAGTCAGCGTCGATACTCTTCGGCATCTTGTCCTCAATCTGGAGATAGAACTCCAGGTTCACAGGATTCTCGGCATAGGTCTCACAGTGCTTGATAACGGCCTTGCGAGAGTCGTCATCACGAATCAACTCATTCAGGAACTTACCATCAGAAGTGAACGTCATTGAGGTAATGTCTCGGAACACGTTCAATGAGTCATTCCTCATACCCAGAATAATGACTGCAGCAATAAACGAGGATGTGTCACGCTTAGATGGAATACTATCAGAATCCTGAATCAACGTCTCCAGATTCTTGATCGCCTCACTGTCAGAATCACTCATCTGGGAAATCTCGTCATCAGTAAGATACTTCCTGATTGATGAACCACTGTTCACAGTGTTCTTGAATGACTCAATACCAAGATTCAGACGACTCATGTAGAGATCCAGAATCTCCTTGGAGTCATATGGGTTAATCAGGTGCTTCAGGCTCATCTGAGACTTCTCGTCCAGATCGTAACCACCAAGCATCTTGAAGATCTTAGCCTGCTTATCATACACTGCACTGGTGAACAGGTGCTTACTGAACAGGACATCCTGAATCTCTTCAGGTAGTTTCTTGAAGGACTCATTATCCTTGACGTGACTGAAGTAGTCAACAACCTCTTTATCAGAGATCTCAACATCAAACGCAGTACTTCCAGCAAGCATCTATCTCTCCTCTTTCTGCTTTGCTCTGGATATGTGTATATAGCAACTAGAACGCATTATGCCACTAAACAGGCTGCTAGTCAAGAGCAGAAGCCCTGTTTCTGACCAAGGTGTTCCACTGACTGGTGATGCCTTCACGAACCCTGTCAACATCAGTAGGTGTACCCAGTAACTCAAACCCATACAGGAACGGCACCTTCAACTTCTCTGACAGCAGTTTTCCAGCAATCAGGTACGCCTCACCAAAATTCATGTTGCCACTGGAAATGACCCCAACACAGTTGTCTCTGGACTCAAGATCCTTCAGGAATGTCATTACCTGCTTTGGGATGGCGTGCTTCGGCTCCATCCTGCCACCACCATATGAGGGCACAATGAGAACATACGGAGCATCACCTTTGACAGGAGGATCCTTACGAACCACAGGGAGCCTGACAGAGGGGATACCAACCTTGTCAACAAAACGACGAGTGTTCTCAGTGCTTGACGAGAAGTAGACGACTCGTGGACCCTCAGGCAGACTGCTCACTAGAACAACATGATCCTGAGAACTGGATTCTCTGATGCTCATGTCTTCCGATTCCTCTGTGTCAACAGATGTAGACAATACAACCAACTTCTTTAAGAATACGTGTTATAACTCAGTCCCAGATCTTCGGTCGCTGCGACTCATCAAGAGCAATCAGTGGGACCAAATACTCATCATACGATGTTTTCTCAGTGCAGACCTTGAACTCCGCAAAAACTCGACCAAAAGTGATCTGACCATATCGTACCAGACTCATCAGATCAGACACCTTCAACAGGTACTCAATACAGGTCTCAGTATCAACAACCTTGACAACGCTACCAAGATGTTTATTGACATGTGGTTCCTCTGTGACCAGAATCTCCGTCTTAAGAATGGGCTCAGATACCATGTGTAGAATCTCCTGTAAAAATAGGGTACTTGAAGCAGAGAAGAAACAAGTACAGAGAGCGTTTTTCAAAGAATCTGTTCTCATTGGTATGGTTCCTCTGCTGATGGCAAATCATAGCACACTATTCAGCATTCATACAGGTTTACGAGTGAAACATTTTTGAGAGATACGTCACACTCTCTTGCGAGAAAGACTACTCATCCAGTTCAACAACAATCGTTCGGCCGTAATGCTGGTGTAGCCACACTGATAAGGAAGCCATGAGTTCTGGATCCATGTGCTCATTGCTTCGCATCATCGATCTCATGAGGATGACGTCTGAGAACACTTGGTCATTCATTACCTTGGGCGACTGGTTGTTGAAGTACTTGCACCAGTAGGAGGATTCCTCGTCTGTGGCATCCTCAATCACATCGAACGACCAAGAGCCATCACACAAGATTTTTGCCATCATCTTTGATGAAACATCATTGAGGATTTCTGAAGCCTGACTGACTTGTGCTTGTTGATGAAGGTCAACAACACCACTCTTGACAAGTGAGTCACATTCAGATGCTGCCTTGCCTGCTATACGAGAAGCGTGGAACAGAGAGAATTCAGTATCATCCAATGACACAAGAGTAACAATCACAACAGAACAACTCCTTCAAGAATATGTGCAAGCAGAAAGATACATGACAATCATCTCATTAATGATGATTCTACCACAATCTTGTTGCGACAGGAAGAACGACTTCGTGCTTTTCTAGGGCAAAGAAAAAGTGGACCTCATTGTCCACCTCATCACATCATACCAGATTCACACATGTCAGTCAACAGATGCTGAACTGACAGCACTACATCAATCTGGTAGCGCATCCTCACAATCTAATCAGTGAGACTCAGATCGTGAAGTTGTTCTTCTCGCTCTCAGCAATCTTGATCGTCAGCCAGGATCCGAAACGCGCTGCCGCCAGAATACCAGCAACCAGCATGGCAGCCATACCCAGCGACATGAGAAGACCAGTTGTCGTCATACCTACTCACCTCCTACATGTGTTACTCAACTAACAGAACAAAAAAGAGGTCCGGTCAAGGATTAGGATCTCCAGTGACCAGACCTCAGGACAACAAATCGTCTGACATGATGCACAGACGATTTGTCATGACATATAGAGTATATCATATACATCCATGCTCGTCAAGACGCATGTGTTCTTGAGAAGTTCCTTGCGCTTCAATTCCTCTTGCTCAGCAATGTCCTTCTCAAATGAATCCACTCTATCGGTAATGTATTTGCTGTTAGATGCAGCAAAAACGATGATTGCATAACTAAGCAGAACTGCCATACCTCCAACAACAAACGTGTAGTTGACAAGACCAAGAAAGAACCAGCATATGACAACATCAAGAATCTTCATCCACATGGGATACTGACTGAAGTATGAAAACTTGTTGTCAGCAACAATCTGATACAACCATGAACACAGAGTGAACGCAAGGAAAGCGCATACTACAAGGCATCCGAGCGCTGTCAAAGGCATGTTAGCAGAGTACAGAAAATAGTTCTGCAACTTTACAAAGATGGGGCTCATTACTGCTGACACAATGGAAGCAGACATCATTGATGAAGAGAGTGCCAGAAGATAGGTTTCAAAAATCTCAATCAACTGATCCAGTATCTCTCTTAACTCTGTATCCATGTTTTTTAATCCTCCTTAATTCCAGCAATGCAAGCAATTGCAGCGCGCCATCCAGCAGTGAAGGCATCCTGCTCAGCAACACGGGTCTCAAACGAGTCAGAACCGAAATTCACGCCATTTGACACATACTTGCTGAACGCTTCAGAAATTGCACTGTCTGTTACGTCAGGGTAACTCGTATTACGATCGGAGGTGTTCTCAGGATCTGACACCTCTGCCACATGACTCCAGGGGTTTGTGCTCATGCTCACAATCTCCTTACTTGGTTTGTTGGTTGTTGATGTTTAAGAATCTTTTTGCCAACCATCAACATTTTCTGTGAGCAATTATAGCATCTTGGCACAAAGATGTGAACTTATCCGGTGACAATGCGACTGAAATCACTCTTTCTCTCAACAATCTCAAGAGTCATCCTGCAACGAGAACGCTGACGCTTGTTAGACTTGTCCATCTCCTCCAGTGTTTTGAGTGAGTACCCATGATTTGGATCCTTCTCTGAGTTGTCAGCAGACTTGTTGTTGACAATCTCCTGCCACCTCGACATCGCCTGAGACCTGAACGCATCTGCCTCATCATCAGAAAGATCTCTGGCGTCACACAGAATGAATCCCTTGCACCTAGCGTTGTACTCATCTGTGTAGAAATTAAATGAGTCAGTAGACACAGTGAAACAGGGAAGGATAATAAGGTGATTCTTGTGTTCAGGATCCGTCAGAATTCTGGACACAACATTTCTGACTCTTGGGTTATTGCTATGGCTTCTGACTGAGGTAGTAGGATCGAAGACAGTCTTCTCAAAGTCACCAATAGTGTGTAGATCCGTGTCAGTTCTGTACTGATACGAGTAGTATATTCTGTTCCTTGAAGGAATCGTATCCACATCAGGTGCCTCAAACAGGAACAATGGATCTGGAGCGACATTCTCTCTATTGATAGAACTATGATCCCAAGGAGCACGTTTATTGAGCATAAGAGAGTCATCACTTATTGCACTAAGTAGCGTGCAGAGTTTTTCTGAGTCATAGTCATCACAATAGATTCCAGTAGTGCCATCATAAGTGACACGAAGCGCCGTGTTCTTGGCGTTGAACTTGTCAATCTCTGTCTGACTTGGTACTCCATCAGGAAACAGGATGTCAACAAGACGTTCTCTGTTGCTGGCACGCTGACGTCTTATCTCATCACCCTTAGAACCACGAAGAACCTCAGGAAGAGTGAGCAGGTAGGCATCTGGATCCTCTGAAAGGTTTTTGAAGTCAGTGCCAGCGTCTTTATTAGTCACACTATCTCCTTCTGCTCTTCTTTGGCTTGCTAAGTGCAAGACATGTTAGTGGTCGCTCAGGAACTTCTTCACCTGACTCATCTGGTGAGTGGAGACACCCTTCATCGACTTGGGTGCAATCGTCAGCAGATGACCGTCAAACATGTCCTTCACCTGACCGGCGTAACTACCACACAGAACCGTATCGTCAACCCAGACAATCTTGACATCATGGTCAGCAGCAGAATCAGACTGAAGAGCAGTGCTACCAGCAAGCCAGTTCTCCATCGCAGGCTTCTTGTCTGACTGTGAAGGATGGTTCTCGTCATCATTGCCAAAGTTCAGGTAGAACTGCTGACCAGAAGGCTCAATACCAACCATCTTGGAGAGTGTACCAGCATACTGCTTCCAGGTCGTCAACCAGACAAGAGCAGTGTCCTCCTCCTGTACAAGACTGTTGATCTCTGCGACCAGGCTGTCAGACCACCGAATCGGATAGTCCACAGGCTCATCCTCTGAGATCTCTGTAAAGTAAGGGTTTGGCACGTACACAAGATGGTTGGTCGGGTGGTACTTCTTTCCAGGACCGACCAGAGCGAACGGGTTGACAACCCCGTCAAAGTCAAGAATAACAACCTTGCTCACACCTGAGTACACTAGAGAATCCAGTGAAGGAACCTGCTCCAGCATGTCCTCAGGCAGGTAGAAGTCCTGTGAGTGAGTCTTGGGCTGAGAAGAACTGCTACTCAGGACTTCACTGCTGTTTGCATACGACTTGGCATCGCTCTTGGACATGATTACCTGCATAAGGTAGTTCTCCTTCCCTGACTGGTGTTGGTGTCTCCCCCTCTTGGATGAGGTAGAGATTGTTCTTTTCGAGAGCATGTTATCAAACATCCTGGGCATACACAACAGAGTCAATCCAGGTGACACAAGATGAGCAAGAACAATGGTGGAAGTGAGAGGTATGACTCAATCACTTCCACCATTGTTTGTAAGGTATCTCACTTGACTAGTACCTTCTTCTGCCTTCATCTGACAGGATGCTCTCTATTAGCCACACAACCACCGAGACGGCTCCATAGAGTGCTGAGATGATGAGGATGAGCAGCAGGAGCGGACCATAGACAACAGTGACAGGCAGGTACCTGAGAACCGTCACCCACCACTTGTCCCTCTTGAACACGCTGGTGTCAGGATTCTGCTTCCTGGCTCTCCTGTAGTCAAGCAGTGATGAGATCAGCAGGCACAGGCAGGCGATAGCAGATGTAACTGCAGCAAGGATGCCTCCAAGACCAAGAACCGTGACGATAACTGGTTCAGCAGCAGGCCACATACCACCAAGCCAGGCAGCAACCATGGGCATGAGTACCAGCCAGACAGCACTCACAACCAGCCCAAGCACAAGACCGACAGCAGAGGCCCACGGAATCACCAACGGACGCTCAACACTCCACCAAGCCTGAGCAAAACCAGGAGTCTCGTTCTTGATGCAGAACCACGCTGTTGAAGGATCTGAACGAAGCAGGTACCCGATAGACGGCCTGACAGCATGTGTTCCATCCACGTATGTCAGAACAGTCTTGCCCTTGACCTTCTTGGGAACAGATGACTGAGAGGGCTGTTGCGAGGAAGACTGCAACTGTGGGCCTGACTGCTGTGAGATCCCAGAGCCAAAATTACTTGACGAAGAGGATGGAGCAAAGTAGGAACTACCAGGTTGCAGAGACGATGCTGATGGAACACCAGAGGACATTGCAGCAACCATCGCTCCAGTACCACCAGAATACCCGCTAGAAGGCGCTGAGAGCCCCGCTGACGGCATAACAGGACCAGACTGTCCCAGTGCACCACCAAAACCTCCTGAGGCCCCAGAAGAGCCGTTAGGAGACAACTTGACACGCTGTACAGACGGACCAGCAGAGTTACCACTACCGAACGAGACCGTAGGAAGAGTTGACTGCTGCAGGTTAGATGAACCAGACACAGGTCGTCTACCCACACCATTCCTGCTCTGCTGAGGTCCCCAAGGCTCATACAGACCAGCATCACGACGAGCACACCAAGGGCAGTCAACATAATCCCTCTTGTCAAACCAGTGCTGAGGAATTCTGCTGCACTGTCTCAGACTGGACAGGACGTCATCATACACCTGAACAAACTGATGAAGAGAGGGCCTGTTAGATGGATTAGAGGACAGACCAGCAGTAACAGCAGACAAGACCTTGGAGGGGATGCAGTCAACCGGAATCCTGTCAACCTTCTCAAAACCCTTAGTTGGCCTGAGTGCTGGATAGGCGCCTTGCAGAATCCTGTCCCTGACACCAGGAGCACTACCTGAACCAGAGAACTTCCCGTCTGTCGGGTGAGCACCACCAGTGAGCATCTGGAAGACCATTACCGTGTAGGCGAACACGTCAGTCTCTCGTGTCCTGGGATTGTCCTCGAACCTACCCTTGGAGATCTCTGGAGCAGTGAACTCAGGCTTACCCACCAGACAAGGGAACACACGTCCGCTGCTGTCCCGTATCTGAGCGCTGTCAGTGTCAACAACAAGAACACTCGCGTCTGCTCCAACCAAGTCGTTTGACTCATTGATGTCACCAAGAAAGGCTCCGACCTGATGAGCGCTGTCAACTGCAGCAGCGAGGTTCCTGCAGGCGTGTAGAGCATACCTGAAGTCAAAGTCTGGTGCACTGGCACGACGCTCTTTAGCACTGCTCAACTCAGACCAGTCACGATACCTACTGGAGTCCAGTTTACGCATGACGTAGCCAACAAACACAGAGTTATCATAGAGTACCCCAAGAGGCCAGGCAAGAGAGTCGGTGTCAGGTTTTGAGGAGACCATGGCATGAATCTTGGCCTGTCTGTCACCCTCACCAGGACTGTGATAGATCTTGGCAACCAGGTCACTGGCAGAACCCAGACCAGTCACGTCACAGGACTCAATGACATAGACAGAGCCCTCCCCACCTTTACCAAGTTCCTTGCCAACAACAACTGCTCCACTACCAGACGGAGACTTTAACAGGTATCTCTTACTCATCTTACTCTAAGAATCTTTCCTGCGAACTGATGACTCAAGCGCCTAACGATTTCAGTGTCTTTGATTTACGTAGACAAACTAGTTGTTATATCTAGAAAGAAAACACTTATGAGCCTAATTGCTGAAAGATAGTAGCAATGCACAGATCATCAAGAGTCAAGAGCCGAACCAAGACCCGGTACTTGACTGACCCATCGAGGACCCCGGGAGCACCCCGACCAACCTCCTCTACAAGATCTATAGAGTCATATGGTGTAAAAACGGATCGACACGAACAAGGGCAGCGACTTTCTGTTGAGATAGCAAGGAGTGTGCTGAACAGGAGACGAGATGGTAGGTGGTTGTGAAAGAGTAGCGCTGGAAGAGATGTAAGTATGGTATGTTAGGACAAATGAGTCGTGATGAAGGATGGCAGGAGAAGCAAAAAGTACCCCATATGGTGTACCAAGTCGTTTTTACACCATATGGGGTACTTGATTACAGAATAGGGATTAGCGACCCAAAAGATTATGCAGCAAGCAACTCATTTTCTATTGCTTGCTGCTCGTCAAAATCAGTTGATTCAGAATCATCCAATAAATCTTCATGTGAAGCAGCGTCTACAGGAACAGCAACCACTAGTGTTGTGTCATCCTCAATACGATCCTGCTCATTCATGTACTCAAGAAGAGAGTCAACATCCAGATCTCCATTAATAGCACGGCTGACAACAGGATCCCAGAATCCGTCAGAGGCGCCACCGTCTTTCAGTGACGTGCCAGCCAGACCATCAGAAGCGGCTGAGACAGCACGTATCTTTTCCTCACCTGACAGCAGAGTGATGTCTATGTTCTTAGAGGTGAGTAACTGCGTGATGTTGATGTACTCAGTTGGCTTGGGTGAGGTGATAGTGTCATGATGACCGTCCTCGTGTGTGATAACCACAAAGGCGTCTCCAACCGTGGCAGCAGCCCACCCTCCGTTCTCATGAAAAGCCACTAGGGCCAAAGTACACCCAGTCTCGTCAGAGTCATCACGAACAGTCAGTGACTTCCGTGCACACAGGACTCCACACCTGACAGCCTCATCTATTGACTCACCTCCGATCAGGTCATCCAGTGTCTCGTTCACAGCAGTAGACACAGCAATCTCTGCGCCAGTACTAGACCTTGGAAGGCTACCAGCACCATCAGCGACAGCGATGACAGTGAATCCCTTCTCAGAGAGGAACCAATGAGCATCCTGGTTCTCCTGGCCTCTGTCAACATGGTAAGGACCAGCAATAGTCCCAGCATAAACAGTCATTTATCTCGTCCCCAATCAAGGTAAGGCGATACACTAAAATTTCAGGAAAAATATCTCAGATCGACCAGGATAAGGCAAAATAGATATAAAACAGCACACTCGTAATCACCACTTCTCAGTAACTACAAGTGTGCTGTTTTCAATTATGTTCTTGCGGCTGATGACTTATTTAGAAATCAGATGTCAGCAAGGTATCGCATAGCATCCATTACAGTGCCGTGACCAGAGACGGCCTGCGCAAGAATGCGTACCTCTGCCTCAGGGTATCCTACACCATTGCTGCCACGAACACCTAGAGTGACAACCAGGAAGCCATTCTCAGCACTAACGAACCAAGCCTTATTACGAGGCAGGCGAGGGTACGCCGGAGCAGTGGACGACAGAGTGAACTCCACACCCAGCGCCTCCAGAGCATTCTGTTCCTGGACATGGACTGGCTTGACACTAGCAACAGCAGTGGTCTGCTCATTTTGCTTACTCATATGTTCTCTCTCCTCTTGAAGACGAAATAATTCCAAGCAACCAAGGTACCAGAGCAGGGTTGAGTGTGTCAATCTTCCAGTAGTGAGATAGATCACACAACTAGTCATGTAGCAGAAAATGTGCTCACAATCACCAACATAATTGTGAGCACATTTATATGAATGTCTTTGATCTGGTTGTGTTTTAAGTGACTTAAATCTCCGCCCAACCAGCAGGCGACGGTAGCGCAACACGATCTCCTGGCTGAGAAGCACTGACACTGACAGCACTCCTACTGACCCACTCGAACAGTGAGGCAAAGTCCAGTCCTTTAAGAGGCAGTGCTGGTCGTGTTCCGATAGAACTGAGTTCTTCTAGGTCTGCGCCAACAACACCAATAGGGAAGAAGGCGAGACGCTTCCTGGACTCAAGATCCTTGATTCGTTGAGATGCACGAGACAGGTCGTCTGTTGACAGTCCGTCGCTGATGAGGAACATCTGGCTCACGTACTTCTGGATGCCGTTGTCGTTGTACTCCTTCTCTCTGGCCTCAAGAGCGTCCAGAGCAGCATTAAGGGCTGTACCTGTACTGGTCATTCCCCCTGGAGAAAGTTCAGGAAGAGCGATACTGTCAACAGTTGAGAAGGGTGTGACTGCCATAACCTCTGAGCCATATGGAACGAAACAGAGGTCGGCACGAGCACGAGCAAGTTTGTCCTTGTAGATCTCCGACACGAGGACATCAAGACCAGCGTTCAGGGACTCTAGTGGGGTCTGTGGCTCGTCATCGAACTTCTGAGTCATGGAGTTTGAGCAGTCCAGTACGAAAACAAAGGGCGCTCTTGCTGACGAGTTCTCCTCAAAGGAGATGTCACTGAAGTCGTTCATATCTAACCGCCAAAACCTTTCAGTGTGTTTTGTTCTCTGCGTGCCTTCATCCCGTTTTTGTAAGTACTTGTTTTTGAGAGTTTCAGCACATTTTAATAATCGAGAAAAATATCACTTTGTGAATAGATGACGGCTGTCTTATACATGTAGTAAGCAGGTGTTTGTACCAAAGCATGTTGTCAGACCAGAGTTCTTGTGGTACACTGGGTTCGTTGACTTACCTCAGATGTTTACATGGATGATGTGATTCATCAATTGACTAAGGAGTACTGGATGACTTTTACTGACTTGTCTGAAGAGAGTGCTCCTGTGTCTGGAGACCCACATATTGTGAGCATGTCTGGGGTTTCAGAACGACTTCTTGTGTATCCTGCAGATGACAGCAATCAGGTCGTTATCAACTACCTTCAAGCAACAGATGATAAATCATTGGGGCAGGTTGTGATTGACTCGTGCCTGATTCCTGATGACTACAACATGCCACACACGTGCAAGGTCATCGAGTGTTTGTTCAAGGAACACAGCACTACAGATGGTAGTGAATCTCACCTTTTTGTCAGTGTAAGTGCAATGAGTTTTGTCAACGAGGTCATGAATGACAGCAGACTCTTCAGCCAGATTGGAAAGGATCTTCTGGCGTCAATCACTCTGAGTGTTCATGACAGAATCAAGGACTTCTCAGTGCTAAATCTCATAAGGAAGTACAGTATTCCTGTAAGAGTCAGTCCTCCATACAGCACGTTCAGGTGTTTGATAGAGATGGGTGATGCTGTAGATCCCGAGTCTGCTGCCAAGATTCTTGCAGGCAACAGCATGTCTATTGAGTCACAGAAAGACATAACAGCACTGATTACGTCAACAGACTTTAGTGATGTTGATGACTTGGTTGAAGTGCTTAGTGACTCTAGTGCTGTACGACTGCTGATGGGTGTTCTCTCAGAGAGTGGAGGGCACCGTGGTCTTGTGAATCTTGTCGCAGAGATTGTTGATGATCTTGGCACAGAAGGTCTTGACAAACTCAGGCACATTATCTCTGATAACACCTGGGAGAGTCTTCTTGATACATCCCTGCTTTCTCAGATTCTTCAGGTTCAGTCCTCTGAGGAGCATGTCTGTGCTGACTCTAAGCAGTCTTTTAAGGCATACAACACGAGAAGTAGTACTGCAACAGGAGACAGTGATGAGGACAAGCCAGAGATCAAGCCTGTTTGTCCGTCATACTTCAAGTACCTGTTGGTTTCAGTACTGATTGCATATGGTCGGGAGGCGCTGTCCGAGTCAATAAGGATTCTTGATGAGTTGACCAACAACCATGGTCGATACATTACTGACTACTTTATGTGCCATGTCGCTGCTGTCGCAAAGGCTGTTTACGAGGGCAGTAACGACGTTCTTGCTATCAGCACCTTGTATATCTATGGTATCCCAATCTATGAGTAATAGAACATATTACACATAACCTACAAGAATACTGAGAAAATCTTAGTAAATCCTGATAGAACTGGATTTTATCAGGATATTCAATCAGTGGTGTGGTGTTAATATAATAGAGCATCAATCCAGTACACATGAACCCTTTTGAGGCATGAGAGGTGGAGCACATATGACAACGATGTCGGTGGAGCAGGCGGAGACGCTGTACATGATCCTTGACAAGCATGTAGGAATGTTCTCATTTGAGGGGATGAACCAGAAGGCACAGGAGTTCTGTAAGAAGAAGAGATTGGAGTTCGTCAACCTGTTCTCAGTAGTAGGAATCCCAGATCTCTACTGGTTCCAGGGAGTGAAGTGCGCCTCAGCGGATCTTATCTACAACGCTGAGCGAAACATCTTCGAGGTGGTCTCAGAGATCGACTGCAAAAATGTCAGGAAGACCATTGAGGAGATGAACAAGGATCTCTACCGACACGGATTCAGAAGGTAGATTACAACAATCATAAGAAAACTTCCTGCGCTGACAGCAGGAAGTGAAGCAGGATACTGATCACAGCAAAATCGTCTGGCTGGTCTCTAGCAACAAGAATACCAGCCAGACGATTCTTGTTTACCTCTCTCAAGTGATGCATACCACTGGATGAATGAGTGCTTTGAGATTGTGATCCTGCTGATGTTCGTGTAGTATTCTTGCTCAGAACCCGCCAAAGAGGCAGCAGGTCTCATCCTAAGTGCTGATGACCGATTTAATGCTTATCACTGGTAGAGGTTTAACTCTTCAATACAAACACTCTCTTCTTTAAGGAGAAAACAACACATGGATCAGATCAAGGCGTTCTTCGCTGAGTACAAAATCGTCATCGGAATCATCGTCGCCTCACTGGTTGTCTTTGGTGGAGGATGGTTCCTCTATGGGGCGCACGTCCAGAATAACGCCATTCACCTTGAGAACCAGGTGGAGGCATCTGAGTCCCAGATTCAGGCAGTCCTGCAGAAGCGTGTTGACTCCCTCAGTCAGTTAATTCAAACTGCTCAGGAGGGATCCCAGTTCGAGAAGGACGCTCTGAATCAGATTATTGAGGCGCGTTCTAAGACTGCTGCTGGTGACGTCGCTGGTGCCAACCTCGCCATCAACGCTGTCGCAGAGAAGTACCCGGAACTGAAGTCTGTCGCTCTGTTCTCCAACGTGCAGACCCAGTCCACTCTTGTCGAGAACCAGTTGAACGCAGCACGCAACGCCAACACAAATGACATCAGGCAGTACAAGAACTACGTCAAGTCCTGGCCTCACAACTCCATCCTTGACAGCAAGGGGTATGAGGTAAAGAACTATGAGCCGTTCAAGGCGAATTCTTCTGCCACCAACTATGACCCCACCACTCAGAACCTCTGGAAGCAGCAAAAGGACACCAAGTAACTGAACATTCAAGCAGCCAAGGTCTGGTCTGACAGAAATGTCAAAAGATGCTCATATTTTCTTGCATGGCAGAACTGACTATCCAGACCTTGGCTGCTGATGGAATTAGGTACTCTGTTACCAGATTTCTTAGAGAAAGAAAAGAAGAACCTCATGAGGCGTCACTCACGTTTTGACTTGGATGATGACGAATATATTTCCATCTTTGATGACGATGATGACAAAGTGAAGACATTAAACGACAACAAGCCAGCCCTCATTGAACTTTTCAAGACGACGAACGGGCGCTGCCTTGTGTCAGCAGTTGTCGCCATTGTACTGACTTTTCCTCTGTTCCTGTATGTTCTTGACAGCCAGCGCGAGGCTGTACAACAGGAGAACAATCGTGTACTCACTGCTACTCAAATTGACACATCTGAGCAGTTCAAGTGGGCCATTGACACCAAGACAGGCAACGTCATTCTTAATGACTACGTTCATGCTCCGCAGGGCAAGACTGCGAGTGTTGATGGCGTGACTCTTAAAGGTAACTCTGCCTTGTATATTTCCTGGCAGAAGGAGGAGTACACCATGCACACCAGGACAGTTACCTACTCCTGCGGCAAGAACAAGACGTGCACACGAGTAGAGACCTACTGGACCTGGGATAGCGCCGGAAGCAAGGAAGGCCGCCTTGACAACGTGATGTTTAAAGGTCAGTTGCTGCCTGAGTCATGGTTCCAGGAGCAGGTTCAGCAAGCCGATCCCGAGAAGGAACTCACCATCTCCAAGGACAGCAGGTTCGCCGGAAAGAGGAAGGACGGCTCATACATCTATGACGACTCTGACACGAGGTACTACTTCAACGTTCTTGGTGGCGGGTACAAGGGAACCATTGTCCTGTCAACTGCTGGTGACAAGGTGAGCAAGGTCAGCAACTTCTCAAAGAACGAGACCATTGAGGAGTACAAGGAGTACTATTCCTCTGATGCTCGCGCCTACACGATTCCTGTTATTATGGAGATTCTTCTGGTTGGGATTATTCTATTCATCTCCTGGTTCTGCAGCGACCTCAGCGAGGAGTTCCGAGAGTCACTGGAACGTGGTTACTGAAGTGTATCTGGAACCAAAGAACTTCTCTTCTGTGTAAAGGATGAATAATGAAATCATTTGTGATGACATACTTTTCTGTTGTGCTGGTTATTGTACCGGGAATATGTGGTGTTCAGTTTCTTATCAATAGTGCTTCAAAGGATCTTACGTCGCCTGCAGTCACACTAATCCACTATACTTCCTTGATTTGTAGTATCACTAACTGTG